TGTCCTAACCTTTTAGTGGATCTAATTACCCATAGAGTTGGGTGACGAAAAGAGCTCATCCTATGTTCCCAAATTTTAATAGTTTCACCATCAGAATAAGAAGAAAGTGGAACACACCGCCTCTGTGATTTTTTACTCACCGGGCTTTTCTTATGAATTTGGATTCAATCCAACGATTGAGAAAAGACTAAAAACACTTAATGCTTTCGGATAGGCATCAGACACCCATGATCAAAGAATTCATTAAACGCGACGGCACAATTGTACCGTTCGATGCCAGTAAGGCCCTCGGCTGGGGTAAATGGGGAGCCAAGGGTTTCGCCAAGTTCATCGACTGGCAAAAGATCGTGGTACAAACGGTCTCGCAAATGCCAGAACGTTGCAAAGCGAAAGATTTCAACGACGGTCTGATCCGTAACGCCCTGAACGAAGACACCTGGGCCGGTCAGCTGATGGCGGGTCGTATCTACGCCACCGATATCCACAAAGAAGTATTCGGCGGCAAGAAGCGCCGTAGCCTGCGTGAAGTCCATGACATCATGCAAGCCGCCAACGTCATGGTTGTACTGAACTACTCCGATACTGAGTACGCTCAGATTGAAGAGTGGATCGACCACGAGCGCGACTTCCACTGTGCTCATTACCAGCTCAAGCAAGGGCGCGACAAATATGCCCTGCGTAACCGCATCAGCAAGCGCGTATACGAGACCCGTCAGCATGCGCTGATGCGCGTAGCGATGGTGGTGTGTGAGCAGCATGACCCGATCACTCGTATGGCCCGTCTGGAGTCGATGTTCTCCGACCTGTCGCACGAGCGTCTGTCTGCACCGACACCGAACCACAACAACATGGGTACTGGCCACAACGGCTTCTTCTCGTGCTGTCTGTTCACCTGCGGCGATACCAAAGAGTCCATCACGGCTTCTACGGTTATTGCAGAAGTCATGACCTACATGTCGGCCGGCCTCGGCGAGAACATGCAGGTGCGTTCCCTGGGTGACCCGATCCGTGGTGGTTCGATCATCCACTCCGGCAAGATCCCGTACTACGGTAAGCAAACCGGCGTCGTCAAGTCGAACAAGCAAGGCAGCCGCGGCGGCAGCCTGAACGAGTTCTTCAGTGGCTTCGATCCGGAAGTGACCGAGTTGATGGTGCTGAAGAACCCACGCACCCCAATCAACAAGCGCAACCGCAGCATCGATTACACGATGATGCTGAACAACTGGCTGCTGGCCAAGTCTTCGGCCGATGAAGAGATCTACCTCTTCAACGCGTTCTCGGCACCCGACCTGTACGCCGCCATGTATGGCAAGTCGCTCGATGCGTTCGTTGAGCTCTACGAGAAGTACGAAGCCGACGAGTCCTTCGAGAAGACTTACGTCTCGGCTCGTAAGCTGGTGGTCAATGCTCGTTCCGAAGGTTTCGAGACCGGTCGCTTCTATCTACTGCTGATCGACGAAGTCAACTACCACACCCCGCACCGCGATCCGATCCTGTCGTCGAACCTGTGTGTGGAGATCACTCAGCCGACGCACTACTACGACCACCTCACCGAGTTGTACTCGGAGAAGTTCCTGGGCTTCATTACCTTCGACACCGAAGAGAAGCAAGGCATGCTGCTGGACTCGAACGAACCGGTCGAGATCAAAGGCATGGTGGGTGCGGTTGCAGCCATCGAGCTCAAAGAAGGTGTCGAGTTCCGCAAGAAAGGCACCTTCACTTACAGCCGTGTAACCCGCGTGATCGAAACGCGTCGTGAACCGGAAGTGTCGCTGTGTGCACTGGCTGCGATCATCGTGACCAACTGCGAAACCGAAGAGCAATACGCCGAGTGTGCGTATAACGCTCTGTACATGATCGACTATTGCATCGACAACAACCATTACGCCCTGCCACACATGAAGCTGACCGCTCAGGCACGTCGTAATGCCGGTGTGGGCATCATGGACTTGGCGCACCACATGGCGCGCAAGAAGCTGTCCTACACTTCGCAAGAAGGCCTGATGGAAATCCACCGGGTGGGTGAGCGCCATGCTTATCACCTGATCCGTGCTTCGATCCGTCTGGGTCAAGAGCGTGGTAACGCCGAGTGGATTCACAAGACCGACTGGCCACGTGGTTGGACTCCGCTGCACACCTACAACCAGAACGTCGATACCTTGGCCCCGTTCGTGTACCACTACGACTGGAACCAGGTCTCGTTGGATCTGATCGCACAAGGTGGCGGCCGCTTCTCCAGCCTTATCGCACACATGCCGGGCGAGTCGAGCTCCAAGTACTCGGCAGCTACCAACAGCCTGATGCCACTGCGTTACCTGTCGATCCTCAAGACCGACGGCGACAACTCGATGATCTGGGTGGCACCAGAAGCCGACACACTGAAAGAATGGTACACCATCGCCTGGAACATGACCCGTAAGGATTTCACCAATCTTTACGCCGTTATCCAGAAGTGGACCGACATGTCGATCTCCGCTGATGATTACCAGACCTTCAAGGGTGACGAAAAGATCTCCAGCAGCGCGCTGATCGAAGAGACCAACTACATGGCCTTCATGGGCCGTAAGTCTCTCTACTACACCAACTCCGAGACCTCCGACAAAGAGGCGCTCGCGACCGTGATGACCCGCAAGGTGCGTCGTGACGTTGATGAAGACGGTCTGGATCTATCCGGTCCAGTTTGTACTTCCGACGGCTGCTCGGTCTAAGCTGCTGGTGGCCGGGGTCACACCCGGCCTGTCTCCTCTTTTAAGTAATGTGAATACCCATGTCGGAAATTATCGTCCCCTCGCTAGACAATGTGATCTTCAACCAGCACAAAGGTGACTACGGAGATACGCGGTTGTTCCTGGGTGAGCCTCGCGGTTTGCTCGACACCGTAAACGATCCACACCCTAAGCTGTGGGAATTCTGGCGTTCGCTGCGTGGCCTGGACTGGGACACCAACGAGTTTGACTTCAGCCCGTGCCTGCTGGAATTCAAGACCAAGAACCCAGGCGTCGCCCAAGCCATGATCCAGAACCTGGGTTGGCAGTGGGAAGGCGACTCCATCGCCGCCAACAGCATCATGGCGGTGGGCAACCACTTCGTGACCAACTCCGCACTTAAAGTAGTGTGGGACCAGATCGTAGCCAACGAAAACCTGCACGCTACGACTTACTCCGAAATCGTACGCTACAGCTTCGATTCGCCTAACGATGTCCTGAATGACGTCCTCGGTGTGAAAGAAGCTCTGGCTCGCTCGAACGTGATCTCGGCGGTAATGGCCAAGTCCTACCGCATCGGTCTGCGTGTTTCGCTGGGTGATCTCGACCGTAACTCGGAAGAGGCCTACGAAGGCGCATTCATGTTCAGCGTCGCACTGTTCCTGTTGGAGCGTGTGAACTTCATGGGTTCGTTTGCTGTAACGGGTGCCATCGCGCAGACCGGCGACTACATGCCGATCTGTAAGGCAGTCCAGCGTATTGCGCAGGACGAAGCTGAGATCCACGTCAACGTCGGCAAGTACGTCATCGAGAACGAGCTCAAAACCGAGCGTGGTCGTCGTTGCTGGAAAGCCAACCGTAAAGTCATCGATGACATGGGCATGGAAGTACGTGCCTCCGAAATGCGCTGGCGCAACTTCCAACGTGACTCGGGTAGTATCGTGCCACACGTTGGTTGGGACGAAATCGGTAGCTACATCAACTTCAACGTAGCCGATGCACTGGACGTATTGGAACGTCCGGTTGACTTCACCGCACCGTTGGAAATGCCACTACCGTACATGACCAAGTGGTTGGACGTGGCTGCTACTCAAGCCTCACCACAGGAACAGGACAACGGCCAATATCGCGTCAACGTCGTCAAACACGACGACAATGGTTTGGTGTTCCCGTTCCCACTGCGTCGTCCTCGCAATACCTTGGCGCTCGCCTTGCCTGGCCGCGCTGTCGCTTAAGCCTAGGGCCTGCCTTCGGGCAGGCTTTATGCCGCCTTAATCATTTGTATTTAGTCAAGGAGCTGTCATGGACATCGATAACTGGCTGGGTGAGAACGCTGCAATGCATAACGAAAGCCGGGTGCCCATGGAGCAGCTGGTGTTATCGCAAGAGGGTTTCTTCGACAAGGCCAAAGAGTTTATCTTCGGTTCGGGTAAAAGCATGAAGGGTGATGACTACAAGCCTGTCAAACTCGAACACACCTACAACTTCAAAGCGACCATCACGGCGATCTCCCGTCAGTACGGGAATCCTACGTGGTTGGGTCAGCAACGCTGGAACACCGGTAAGATCGAAGGCGGGGACATTCGTGCCTACCTAGACGACATCGAACCTAACGAGCTAGTAGCGCAATTGACCGCAGCTGCTGACTTTGCGGTTGCGGTGCATGAGTCATGGCTTAAGGGTGTGACCACCTACTTCGACAACATGCGTCCTGTAGTCCGTGCGATTTCAACGGGACTGACAGATGACAATCTCAAAAATGCCTTGATCCTGATGCGTAGCATTCCAGAGCCTGGAACGTACATGCGTCAGGTAGGTCGGGTGTTCCCAGTGGGTGATCGTAAGATCCCTACCAGCTTTGCCATGATCAAGCCCCCTGTGGTGCTCCAGCAGACGCTTAAGCCGTTAACCCGACGTGACGTTGAGGCTACGGTGAAGACGCTCGTAGCGAAACTGGAGGAGCTTGTAGGCATCGGTGATGCTATCTTCCGTGCTGGCTATGCGGTGGTGGGTGATGTATCGACCCGTGAGCTGATTCAGTTGTCTCACAGCAAAACCCCGAAGGTACCTAAGGACTCGAAGCTGCCCTTGGCATCGTGGGTAATGCTGTCGCGTCGGTTGGACGTACCCCACACTTACTGGAGCTCTGAAGAGTTTGCCATTACGCGTCGCTTCTTGGGTGACGTAATCTTAGCGGCCTGTCGTTGGATAGACCGTTCTATTCGCTGAGTAAAGAACATGAGTGAGAAAGAAAAAGAAAGCCCCAAAGACGTCGGTGATGACATCAAACGCATTCGTGAGTTTGGGGAGAAGAAAGACCTGCCGGAAGAGACCATCAATGGTTTCATTAAAGCAGAGCTCAGTGAGGAAGAGGCTTCGGTAGAAGACTGGTTGGCGCAGACCGTAGCGGGTACGGCTGACAAGACCACCCTCGAACAGATGGTGTCGTCGGAAGGGTTCATGGAGTACGCGGGCGACGTGATCCGCAATATGACCAAGGGTAAGAAACCCTCTGAGTTTGAACTCAGTAACTCCGTCAAGGCGGATGACACGATTGCCAAAACGTATGCAAACCCAGCATGGGTAGCACAGCGCCGTTTGTTGACCGGTGAATACACAGTCGCCCAAGGTAGCGTACTGCTTGGTGATTACGCCAAGGAGATCCCACAGGTCATCCAGATGGCCGAAGCTAACTGGGCATTAAACACACCGGTGCTACAAGCCTTGGCAAACAAAGCAAAGCCCTACCTTGCTTTCCTGGGTGGTAACGACTGGAAAGACCCGGCCAAGATCGACGCCTTCGACACCAAGAGCCCAGCATTGCCGGAGAACTATAAGTTCAAAAGTGTCAGCAATAAGTTCGATCCACAGACCGTCAAGGTGCCAGCACTTACGGCCGAGGGTGTGGTAGCGGCGGCTAAGTTGGTATTGCAATTGCGTGCAGCTGCGGCCAGCCCTAAGCGCCCGTTTGCAGCGGTCGGTTGGGAAGACATGTTCGTCCGCATGGTTGATCGTGGCTTCTCGGTGGATAAGTACACCAGCAATGATCCTGTTTATCAGGCTATGGAGAAACACTATAGCGGTGATAAAAAGACGTGGTGGAGACTGCAATACATCTGCGAAGAGATCTCCACGTTCAACGAGGGTGTGCAGTACGCATGGAGCTCTGAGACCCGTACAGGCCTCTATGAGATCTACACCTATACCCGCGCACTGATCCGACTGATTGACGCGTCCGTCAAGTAAAAAGAAAAAGCGACATAAACCCCTCCCGCGATGGGAGGGGTTTATGCCGTGTTGGTTATGCATTGGTCAGCTCCGATTCGAGCTTGCTGACCAACTTGTCGAACTCACGAGCACGCTCAGAGTTCACGCCATGCAGACGCATTGCACGAGACAGACCACGTTTAGCCGAAGCCAAACGCTCACGCAGAACACGACGGGTAGACGATTCACGATTAAAGAAAGAGAACATGGTATTACTCCTGATGGTTAAGACCTTGATGGTCCTAATTCACTTGGACAATATAGTTCTCAAACTAATTGCAATCGACTAATCCCACTGTTCTCGGCCGGCAGATTCTTCACAGCAGTGTACGATTGCCATCCGACCTTCGATTGGGATCTCGTCCCATATCGCTCGTACTTCAGCCGTCACATAGCTGCGCCAATCATGGACATGTTTGTATACCCGATCGTATTCGGCCCAGTCAGGGTTCAGTGCTGCTTCACGGTGCTGCTCAAGTTCAACCCACGACATAGATTCCCTCCGGACATAAAACCACCCCGAAGGGTGGCTATTTAAATGTAGGCGCAGCCGTAGGGCCTAAGCCCCGCTGGTGAATGGGCGGACGGGAACGCTCACCAGCCATGAGAGTAGATAAGGTTCTCAAGGCACCAAGTGCTACGACTGCATATATCATTAAGTATCTTTGGCGTACAGCCGACCCGTACGTGCCCAGTCAACCATGTCCTGGATTGCGTGAGGCAGTCCTTTCATGGTGTTGTGCACGATGTTTTCCAGCAAGCCGGAATCCATGATCAGGTACTCACCACGCTGGGTGATCTGAGCGAAACGCTCATGACTCTTACCAAACTGATAGAACCACAGATCGTGCTCAGTGGTGTCAGGCTTACGGTCGACCACAATGGTGATCTCACTGGAGAAAACATTGTGCACGCGTTCGCTGGCAAACACCAACATGGCATGATCGTAGAGTTCTTTGATCTTGGGTGGGGTGGCCTTAGTCAGCATCAGGCAAAGCTCCTGGAGCGGCGATGTTGGTGATACGCAGCCGACGGTCGATGTGGATAAACCCCCGGGGCAGGATGGCCGTCGTGTTGAAGTACTTGATCCAGAAGTGGACGTCGCCGTTCACACGCAGGCAGATCTTGTCGGGCGTAACCTGTTCAACATAAAAGCCTTTAGCCTGATCGCCATGCGCTACCCGGAGGAAGTCACGGGTGTGTTCAGACGGCTCGACCCGAGGTTGATTTAGGCGGGTGTGTTCTTCCTTAGTCTCGTACTCTTTGACGAGATCTTCAAGGCGAACGTCACCCAGCTCTTTCAATCGCTTAAACAGTGCTTCGAACTCAGCACCGAGATTCAGCAGCGGCGACGCTTCTTTCACACGGCACCACTCGCCGTGTAAGCTCTCCTGCATTTTCCCTTCAACGAGGTTGTGTAGTTTTATTGCTGACATGTTTCCCCCAAGTCTATACGTGACTGATCCGTGTAATGCGAAGGTCTTTGTCGATGAAAACTGTTTTGATGGTTTCACTGAGTGTGTAGTTCTGGAACCGCACCCAGATGTCCATCTTGTCATCGACTTGCAATTGTCCGTGTCCTGCTTGAACACGCACTAACTTAAAGCCCCGCTCTTGGTCACCGGCGGGTACTTTGAAATACTTACGATGATGTGGCTCCGGTTCAATGCGACCCACGGTTCTTTCGTGAGCAGCTTGCTCGACTTCCATCTGCTCGATCATCGCTTCCAGTGAAACATGACCTAAAGCCTTCAGTCGTTTGTTCAGGGCTCGGTACTCAGCAGCGCGTTGTACATCCATCGCTACATCAGCCACCAAACAGTATTCACCGGTAGCACTGGGCCACATGCCCGTCTGAGTAAACTTGTATCGCTTGGCTCTAGGCATGTTATCCCTCACTGGAAGAAAGTGTGTGCGATCGACGCCATGGTCATTAGGATAACCATAGGCGAGGGTATCGGCATCTTTTTAAGTTTGGCCATCAGTTTGAATTCTTCAGGATGTGTGTCGTAGTACTCTTGGCACTTGGACTGATGTACACCCACCCCGCATTGACCACAGTTGGCACTGCACAAGTTACAGACAACATAGTCTTCGTTGTCAATGACGAAACCATTACGTTGCATGAGATCGTCAAACTCAGCACGGGATATTTCTGACACGGTTATAAACCTTTGGTGATTAGTTGAAACACTACAAAATAGGCGTCTGGCGTAGATCTTGGCTAACGATATGTGGTAAACATTTACGCAATGGCCAAGGGGTTAACTGTGGACATTAACAACTATCTCGATGAGAACACTGGAGTCGCCACCGACGCCGTTGTGCCAGTCGAAACGCATATCAACTCACTGTTCGGTACTGACGGTGAAACCATTTCTAACGAGGGCTTTACTGAAGTCCTCAAACGCTTCTGGCTCTGGCTGACCGAAGACGGTAAGCCCGGTGTTGGGACGATGTCTGGCGGTTGGTTCAAACAGCGTGATGTGATCATCGCCTCGCTGAAGAAAACCTACCTCAATCCAGAGTGGCTGTCCAAACGCACGATCCGTGCCGGCACCCCAATCCGTCTGGATCGTTCCTACGACTATATCGGTATCGGCGGGTTGATCCAAACCCAAGACCTCGACGGTCCAGTGGGTGACTTCCTGGAGAAGCTGCGCAAGGTGTCCGATGCGTACTCCGAATACCTGCGTCACATCGACATCGAACTCAAGCGCATTCTGCACAAGGTCAACCACTTCGACGTGGATGCCCTGAACCTGTTCGAGGTTGAAGACTTCCGTGAAGCACTGGAGAAGTCGCAGATCCGCATGACCGTGAACTACCGCACCACGTTCGGTAACACGCACGTACAGCGCGTTCTCACCATCATGGCCGACAGCGATAAGCCATTCAACGCCGACCGTCTGAAAGAAGACAAGCGCGCTTCGCTGAACGCTGAAGAAATCGTGACTTGCGCCGGGGCGATCATCAAGGTGTCTGAGTCTCTCGACATCCTGGCCAACCTGCGTAAAGACTTCTACAACCTGAAGTCCTTCGGCCACCTCAAAGGTTTCGGCGAACAGCTCCAACAGTACATCACCACCGCCGAATCGCTGGAGCATCGCGACAAGGGTGTTGACGTCGAGGCGCACAAACGCATGCTGGATCTGATCAAGCCAGTTTACCAAATTCCGAATCGCATGTTGCAGTTCCATCTGCTGCACGTGGATTCGATCATCCGGGCCTACGCCCGTCTTATTGACGCCTCGGTGAAGTAATGAGCGAAAACATCCAGAAGTTCCTGGACGAAAACATCGGCAACGTGGGCGACGAGCGCGTCTCGTTCGAACACTACCTGGTCGTGTCCAACGAAGGTTTCTTCCAATCCATCGGTGACGTGTGGCGTAACATCCGCCATGGCCGTACGCCGAAACTGACCAACGACAAGGGTACCCCTGTTCTGAACAAGGACACCCTGAACAAGACTTACCTGAACCCAGAGTGGCTGGCCAAACGCCGCTTCGCTGAAGGTGAAGTGTCTGTCAGCAAATACGGCAAGCCATTCACTGGTGACTACAACGCCGGTATGCGTGCACTGGGCGATGCCTGGATTGCGGCCAACAAGAAGAACAAGGCGATGGCTGAGCCTTACTTCAAACGCGTGGAACCCACCTTCGAGTTCGTCAAGGCGTACCACTACAACAGCCCAGAAAAGCTCAAGGCTTTCCTCGATGCTCGTGATCTGTCTTACACTGCGCCGAAGTTCGCTGTGCTGGACCAGAAGTTCGACGTCAGCATGGAAGGCGCCAAGCTACCTGCACTGACTCGCGAACAGTGCGAGAAGCTGGTGGCGAGTATCGTCTACATGGCCGATGCATTCTTCAGTCACTATGGCTATCACGAGCGCTGGTCCGAGCACTTCGACACCACGCTGAACAAGCGCTGGTATCTGTACTCCAACGACGGTGCCAAGGTACTGTCGCAGGCCACCTACGGCAGCGATGTGGCCAACCGCAACCTCTGCTTCAAACTGATCAACGAAGTCTACGAGTTCACCTCCAGCTTCGAAAGCGATTACTACAAGCGTAAGTGCGTCGGCTACGATGCGTTCTACGCCTGGCTGAAAGGCGCTGTTGCCTGGATCGACGCTTCGGTCAAGTAAAAAAGAAAGATGGCATAAGCCCCTCCCAGTTACGGGAGGGGTCTATGTCAGCTCAGCTCTTGAATCAAGCGCTCGCCAGTCAATGCACGAGTGACTGCGTAGATCGAGTCTTTGATCTCTTGGTACTGACCATTGGTCTGGGTATCGCAGGTTGCCACGTAAGTGATCAAACGTGACAGCCCCAGGCCGAGTGCGACACAGAGCTTAACCAACAGCTCCAGTTCGACACGGTCTTTGGTGAAGTAGGTACCGACGCGATCTGCGAGGTTCTTGGTCCACCAGACTTGCGAGCCATCTTCGCTCACCGCTACCGCACCATGGTAGGCCGGTACAACGATCCAGAAGTCACGCTGACGCAGGATGCGTTCGATCACCGCACCATGGGCGATGTTTTCACGCAGGGGCTCCAGACGCGTCATGTGGTACGCCACATCGAGCAGCATGTCGATGGTGAGCGGTTGCTCTTCCAGAGCGGGCGCGTTCAGGTAACCGGCTGGGTCCAAGCGCTCCAGGCGTTTGATGAACAGTCGGGTGAAAATGGAGTGGCGGTGGAATGCAGACATTATGCCTCCTTAGGCATCGGTTTGAATGTGAAGTAACGTTCTTCTGAATTCAGTCCAATTTCGACAAAGTTACCGAGGTCGTTCAGAAGGTACACATGTGCTTTGTGGAGTAGCAGTGCGATAGTGCGATGATCAGGGGCATCGAAAGGCGCTTCGCAAACGATACGTATGTCATCTTCAGGCTTAGCCTCATACTTGACGTGATACCAGGCATAACCAGCCAAGAAGGCAATGTCGCTAATGACCTTCTGTTCGTTATCGACCGGTGCTGGCAAGTAGGGCTGTCCACCGTGACCAGCCCAGTTACTAACACCATTGACCCTGAAGTCAATTTTAAGAACAGTCATGATTACCTCAATGTCGGACTAGGGGATTAGCAATGAAACCTAAACGATCAAGGTCCAGCGTAAAGCCTTTACCACCCAACACCGGAGTAACGAATTCCACGGTGTACTTCAGAGCTGCCTCGACGGCGCGCACCTGCTCTTCAGTCAGATCACTGGTGACTTCAATCGAGAACGTATTCCCTTCGGCGGCTGCTGTACGCATGATGCCGTGTGCACCACCCAACAGAAACGTGAAGTGTCTGGCGAACTGGTGGAGGTCAGTCGGGTCTACCCAGATCGAGTACTGGGACGCATCCACGTCTTCCAGGTTATAGTTGATAATCGGCTTATCGTTAGCACACAGATCAAGCTTTACTTTGTTCATACTGACTCCATCTTCGGTGGACACATTAGAACCTCACCGTCTGCTGTTTCCAATTTCCAAGTGGGTCGTATATCACGATTTAAGTAATGTACCGTAAAACAATCTTCTTTTACGAAAGCTCTTGAATGGACCAGATGCTTTAACAACACGTCGGTGCCAAAACCACAGATAAATGAAAGGATAGCGTCATTAATCGCGTCGCCGGTAATGACAATGGACTCACCACCCGGCTTGATATTTCGGTAGGTCTGTATCCACGTTAGTCGTAGGTTCAAACGCCACCGTCGTAGTTGGATATCGTTATCTGGATATACCTCCAACACATCCTTATCTCGGATGCTGCTTTTTGGAATACCGGATAGATAGTGGGAATAGAAGGTTTCATCGATCTCACGAAGGGCGGTTCGTATTTCAGTAGGCCCACGATAGTATTTAACGTCACTCATGGTTTCTCCGGATACGGTGCTGGCTTCTTGAAGAGCAGGTTGTCGGCTGTCTCCAGTGTCCACCATGGCTGAAGCTTACGCTCTGAGTCATAGTGGATGGTGAATACATCGCCGGGTTCCCATATTACCCCATCAGCCATCACTTTGAGCAAGGGGTCTTCACCATGACCCTGCATGAAGGTGTAGATACCATGAGCCACGTCGGAGCCGTAGAACACGAGATCAGTGAGTTGTCGAGGCAGTGCGCAGAAACGGGTGACACTGAGGTCGTCGTACTTCAACGTCCATACCCGACCCAATGGATCGGTTGGTGAGTGAATGGTCAGGATGTCATTGGCGTCGAATGTATTGGTACACCACAGATCACGGAGTACCTCATCGCCAAGGTCGTTGTATACGTTGGTAATGGCTGCCTCGCCTTCGTACGTCTTGTCGTCTTTATTCTTGAGCATCATCAGAACTCGTCGTATTTGGAATCGTCAAGATCCCGACCGTCTGGATCGGGTTCTGGTACGGCCGGGGTTTCCTCTTCTTCAAACTCTTCCCGGGCCAACTCTTCCTGTTCGGCTTTACAACCTGAACAAACCCGATAGATCTTGCCGGGGTTGGCATCGTCAAACTTCGGCGAGTCAAAGAACTCGGTGTCTGGGTTACCGCAGAGCTCACAATACTCTTTGGTGTGGGCTTGGACCTGCTGATGCTGGAAGTCGGCATAATGGTCGTTACACAGATACTTCGTCGTGGCACAACCGCCACTGTCAGTATCCATGACCTGATAAGACGGCCTGAAGTTACAACCGGACTCTTCGCAGGTATATGCTTTCATTTCTTGCATCGTAGTGCAACGGGCACGCATGATGACCACCTGTAGGTTGAGGATTCATGTCTGTGATATAGACGTGAAAATGAATAGAGCGGGCATAGACCCGCCCCGAAGGGCGGGCTACACTTCCACACGGTACAGTACTCTCCGCCGATCAGATCCAATATAGGCCGCCGTGTTCTGTGAACTGGCTGCCGAGAGGTTTCACTTTGGATTTCCCATCTCTGGCTGGGGTGCAAGAGATAATCACGACAACGAGGTCGTTGAGGGGTGTTACACGGATTTTAAAGAGCAGGGGTCACCGAGGGTGAGTCGTTAACCTATACTATTACACACACTGTAGTTTGTTTCTGTTACGCAAGCAACGGCTTGAATAACTCGATCAAACCATAGCAGACACCAGCTACGATGATCGTCAGATTAACGCCGACAAACTGTCTTCGCTTTCGGGCGGTATGAATCGCCTCGACTGGTATGTTTCGCATGTTGTTTCTCCTTCGATTGGCTCCACCAACCATGACAGTACATTGCCAAGGTCAGGGTATTTCTCGGTAGAGGCGAAGCCACACACGGTGTGCTTCTGTTTGTGGACTACTGCGGTCAGAAGACCTTTAGACCATGCCGCATATCGTTGGCACGATCTGTGTACGATGAAGTCCTGCGTGACGGGTGTCACGTAAACCCCTGGACTCGGGTTTGGGTTCTCCGGATAGAGAAACGCCAGCTGGAATAGTGGACGCTCGCCCCAACGCTCGTAGTTAAACAGATACGCTGAGAACTCGTCAAAGAGGTCATCTCGATAGTAACTGATGGTGTCTGTAGTGAACCCCGTCAGTTGCTGAAACTCGATCTCACGTTTGACGCGACTGAAGTCCACTACTATAAGCTGTGAATCCACTATGCCGTAGCATCCAGTACAGGCAACAGTGTCTCAAGCGTTGGGACTTCAGCCTGAGACAATACCATCCGACTGGTGACACCGGATTCAACATCATGGTGATCGTACGTCAGGTCTGACGACAATGGGTCACGATGTATCGCTTGGGTGAAAGCCGTGAGGATATCTCCGGTGCGCTCGTAGCTGGCTTCAAAGTAGCCCTTACCGCTGCCGAAGCAAACATACTCGGTACCTTCCGGAGCATACCCCAACAAGTACTGACCATCCTCAATGATCAGCCAGCCAATACGTCCGGAACCGTTTACCCAGGCAAAGCCTGTTGGGGTAGTGGGTACCTTGATATTGAACATCGCCACCGCCGCCAGGACCATGGTGATGTTTACAAACCCAGTTGCTTTGGCCAATGCCACCAGTGCTTCAGCGGTTGGAATCTCACCAAAGATCACATAGGCTTCCAGGTTGTGGTCGCCTTCCGGTTCACGGATGTTCAGATCACCCTGTTTACTGTAGGTGTCCGTCGAACCTTTAACCTTGTGTTCGGTACCTTGTTGGTCTTTGACCGTGATCGTACTGGTGACTCGGCAATCGGACAGGATAAACTTTGGTGTCAGTACAGCGGTAGTCATGGGACGTCCTTATGCGCAACCACGGCGCGGAGTAAGTCTTTAAATTTCAGATCATCATCACGATGACCTGTGTGCTGCATACATTGTTCGTCAGGTTCGTCACGAAACATGTAGCAGTGCAATGTAGGATCGTGTTCAGCACCCCGCATCTGTTTATAGTCGCAGGTAGTGCAGTTATTCGGGTTAGCCATTTAACCTCCTGATGGACGTCCTTGTCCACCCGCTGTTATTTGAGCACGGAGATTAAGTAATCCTCTCCGCGCACCGGTACGCCCAGTGTCGCCGCTTCTTTCTCTTTGGCACCAGCGCCAGGCCCTGCAATGACCGTGGTGGTGTTCTTCGACACACTGCCTGTTACGGTAGCCCCGAGTGCACGCAAGCGCTCTGTGGCTTCGTTACGACTGAAGTGAGCCAGATTACCGGTTAAGACCCAGGTCTGTCCTTCCAGTGGCAATGCCTCACGTTCCACCTTGTCGCACGACTCGTGCAGCCCCCAGTTGATCCACTGTTGACGCAGGAAGTCAATGCCGTCATTACTCAACGCATCACGCTTGGCGACCTTGAGCAATGCCTTCTCGGTGAACGTACCACGCAGGTCATCGTTGACATCGCGTACGTCAGTGAACTTGAACTTCTGTGCCAGCAAGTCCTGCACATCGCCGTAGTTCTCGCGATACCATTCCACGACCGACGTCGCCGTGTCTACACCGATGTCCCGGATCTGTTCCAACGTCTGCTGACTGGCATGGAAGATCTTGTCCAGCGAACCCAGCGCTTCAACCATCCGACGACAGGTGCCGATGGAGGCGCCGTTTATGCCGAGTGCTGTCAAGAACGCCACCTGTGTGGTGATCTTGGATGCCTTGATGTTGGTCAGGAGTTTGGTAATGCTGCTTTCAGCCCAACCATCCAAACCGTCAAAGTCATCGTAGGTCAAGCGATAGATATCGCCCCACTTACCCAGCTTACCTTCCTCGACGAGTTGATCCACGGTTTCAGTACCGAAGTCGTCGATGTCCAAACCCTCACGCCCCACGAACCATTCCAACATGGCTTTGCGTTGGCCGAGGCAGAACTTGTGGTTGGTGCAGTAGATCACCGGACTCACCACGAGCTCTTTCCCTTCCTTACGCATCCGTGGAGACACCGGGCCATTACACACCGGACAAGCCGTTGGTACAGCGATCGGGGTGATTGGTCCGACCTTGTAGTCAGGATCAATACACATGACCTTCGGAATCACGTCACCACGACGCTCGATGATCACACGACTACCGATGCCAATACCCAGGCGAGCGATTTCATCCACGTTGTGCAAGGTCACGTTGGTTACGACCACACCATGTACACGCACCGGAGTGATCCGCGCCACCGGAGTGATGTTGCCTGTGCGTCCTACTTGGAAGTCGACGTCTTCGATCTTGGAACCGACCTGCATTGCTGGGAACTTATAAGCCGTTGCCCAACGTGGTTCACGAGAACGGAAACCGAGTTCCTTTTGGATCTTGGCATCGTCAACCTTGAACACCAACCCGTCGATCACAAACGGCAGCTTCTGACGTTCACCACCCGCCACAGCAACCGCTAGGGTGATCAGGCTTTCGTCAACCGGGCAATCGAACTCACCCACGCAGGTAGACACATGGAAACCATTCTTGGCCAGCCATGCCATGCCCAGCGAATGCCGAGGATGACTACCGTCGGTACTATTGCAGCTGTAGGCGTAGAACTGCAACCCACGTTCCTTGGTGATCTCGGGACGCTTCTGCCGCAGACTGCCCGCAGCATAGTTACGCTCGTTAGCGAACTTCTTCTCACCCGCTGCTTCCAGCTCAGCCTGAATGCGTTCGAACGTGGCCTTAGGCACCACCACTTCACCCCGCACCGTAACAACCGACGCCGGATCTGCATACGGCAGCTTCTTCGGAATACCGTCCACATGCACAGCGTTAAGAGTGACGTCTTCACCCACCGAACCATCACCCCGTGTGACAGCCCGCACCAGTAGACCACCCTCGTACGTCAAGCTTAGACTCAAGCCGTCGAACTTGTACTCGCAGAGGATCACCGTACCGAGTGGTAGCGTACGGCACCATGCAACCAGCTCTTCGATGTTGAACACGTTACCCAAACTCAACATTGGGAAGTCGTGTGCCACCGGCTCAAATTGATTACTGCGCCAACCACCGACGCGCTGGGTGGGGGAAGTGGGAGTAACCAGATTGGGGAACTTCTTTTCCAGCTCGCGCAGCTGGAACATCAGATTGTCGTAGTCCGGGTCTTTGATAATCGGATCGTCCAGCACATAGTACCGGTGATCATGCCGATTGATCTCGTCCCGGAGAATGCCAATCTTTAGATCGGCTTCATTCACATCCATTACTGCTCTCCAAGGTGGTTATCCCATACGTGATATAGGTTTGAAAACGTATAGGCGAACATAAAGCAAGGGGAGTCTAAGACTCCCCCTCCGCGTATATTTCCAGCGTAACAACGACGCTGTCGTGAAAGCGGTCTGACGAGACAAAAGTCTCAATCACCCGATCATCTTTATTGACCATCACCATTCCACCATCACACGGCGTGAAACTCCTGCCGATTTCAATGTAGAACCGTGTTGGACTATCTGACTCGCGGTGAATCAGATTGGAGTAACGAATCAGCTTTCCGTTGACCGTAATGGAGATCAGCTTGACCTTGCCAATACGGCTCAGATGCTGGCCGAGTTCATAGCGACCGCCGTGGGCGATCGTGTAGCTCTGTCTAAACATGATTTACACCTTAATACCCAACTAGGCGCTTTCTCTATAGCCGGTTCCTTAACCGCTGAAGGCTGAGTCGAATATAAGAGCCCTGCTCCGGGCCAGATGGGCCTACCACGAAATCGCGCGGTAATGGCCAAATGATGCACAAACGCGAGTCAAACGCCACCCCATGGCCAGACTCAACACATTATCACCTATCTGAGTACTTTTTAGCCATCACACCTCCAAGCGGCATAAAGCCCGCCGAAGCGGGCCGTATGGTTAAGCAGTTTGTTTAAGGGTCAAAGCTTTGCTTTGATTCGTAGCCATTTCCAACACTTCTTTCAGGGAGCGCTGTGGAATCGCCATGACGAAAGTCTCTGGGTCATCCCGGTTGTCGCGGAACAGAGTCATCAGGTCACAGCCTGCGATCGGGTCAAAACACCGATCGGGACTGACCCAATGATCAGGGAACATGAGCTGTATGTAAGTACGGATCTCAGCTTCCCGTAGATAAGGGATCTCGATACGATGGTCTACCCGACCATTACGAAGCAGGGCATCATCGATTTGTTCGATGTGGTTCGTAGTCAAGAAGATCAGACTACCGTCCAATGGCACGATACCATCGAGTGTGTTCAGCAAGCCCGACAAGGACAGGGCGCTGTAAGCCTCAGGTTTCGGTGCAGCAGTAAGTGGCTGTGGTGCAGTCGAGTCTGCCGGTGCGGCTTCGACCGGTGGTGCACGACGCCCTACTGTTTTGTTGGTGTCGAAGTCTTCGATCAGCAAGATCGATCCTTCTGGAACCGTCGACATGGCCTTCTGGAGCATGTTGTCGGAGATACTACTCAGGTTGATCGTGTAAACGTTACGACCATAGTGAGAAGCCAGTGCTTTGATGATGCTGGTCTTGCCTGTGCCGGGTGGGCCGTAGAACAGGACACAGTGCTTGTACGGTAAGCCGCGTTGTTCGTACCACTTACGGGATGCGTAGAAGCGATCGATGTCTTTGACCAAGCGCTCTTTGAGCCCAGCTTCCATGATCACCGTTTCCAGTGTACGCCGTGTGATCGTGACGGGTTCGCCCCATTTGTCATGATCCCATGCCGTTACCGTGATGGTGTCGGTAGAGGAGCGATGACGGAACTCTTCCATCATGGCCTCAAACAACTCACGCTTTCGGGTGAGACCGGTCACCGTGATCTCGTACTTCTCCATCGAGGTCCCGGAGCTGTCCAGTTTCATTTTACTGAACCAGAACAAACGGCGTCTGTAAGTGAAGAAGTGTGTGCCGAAACCAGCCCCCAGCTTCACAAGGTTATCACCCCGTGATTGCCACTCTGTTTCCAGCGACAGTGATCGCGACCAGCGCGACCAACTGTGTTTGATGTACCACAGCATGAAACTGCGGAACTGATCACCCCCGCCTTCCCAACCGGAATTGTTCATAGTCAGTTTTGTTGTCATCTGACCAAAAAGAAAATTCCACAGCTTGGCTGGTATTTGGCGCAACGACATCACAATAGCCGTAGCACCGCCTGCACCGATAATGGTCGCAAGCATGGGGTTAGCTTTGCTCAGTTCGTTGAACTTACCCATGAGTAAAAGTAGTTGCTCCAACATCCCTTGGATCTCCACGTCGGTTGAGTGTTGACGGAATAAGCCGGGGGCATCCACCCCCGACTCGTTACAGCGAGACCTTGACGGTCTTACCACCCCAGCTACCCTTGCCCTCAACCAAACTGCGCGGACAGGTATCAACTGACCGTGTGGTGAAGAGCATGTTCTTACCTTTGAGCCACGCCGGCACATCAACCCGCTCACACTTGAGCAGATTCTTTTTGATCGTCTGCTGTGTGAGCCATTCGGTCTTGATGTTGTTCAGCGGGTTATCGTTGTGAACCCAGCCATCCGCAGGGTCGAAGCGAATGGTGTAAACATAGATTTCCAACTCACGTAATTTTTCGATGTCCGGCAACTCACTGGTGAAATACACCACGATGTGATTGTCGTAAGTCGCATAGCGACGTGAGTCGAGGACCTTCTCCAGCGCACTACCCAAGCCCAAACTGAAGGCTTCCTCTCGTTCCGTGGTGGTATAGAGGTAGGTGTTGTTTTCAATGCCGTCCCACTGGACCAGCTTGCCTGAGCGTTTGAAGCCGGGCATCAGTTCGTTCTGTTTGTAAAGCGATCCGTGGTAGAGCTGTGCTGGAGTCATAGGGTCCTTACGCGGGTTCTACATCGTGGCGGCTAAGCCAGATGTTTTCCATCGAGCTATTGAGATGGATGAAAGGCTGGTGACCATTGGCATCGACTTCGCCTGTGGCCACCAACCGATCACCCTCTTTGATGACGAGGATCGCTTGAGCGTCCTCGGCAATCGTGATATTGAGCTGGCGTCTGGCGCGAGCCGTGTGTCCTGATCTGATCATAGTATTCCCTCTAGGGATTAAGCAGTAGATACGGATGGTGGACACTGCGCTTGATCTTGCGCACAGCGTCCTTAGCAAACTGGACCATCGGGATGTCGTACTCGTAGAGCTTAAAGTCCATGTCCATGCTCGCAAGCTTGTTCATGTGCTTGTTAACGTGACGGTCACCTGCCAGAGCAGCAATCTGCTGATCGACATCATGACTGACTCGACGAGAATAACCCACGATGACTTTGCCGGTAGGCTCGTGTTCGATGACGTAAACGCCGACGTGTGTCTCTACGCTACGACAACCCCGGCCACCGGGCTTAAACGTCCAGGTACAGTTTGGTTTTTGTGGAGACTCGAACATAACGGTTTCGCTTATACTGGGGAAAGGTTACATATTGCAAACCACCCCAGTAGAAAAACTCACACCGGAGTAAGGTCACGATACAGACTGTGGTTCGGCGGCACCAGCAGCTCTTCGAGCGGGGTACCATCGACTAATGACACACCATCAATACGTCCAGACGAACTGACTGAGATGCTGACGGCACTGCGTGGATGAAGACCGATGCTACGGAAGGTCTCAATATCAGCCACAGAGGACAACAACGCGATGTGTTCATTGCCTTGACGATCGTACACCCAATCACCCAAGCTATTGCGGTAAAGTCGTATCGCACTCATGAACATTACTCCGGAATGTTGTTTCATAAAATGCGGCATGCCTGATGTTACAGGCAGGTATACTCCTTAGGAGGAGGATTACCCATACTGGCTTGCCATGCGACGTCGTGAATGTGTTGTTGCTTCGCTTCTTCCAATGCTTCCCGAGCCAACTGCATGTGATCCCACGCAACCGACTGGTGGACATCGTCCGATACCGGATCGACATGCGTAACGCTGGTCAGGTCGTACAGCTCCTCAGCATCGCGTAGTTCTTTGCTCAGATGGTGCAGGTTAGAACACGCCCGTGAGAAGTACTGCTCATACGACTGGTTCTGTTCAGCCTGCGCCGGGTTGATCGGCACAAAGGCAATGGTCAGTACGCCGGTAACCAGACACAACACAAGGATCAGTATCGCTGCTACCGATTGCAGGGATGGGTCTTTGGCTTTGGGTTTGCCGTATTGGCCAATAACGTGCCAGTTTGGATCTTTCATTCTGGGAGGTCCTTAAGACTAGTAGGTTGAGGAATGCAACCGAAAGCATGCATCGGCAGGAACGACAGGATCATGTCCAGGTTCGTGTGATCCATTTCGGTGTAAAGCGCCAGAGCTTCTACAAAGCGATTCTGAAGCTGCTCTTTGGTTGGGACGGTCTCAGGTCGAAAGCCTAAGCCGTCGATCATGTCGAGCATCTCAAGGCGCTTGAGCAGTAGGTCGTGACTGGAAAGCAACATCATGGTCAGCAGCGGCACGTACTTGCTGTTCGCTGCGTGATCGTGAGTGGCCACATGACGCAACATCACCACGAAGAAATCAGATTGACGTTGCTTGAACGGGTTGATCAAGTAGTAGTCAATGATTGTCCGGGCCTTGCCTTTCACCTCACCCGTGCAGGTGCTGTTCACGATCAGCTTGATCAGAGCCAATGCGAGTTCGTTAATCGTCCGGCGTTGATGGGGCGTCATGTACGGAGGACGGTTGATGGTTTCATTTGCAGAGATCGCCATACGAGGCTCCGGTTGCTTTGCCGTTGATAAAGAAGGTGTAGTAGTCAGCTTTAGGGAGGATTAGAATCCCACCTTCTGCTTGACCCCGGCGAATGGTTTTGGATTCACCGTCGGTGATGGCCACGATCGTGAGGCCATTCATGGACACGTTAAGGGTGGTGCGTTCGAGCAGTGTTTCATCGTTGGACCAGTGATAACCGGCGAAACGATTGTCAATGTAACTGTAATTACGAGTACCGGTGATCTCGATACCCTCCTTGTTCAAAGAACAAGGCACAGGACGGTCTATACGCTCACGTACGACGTTCTTGGTGTAAACGTCATAACCGACCAAGCCTACGATGGTGATGGTCATCAGGAAGAATGCAGTGAGCCACAACACCAAACGCACGAATGGGCCCGAGCGATAGCGCTTGGCCTTCTTTGCCGCCTTGTGGGAGATCAGACGCATCGTGACTTCAGGCACTGGAGGCAGCGCAGGCTGTGGCGCTTCGTCCAGCGGTGCGGTAGCCGACTCAGGTGTAGGCTCTGGTAACTCCGGTGCGAGTTCTTCAATCTCACGCAGGAAGTCCATCCAGTCTTCTTCGGACCCGATGAAGCCTTTCTTCAATGCAGTCTGGTAATCTTCGATCACCTGGAGTTTGTCGCGCAGATTCCAGTTGCTGTTGACTTCACCCGCCGTCAGTTCGACAGAGTTCGGTTCTTGTTCTTGGTTAGACATAGGTTGCGTAGTCCTTACAGGGCTGTAGCCAGACATGGGATTCCCCAATGAAAAAATAAAACCACCTGACGACATAAAGGAGCCCGAAGGCTCCTCTATGCGCGGCGCAGGCCGAAGCGGTATTACGAGTTCACGGAACCGAACAGTTCGCCCAGGATTTCAGCTGGGGTAGCGTTGGCCACGTCGTCGTTGCCTTCTTCCACGGAACCAGTGATGTGCACGAAGCCGGCGCCTTGCAGCGAGTCCAGACCAGCCAGGGTGCCACGGGTACCAGCGTCAGCGAACTGCTGCTTGACTTCAGCCGAAACCTCGACGCCTTCTGGCAGTTGTACTTTTTCCAGTTCAGCGGCAACGGAGGTACGGATAGCGGTAGCGATGTTGGACAGAGACATGCGGTAATCCTTTTTCTTTGGTTGGGTTCGTTATGGAAACGGTATTTCTACACACTATACCCTGATGGGTAATTCTTCTCAGGCTGCTTCTTTCACCGATTGAAATCGGCTAGGGATACGCAGGTTCGGGATACTGCTATCCACGCAAGCACCCAGTGCCAACGGCCAGGTTTTGTAACCCAGTGCGATGGCCACCAGGTTCATGGCGGTGGTGTGGCGTACACGGTTTTGCAGGTCGTGCTCGATTTGCTCAGCCAGTGTACGTGCCATAGGTTCGGACATGGTCTTCTGCTGGGAGATGTTCAGCATGGTCAGGTAGGCATCCATGAGGTCATCAGGAATGTCTTCGTGACCGAGCATGCCGCGGATACGAGGCTCGAACACAAACTCCAGGTAGAACAGGCTGCACTCGTCCTTGCCGTATTGATAGCCGAACACCGAGTCGTCGCGATAGACGTGCAGGTATTCGTGCCACAGGTTCGGGTGAGTGAGTTCTTCGAGCTTGCGCAGTTCGCTGTAGCTACGACGGATCTCGTAAGCCAAGCCAGAGCTGCGGTAGCCCATGATGCGGAAGATGTGGTTCTGCGCTTGACTGAAGCCCAGATCAGGCACACGAGCACGCAGCTTGTTGATCACCACTTCCAGTTCACTGTTACTCAAACGAGGAGTGATGACCACTTCATCGAAAAGGTCCTGTGCATCAACACCCAGTGCACGGTGGGTTTCCACACAGATTGCCCAGTAGTAGGGCGCGTAGTTACCGAGGTATTCAGCGGCTTTATTGTTCATCGTAGTTTTTCCTTACAGGAGACGGAATAAATCCCTCCCGTTAAGGGGAGGGTTGGATTACTGGAAGAATTCGTCGATGTCTTCTGGGGTCCATTTATACTTTTGGACCTTGCTAGACACCTCGTCACGACAGGAAACGTAAGACACTTCCCCACCGCTAAACGGATCAACGTCGATAGCGCAGCCTACAGCAGCCATCGCTGTGAGGCCCAGTCGCTTCATTGCCAACATTGCAGCCGCATCCCCAGTACCTATTGCATAGGGGACTTGGGTAATTTCTTCAGCTCGGGCTTGAAACTTGGTATGCTTGACTTCCCAGACAGCAACATCGGTGACGACCAGCAGTACGGCTGTCGGTGTATTGGCTTTGTTCTTGTGTAGCTCACTGGCCATCGTGAAGATTGTGCCGAGTGGCACGTTGTTAATGAGGCCCATGCGGTAAAGGCCAACAAACCCGCTATCACCAGCACCACTCACTGCAATGAGTTTCTGTTCTCGAAAGAACACATTGTCTTTTGCTAACGGTATCAGGATCTTACGAACCGAGTTAACCGTCTTAGAAAGACTCTCATTGCAGTGCTCGCAGTGACCAGTACCCGGGAAATCACGTGTGGACTGACTGTCCGCCGCCAGATAAATACCGTCCCAGGCAATAGTCGTCATTTCGGATGCACCCGGCACTTATCAGTGAGGCACATAGTCAGATTGCCCGGATACGTCATGCAGTGACTTGGTCGCTCGAAGTTGACTGCATCATCGTCGGCGTGATCCACCTTCTTGACGCCGTCGTAGTAGCCTTTGTTGGCGATTTCACGAACCATTGGGGTGACGGTCACTTTGGCCTGTTCGTCACGGTAGTCTTCGATGTCTTTAAGCAAAGCTTGCAGACGCTGCACCGAAAGCTTGAGGCTCAGTGCCTTGGCGATACGACGACGGAACGTGAGCATCTGGGTGTAGTGGTTGGTGCTGATGCGCATGTTGTCGCCCACCGCACCACTGCTGCCGTTGACCGCTGTCTTGAGAATCAGGTTCCAGCGGCGCAGCTTATAACGCAAGGTGAACCAACCACGCAGCAACGACGGTACTACAAACTTACCGTTCTGCTTGCCTTCGTCATGCTTCAGACGACGTTTGCCGAAATAGAACTTTGGCTTTCTCATATGGCGATCACTTCTCGTAGGTCGAAAGGAACATCGCCGTTGCCAGGGATCACAGTCCCGGGACGACGATGGGTAGGAATGCGACTGTTGTCGAAGTCACACACCAAGTCGGTTTTCATGTTGGCTTCTGATTTCCAGAGCGCCACCATGTAGTTGCCTTGATTCGTGCGCAGCTCAGCGCGTTGGTCGAAGGTCAGCTCTTCCAGACCCGTCTTGTCTTGCGGGTAGTAGAAGAAGCCTGGGAGTTTAGACAACTCATTGTTAGTTTGACGTGCCATGTCGAATGTTTCTCTTTGGATATACGTGTTGGTGATATAGGTTTCAGGATTCTTCTGATACGGAAAACTTGTAACCGCAGTTAGTGAATACATCCTTCATGTGGGTCATGCGACGCGGCGGCTGGTACAACAGCACGATGTTGCGCGCACGCATGTTGGCGATGCTTTCGATGTGTTGTTCGGTGGTGAGCACAGCATCGTCGCTTGGGTAGTCCAGCGTGTAGCGGCAAATGCGGTCTTCTGGGATCTCGTCCCGTTTAAGTGCATTCTCCAACTCACGGATCACCGCGGTCTTGCCGGAGTGGATAGTGCCCACTACCGAGATGAATACCTGACTGTGGAACGGGGTGTCAGGGATTGGTGGTGTGACGATGTCTTCATGGCCTTCATTGCGGGCACAAACAGCCACCATCGGCAAACGCAGTGCGTGTTCGCTGAATTGAAAGCGCATGGTCTCACGGTTGTACGGGTCCTCGATAAAGGTCGGCAGACCGGGCACCGACGACTCCGTGACATTCAAATCGTGACACGCCAAGGCGGCATTAAACAACTTCGACAAGCGGCGTTGGATAATGCGATTGGCCACGATAACAACATAGATCGTGTCAGCGTTCATGGTAACTCCTTGGTTGGGTTGTAAAGGATAAGAGGGGGTTGTAGATTTGTGAGGGGCATAAACCCTCCCCCACGAAGGGGGAGGATTCCTAAGCGACAGCCTTAAGCGTGCAGGTACTGAACCCGCACGTTGAAGCCGTTCCACTCGCCGGCCGAATCGGTCGACACAGTGAACACTTCAGGATCACCGGTAGCGATCAGCGGCGCATCGTAAGCGATGCCACCACCGTCAACATAACGGACGGTACCGAAGTTCAGAACGCCACCCACGCCATTGACCGGTGCATTGGCCAAGGTGATGGTGTCAGTACCCGAAACAGCAACGGTTTCGGAAGTGATGAGCAAACCACCACCGATTGCTTTGCTATCGATGTAGGCCTTGGCAGCCGCTGCCGAAACAGGCTTGTCAGCCGGAGCAGCGACGTCCAGATCGCCGGCCAGGTCAGCAGCAACGAGTGCAGCCGCCAGACGGGTTTTCTCAGCGTCGGTGAATGCGTTGGTGTCATCGTTGGACTCATAAGAGGCCTTGATGGCAGCAGCGCTGATTGCGTTGTTCAACGCGTCCTGGTCGTACAGCTTGGTCCAGCTGGTAACTTCACCAGCGGATACAGCGAACGGTTTGTAGATAGCCCACTTGGTGTCGCCATCGTCGGCCACGAATACGCGGTCGTTGATGTCCAAGTCTTCCAGGGCGTCACGGCCAGCGATGTCAGCAACGCTGTAGTTGGCACCGATGGCCAGTTTGGCGAGGTTGATCTCGGCAGTAACTTCGGCCGCAGACTTCACGCTCAGTGCGGTACGAGCCGCAACAACGTCGGTCAGGTCGGTCAGGTTTGCCGATTTCTGCGCAGCAGTAGCGCTGGCATCAGTGATGGCTTGGCCGCGAGCAGTCGCCTCATCGGCGATCGCCTGGCCCAGAGCTGCCAAATCAGCCGGCAAGCCAGCGATCGAGCTCTTATTGCGTTTTACAATTGCCATGTGACAGGTACTCCATGTTAACGTGCGCATTGATCACTTTTCTTCCAAAGGAAAAAAATACAATGGTCACATAAAATGGAGCGGTATGCTTAGGCGAGATCTCCTAAGTAGGAGACCACGATGCTGACGACGTCATCTTTTAAGATGAGCCAATCATCAGTTGGAATTTTGATGAAAGAGGACCCTGCAAACTCTTCTTTTGTGCAACCAGTAACTTCTACAAAGCTACCGTCAGCATAATAGACGTGGGCCATATCAAGGATGAAATCACCGTAGGGCTTAGACGGTAACCGGGCAAGACCGTTAACATCAAGTTCTAGTTTAGGCGTGGTGACCACACCGACTTTAAGAGCAGGAAAAGAAATAGTGGGGATCAGGCTTGCCAGCCATTCATCCACTGTTCCTTCAAAGCCATTAGCCACAGCCACTTCATAGGCAGACGCACCATTGAATAAGTCAGGGCTGAAACGCCGGTGTTCCCACACGACGTTTTCGTTAGGGCGTTGGATACATTCAATCCAGATTTCTCCAGAGAGGATGCTGAGTATGGGAAAACCTGAAATCTTTTGACTCATGGGGTTCCACCTGAAAGTCCATTTGTTTACAGCAACATACCATCAGGTAAAACGTTGCCAAGCCAAACCCCTCTTTTGCAAGAGGGGGGCTTATGCCTTTAATCGAAACAGAAGATCACAAACGTCCAACCCTTGGCCTTGGCTTCAGTCAAGAACTCGAAGTAACCATCTGACTTGGTGACCCGGTTTGGCTTACCGTGGAACAGCTCACGCCACGTCTTGAGTTCAGGGTGTGGCACGTACTTGGGATCGTCGCCGTCATACCCGTCTTCTACGTAAGCTACCGTGTCGTAGTTGAACTCCAACAGCTCGTCGATCGTGAACATGATCTCGTTGCCGTAGCCATCGAAGTAATGTTCACGCAACGTGTCTTTGTAATGCTTCTGACGGTGGGGTGCGAAGTCCACGTATGTCACACCCGGCGTATTACCGATCCAGTCGATAAACGCTGTGGTTCGTGCCTGACGCAATACGTAGTCACCGCGAGGACGGGTATCGCCACGGATGTTACACAACCACGAGAACAGCGGGTAGTTGTCGTACATGTGGGTCAGTACGTTCTGCGGGTGCTCCGGTTGGTACCCGTTATCCGGATAAGAGAAAATGAAGTCCGCCGGTTCAGGTTCTTTCACCCCCAAGAAAGCAGGTGGGTCTTGCACCACCTGCTGGATATCAGGAGGGCTTGGCTCACCCGGCGGTGGCAGTGGTGATTTGATGTGCTCACCATTCGGCATGATCGTAGTGAGTTCAAGCTGTCCCTGGAAGTCGGGACGAACCCGACCCACCACTGGGTAAACACTGGTTGACATTACTTGTTCTCCATGAGTTGTTTCCACCGGGTACCAATCACTTCCCAGTACTTGGCTGCGGTGATATCGCCATACGCCCCGAGGGAGTAAGCATCATTGATTTCGACCAAGGCCACTTGACCAGTATCCAACACACCGATGTCCAACGAGTAAGCAGCTGGGACATGTTCGATGTTGGCCTTGTTAAGACGTGCGACCATTCCGCCGACAAACGCCGGGTTAGGGAAGCAGCCTGTCTTGCCACCGGGGACGTCAGAGATCTGCGTCATCCAGCCATTGACAATGTAGATCCGCCATTCGTGAACAAAGTTCACTGGCTCCACCACGATGATCTCGGTTTGGTTACCAGCGCCATTGAAACGAGGATCACCAATGTTATCCGCCACAAACCCGGTGAACTTCTTGGTCTGTAATGGTTTGACGAACACTGGTCGCCCACCCTGGATGAAGTACTTGCGCAGGGCATAGATGCTGTGGATTGGCAGCACTTTGCGATGCATGAACTCAGCCAGCACTTCTGGGTACGGATGGTTGTGGTGAACCTGAATGCCAAAGTTACGCATGGCGTGGTGCATGAAGCCAACGCTACCGGCTACGAGGTCATCTGGGCGAAACTTGAAATGACCGCGGGCTACGGTTTTCTCGACGGTGGTAACCACGGGGATGTCGAGTTCCATAGCGTGTAGTGCGAGCAACTTTTCTTCATTGCCCAGTCGACTGTGTCGCTTCTCTATCACTAACCGTTTAAACACTTCTTTCTCCTTAAAGGGGACATAAGCCCGCCCCGTGAGGAGCGGGCCGTATGCCGTCAGTTATTGACGTCGTCGAACATCGAGGTGAGACCTACGGAGATGTCCAGACCGGTGGCATCCACGAAATCACGCAGGTGTTCTTCGTAGACTTCCTTCACGCAAGGGACCATGGCGAAATTGGCATCGTCACGTTTAACGAGAACGTAGCCCTCGTCGCTGCCGTTGCCTTCAATCACTTGCAGGATGCCTTCGGCTGTGGCCTCGATCGAACCCCGGTGTTCAGGGTTGGCCACGACCAAAGGTTCCATCACCATTTGCACAGAGTGGATGAACTCACGCTGAAGGTCTTGGATGCGTTGGACCGCCACGGGCGTGTCGTCCTCATCCTCTTCTTCGCGATCTTCCATTTCCAATTCGGGGTCGATGGTTACAACATCATCATCGTTCATGGGTTAGCTCCAGATAATTTAATCCGCCAGTATTCGTTATCCAGCAAACGCAACCGCCATGTGTACTGTTGCATGGCGGTTGAGTGTTCGCAGTGATGACCCGGGCAGCACATCGTTTCGGGGGTACACTGTGTGCAGGTGGCTACCTTGTTGACAACAGCACCGCCTGCTTTTTCAACCTCAGTCAGCAGGCGCCAGTATTGCCAACGGTTAAGTAGCCTCTTTCTAAGGAGGCGGCACGACTTAACCAATCTCACCCATTACACCTCGTCAAGCACGAAGTACTTGTCGAAGACAGCTCGGGATTCGGTGTAGCTATCCTTCGCTTCGAGGTCACGTTTCAAGATGACCTTGCCTTTCTTTACATCCACAGGATAGGCAATGATCGTTTTGCCAACCCGTTTGGACACGTAACGTTTGTTGAGCTGAACCTCTTTGTACTCGATCGGCTCCTGTGTTACCGGGTGGCTAGGGGCCGCTGGTTCTGCCATCGAACCACGCTGGGTACGGATGGCTTCGAAGTCGCGCACTTGAACAGGGTGTGCCGACGGGTCGCGTTGTGTACGATCACGGCTCTGGAATTCCCGCACGGAAGCCGAGGCGCTGTGGTGTTTGCGGTCACGCGAGGTGACTTGAAAAGTTGCCATTTTCTTTGGTTCCTTGCAAAGAGGGGTTAGCTCATACCGTTGCGGTCAACGTCGGTTTTTCCAGTTCAACTGGTTTAACCAAACGAAGCACCTTCTTTTCGAGTGCGTCCCACACATGGTCATCTAAGTGTTCCATGTGGATAATCTTGGGCAGCACATCGACTAGGTATTGTTTGTCGTGAAGTTGCCAATGCACGCAGCCAGGTTGGTAATGACAGTCATGCACGGCGTCAACCCATCCTGCTTTAAAGCGATGCACATCAGCGGCCGTAGCCCCACGCCGGTGTATGCGGTGCAAATACGCACTGCACAAACTAGCGTGAGGATACACCATGTGATACCGAACACCCGAGTGTGTTAATGCAGCCATCACAATCGGATCTGCGGGCAACAACAAGATGTCCAATCCCGCGGGTGGTTTGGTCACCAGTTGCACGTAGTAGTCGATATCACCACCAGTGGAAACGTCCAATGCTTTCTTCTCGCCATGGCACAGGTTTGTCACCTGAGACTTTCCCACGCCACGAAACCCACACACTACAACGGGATTCGCAACGGGTTGGGTCACCGCCAAGTACTGTCCTTGGTATTGCTCCTTCCAGGCTGCGGCAATCTCGCGATGACCTGGTACAACATCCAACAGGAAAGTGTTACGCATGAAACCGTGACGGTAATACACCTCGTCATGGAACTGGGTTTTGGTGATCTCGTACGCTTTGTCGTACTGAGCCACCTGACCCTGCCCCTCGCGATGAACAGGAACGATAACGATGTTGCCGTTGTTCAACACATCCACAACGATGAAGTGATAACAGAATTGCTCCTGCCATCCGTCCCCCAGTTGCGGACTGTCGAAGTGTTCTTGATTCAATGTCGCACTACCAAAACGAGAAGTATGTGGCATGGGACGCTCTCTGTATGAAGTTGGCTTGCCTTAGATGTCTAGCATCAGTCGTTGTCAGTGGGGCACTCTTTGTGCCAGTCGTAAGTCACTTCGAGGTAGTCGTAGTCATAATCAACCAAGACCACCCCTGCTTTAACAGTGGAGCAAAAGCCGAGCAGTTCAGACGTATAGTCCGGCGTGTTCAGTTGAACATGCTCACCGTGCTTGTCGTCCTCGATAACCACATTACGTGCTTCCTCTTCCGATTCAGCTGCAATGATCGCCGCACGAATACCACCCCGGAAGCTATACTCCCGGGTGTTGTCGTAGATCCGATACAGAAACATAATCGCTCCTTAGTAGGCGCGGATCAGATCGGGGGTCATTTTAGCAATGACCTCTTTTTCGAACCACGGTGTAGCTTCGTGCCGCTGTGGACCCGCAAAACCACTCGGACTAAGGGCCATGCTTTTGAGGAATTCACCTTCGGTCATCAACGCACGGCTGTGCACAGGGATGACTTGGTTACTGTTTCCGAACAGCACGGCCAGTGGTTGGATCAACGTATCCACGGCTTCATTATGCATGCCAATAGGCCGCAGTTCTGATTGTGTCACCACGCGGTACTGTTGGATAGTTGGGAACATATCGGAGTTGGTGCTACGGCTCCAGTAAACCACTTGTCCTGGTTCGAATACCCGAGTAGACAGGTCAAGCGCCGGGAACGCTTCTGCCCAATCTGCTTGCAGGCTCGCAAACAACCCCAGCACTTCTAACCAATCGTGTTCGTTGACTGCCAGTGACCACCAGCTATGCGTATTATGCTGAGCATCGACCTTAAACCCGATGTTCGACATATACAGCGTGCCCGGCGAAGTCCGTGCTGGGTTCTGGTTGACCGGGTGAAACTCGTACCCGAGGTTTGGTTCGTCCACGTATGCCGTCAGTTTAAAGCCCGGCCGGGTGTGTGGTGGGAGGCTTTCCTTCTGACGCTCGACACCGAAGCGCACAATCGCATAGGAGACCGGTTCAGCGTTACGTGAAGGCTTGTGCTCCAGATGCATCTCCGACATCTTCAGTCGGTCATTGAGCAATGCTGCCAGCACATAGGCGAACAGTACTTCAGGCTCGTTAACACGACCCAAGGTCGAACGGATGTCTTCAGCGGTAAACAATGTATTTTGCATGGTTAGTCCTTGCTTTAAAAAGTGAGGTGAGGAGCAATCAGCGGAACAGTTCGCGTACGGAGTCAGGGACCTTCTTGATGACTTCTTCCACGATGAAGCTGGAAGGTTCGTAGTCACCACGCGGACCATTGAACACAGACGAGGCTGGTTCAACCAGACGCGCTTCGTACTGGTTGAGGGTCAACAGGTTGCCGCTGTGTACGTAGGACGGCGAACCGCCAAACATGTGACCCAGCGGCTGGATGATGGTATCTACCAACCCGGTATCACCTGAACCACGACCATCGTTGATGAATGGCTGCACTTGCGCCACAACACGATACATCGGTACCTGTGGCCATTGTTCGCAACGCAGGTCACGACTCGCGATCACGACAGCCCCTTCCTGGAACCGCGCTGTGCGATAGGATTGACCCGGGAACGCTTCAGCCCACAGACGCATGAGCTCCACCTGCATACGCGCCACTTCAGTCCATGTAGTGCCCCAACTCATGTCGATATTGTTCGACTTGAAGAAGTGGCTTCGTTCGCCGTAGGTATCACGACGGCTATCCTGACGTTCTTCTACCGGCGGCTCTTCCACTTTAGGTGGCTCGGTGTAACCGATGTTGAGCACGACTGACAGCGTATCGGATTCACGATTGTGGATCACAATGCGTTCCTGCTTGACGCTTGGCTGGTCGATAACAGGTGCAACCATCCAGTGGGTGTACTCACGTCCCATGGATGGCTTACGTACGTCCGGGTAAACATCAAAGCGCAGGATCGGGTAGGTGTACTTCAACTCACGCTGTTCACGATGCACAATCGACATAGGCACACTGCGCAGGTGAACGTTAAGCAGACCAGCCAATACGTATTGAGTCAGGATCTCTTCGTTACCGCGTACAGCGCCCATAGCCCAACGCAGATCAGCGATATTCAGGTTTGCAAATTGCATGGCGGAATCCTTGATATTAGTAGATGAGGAAAGGTTACACGAATTCGAACGAGATCAGTTCCCAGCAGTAGTCAGCGCTGTGCACGCCCTCTACCACACCCGGTGCTGCTGCACCCAGTTCGGTGATCTCAAAGCAACGCGGGTTACCGAAGTCCACGTCTTTGTCCGAGCAGGCTTCTTCAGCCATCATGATGGCATCGCCTTGGGATTCAGCGACAACAATCACACTCGTGACTTCACCCACAGTGCCTGTGGTCTGACGCAGGTTAGTGAACTTGTAGATGATGCGGGTCATATGAATCTCCCTTAAAGGGTGGTTAGGTTCACCGGCATGATGTAGTTCTGTAAACCCTTCGAATCGTTAAAAAGACGGCATATTCCCGAGAGACCTTTGGGGTCTCTCTTATGCCATTCCGTGGCTAAAGCTATCGCTATAAAAGAATAAAGGATGTGAGTGGGTGCCCTACCCACTCACTGTTGTTTGTTAAAAAGCCAAGACTACGCTTTGGCTTTTCGTCGGCATTGTAGGTGCAGGGTGGGTCCCCAACCCCACCCTGCCTATAGAGCAAAGAGCAAGGCATATTCGGGATTTTGTTAAAATCCCTCACACGACATATCTCTCCCCCTCCGTCGCCTTACGGCTAGGTTCCCCCTCTCAATAAAAGGGCTATGTATTTATTTCCTCAAACATACCTCGACAGAGATCACCTGACAAAATGGCAGTACACCCTCTTGTCTTAAACCGTATCTCCCCATCGAGTTCTTCAATGCTGTTAAGCGTAGCCCGTACTCCTGCATTAACGGCATTGGCAATAACCTTCTCTTGATCGGTAGACATACCCGGTTGCACTAACCCACCGATCGCTTTATCGCGGTTAAAGGAAACGACAGTATAGAAACTGTCGGATACCATCTCCATGACCTCGTTAAGCTCTTCAATCGACGTCTGAGCCTTTCTGATATCCATGTAACCCTCCAAGGTACTTACTTCTACAAGACACAGCACAGGCCGGCATAGACGGTCACCACGCGGGTAGACGTCGCTGCTCCTATTGCTGCATTAGCTCTGTATAACGATCACCCCAGTAGATCCTTGCAGACGGCATAAAAGAAAAAGAGGTGAGGGCCCGAAGGCCCTCCACTCTTAATTACTTACGACCGCGGTAGGTGTTGCTGAAGCCGACTTCACGGTTGACTTCGCCGCCACTGATCACGTCCAGCATAACGTTGACCAGACCGGTTTCACCCAGCTGTTGAACACCCTGGTACTGCATAGCGTTCAGCGAGATCACCACACCTTCAGCACCGACGCCCGGGAAGATCGCCAGGCTGATGTTGTAGCCCATGGCGCCATTCATGTTCAAGAACTGCGGTTGGAAGTGGGCACCCAGTGGGCGACCTGGATTGTTGTCGTTGTAGCTTTGCTCAACCTGCTGTGCATCGGTCAACGGAACAGCGCCCATGACCACCATGTACTCACCGGTTTCTTTGATGGCAACGGCCACCTCGATTTGCTCGGCGTGGGTCAGTGCATCAATGATGCGGTCTGGGTGAATACCCAGGCGGCGTTTGTCGACGATCATCCCGTTAACCAGATCCGACAGACGTGTGGTACGGATGGTGAATGCGGCGTTGTTTGGGTTGGCTTGCTGTTGCATGGTGTAACTCCTTGGAGGGAATAGACGCAGGCCTTAAGAGGCCTGCTTGTTGGCGAAGAAGAAGCTGATCATCGGGGTGTCATGACGGTGTACAGTGTACATGCAGTCCCCGTTTTCCAGTGCGCGTCGAACAATGGAGTAATCCGACTTGCCGAGCACTAACGCCTTTTTGAATCCACGGCCATCAATCACATCGGCCAGTTTATCCACTTCGGCGTACAGCGCAGGCGGTAGGGCCACACCACTGAACAGGTTGTCTTTGCGGAACCGGGAGTAGTAACGCGCCCGGTCGTAATCGTTAGCCCAGACGAGCAACTCACCGTGAGCGTTTGCAGCGATGTACACGCGGGCCATCAGATCGCGAAGACCGTTGATGGTGCCCAACCACACCTTGGCGTTCTCAGGTGTTTCACCGGCAGCAATCAATCGACTGTACGGTGTCAGCTTACCGCGGGTGCTGAGCCATGGGAAACGCAGTACCAACTCACTGCGATCATCACCCCACATGTTGCGCAACAGCAAGTCACGCAGGTCTTTGTCGCTGTAGGTATTAATGCGCGCCGTGAGTTCCTTCGACAGCCGATCACCACTGATCAGTGTCTCTGGGACTTGCGAGAACATGTAGTGCTTGTCAAACGTGTAGATGGTACCGACGAGGACGTTCAGTGGGTCAGCTGAAACATTCTCTATGAGGTTACGGACAATCAGATCATCTTCCGGCGTAGGTTCGTATGCCGGGAAGAACGCCTGGGTATGGCTGAGCAATGCATCAGCTTGAGGCACGGTGTTCGTGGTCGGTACAGTGTGCTCATTGCTGCGCAGTAGGGACAGCAGATCCTTCTGCACGTAGTCACTCAGACCGGTAAAGAAACGCTTGATGGACGGGGGCATTCAACTCACTCCTGATAAGCGAGACGGCATAAAAGGTGGCATAAAGGACCCAGGCGGGTCCTTTACTTGGTGGTGATGCTATTTTACAACGTCACCACCTGGCGCAGGCGAGACACCTTTATCGTCTCCGGCAGCTCTATGGGTACTGACCCGGCCCTTCGCCGAGTGTATCCTGTGGGCTGCTGGTTGATCGTGGCGATAGAAAGTAATCTCAACACCTGCGGCGGGGTTTGCAGCGCGATGGAGTAGCGGCCAATGTGAACTGGAGCAGCGGCTCATCTGCAATAGATGCCAGATGGAGGCGCGACAAATGTCAGGCAGCGACCAACGCAGAAGAATCCCAACGGAGTACATAAATGCTCCTCGAATGCCAGTCAGGGTTCGTTAGCTTACGCGCACCTTAAGCGCGGGCTGACGGCCTAACAGGCGAGGAACACCGGGACCAGTCCTAGCGATCACGGAACAACGCGGCCAGATACGCACCCGTTTGGAAAACGGATTGTAGCGGCGTGGCGGCGTCGTAATCCCACGTGGAGCTATTGCCCAACGATGAGATTCCGTTTGCAGGCGAGGCTGGTCGTAGCACGGTGGGGGACTGCATTGATGCTGCACCGACAATGACAGCAGTAACACGAGGGAACTGAGCATTGGGGTGGCATCCTTGTCGGCGGCGTTGGCGACATGCCACTACCGCAAACCATCGACACCTAACGTATTTCTTTACAACTTAGCCCAATGCCGCTGGATGGCAGTTGTAATGCCAGCAGCGGTTACGCAGGTATGAAGGATAACGGCCGTAGTGAGAAGAGGATAACCTAGCGTGGATACCCAGCCGATGGTGATACCCCGTAACGAACCGTCAAAGCAGCTAATAAAACCAGCCCGAGGGCCAGTGATAAATCGCTCGGTCAGTATCTGGATATTTGCATCGGCCAATGGCCCAGTCAGGAAGCCGTAGACGGCGTAGGAACGATAAAAGAAGTAGATAGTAAACAGCGTGCACAGGGCTTCCATTTTTACCTCAAAGGCAGAGGGGAAACCCCTCGTGTGTTATAAGAGACCGTCAGGGTTCAAACCAACGACACCCTCACCGTACTCGTTTTTATAGCAGAAGAATTGATCACACCATTCACTGGTTTTCTTCGGCATCAGTTTGGGCAGGTCAGCCCGGTTGACCTTACGGCCGTTGAAATCACAGAGGTCATCTTGCGCTTGGCAATAGACCTGGTAGGTACCGGAGTAGTCCACCAACGTCGACATGTGCTGCACCGGTTCGGTAGCGATCTGGTACGGCGGGTATTGATCCGCTTGAGGACCCCAACCCCGCTTATACGCCAAGTCGCCTTCGACTGGATCACGGTAGAGGTAGTAACCCTCAATCATGGTCCAACGTACCCGGTTCTGCGTAGGGAACCGACCCACGACTTGCGCTGTCGTTGATTCCTTACACACGTTCTGATCACAGAACACCGTCACTAACGGATTGATGGTCCGCGTGTGACGATCCGTACCGTCCGGTCGACTGACATTCACCACCATAGATGCCGGAGCCATATAGCCGCCCAGACAGTTACCGTAGTGAGTAGATTGTCGCTGACACTTGATCACCCGTGGCATATCCTCAGCCATGAACGCCGGGCGATCGTAGAACGTTACCTCCGCATGGGCAGCTGCGCCAAACAGAGAAACAGCGGCCAACAAAAGAAGGCTAAAGCGTTTCATTGCATAAACTCCTTGTTAATACAGGTTATTCATAGGGGTGATATAGCTTTGTAATTAACTCGGTTGCGGTACTGCGTTGTGTTGGATGACCATTTCGTGAGGCAGGAACGCATGGCAGCGGGTGAAGTCCCAGAACAACAACATGTACAGATGCTGCTTACATTGCAGCAAATACAGCCACGTAAAGTCCTTGACCTTGTTGCCGTCCAGTACTACCGGGTTCCGTCCCTTTAACTTGACGACGAATTGGTGATAGGGATTGGACTCCAGCAGAGCCACCACGCCTCGCAGGATCTTCTGACCGTCAACACTGGCAACCCACTTGGCTTTCTTTTCCTTGTACTCGAAGTACTCAGCAAACGTAAAGTTGATGAGCTGCTTACGGGATGCGTACGTCAACAAGTTACCGTTGATAATGAAGAACATGTGTGTATCGCTATAGCCCACTACGAGCTGTGTACCCACACCGCCTTTGAAGACCATCTGAATGCCGGGGTATTGTGCAGCCATCAGCTCCTGTAGCAGGAGGAAGGTGTAGTGCCGACGGAACAGACTGTAAAGCCACTTAGCAGGGTTATCAGGTAAGTACCGAAGTAGGTTTTTCATGGGTTGTCCTTAGGTATTGATAAATCGTATATGCTGTTTAACTAAGAGCGCGAATCATGCAACTCTACCATTACGCCGCGAAGCAATTCGATGCATTGAAAACACGACGTGCATCGGGTGTGGCTACTGCCGATGAAATCCGTAAGGCTGAAGCCCATGCCAAGAAGTTTCATGATGAAGGTGCTTACGTCGATCACATCTCTTTCTTCTTTGATCCAATCCCGTCCAAGACACTCGGACAGATCTTCGGTGCTGATCACGCAGTCTGGTATCCGGGGAGCCAGTTGTTTGAATACGTGGTCGATGTCGAAGCCTTAGGTGACGATGTCCTCTACCGTGTGGTGGAGTCGTTACGTCGTACTGTGTTCTTGGATAAGTTCTCCAAGGACAATAACTGGGAATCCGATGACCCGGCAATCCTCAGTCGTTACATCAGCCAGATCAACGCACTCCAAAAGAAGTGGGGTGAACTGGGACGCGGCATACCGGCTCTGCGAAGCCAGATCCTGTTGAACAAAGGCAAGACAGAAGAGAACTATCTCACCGCTGCTGCAAGACCCGACTTCGCAGACGGTAAACACCGCTACGCTTCTAACGTTCCACACTTGATGGCTTATCCAACCTCAGGCGTGGTGGCGTACAAAGCGATTAACAAGTTGGTGATTGGCAATGACGCACGCACACCGGTGAACTTACACAGTTCACCGGCCATGCGTTGGTAATCAGAAACGACGGGGCCAGGTCTCAGTGAGATGCTGGTCCGTGTTTTTGCCGTCTTTGAACAAATGCTCAATCGGTTTGTCATTGCTGTAACGAGCCAACGCCCGTGCTTGTTGACGCAGTGCCGTTGGAATGGGGATCATGCCCGTACCCACACCGAACAACGGCATGAGTATGTTGGTTATCGGCTGATCCGGATTGCGATCGTTCCAACGATGAATCGCTTGCAGTGCAGCCAACATCGCCGTGTACGGTACGTCCGAACCGCGAGGCAAGTGTGTCGGCGAGCGCATAGTCGGTGCATAGACCACATGAGGGAACTTGGATTTCAGGTTAGTTGCGATAAACGCAGACCCGACGTTCAGCTCCCCACAGTAATCGTTCTGGATGGTGTCACGCACCAACGGCTCTACCCAGTCACCTACCAGATCCACGACCGCCTGATCCAAACCACCTGTCATGTGACCGTAGCTGTTACCAGGGGTGATGATCGCATGAAAGTCAGCCCGGGCATAGAACGACAGGTCCTCATCCAGCATGGTAACTTCGTGACCATTGGCGGTGGCCATCGCAAAGAAATCAGCTACCCCATCCGACCACTTGGTGGCAGTCAGGCCGAGCAGTAACCCGATGTTGAGTTTACGACGCATTTGGTTTCTCCTCGGACCAAGCCCAGTCGGCTTCAGGGTGAGTAACGTGATCGCGCTTCATGAGTTCTTTGGAGAAGTTGTCGAACTGCTCGACTTCAACATCCTTGATCTCAACGAAGAGTCGGGATACCCCAGTGAACAACTGCATCAGATCACGAGGCGACGCCATTGGTCGATGGGTCTTTTCGATCAGGTCCATCAAGTGGTTGATGTTACGCAGGTGATTCATCTGGAATTCAACATGCATACCGCACCATGTTGCATCCCACCGAGTCCACTCGTCGCCGCGAATGTACTCAATGAAGTATTGCTCAGCGCCGGGGGCAATGTCAGCCAAGGCCTGGATGTAACGGTTATAGTCGAGGCTGGCCTCAGTACCGTTGTCGTTATAGTAGAACGCCCACATCGCCAAAGCACGCGCCATGTCTTCCGGGTCCCACGCTGGGTAGTGCACCATCTTGGCGAACAGCTTCTCCCACACGGAGAGCAGATAAACAAATTCGTGTACGTTTTTCTTAGCCATGATAAACCCCACAGGTCATAAATGGGTCAACGGGATATCCCGTTGACCTTATGTCGTCACATGCCGTCGAAGTCGGCCGGGAAGTAATGTTCCAGATCGAACAGCGCCTTACCCATCACATCCACGAACTGCTCAGAGTCCATTCGGTAGAAGGCTAAACGCTGCTTGGCGTATTCAGCCACATTGGCCAAATTACGTTGCACATCCATTACCACCTTCGGATTCTGAAGTGCACGAATCTCCATGCGATACTGATCGGCGTTCTTGATGAACCGCACTGCGCGATCCAGCAGTTTGCTGTCCGCTTCCGGCAATACCTCAATCGCTTCCAACTGGATATGTTCAACCATGCTGCGGTGGTTTGACGCGGCCTCGTTCAGATGCACATTGAGATAGCGCAGATACGCTTCAGTGTCGACCGTCACGTCCATCCCGACAAAATCAAACTCAGCCGGGTCCCAGTCAAACTTACGGGTAGTGCGGTATTCCTCGAACACATGTTCCATGCGTTCAGCTTCTTCACGCCTAGCTTCTTGCTGCTTGGCGATGAGATGTTGTACGGCATCGTCGAAGACTTCTTTCGGTTCAGTCGACAGTGTCCAGAAGGTACTCGTCGCGGCCACGTGGAGAAACTGATCGTCCGGATTGGAGCCAAACCCAATCTTGCCCATGCTCTCAAGAATATCGCGGGGGATCATCGAACGGTTGTAGATAGGGCAGGTGCAACTCAAACGGTAGGCGATGTGGCGAGTCATAGGTCAATCCTCTTTATCTAAACGTTGGTCTTCGAAGACGGTCCAGGCCTCAGGGTCTGGCAAAACACCGTCTCTGCGATCCTGGCGCTCGCAGTCAAGTTTAAGCTTCTGTAAAGCTTTCCGGGTGAGTTCAATGTCCAAACGGAAGGTCATCCGTTCAGTGGGGCTTTCAGTGACCAGGGTAATCTGGTCGTTGTCGACGGTGTGCATCCGGTACATGTGACCCATGTCTCGGTTAGCATACCGCATTACAGCAATGGCCAACACCGATACAACCAACACACCGGGTTTGTGTTCACGCAAGGCCAGTTCGAAAGTGCGAGCACTGTCGATTAACGGATCACCACGACCATCAGTGATGTGTTCGATCTCGATCTGTAGTGCAGGTGGGTATTCCCCGTTTACCGGCTCACCAAAACCCGACAAGAAGTTCAGCTGAATATTCCCGTCCTCTGTTTTGAACGCTGGCATTGCTGAAACCAACCAGTAGTCGGTCAAGACTTCCAGATTAACCCAGAGATCCCAACCGGCTACTACCGCACACAACGAATCATGTACTTTACACTTCGGGCTCTTGGTGTATTTGGCCAGCGATACCCCGAAGTGCTTAAGGTACTTGCGCACCTCATTACTCGTTTCAGCATTTCGCTCATCGATGAACTTAGTAAATGAGATTACGGACATGATTGTCTCCGTTAGGCGGGGATAGCGTCAGCGTGTTCCAAAGCGTAAGCACACAGCTTGTCCATGTACGGCTGGGCCAGACGGTCCCACATGGCTTGCCCTGCTTTGGTGTACATCGTGATGCCTTTCATGAAGGCCGACTGACCGATGACCATTTCTTCGTAGGTGACGTTGTACTTACGGGCAGTAGAGATCTCAGTACGCAGATCTTCCATTACCAGTTTCGGGTCACCGACGTAGGCTGTGTACAACACGTCTGCATCACGCATGATGCATTCGAGCTTGGTAGCCGGGTGTTTGACGAACGGGAACTCCGTGCAGTCGATGATACCCACTGCCGACCACATAGCGGGTGCCACCCAAGTGGGGTGCTTCTTTGCGAATACGCCGTTGATGACTTGAGAATGCACCAGGCAGAACTGCTTGAGTTCTTTGATTGCCCAGAGGATGTTTTCCCGATCGGTCAGGATACCGCCTGAGTGGTTCACGTCATGGAACAACACACCCAACATCAGCATGACTTCCAGGACTTCCTCAGGCGCCGACATGACGTAGTTCGGGTCGTTCTTCTCGATGGCCCAGAGTTCCTTGGCAATCACGTAGGCAATACCCATGTGAGTGCTGTTGTGGTACGGAGCCAACTTATTGACGTTGTGAGTGTCGTTGTATTGCGCGATTTCGTTAGCCAACAATTGCAGCATGATTAATTCCTTAAAGGACTGGGTTATTCGCCGTAGGGTGAGCAGACGAAGACAGTGGCGCCGCTACCATAGCGGCCTTTGAACGGGATCTCCAGACGCAGTCCGTCCTTGATGGCGTTCATGGTACGCCCCGTGCGGATTTCAACAGCGGTAGCACAGGCATCTTTACTGCCGAACACGGAGCTGGATTCAGCCGCCGCTTGACCATCGTTGTCAGCCAGTACCAGCGTGCTGACGAGGAGAATGAATTTCATGCAGCTTCTACCTTTTTAGACGAGTGGAAAAAGCAGATCATCCGTGCGCTGGTGATCCAGTAGATAGGTTCTTCATTGCCGGAGGTCGACTTCATGAAACGGTAGTTGTCACCTACCCCAATTTCAAGAATCAGATCAATGATCTCGACTGTCAGACGGGTGTCGTATTCCATCCATGACGCCGGGAGGTTAATCATGAGCTCGTCCCGGGTAGCGGCTGCCCAGTCGCCTTCCAGCGGTGCGTTTACATCGTAGAGGCACGCAGGACAGGCCACCGGTACCACGATGGCGAGGTAAGCGTTGAACTCACTCTCGGACTGAAGAATGACCTCACCGAGACTGGATTCCTTGGTAATCTTTTCTAAGCGGAAACGAACAGCGTCCAAGATCATTTCACGCGTGGGTTTTTCAATGTAGTGTTGTGAACGTTCCATTTATGCCTCCCGGGCATAGCGAGGGGTTGCCCCCTCGCCAGTATGTCGTCAGTTGATTTCGCGGATCTGCCGGCGCACGCCATTGGCAATGTCGTCTTCGATTGCAGACGAAACATTCTTGAACACGTAGGCCATCAGACCATCGGGTGTCTCGAACAGGCCTTCGACTTCACGAACCAATTCCAGTGCACCACAACGCCCTGCGGTTTCAGCCAAGATCAGACCCATCAGCTCAGCCCGTGCTGTTGCTTCTGGGGTATCCTGGGTAAGGCCATCGAAAGGCATATCGAAGACCAACGCCATGTCGCGACAGTCGATCTTCTCATCCTGCACGACGATGTGAACCAGCTCTACCGCGTCAGGGTACTGCGTCTTGACGTTGTAGAATTCACAGTTGCCATTGATAATTTTCCCTTCTGAGGCCTCAAGGAAACCACAGTACTCCAACCGCGCCTTGACCGAGAGATCAGGTTCACGGCCAAACCCTACAACAGTAATATGAATAGCCACAGGGCCTCCTTACATCACGGTGTATTCGTTATCGCTGGTTTGTACCAGCGTCAGCTTGTCGCCACGCTTCACCGGATGATCCAGTTTGATGTTGATGTGCTGCTGACCGTATTCACTTTCGATCCACAGTCGGCACTCGTAAGACGACTTCTTCCAGAACGAACCCAGACCGGCTTTAGGTTCAGCACAAGAAGCGGTAACCACTTCAGCCTCGACGCTTCCAACAACCTCGGTAGCTTGAGCAACCACAGAGGCACACATTACAGCGATCAGCAGATACAGCTTGTTCATTCTTTTTCTCGGAATTGCTTTAGGAAGAGGCTTTCGCTAATCACCCATATTTCCCCAGCGGGGCGATCATGCGTGGGTGTAAGATTGGTATACACTACCTGGGGGTAGGAACAGTCCTGCCCATGCTTAGCACGGAACAGGACCTTAAACGTTAGGCCAGAAGGTGACAAATACTCACGGTTCTCCTCGACCTCGTACAACATGGTCAGGCTACGTAGACGAGCTTGCCGAGGACGTCGGTGGTACGATCACCAACCAGCAGCGTCAACTGTGGTGTCAAACCATCGATCTTGCTCACAGCACGGTAAACCTTGCGGGTATAGGCCGGGTTGTTTTCAATCTCGACACATTCGAATTCCAGTGTGTCGCCACACTTGTCGCGGAATTCATCGGACTTGATGTCCTCGGTCATCCAGCGCGCAGCAGTCGACGCCATCAGAGCGAATACATCGTTGATCGTGATCGAAGAACGATCAGCCACTTCAGAGACCAACGCTGCCTTCGCCTCGAAGTACTGCTTGGCAAACAGCTTACCGAGTTCAGTCAGGCTGTGGGCCTTCTCATGATCCCAGTCGGTCTGTGCTAGGTTATCTTCGATCAAGGTGGCCAAACCCGCTTTGCTGGGAATGCTCCCGGAGTCCAGCGCACCACGCCAGTACAGCACGCTCAGGGTATCGAGCGCATTGCTTTCGTATTTCTCTTTTGCTTCTTCGAAGATCGGCATGAGAGTCCTTAACCTAGTGGACGTGGGAGACGCGGCTGCGGCCAGTTGGTACTGTCGTAGCCAGATTCGCCGGGTAGACGGTTGTCTGAGTCGGCAATGAGGATTTGATATACCCGCTTCGGCTCTTCACCGAAGGTTTGCTTGAGGATGTCCTGCTTGGCCACCATCGGCTCCACCGGCACAGCCAGTGTACGGACACCCTGTCTAGGACGGTTACGCATCGCGGCTACGTCGTTACGTTCATGCTCGATGTGTTCGTGTCGCTGGGCCAGTTCTGCGTAGTGGTGTACGACATGGGTAAGAATACCGACGTCACCGCCAGCATGTGCAAACAGCTCAAACCCAACCAACCCCGTCAAACCGATGGTGTACGCATACGCTGGTTTATCACCAGCGATGATGGGTTGTACGGCGTAACCGTTTTGCTCGATCGCTGCAAACTTCTGGGCTTCCATAATCGGACCCAGGCGTGCGAAGTTGATCTTACGCACCACGTCGACCAGATCGTGTTCGGTAGCGCGAGCAGCCTTGACCGAATGCGCAAGGAACGCACGCACATCGACATCACGGAACATGATGAAGTCCATGTTGCAGGCAAGCGTATCCATCTGGAACTCATTGATGCGACGTTCAATGCCCGGCACCAACAGTTTCAGTTCAGCCAACTGACCTGGGGTAGCTTTCAGTTCGTTTGTCATAATCACCTCAGGGATGTTTGTAGGTGTGAAATGTACTGCGATCGGCTTTAAGTCCGAACTTGAGTCGGACCTCGGCTTCGATGTAACACTCGGTAGTCTCGCGGTAGCTAACACTGACCATTTGTAGATAGCTGAAGTCGGACAATTGCAACATGATGATCTTGCCATCCATACGGACGTCAGGCGTGAGGAACATCACCTCGTCATGCGCAACAAACTTCGGGAATAAATGCTTGACCGCGGGTGATGCAAACAACACACCGCGCTCGGGCACTACTGGGTAATGTTCGCCAACCACCCACTTGCGTTTCGATAAGGTGTCGGCAATCTCCAGAACTTTAGTAACCAGTTGGTGGTTGAGCCACACACTGATCACGATATCAATCCGGTCTCGCGCAGAAGGGCCTTTACCCAAAGGACCATCGGATCGAAACAACTGAAACTTCTGGGTGACATCCGGCTCGTCAACAGCGTCAACAAGATAACGTTGCTTAAAACACATGCCGAACTCCTAGTGTCGTGGATAACGGATCGCTGGCATTGGCCAGTCTTTGATTTTGGCTTCCCACTCAGCGACTTCCTCATCGGTGAGGTAGCCTTTGTGGACGCACTTACCGTCAACGAACAAACCACGACCCCAACGGGCCTCGGTGTTGTACTTGACGTGTTGTTCGAGTTCAGAACCCGGTACGCAGTTCTGCTTGTAGTCGCCGTTCTTGTATACACCAACAGTGTGGTGCTTCACTGGATCGGCTTCAGCCTTGGCGATCATCTTCTTGTGTTCGTCAGGGGGAATGTAATCGTCCATATTGCGACGATGTGCCAGCAGTTCTACTAACAGGTGACTGCGCAATGATGGGTCCATGTAAACCTCAGAACAAAATGATAGTTGAAGTAGATCCGGGTTGGAATTGCGTCAGGTGTGGTGCACAACCGGCCCGCACCCGACAGCCGTCTAGGTAATAGTCAGGCGGCATATAAGCAGCGAGCGTTTGTTGCAAGTCCTTGAACAGCGCAGGCCAATCCAACAAGTGTGCCCGCTTAGGTCCAACCAACCCGTCGACGATGGTGAAGTACCACACACCAATCATCGCGTCGTTATGCCACAACCCAAAGTACCCATCGGCTCGGCCTTCAGGGATACGTTTCCAGTCGTTGTCCATACAGACCCCGAACCGTTCGATGATGTCGATACGCCCAGGCATATCCACACCTTCGACATTGTGGTAAACGAAACTGTAATCTACTTTGTCGCTGACTTCATGCGGCATGATTCTTCTCGGTCGGTGTCAATGCGCACACCACAGTACTCGATCACGTTGTCTTCTTTGTCCAGCGTGACGGCGATCAGCGTGTCTTTGTTGTACAGCTTCGAATCACCGAAGCAGTAAACATCAGCATAGCGGATCTGTCCGAAGATACGAGGGTCTGTGTTTTGAGTGCGCTTGAACTCTTTGGGTGTCCCGAGGTATTCCCGATTGAGCAGTCGTGTACGGATCAAACTCCCTGCAACCCACACCATGCGTTCGCATCGTGAGTACAGGGCGTAAGCACGCAAGATCTCAAAGGTATCCTCACCTATACCCATACCGGCACTGCGTAGAAACTGTCCACTGTCTTGGGTACGAATACCCTTGGCCAAAAGTTCTTCCAACTTCATGTCATGCTCCAGATGGCAGAAACGGGGCCCGAAGGCCCCTTGAATCAGTTCGGCTTTATATAGACGTGGCGGTAGTTAGCCTTAGCAGGCAACAGACCTTTCACGTCATCTGGCGTGGCTTCCTTGCACTGACGGAAGTACGACAGGATCGGACACATGTGGTAAGGAATGTCTTTAACCTGACGACAATCTTCTTGCCACTGTTGTGCCTTGACGTATTGTTCAGTAGTACACACCGTCAGCATTGGTGTGGCCACCTCAACCGTGTCGGCTTCAGTCGATGCGTGTGATGCACTGCTACTGGCTGCGATCACCGGCAACAGCATGTACATCGGCAGCATGTTGGTACTGTTCGATGTGGTCGATACCCGCGGCGTAGAAGAACGCACTGAAGGAGTCGGGGTAGAAACCCGAGCACTAGGTGTAGACACCCGTACTGGGATGCTCACCCGAGCCGGACTGATTGATACCGCAGCGTACGTGAAGTCCACTGACGATGCCAAACCGATCAACACCGAAAACACAGCACCCAAAACGTATTTCATGGCTTTCCTTAGAGAGTGTAAGTCAAACGAACGAGCTGACGACGGGTGTCTTCGACCACCGGTATCGACTCATGGAGGAACATCGCATTGCCCGTATAGATCACGTTCGGTTCCAAATCGAACTCGGTCAATTCTTTAAGCTGATCGCGCAGGTGTTCGCAGTCACCCCCAGGACCTGCTTCACCGTACAGCGTACCGTTCCAGCAACGACCACCCACAGCACTGGCCGCCAACACGATACCACCACGTGCCATCGCCCGCAGATCAGACATGGTGTTCCAGCGTGGGTCTTTGTCTTGGGTGTACAGATACACCCCGTCGTAATGCACCCCACCCCGACGATGACATTGACCAGCCGGGATATCGCGTTCGTCAATGGTCAGGAACCACTGCGCTGCCGCGCGACCACCATGTAGACGCTCGATCACCGGAGCAGCACCACGTAGCATCGCCGAAACGATCGGAACATAGTGCTCAGGAATATCTTTCCCCATTTCGATAGGGCGCATGTGGATCTGCGTGCCCTTGAATTCAGGAAATACGACAGGGCCTACCGGTTTACCATACGAGTGAATCATGTTCAGTCCTTACGGATGTAGAAGTAGATGGGAAGCGTGGTCACACCATGCATCGGTATAGCTGATGCATTACTGCGATTGTGGATCGGGGTGATCTCGACGACGCCAGTGCAGAACACCGCCGTTGGATCACGATGGATCAGATCCATGATGCTCAGGCCTTGTTCGAATGCTGCGATTTCAAGTTGAGCACGGTGACCATAAGGCTTACCGTCGTGCTGCTCGACCTTAGTCAGCGTGAGTCGGACATCACGGGCATCGAAACGATAACCCTTAGCCCACATCGCTTTGAACATGTCCCGCTCGGTTGGACCGACTGGGAGTTCATCACGAAACTCAGCGCTACCACAAACCTGAGCCACAATAGCCCGGGCATCAGCCAAGGCATTGTGAGGAATCAGTGAAGAACGCGCCGACAAGAAGCCATCGCGAACACAGCGATGCAATGGCTGTTGCGGCATGTTGAGCAGCAACTCGTCGAGATAACGACGATCAGCGTGGGCGTTGTACATGAACTCGATGTACCCAAACTGATTGATGAACTCCTCGAACGAAGCCTGGAACGCAGCAGCCGAGATCGGCTCCTTACCCAGATTAGGAAGGCAGTTCTCAGCCACCCATGGCACGACGTCAATATCGGTGTAGTCCATGACCTCGTACCACTCTGCCCCGCTTTCGGTAACGATAGCCGCCGACAGTACGCGACCGCCTTTACCGTTGAACTCAAAGTCGATGAAAGCCCGGCAGGCTGGTTTAGGTGCAACGTAAGGTTGAGGTAAACGTTTAGAGATCATTTCGTAGGGTCCACAATTTGATAATCTTTGATGATCTTCCCTTCGGTCTTGCCTTTGTTAACCACAACAGGACCGATCCACACTTTCTTACCGCTAGCACTGCGACGCCAGTAACCACGACGATGGTGCTCGCGAGGCGAAGCATGCGTACCACCCAAACAAACCGATTCTTTCACCGGTTGATTCGGGATCAGACTGCGTACCTTGAACTCGATACCTTCCTTCGCAGGAGGTGGCACCATGCTCGGCGGTACTTGAACACCTTCTCGCTCCAGTGTATAAACACCCTGCGACATACCTTCCAAGAATGCAAGTACAGGCGCTACGGTGCGGAAGGCTGGATCTTTGAAGTTTGCTTGGTGTTCGTGATCAGCGGGTAGTTGCTTATCAGGACCTTCCACCAGATACGCACGGTATTCGCAATGCTCAGGGTTAGCCTTGCTGCGGAACCGATTGACCTGCACACTGATCTTCTCACCGTACAGATCGAACACAAAGAAGATCTTGGTTTCCGAGAGTTCCAGTGCGTAGATCTCGTAGGTGTTAGGCCATTGTGGTTTAGGATTGTTCTCGGCAATCCAGTGTTCCTGCATCGTCTTCGGGGCAGTCGGTTCAGGCAGGTCAGCATAAAGCTGCTGGACAAACAAACACTCCTTATACGGCAACCGTACCTTGACTGTGAGATCAGCCAGGTCGCGGTAAAGGATCGTGTTGTGCTCGAAGATGAACCGTGGAATATTGCGTTCCGGTTCAGGAGGTGGACCACTCAGTGCATTGCCGTCGAAGTCCGCATTGTGTGCGGTGAGCTCCATCTTGCGATTGAAGTACTCGGCGTTCTTCAGGGGCTCCTTAGGGTAAACCATGGACTTATCACCACGACCCATGATAACCTGCTCAATCTGACCCAGCTTGACGAACTCAGGACGTCCGAGGTCATTCAGACGGGTGAGCACGCCTTCACCAGCACCCAGTGTAGATTGGGCATACTGCTCGAACAGTCGATCGACGTTCATACGGCTGATGCTCTGCCGGGATTCTGATTCACCGAACGCACGGATAGGGCTTTCGCGTTGAGTGTGGTCTTCGCCCGTCTTTTCCAACATGACCAGATGTGCTGGGTTGATCATACCCCGACCGGTAGGTTCGTTTTTAGGAAGGGATGAATAAGGGATACGCTCGCCGTTAGCGTCGTGTGTTGGTTGCGGTAGGTTCATGACTTAGTCCTTAGGGATGCCTTAAAGGTGTCCGTTTAACGGGGTTACTCAAGCCCGTTATATAGGTCTAGGGAATACTGGAATCAGCCATTTATCTCGTCAAACATGGCCAACAACCCACCCGCCATATTGGGGGCGTTGTACTTGTTTCGAGCGATCCGATAGACATGATTGACCTCAGCCTTCGTGTCCAGAATACCCAAGATGTCTCGGGTAGTCCCCATTACCAGATCTTTTGCTACCACGGGATCGACGCCACTGGCGATGCTGGCATTCATGCGCTCAGTAACCGTACTGTGGATCTTGCCCACAAGGTTCTTGCCATGGGTCTCTACAGAGTTCTTGGCAATCTCTGCGTAGGCCTGCTCAAACGTCGGTAGGATCGTTGCAGGCTCACGTTGACCCCACATGTAGACTTCGTAGTCATCGCCTTTGTAGCGCGCTACGGTGACGTCGGTAGGGTTCAGTATCCCACCCACCGTCATACCGGCGGTCCAATACAGCTCACCCTTTTCATTACGACCGTATTGAACGTGGTACTCATTCCAACCGGAACGACGGTCTTTGATGGAGTAGCCCGGTGGACAGCGTTTAAACGCCTCGATGATATTCATGCATTCTCCAAACAAAAAAGAATAAGAGCGAGGGCCGAAGCCCCCGCCTTTATGCCGTCACATCTTGTGGAACAGGATCTTCACACGGTCTTTGTGTGCATCGACCATGAACAGCTTGTAGAAACGACCATCGCTGGTAAACGCATGGACGGTCCACCCTTGTGCTGTTAGCTCGGCGTACTTGTTGTGGAACGCAGCTGCTGAGCTATAACTGACACTCGGTAACACCTCACCGAAGAACAACCGAAGCTCTTCGACAGTGTGGGGTTTGTAGGTATGATTCTTGATGGACTTATAGAAGGTACCCTTAATACGGAAGGGCGCCAACTCAGGGTCCTGCCATTCTGCCGCAATGATGTTGCAGTAGATTGTGGCCAACGTGTTGAGATCGTAGTTGTACAGCATCAACGACACCCGTCGATCCGGTGTCGACGCCGGTCCTGCATCAGCATGCCAATGCGATACCGTCCAACCTTCGGTCTCCAGTTGTTCAGCTAGCGCACCCATAATCTGGCGTGCTGCTTCAGAACCGCTGAAGCTTCCATTCGCGTAGGGTTTGAGGAACTGCCCGCGATACTTCTGCTCACTGTTGATCTTGGCGATACTGGTTGGCCCGCGCGCATCTAACGCCTTACGTGTATCCGGCCGGATATTGTCAAGCAGGGCGATGGTAACCTCGCCATGCCATGAATAGTTGTTACGGATGCTGATCATCCCGGCCTGACGATTGCTCCAGCCATGGTGCTCAGCATCACCAACCGTGGGTTCTTCGATCATGGGTACCAGTAGATACGGGAACCATTTCTTGTTGTCCGCCTTTACTTTAGCAATGGCGGTTTTCAAACGTTCAAACATCGAGCAGCCTGACATCGATTTCATTACAGTTAGCCTCAGCTAGGGTGGGGCCTAAGCCCCGGGTATATGCGACTACCCCAACGGGTAGCCACACAGATAACTCACTCAGGTAGGTCTTTGCCTTCAGGCTCGTCCAGACATGCCTTGAGCATGGCGTCTTCAATCACGCCGCGGAAACGGAACTCGACCGTGTAATACCCCGTCGGTAATTTCGGGTCTACACCGGTGATGCGGTAGGTGATGTCGTCGATCTTTTCGAGCTCGTAATGGTGGTTCTCTAAGATCCAGTTACGGGCCTTGAGGATATGGACGATCACAGGCCAGACTGTTTCGCCGTTAGCCGACAGTTCGTCCTCGAACGCCTTTTCGATCTTGTCGTATTCAGGACCCAGTTTACGGAATACACGACGATGGATGCCGTAGAAGCTTTCGAACTTCAGGAACCAATTTGTCCCTTCGTCCAACTCCATTGGTTTTTCCAGATCGCGTGCGTACCACTCGACAATGGTACCGATCTCGATGCGCATCAGGCTACCGGTGAACTCCGGCGACCAGTTGCGAGCCATGTCGATCTTGAAGCTGAGTAGCCCTTTCCAGAACACGCTCAGGATGCCGTCTTCATCAACGGCATGGGCCATGGTGTCCGCTCCAGACACTAACCCAATCACATTACCGAGTGTGTCCTTGAGTTGGTTGATGATGCCTTGCACGTCACGGCTAATGCCGCGGTGCTTGAATGGATGCATCATGGTTATTCCTCCACGTAGTCGGTGTTACCGACGAACGCGTCGATACGGTTGAAGTAGCGATCACCCGCGCCTTCGTTCTCCATCACGGTAGTCTGGAGGGCTTTGATGAAGGCACCACCTTCTTTGACGTTGTACGCCTCCACCGCGTCAATGATCCGCTTGGTGTTGGTCAGGTGCACCGCTTCATCAGGCCAATGGGCTTTACTGCCCGACGGCATAATGACCGCGAAGCGATTACCGTTATGAGGAAGATGGATAACCCCAGTGTGTTGAAGACCGAGACTGTCCGCGAGGGCCAGGATCTCAAGCAGACCGGCTTCATCGGACTCAGCCATCAGTTGTACGCTGGTGTAAGTGTAGGCACTCATTGTGGAACCCCTTTGAGACTGCTGCGTTGTGTTTCGGCGAATGCGGTACGCAGGGGGCCCGCCCCATTGGTGTATACGAAAGTGGCGCCAATGGCGGTCTCGTATGCGTCGGCGACATCCACACCGGCCTGTTCGCGTAGTTTTCGAACAGCGTCAGTACACTCATTTACAGCATCGACCTCGAAGACAGCATACAGATCGTCACTGTGGTGAGTTTGATCGTTGAACGTGTACGCTGTGGCAAACCACCCTTCGAAGTCTTTAAGCGGTACCACGCCAGCAAAACCAGTGAACTTTTTATTATCGCAGAACGGGATGTAGCACAACAGTTCCATGATGTTGGTTTCATCGAATTGACGCTTCTTGCTGTAGGCCACGAATGTTACGGACATGGGCTATCCTGTTTGAGTTGGTTGATGTCCAGCGACAATACTAAGCCGCCATTAGCATCCAGTGTGAGAATACCCAAATCGATACCCTCGGCGACCAAACGCCATTTGTGTGCTTTGGAATCTCGAAGCATGTGCATTTGAGGCGCATCTGCGTCGAGTGGATTACGGCTGGCGTAATCCTTGATGATTCGCTTGATGAGGTTGTTGACGGTGCGGTCTTCCTGCGTCGCCAACTTCCTCAGGTACGAATCCGATTCATCATCTAATCGGACCGACAGCATTATGCTGACAGTCCCTTGCGACCACGCATGCCTTGTGCATCCACCATGTCCTGGGTGCTGTCGAACCCGAATGCAATGGCGAATGCATGGTTAATGCGATCTTGTTGGGTGGGGTTACCAGTCAACTGTTTATCTGGCGGGACAGCATCGAGCACTGCCTGGACCGATACAAAGCCGAGGGACTCAGCCATGGCGTTTTCGAAAGCACTTTGAATACCATTGTTCATGATGTTCCCCTTACAGGTTTTTGATGTCTTCACGTTGCTGATTGAGCTCACGCTCAAAGCACTGGAGGTAGAGATCCGGATAGCTGGCATAGCCACCTGTACCGAATTTCTCTTTGATGTGTGCTACCGCAGCAGGATACACCTTCTGCCGTGAGTACGCTTCATCTTCCATGCATTCATCGGATAGTCGATATTGAATAGCACGCTCCAACATCGCTGACACATCACCCGGTAGTTCACGATCTGCACAGTTCATCAGCTTCGCAAACTCAGAAGAGAAACCTTCCTTGCGTGAAGCACGATGTTCCATACAACCCGCTGCCACCAAGATGCGATCTTTAGCATCCAGTTCAGTGAAGTGAGTGATGTCACTGGTGAGCACAAACTGAGAGCTCAAGATGTGATGGTTCACCCGAGACCATGCAAACAAGTCATGGGTGTAAGCCACCAACATAATCAACTTCGGGTCATAACCCAATTGCAGGCGATTGTTGATTTCATTCCCACACACATCAACGGCATTAAAATGCCCGATCTGGTGAGCACGATCATTCACCTTGTAAGCATGACTGAGCTTACCGATGAGACGATCTCGTAACTCTGAAACGATCATGGAGTAACTCCCTGGTTGTTTGGTTAATAGTTAGGTACTACGCAGGAATGATATAAACCTCAGTTTGAGTTAAATAAAAAGCATAGGGCCTGCCCCGTAGGGCAGGTCTATGTCAGTCGTCTTCGTTGATGGTCAAGAACATCTTTTCGAAGGTTTCGGCGAGGTTACCATTCATGTTAGGCAGTCGTTCGTCAGCTTTGAAGAAGTGGCGCGGTAGGAGCACGTAGTCTTTGGGTTGATGATCCACACCGTCGAGTATTCCCAACACCCCATCGATGGTTTTGTCAATTGCTTCCACGACAAATGTTGCCTGGTTGTCTTCGAAGTTTGGACCGACCAAATCCAGAACATCGTTACGGACGTCCCAGATTTGCATCAGGAGGAATTGACGCTCCCGCTGTATGGGATCTGGAACTTCGATCTTTACGTCCATACTCACCTCAGTTATTGACGTCATCGTAGATCGTGGAGAAGATCACTGCCAGATCGCCAGCGACATTGAACGTCTTGGTGTCTATCGCCCGAGGACCCTCCGTGTGTGGTCGGATCGGGACGACCAGATACGCGGCCTCCGATTCTACCAGGCGGTCAATACTTGGCAATAACACGTAACCGTCGTCCAAAACACCCAACGTCTTTACCACAGCCGATGTGATCGCCTTATGGACTGGTTCGTGGAACTCAGGCGGCATCACACACGCGAAGTCTTCATAGGCGTCGTCGCGAGCGTCTAAGACCTTCTCGATAAAATCCACACGTGGTTGGTGTAGTACATCGGGACGGCCTTCCAGCGCCTCGGTGGCGGCACGGTTGAGTGCTTGCCCCAAGGGTGACTCTTTATCGGCTTTCATGACACACCTCAGTCGTTGATGTCCTCGAACAGGGAATCATAGGTGCTACGCAGATCCCCTGCGATGTTCGGCAGGACACCTTCAGTGCCCCGACGGATCATCTGGTTCGGCAACACGGTGTAACCCGCATTGTGCAACTCACCACCATCGAGGTACTCGAAGAACTGGCCGGTGACGTAGTTGACAGCGTTGGCTACAGGACCGATGAAAGGATCATCACGGTTAGTGGCGTACAGAAGAATAGCCGCTTCACGCATGTTGACGATATCGCCAAGGAACGTCTTGCGGGCTTCTTCTACCGGATCAGGCAGAATCAATTCTAAATGCATATCCACCTCAGCTGTTGATGCGACTGAAATCACGAAGCAGTGTGCTGGCTAACGAACCAGCCAAAGTCGGGACGTCATCGTCACGCAGTGGTTCGACCATGTCCATCGGCAGGACCAGGTACGTACTGTTACCTTCACCGAACCCGGCACGTCCGTCGAAGACTCGCAGTGTTTCGGTCATGGCGGTTTCTACACAGTCACGCACCACATCGACGTAGTCCTCACCGGGATAACGTTCGTTCATGTCGTACATGACAGACTTGTAAACGTCAGAAAACGCATTACCCAACACACGGCGCTCATCGGCCAATGGATCAGGAATGTTCAGTCGAAAAGCGTTCAATTGTTGATCCCCTCATAAAGGTCTTGAAGTGCTTCTGACAACTCACCCGCCAGATTCGGCGTATGCTCAGTCAGGTTCGTGACCACCGACATAGGTAGCAGTAGGTAACGACCTTGGTCAGTACCCCCGTCGATGATGTCCAGCACACCCGCCGCCACATGGCGTGCAGCATAGTGCACCAGCTCCCGGGTCTCATTGCTGAGCTCCATCTTTTCCATGGCCCAGTCAGCGTTGTAGGTCGCTGATGCCATGACTTCTTCTAACAGACCTTCTTTGGCAATACGCAGAGGGTCGGGTAACTGAATAGAAAGATTCATGTCGTCACCATTTAACTAAGACAGACTGGCGATCTTGCTCTTCTTCAAGCATCATCGCCAAGGCACTACGGTCAGAGTCAAGCAAACGCAACAGGCCATAAACATGCCCGTTGTATTTGTCCAGCTTGCCGTAACAGGGTTTGTCCAATAACAGCAGATACCCAAGATGGTCGTTCATGAACTTTGCAATAGCCGCAGACCGAGAAACCCCAGCCTGACAATGCACCACCACGGCTGCTCCATCGGGCACTCGCTTAGCCCACTTCAACACAGCACGGGCATGCTGTACCGAGAACAGTTCTTGCCCAGCGCAGTGCTGTTCGATGTCCTCAAACTTCAAGCGCATTACATCGAAATGTTCACAACTAAACCGAACGTCTTCTTTATCGCTGATGCTGATAACGTAGTGGGGTGTTGTGAGCGCCGTAGCGTCGATCTGAGCAAGAAAGGTAACACTGCGCATAAAGACCCCACGAAATAAAAATAGACGCTAGGGGACACCCCCTAGCGTCTTACCGTCAAACGGCTACTTTACCCGCGATGTGCGGGTGGTACTCGTAATCCACCAGCGTGATGTCACTGGCTTTGAACTGATCGATGTCGGTCACGTCGTTGCTGATGAACACCGCCGGGCCAGGTTTCGGCTTACGGGTCAACTGCTCACGGACTTGTTCGATGTGGTTCTTGTAGATGTGGCAATCACCGCCAGTCCAGATGAACTCCAGTGGTTCGAAGTTCACGACCTGTGCCAGCAGCTTGGTCAGCAACGAATAGCTGGAGATGTTGAACGGCACACCCAGGAATGCGTCAGCCGAACGCTGATACATTTGCAGGCTCAGACCACGGGTTGGCAGTTCGTACTTCTCGGCGAATTCACGCAGTTCTGCTACGTCCAGACGCATCAAAGCTTCTTCGTCAGTATCGACGACCATCGCCTTGCCTTCGTGATCCATGACCACGTCGCCGATCTGATGCTCAACCACTACACGCAGCGGACCGAACTTGCTGTCGCGAATAGTTTGCAGCGTACCGTCTTCGTTGCGTGCCATGACGTTCTCGGTGTAACGCACGAACGTTTCTTCTGGGTTGTACTCCAGCGGCAGGACTTGCTTGGCCACACGCAGCAATGGGCTGCGCAGGATCACGCCGACCAGTTGTTGCTTGTTGAGGTTGTTGCTGTACAGCTGGAAGAAGCTGTGGCATGGCTCCAACGCCATGTCTGCCAGATCCGCCGGGTTCCACGCCGACACCATAATGCTGCGGCTGTTCGGATCGTTCTTCAGTTTCTCTACCGCACGAGCGAGCTGGTCGATCGACTTCACAGTAACCTGTTCGGTCAATACGTAGCCGTGTTCGTTCAGCCACTGTGCCACCACGGCATCAGCCGGTACTTCGGTGTCGAGCAATACGGATGCTTTGGCCTTCATCAGCCACTCGTCCAGCATGAACTCGTTTTCGAAGCGTGCACGCAGCTCGTCGAGCTTGCCCACAGCTTCTACGAAGCGCGCAGCCGAACGATGGGACAACGCACGGGTCTCACGCAGCACAGGCCATTGACGCCACTGTACGCCGTACACAGGACCCAGGCTACCCTTGACCAGCTTACGGCGAGGAACCTTGGTATGTTCGTCAATCCACGCATGCAGGGTTGCGTCGACGTTCGGGGCACGCCAGCGGTTGGAGGCAGGCATGTATTCCCAGCCTTCTACTTCTTCCGCCGAATACAGAGTGTCACGGAATGCATCGAACGCCGCCTGGGTCGCAGCTTTCTTGACGCGACCCATACGCTCAGCCACGTTCAGGTCGACGTAGACGCGAGTCTTGTCTTTAACCCACTCGTCCCAGATGGTCACGTTCTCGGCGGCCATACCGTCGATCTCGTCGGTGCCTGCAATCAGCAGGTCCAGCAATTCACTGACGATGCTCTTCGGGTGGGAGAACTTGGTGGTTACCCACGGCGCCTTGAAGCCCGATACGTCGAAACGCATTTGATAGCCGAACTTGGAGATCGTACCCACGCCGGTACGGTCATCCTTTTCTTCACCGGTTTCGAGGATGTAGCGGAGGAAGTCAAGATACTGACGCATGCTTTACTCTCTGTTGGTTAGTGTTTAGGGAACAACGAAACTACGTTGTCCGGGGTTTCGGGGACAGCCGGCTCGTCGATCAGATCCGCCGGTGGTGCAGGTGGGGTCATCATTACTGCCATGATCGGTGTGGCGGGTACCAGCACAGTACCTTCCTCCAGTTCCAACACGATACCGCGGATGCAGTTGTGTGGCAGGATCAGGTGTTGCTTGGAACCATCCAGCGACATGTTGCAGGTGGTGAACTCATCGCCGATGTGGAAGTTACGGCAAGCCACCGGATGGAAGTTAAGAACCAACGCACCATCGGGCTGCATGTAGCGTTCCAACCCTTGCTTCTCTTCCATGAAGTTCAGGTCGTAGTGAATGTACCAGCGATCTCCCTGTGCTGTTTCGAGCAGGTTGAACAAATGCTCGACCAGCTTACGGTTGTACGCTTTATGATCCATGGTGCGAGGATTCCTTACGTTTGAGTTTTCTGTAGATACGGAATAGAACGGGGTTGCCCCCGTTCCATAAAACGATTAAGCCTGGGTGCCTACATCGCCTTGGTGACCTTTGAGCGAAGCTTCGAAGATGAAGTTCGACCAGCTTTCGAACTTGACGTCAGTCGACTTCAGTTCTTGCCACAGTGCGAACAACTGCTCTTCGGTGTACCAGCCTTTGAAGTTCAGGCCTTTCTCGGTAACCGATACCGGGTAGTCGGCCGGCACTTCCACTTCCAGCACCACTGACAGGTGCAGCGCATCAACCGGCGAAGCGTAGCTGTGGATGTAACCCAGCAGTTTCACGGTCACGCCAGCGTCATCAGTGTTCACGCCGCATTCCTGAGCCATCTCAGCTTTCAGGCCAGCCAGGATCGAAGGCCACGTGTCGATGCCCTCGTGCTCGTCGTACTGAATGCCCTTACCAGCGAGGTGACCACCCCAACCGATCGAGTGACCTTTGAGCAGACGCTCTTCGCCGATACCCTTGACGCGCTGGTAAACGCTGGTCTGTTTCACGCCATCAACACGACGGGTAAGCAGTGCATATGGCAGGACCTGACGGTGACTTGGCTGGTGGCTCAACGGATCAACCGGCTTACCGTTTTGCTCAGGCCAGAATTCCGCGGTGTCACGCCAGATGGTTTCGGTGTGTTCGTGGAACTGAGTGAACAGCACATTGCTGATCGCGTCAGTGGCTGGGGTAAAGCCAGCGTTGTTGAAGACAGCCAGTGCGGCCAGTGGTTGGGCTTTGATAGCCAGGATATGCTCACGGTGCGACATCAGGACTTACCTTATTGGAGGGATAACAAACAATACTCCAATACAGTAAAAATCTTAGTCTATCTTGGGCTTCTTCCCGAACTGTTCATCGATCACGGTGACGTCCTCGTGCTTACCAGACCAACCGCCTTCACTGAACAAGAACACCCGCGCCGTCAGCTTAGGGACTTCCAGTTTACGCATGACGATGTCAGCGATGGTCAGACGGATGATGTTCTCGTTGGCGTAAGCCCAGGTCTCGTCTTCAATGCTGCTAACGCTCACACGGAAGGGAAAGAACTCAGGCTTACCGCCGTAGACGATCTGAGCAAAGCCATCGTAACCGTCATGGACAAAGCTGCGGATCTCTTCATCGGCGTCATCCAGTCCGTTAGCTGCGTTGACGATCTCCTTGCCCATCATACGGGCATTAAGGATTCGTGTGAGGATGCCACGTTTGGTGTAGGGGTGCGCGTTCGTCATCAACGCCAGTACGGTTTTCTTCACAACCCGGTTTGGACTGTTAGCAACTAACAGCAAACCAATCCAGATGTCGACGTTACTCGTGTACATTTGGTTTCTTCATCAGTTGGATAAGTTCAGCAAGCTCTTTATCCAGCAGCTTGCGGTTTTCAAGATTCTTTTCTAGCCGTTGTAGCAAGGTGGGTTTGGTAAGTTCCAAATCCAGGTTGTGGCGGATCGTATCGAGGATGCCTTGGGTGTGCTTGTCTTTGGCTTCTTCGGTAACACGATTACCCATCCAACCGTGGTACGTGAAGTCCTCAATGCGCTCCTCGGTGTATTGGTAGTGGAACGTCCCGACGTAATAAGGGATGAGTTCCCAGCTGATGAAAACAGCTTTTACACCACTGGTGCTGTTCGGGTGATCGTAGACACACTCAGCGCTAAACCCAGCGTCATTGATATTGAACGCACCCTTAACCCAAACCGGTTGACCGTCAGCCAAGGTGAGTACGCACACCTTCACGTCGTAGGGTAACTTCTGGGCGAGCGTGTGGATGTTGGCCCACAAAAGCTGCGAGTCTGACCCGTTTTTCGTTAGGACAGAATCGATATCCACAAGCCCCATGCGATCCACGTATTCTTCACGAAGGACGCATTGGCCTACACCCGGTGAGCGAAGGTCGCTTAGGGTAGCCCCGTTGTAGGACCCATCGTCATTAACAAACTGAACAACGAAATAATCATCCAGCTGGTTCTTAGTCCAACGAACAGAAAAACAAGGCAACCCACCCTTCTTCAGGATGGTTCGACATTGATCCTGAAAAGAAACGACAGGCAAACCACTGCGACCCAACCAGTTAAGCCAAGACATACCAACTCCTTAGGTAGGTGAGGGGCGTACCCCTCACCCTTTTGCGTTAGACGTCTTTCTTACCCAGTGGGTTCTTGAAGATGTCTTTGTTCAGTTCACGCGGCAGATGCAGCGGGATGTGGGTGTACTTGTAATCGTGGTGTTGATTGCACAGCCACGGACCGGAGTGTTCCTGGCCAAGGGCGTCGAGTTGTGGTTGGGCCTGACGCTGGAAGGCGTAGGAGAAATCGTTACCGCGCATTTCCTTCCACGAGCCGTCGGGTTGTTGTTTGCTGGCACGGAAGTACGCATTCACCATGTCGGTGCTGTCGTCTTCGTTGTCGGTGATCTGAGTACCGGTGATGATCAGATCGATGTCCAGGGGTTGGTCACGAGGGAACAGGTCCAGACGTACGTTGGCTTCACCGTCGATGTCGAGGTAGATGGAATCGCCTTTGATTTGTGGCATGGGTGTATCCTTTTGATAGTAGATGGAGTTTGTGACTACGTCACGTACGGCATAGGTGTTTCTATTAATGCACTCTGGTGATATAGGCCTCAGTTTCTTTAGGGAATAAACACGGGAGCCCTACGGGGCTCCCTATGCCGTTACTGGCCCATCCAGTACACAACGTCAGCTTTGCCACGAAACACGGCCCAGGCGTGCTTGAAGCGGCCCCAGTAGCTCTTCTCACCTTCAGGGCGACGAGGTACTAGATGGTAACCATCGCCATCGGTACGTGGGATACGCATAACTTCGTTCCAACCAAGACGAAGCCAACGCTCCTCGATCACAGCTGGAAAGCGCTGGTAATACGTGATGCGATACACCAACCATCCCGCCCACTGAAACGGATGGAAGATCGCCTCACGAATCGGTACCCACATACCACCGCCCTTTTCACCGGCCCACTTCAGGGGTTCGGTTTTGGTCGTGTACAAATTGCCTGCGATCAATCGAGCGATAGGCTCATGTCCGTGTCCTTCGAAACGTTCGGCCATTACAATGAACTCCGTGCGGTGAGGGCTGTCCACGCATTGCGCAGACGACGCCGTAGCGTCAGTTTGTGGAAAGGCATTTGGGTAGCGATGGCAGGCAAACCCATCGTCAGTGTGGTGAATGCAGCTGCGTCGGCATGTCCGCCACCGCCATATGCCTCGGAGAATACCGTGGCGTCATAACGACCACCCGATCGCAGGCTGTAGATGACCTTCTCACGACGTACGGTGAAACAGGCCACCATGTCGTACTGCTCAGCCAGCATGTCACCGATCATGTTACGCAGGTGATGCGGTGCGTTGATCAGAGCCATCCGCTTACCATCGTCGAGGATGACTTCACGGGTGTACTCGCGGATTACCGACTTGGCAATCTTGCGATCGTAGTTGATTAGCGCGATACCGACATTCAGTACTTCAGGGTGAATATCGCCATTGGGTAGAATGATCTTGGCGACGTTTTCCATCTTTTGGTTACCGTTGATCAGCCAGGCATTGACTTCATCGACGTATGGCAGCTTACGCTTCCACAGGTCGTAGTCTTCCATGTAGGTGAGGACCTTAGGCATCAGTGGACGCCAGAGTTCTTCTGGGAGTTGCCAGTCGTGGTTGTTGAAGAATGCCCACGTCAACACCGCACCACAGTGGTTCAAGCTGAATGACTTGAACACCTTGATGTGGACGAGGTTCCCAGCATCCAACAATGCCAGGTACTGGTCGAAGGTGTGGCACGGTACGGCTTTAGCCGCGGCGAGGTGTTTGATGGCGGTCTTATGATGGTCGATCACCAACACCGACAACACGCCACTGCGCAAGAGTTCTTTGATCAGGTCTGCCGGCATAGACAGATCCACAAGGATCAAATGCTTACCGACCAAGCCATCGGGAACAGCATCACCGTACTGATACGGCCTGTAAGTTGTACCGGAGCCTAAACGCTCACGCGCTGCCCACGCGGCAGCAATACCGTCATTACAACCACGGTGGTAAAGCACAGAAAATTCGTGCCGCATCATAATCCCTTACTGGAGTGTATAAATGTTGGCTGACTGGTCATCGATGACACCCAGTCTAAAGTCGACCAACCAGAACGCCACCACTTCTTCAGTGATGATGTTGTCTGGGCCCATACGGAAACAGTGGAAGTACATCTGTTCGCTGGCCGGGCGAATCTGTTCGGGGGTGATGTTGATCAGACTGTGGTCGTTAGACAACATAAAACCGAAGCGGGTATCCACTGGATAGGTCCGCTTCAGAGTCTCATTCAACGCCACCACCCGATCGCGAAGATCTTCACCCATCTTTAAGTCACGGAGAATGACGTAATGACAGATTTCACGAAGATTTTGCAGCCGGATGGTTTCTTCTGACATGTCACACCTTTGCGTGGGTGATCCCTGTTTGGCCTTGGTACTTCCCGCCACGGTCTTTATAGGAGACCATACATGGCTCGTTACCTTGGAGGAACAAGAATTGCGACACACCTTCACCGACGTAGATCTTCATCGGTAGGGTGGTCGAGTTGGAAATCTCAATCACCACGTTGCCTTCGAACTCAGCTTCGATAGGCGTCACGTTGACGATCGCGCCAGAGCGGGCGTAGGTCGACTTGCCGAGGCAGACCACCATGATGTCCCGTGGAATAATGAAGTATTCCATGGTGCGACCGAGTAAGTAGCTGTTCGGTGGCAGCATGACGTAGCGGTCACCCCACTCGTCAGTGCGCACGATCCCATCGATCAACACCGCCGACTCGTCCAAGCGCTTCGGATCGATCACACCACCGTTAGCGTTAGTGAAGATCTTGAACTCCGCAGCCAGACGCACGTCATAGCCGAAGCTGGAAACACCGTAGGAGATGACCTTGGAGTCTTCAACCTCACGCACGCATTCACGCACAAAAGGTTCGATCATCGGACGCCATTCGAGATCCCGCTGGAGGATCTCGTCTGTCACCAAATGCGCATGGAAGTTCTTGACGAGACGAGCAAGATGTTCTGGTTCGTGAGTCAGTCCAGCCCAAGCGAGTTCGTCAGGACGACCGGGCGTGTGGACGTTCACCACGTGGGTGGGTGGTTCGCACTGGGTAATGATCCAGCGGTCGTTCATGATGCTCATACATCGTCCTTCTTAAAAGGGGGTAGTGATGGGTCGACAGCGCGTTCGAGTACGTCACGCGGAATAAGTCGGTTGCTGTCTTCGGTTGTCCACACGTTGAAGAAGTCCCGATCTTGGGGCTGTTGGGCGTCTAACAATTTCTGATACAACCAACCATCGTGATACAGACCGTGTGGTTTCGGTACATGCACGATGCGTTGATCGGTGTTACGGCGATGGCGCAGCCATGGAGCGACGATGTAGTGGAGCTGCTTGTCCACTTCCTTCATCTTGGCCAGCTTCTCCAGATGTTCGTCTGGCCAGTGGCGGTCCAAGGTAAAGGAAATGAAGTCACGCACCAGACCCAACACCCGGTCAGTGGTATTCAACCGACCCGGTTCGATTAGATAATCGCGGTCCGCCATGTTTTTGTGCAGTGGGTCCAGATGCATCCGGCTCAGCAGCTCCATGTGCATCGGCGACGGTAGCTCACCTGCGAACTGTTCCTTGATCACACGGTCCACGTAGATAGCCGCAAACGCAAACCCATCGAAGTCCGTGTAGCCTTCTTCAGAGTGAGCGACATCACCCATCTCTGTCGCCAAGCGTGACAACAGTTCGATTGTCAGCATGACCATAGAAGCCGTCGGTTTTACAACGGGCTCTGGTTTGAGTTGTTCAAGATAGCTCGGATTGAGTTTACTGAGGTCAAGCGGTTTGTCCGAGATACGCAGCAATGCACGGGTGCCGGGTAAGATGTTGCGACGCAGGGCAGCGAAGCCACGTTGACCCAGCTCCTCTACTTTGGGTTCCTTCACATCATCCGATTCATTGATGCCTGACATGAGTATTCGATCCAGTCGGTAGTTTTTAGGTTCACGGTGGCGAAGGCGCTTATACAGCGCCAACGTATCTATCTGTCCGAACTCCTTCATGAGTTGATCTCATCAAAGTAAGTCTTGGCTAATTCCCCCGCGATGTTCAAGCCCGGGTCCAGTGGTACGTCGTCGTGCTCTGGTTGTTCCAGCAGTATATAGCTGTCATCAATCAACCCCAGCACGTCACGCACAGCACCGACCACACGCTCGTTGCTTTTATTACGGATGTGTTCAGGATCACCAGACGGGACGATGGTGTACATGTCAGTAATGGCACGTACCTTCGACACGAAACGGCTACGCGGCGTAGAGGGTGGGATGTACTCAATGTTGGGCAGTGGGTCCCAGAGCATCTGCGTGTGGTCCCAATGTTTCTTGAGCAGCGTAAACAAACGTGGGATATCACCCGATTTCAGGTTCAGGATACGGTTCGTGAACGTGTGGCCCTTACGCGGCGCTACGAAGTGCAGCATAGCGTATTGAGTGCCCCATGGACCGAATTGTTCGTAGTCACGTTCTTCCATATCCTCCGGTTTAGGGAAGTCTTCCTTCACCTCTTTGATATCCCAGCGGATAATCCGGTTGAGGTCGATGTCGTAGTCCTTCCACGCATCGAGAAACTCTGGCAGCGACCGGTAGGTTTCCTCGTACTGGCTACTGTGGTAGTAGGGGTGATCGACCGACAGTGCCTTCAGCAGATCCGTCGGGGTTGCAATCGTTTCTTTCAAGCGGTGTTCGATAGCTACTGTGGACATCACCGTCTTCCTCTAATACCGACCATGCAATGCCAACAACGCGGCCACGGTCCAGTTCGTGTTTTAAAACCTGTTCATGGATACCCAGCGCTTCGTAGCATCCACCATAGTAGATTTCCCAGCCTAGTGCCGTAAAGGTTTCGAAGAACCGAGTGACGTGCTCCATGTAGTTGGATTCACTGATTGCCCCGTGTCCGTTCTGTACGTTGAACTCACGCAACAGGTGCAGGAGTGCTTCACCCGGTTCGGTGTCTTCAGTGAAATAGAACAAAGCTGGTCGTGTGCGGTCAGGGTATTGGCACACCCGAGTACCGGTGGTGCCTCGTCTTACGAGATCAGCCAACTTCATGATCGTCGCATTAGGGCAATAGGCGGCCAACTGCGCTAAGCGTTGTTCTCGCTTTTGTCCCTGCATGGCTTTAAAGCGCTGGACCGGTAGCATCACCCACCTCGCTGACCATCACCCCGGCAATCACCCGGGTCTTTTGGATTTCGCAGATCACTTCGTGCATGTGGAAGTGGATCGGGATCTCGACGAAGCGTACCTCGTAACCCGCTTCTTTGCAGAGCTCAGTAACCATCGGCGCTGCCGTGGTGATGTCCAATGGACCCTGCTTACCCAAGCCATGCATCTGCACCGCACGATCGAGGAACTTACGTACCGTCGGCACCATGGCGTCACGGATAGCCAACACCACCAACACTGGAGCCATGCCGTTGGGCAATGGCTTATGTTCGCGTGGCGTGGTGGCCTTGTGCACGAGGGCTTCTAAGTCCAACGCTTCGTACATCGAGTAGCAACGCTTCAGCGACTCACGTACATTCTTTTCAATACCGCTGCTGAAACTCTTGGCGAAGAGACTCGCCGAGAGATTAGGGATCTTTTGCATATCCGCACTCAGTTATTGATTTTGTCGAAATAGGCTTGGCAGATGTCGATGGTGAGTGACCATGGTTCGCATTGCTGCTCTACCACCTTGAGCACGCCTTCGATGCCTTGGTCCACGTAGTTGATCACTTCCGCCGCCGAGTAGGTTTGATCCGGTTCAATGGAATTAACCAGATTGTCCCGAACAAACAACATGTCCAGCGCCGTCGCCTCAGAAGCCTGGGAACGGGTAATCGTTACGACGGGAGTCGATGATTCCTTCGAGGGTGATGTTTTCGTAAGGGCTGGGGTAGGGGACTTTGCTTTCTTTTTCCGCCAGCCATGCTTCGAGGAGCCTCTGGTTTTCTTCATAGTACAAATTCATCCTAGGGATACCAAACCGAATGGCGATCTGGAGGCCAACGTTTGTACCCCCTTTGACTTTCTCAGTCTTGCCTTGTGGGATACCCCAATACAAACATTTAGCCACTGGGTGTTTTAAGTCTTCATCCAGTAACTGAAAGGCGTTGCGGGTGACGAGCTCAATACCACCCTTACCCAGACCCCAGAAACCTTTACGGGCTTCCAGTGCAATCTGGTTGGCTTCCTCCCACCGCTCACGACCATAGGCCTTGACGTTGATGAATCCCAAGTTACTGTCGTGCCAGCGGTTCTGGTAACCATTGCGGGACAGGAAGATCTTGGGTTTGTTGCGAGAGAAGTTAGGACCACCAGACAACACCGCACCAACCCAAACCGCGAAGTCAGAACCGATGGCATCACCGCTGTACAGCGGACCCAACCCCAGCTCGTAAACCGTACGGGCGTAGCGGGCCATAAGAACCAGAACAGGCATCGGTGCCTCACGGCTGCCGATGCCCGCCCATGGTCCTGGTAGATCGAAGAATTCTATCCCTTGCATTCGTCCTTATCCTTTCTGACTAACTGTACCTCGACCCGATAATGCCCTACGTCACCGAAGGCCAACCAGTACACCGCCGTCATCGGCCATACGTCTAACGCTGGGGCGATAACCCCGTCGCATTCGATGAAGTGAAACTGTGAGACACCGTGCAGTTTTTTGAGGGGGTCTGGATTAAACCCAGGGATGCCGAAAGCAACATCAGTACCGTCGTCGTTATTAGCCAACAGCTTATAACCGATGTACTCACTACCGGTAGACGTGTGCCAGAGGATGATCTCCTTACCTTCAGCCATCGCCGCGATCATGTTGATGGGTGCTGCGATATTGACGTTAGCAATCTTGCGGATCTCACCGCGCTTAGGACGGGTGGATAAACCCCGATCACGGAGAATCCAATTCATAATTTGCTGGGTGAGCATAACGCCTCCTATGTGCAGACAGTCCCCCATATAACCTAAGGGTACCAAGTAGATGTTCACCCTTGTGATATAGGCTTTAAAAGTCATAGGCGGCATAAGTGCCCCTCACGAGGAGGGGCGTTGTGCAAGGTACCTGTGAGCTGCCCGACGATTGCTTCTCAGCGTTGCCATTAGCAGCTCGGGGTCTAAAACAACCGCGAGAACTGGATCACCTCCTGACTGGCTACTGTCGTAGCCTTGCACATACAATACATGGGAGCGAAAAGAAGCTAATTTTATAGTCTAACCACCTTAAGCCTCGGGTGCCCCCATGCAGCAGCAACTACAGATGTATTCGGAACCGCAGGTCAGTCGGGAGTGTTACTTCGACCCGACTTTCCAGATCGAGGTTCCCAGTGTTGAACTCTTCGCGGGGTTCCGTCGTGCCTTTGGTGCGATCAACATCAAAGAGACCAACACCGACATTATCGTTGAAGGCATCCCCGCCGACGTAATGCAACGGGACATGGGTCGGATCTGGAAGACATCCAAGATCGCCATGCACATGTTCAACCAGTTCGGTCGACATGGCTTCAGCTTCTACAAGTTCTTTGCCCTCGACATCGTTTACATGCTGGACCAGCTCATTGAGTCACGGTCGGGTGTGTCGGTGCGGGTGCTCAAGAACATCCGTGATGCCCTCTACGAACGTACCTGGCTGAAGAACACGCTAGAGACTGAGGAAAAGCCTAAGGGTCGTCTGAACTACGACAACTTCAAACGCTTCCACAAGCAACCTCTTGAACACCAGTTGGGCTTCCTTGAGGCCTACAACTATAAGGTCGATCAATACGGCCTGAATGGTTACCTGCTTGCCGGTGCAGCAGGCTCTGGTAAGACCATGGCGTCGCTGTATGTCGCCGAAGGTATCGAAGCTGACTGCGTCATTGTGATCTGTCCTAAGAACGCCGTACAGCGCGTTTGGGCGAAGACAGTCACCGAGGAGTACAAGAAGGAACAAACCTTCTGGACCAGTGACTCGGGCAAACCGTACAACAAAGAGCGTATCGTGATCTGTCACTACGAATCGCTCGACAAGCTCTTGCAGATGGTGAAGAGTCGTCAGGTCTTCGGCAACAACATGCTGATCATCCTCGACGAATCCCACAACCTCAACGAGATCAAGTCCCAACGTACTCAGCTGTTCATCGACCTGTGCAAAACCACCGGTTGCAAGAACATCATCCCAGCGTCCGGTACGCCGGTTAAAGCGATGGGTGCTGAGCTGATTCCACTGTTGACCGTATTGGACGACCTGTTCACTGAACAAGTACAGGACCGTTACAAGAAGATCTTCGGTAAGGACGGCAACAAAGGCCTGGACATCCTCAAGAACCGCATGGGGATGATCTCGCACAAGATCGAGAAGTCTGCTCTGAAGCTGGACAAGCCGATCATGAAGCGTCTGCCTGTGAAGATGCCTACGGGCGATCTCTACACCCTCGAAGCGATTCGTAAGGTGATGGAAGCCTTCATTCAGGAACGGGTTGAGTTCTACAAGAAGCGACGTAAGGACGACGAGCGTTTCTGGGAGAAATGTCTGGTGCTGCACGAAGACACCATTCGTGCTGCTGCGCAGAAGATGGAATACAAGAAGTACCGCGAAACGTTGAAGACAGTTATCGCCACGCCGGACCCACGTTTCATCGGGGAAGAGATTGCGTACACCAACTTCTACGAGAAGAAGTACATCGAACCGTCCCTGCCTAAGGAGATGATCAAACAGTTCCGTGACGTCAAGTCGATCATCAAGTACACCAAGCTTAAGATCCAAGGTGAATGCCTGGGTCGTGTGCTGGGCCGTAAGCGGATCGAGTGCCACGTAGAGATGGTGAAGTTCCTCGACTTCAAGGGTATCTGCGATACCACCGAGAAGAAGACGCTGGTGTTTACCAGCTTCGTCGAAGCACTGACCCAAGCCGGTGATGTCTGCAACAAGGCTGGCCTGAATCCTCTGCTGGTCTACGGCAAGACCAACAACGAGTTGGCGTCCATCGTAGGGCGCTTTGAGAAGGAAGAGAAGCTTAACCCGCTGATCGCCACTTACAACTCGCTGTCGACGGCTGTACCGCTGGTGATGGCTGACACGATGATCATGGTCAACGCTCCGTTCCGTGCTTACATTCAGGAACAGGCGATCTCCCGGATTCACCGTATCGGTGCTGACACCCAGACCACGGTCTACCAGGCGTTCTTGGACACAGGCGACAAACCGAACATCTCCACACGGTCTACAGAGATCCTGGCGTGGTCGATGGAGCAGGTGGAAGCGATCATGGGGATCAAGTCTCCATTTGCGATCACCGAGTCGCTGGAAGAGTTCGAAGTCAAGATGGCCAACCAAGGCGGTTACGACGACATCCTCTCGTTCAACCAAGCGGTCAACTCGTACTTCGAGCGTGCTGACATTGACGTCACCACCGACCTGCCTAAAGAAACCACTCAATCCACCACCTTCATGGGCTGGTGATCATGGGGCCTGCGGGCCCCTTTTCATTTTTAACTGAGGTTTCTCATGTCTGTTAAATCCGCAGCATTCGTTGCCAAGTTCGCTACCTTGTTGACGTCGCTCACTCGTGTGGCCAAAGCCGGCGGTAAGCCGGTTGTTTTTGAATCCGTCAGTATCGCTGCCAACGGTGTCAAGGACTACAACCTGACAACCTTGATCTCTGATCACGCCACCTACGACTTGAAGTCGGCTCGTGTGCAAGCCTGGATTCTGGATGATCAGGCCGGTTCGGATACCAATGGCTATTACATCAACGCTGAAGACGCAGTAGTGGCCGGCATTACAGCGGCAGGTGCGGTGCGGGTACGCCTGTATCGTGATACCGCGGCTACGGTCCTGATCCGTGTGGATCGTCCGTTCATGAAGAAGTGAGTTAGACCATGGCCGATAAAGTAGTACCGAGCCTCCCGGGAGGCTACTATGTTTCGGAGCGCACGGTCAGTTGGTCGTTTGATCCCAGCGTGACGGGGGTTGCGTATTCCCTTAACGGTCTGCCCCCTTCGATTTCCGAATACATCGCTTACGACACACTGGTGCCACCTAACCCGTTCATTGCGGTGACGCAAGACGGTAAAGGGCGTGTTGTGTATGACGGGGGCTTCCCTAAATTCTACAACACACAAGCCCCTGCACCTGGTACACCGTTCGCCTCTCTTTCGGCGAGCTTTAAGTATCTGTACAACGCGATCAACTGGACCGCAGACCCCATGAAGGTGGCGGCAGGGAACAAGAAGATCCTCATCCTTGGTGACGTACCCGCTCCAAGCAACTACGCGGTCAAGGACGTCGGGGCCAACGGTTTCTTTACCAGCTTCACCAACCTGTGTCAGTCGGTTGGGTTCACACCCACCTTTAAGGACACCAGCGACTACGGTGGTTACCTGAACGCCACGTTGTCTGAGATGTCCAACTACGCCTGTATTCTGGTGATGGGTGCTATCGGTGGTGGTGACCCTAAAATCACCAACAACTGTGTGACAGACATGACCTCCTTCCGTGCAAGCGGTGGTGGCATTATTCTGATCACAGACGATGGTCCAGACATCCCGAACATCGGTGCGGCTTACCCACCACCACAAGTCTCCCGTCAGTTCTTCGTGACGGTGAACAAGATCGCCGTGCAGTTCGGTGCTTACTTCACTGGTCTCTACGACCGTACTCCGGTTAACGTGGGCTTCTTGCGTGCAAACTACGGTGACCATCCGCTGTATGCGGGGATGGACAACTCGGAGTCGATTAACGCCGGTGGTTCGGAGTCCAAGGTGATCGTGACTACCACAACGCTGGTAGCCCCGGGCACTATCGGTCCGATCACATTCCCAGTGGGAACGTCGAACAAAATTCATTGGTTGGTTAAGACCAGTGACGGCAGTATTTACACCTACAGCTTCGTCTACAACATCGACACCGGTGAGATCATTCTGTTTAAGGATGCCAACGGTAACGAGATCTCGCAGATCGACATTGGTTGGGATTACCTAGCTAAACCACGGGTCGACTTGTCGGGTACGGGTCTGGGCACGTTGCAGGGGTCTATCTACAAAGGTGGCGTCAAGGTTGGGGAAACCTACTATGACGAAACCAATGGCACCAAACAGATTTGGTTTGCGGGTGTGGGTGTGCCGGTGGTTAACGGTGATGTGATCCAGGCCACGGTAGACGTACCGTTTACCTATAGTCGCAATATGACCATCAACCGTAAGTCTGCGCCGATCAAACCGATGACGGGTAAAGCCAAGATTGCACAGGCTTTGCACAAACTGGTACCGACCGAACTGCGTCAACGGGCAGTCGAGAAAGTATTTGCGGCGATCCAGCCATTCTACCCAGTAGCATATAAGCTGGGTGGCGCTCAGAACATCCAGGTACTGCGCGATTACCTCGCTGGGGTTGTCCCACTCACGGACGTCACAATCAACGCCTACGACGTCACAGCGGCTCTCAACGCTGCCTTGGCGGTGCCTCCTTCGGGTTCTGCTGCTAACAAGGACATGATCCTCGACATGGCGAATAACCGTGTCTATCGTTACTTGGGTGGCAACTGGGCACAAGTACCAGGTGTAACCAACCAGCAGATCTTCGGAGCACCTCGTGTGATCCAAACGCAGTCGGGTGGTAAACGCTGGAGACTGAACACGGACGGTAGTATCTCGGTGCTGTAACACGGCATAAGACCCCTCCCTGGTGGGGAGGGGCTTTATGTCACGCTTTGCCTTTGGCTGGCATTACGTAGGTGATTTCCAGCGTGCGCTCGTCAGCGGCGATGACGATGCTTTCGCTACCCAGGGTCATGACGAAGTTGTCGGATGCCAGGGTATCGTTCAGCAGCTTGACGGCGTCTTCTTTGGTGAACTCGTAGACAGTCTCGCTACGACCCAGACCACCCAGACCGTTATTATTGCCGAGGGTGATCTTCTTCTCGACCAGCTTCCAGTTCTTGGCGTTGATGTCATGCACCCGCGTCATGCCACGAACTTGATTGCGGTGGAAGATGTCGACCAGGTTACCGGCCAGCGTGGTATCAGCGCGCAGGTTAACCAGCGACTGAGCATTGCCTTCAAAGCGGATCTGGGTCTGCTCACGCAGCAGTTGGTTATCCACACGGGTGCTGACGGCATCGATGCGCAGATGGCCGATGTCCAGGGTCAGCTTCTCACCCGTAGCGTTCAGGGTGATGCCACGGATGAAGTCCAGCAAGCCGAACTTGTTCTCGACGTCCAGCGCCTTCTTGCTTTCGGTAGCGTCACCGGCAAACATGGCATGGACGATGTTACCCAGCAGGTAGTGTGGATAGCTGGTGGTGGTCAACACAACCATCGCGCGTTCAGCACGGGAGCGACGGGTTGGGTTTTCAGCAATGATCTCAGCAGCTGCTTTTGGTGCAGCTTGTTTTTTTGGTTTACGCTGAGCGGACTGGGTGTTGGGCTTGGACATGGAAACTATTCCCTGTGTATGTTGGTCAGATGAAGCCGTTGTGTTGAAGCCAGGAAAGGCGAAGCGCCTTAGCGTCCTCTAGAGCATTGTGTTTCTGGGTGGATTTTTTCGCAGAGATCGCAGGATCTACCCGAAGATCGAGTTGGTACTCAACCATCATCCAGCCTTCAGCCCCAATGATCACTTGGGTGAAGTAGAACAAATCAGCCGCATGGTCGGCGATCAATGTGAGTTTTGGGAAGGCGTCGAGGAACTTCTTCAGACGCTCTTTAAAGGCAGCCATTGGGATAGCTGGCTTGTTGAGAATAGGCATCACGTTTTCTACAACCCACTCCTCAGTAGGCTGCTTGTGTTCAACGACTTCATAGAAGACCCGTTGACCATCTTCGCTAACGATCGCCATAGAGATCAATTCCCCATGGCCACCATTGAACTCACAATCGATAAAGCAGTTCATGCGGAATCCTTAGTAGGTTTTTCATACATAGCTAAGAGATTCCAGTAAAAAATAAAAGACGGCATAACAGCCCCGAAGGGCTGCTACTTATTCTTTTGCGATATCAACCATTGCCTGTTGCACACGACGTGCTTCTTTACGTTCATGGCGCTTAAGACGCCAGTTGGTATATTTGTGTTGTGCGTAAAGATACACGATGAACAGCAGTAATAGGCCGATAAGACCCAATGCTATAATGTCTCGCAGTGTGACGACGATACCCATACCCTACTCCTAAAAGAAAAACGGAATATTCCCCTCCCTAGATTGGGAGGGGTTGTATATTCGTTTAGGGTAGTTTGACCTTAGCTTCTACACCGACACGTTCGATGAAGTGTTTGGTGGTGGCCGACATGATCTTGCTGACAGCCTTGACGGCGGCCATAAAGCCTTTGCCATCGTTGTACGGGAACCTTACGTTCTGACCGTCCACGATGACATGGTAAGCTTCTTTCAAACCCGAGCGGTGGAACACCCCCAACACACCTGTTTGAGTCAGGCGGTTTTCATGCATCAGTTTAATGCACTCACGCGTTTCCTCAGATGCCAAGCTGCCAATGGTGACAGCGAAAGGACCTGCTACTCGCAAGGATTCCATGTAGTTGTAGCCATGATCGACATCGTCCCAACGCCACCATGTATCAGCGTCAGTGACAATACCCCAACCTTTAGTGGTGCGCAGCAGGTGAGGTGGAATGTCCAGCAGGCCCATTTCCGGAATGACCCATTGATTGCCCTTTGTGTTGTACATTGTTTTCTTCCTTAAAAGGATGGCGAGTGCGGTATTGCTCTCAATTCACGAAGACAATATAGTTCTCAAATTAAGTGGAGTCAAAAAGAAACAGCAGATAGGAGCGGCATCTGCTGTTTCCTCCCCTAGACAGGAACTACTGGACTTTGGCCTCCTGTGAGGGGAAAACCAGTTTCACGTTCTGCCAGCGAGCACTGAACTGCAATGGGCGGGTGGAACGTGCTTCGCGATGTTTCTTCAACATCGAGTGTCCTTGGGGTGCGTTAGACATGATAGGTCTCTCAGTAAGGTCAGGGTTTCCCGTGCGGTATGCCGGGGGAGTCGACGATGTGAGGTCGAAGTTCAATCGATGCGCCTGGTTTTTGGTCCTGAGGGATTGCCTCAGGGGCTACCCAAAGTATGCAGGCTTCAGAGGCAACACTACGGCACTTAGCCCAAAGTTCCTCAATGTGGTTAAGGTCATCGTCGATATTACGTTGGCGCATAATTTCTCCTTGACGGACATAAACCGGTTGCCCGGGTGTCCTATAGTCAATATCCGTTTGCAGCGGGTAAGTCGGTTAAGGCTATACCCGCATAGTAGGAACAGGGCTGTAGTTCTTTTCAGCCGTAGGACTTACGAGCAGCGGCCTCATTGTCGAACAGGCGGCAGCCCCAGATCGCAGTACGGTCTTCGTTCCAGTCCTTACGCTTGTGTTCATCCAAGCTGTCGATGTAGGCGATACAGGCGCTGCGGAAGTTGTACCCGCGGGCTTTACCCAGGAAACGCGCTGGCGAATGCTCACCGGTGGCGGCGTAGCCTTCAATCCAGATGTCGTATTCCTTTTCAACCAGCGCACCCACACGGTTGTTCTTGAGTACGGTAATGACCTGTTCGAAGTTGTCGTAGCCGAGTGCTTCGAGGTCCTTCAACAGTTGGCGATGTGCTTGAGCATCTGCGCGCAGTGCTGCAACTTCAGTCATCGAGACAGACATGTAGCGATCTCCTCCAGGGAAACGTTTATCGAGGAAGTCATGGCGTTCCTCCTCAGTCCATTGCGCCCACGGTAAGAAACCACGAAGGTCTCGTTCCGTGACGTACTCTTGCACCAGCCAGTCCGGCTCTGCGTTAGGCCGGTGGTAGGTCTTAGGCTTGAAGCTGTTGTCCACGTAACGCTCGTCGGCCGTCATATGTACAGGCTCGTACCCATCAGCGTGTTTGCCCGTGATGCGATAGAACAGATTCGGTAGGTCTTCAGCTGAGTGGAAGATCAGCGTCAGCTCTCTACTGTCCTTAGTAGGGCGGTAGAAAGCCCACTGACCCGGTTCCAGATAGACCTTCACGACTTGATCGGTGTGGTCTATCTGAGTGGCAAACACCGAAAGCAGGGTTTCGTCTTGAGCCTGTAGACCCGCAACGATACCCCGCAACAACGCTAGGGCCTGAATATCTTCCATGTTACACCACCATGGGTTTGATCATGATCGACTTGATGGCCGGCGTTTCAGCGATCATGCTCGGGCTGTGAGTCAAACGCCAATCACTGCGCAGGTTGGTGTGGCGCTCGATGCAGTCCAGATGGAAGACTTCCGGGCCTATGTTCACCCGCGTGGCTTTGGTGATACGACGAACAATACCGCTGCATTCGTCATCTTCGATATACAGGAAGCGATTCTCACCCTGACGACTGATGTTGATGTTGATGCCTTCGTCCGGGATCTCCTGGAACAAACCATCGGCACGGTGCACCAGCATCCAGGCACCCGAGTGGTGCTTCTCAATGCGGGTGTAAGGCAGGGTGGCATTGCTGACCGGGATGTTGACCAGACGAACATCTTCGAGTACGAGGTCGGTGCCTTTGAACTCGATGCGATATGTTTTCAGTTTAGCTTTCTTGCTCATGGGAACTTCCGTTTGGATGGGTGTGGTGCCGGTGCAGTCGGTTGGCTGCCGAAGAGGGTTGATGCGGGATACTGCTTCAGTCGTTCACGCAGCGTATCGAAGGTCTGTTCGATGCTAAGTGGTTCGCGACGGTTGAGGTTATTGATGTTTGCCTGGAAACGCGGCATGAACTTGAACGGACGTTCTTCGCCTGTCTCTTTATGCTTACCGATACAGGACTGATCGACTGTGGCGTCTGCCTTGTCCACCCGCATGCTGATGCGCAGTGTGTAATCCATGTGGTCGAGCTCAATACCGAGGGTCAAGTGATCACCCCGGTCACTGAACATGGCCGGACTGCCGAAGTTCAAATCGTTACGGCTGCCATCAGGCATGACCAGTTGTACACCAGACAGTGACGCAATAGAGTTACTCATATTTCCCCCGCAGGTGTGATACCCACTACAAAGTCGAATACCTGAACAGGCGTTCGTTGGATGTTAGATTTGAAGCTACGTTTGCCGTTGTCATCCACAACCCAGTCACCACCAAGGTTCTTCTCGATCCAGGCTTCACTGCTCAGGATGCGCATAGCCGCCGGGTCGTATACCGCTTGGATGTGAACGTCAAGGCCGTTGATGCTGGCATTCGTATAGGTGGCCATCTGGCCTTCTATGCCGTTACGACGGAAGGTGATCTCAGGATCTTCACCCACGTTGATGTAGTGCGTCTGTTCAGACAACACCGGATCGTCCACAACAGGGAACGTAACCCGATAGCCCGTCAGTCGTACCTGTGGCAACGTCTCAGGCTCCAGCAGGTCACGGTGTGCTTCGTCAATCAAAAGCTCCCGGTACATGTGGTTAAGTTTGTCCAGAGGCGTCAATGGTGCATACCAACCTTCTGGCCAACCACGCAGAGAACGCACACGGCGAATCACTTCAGCCATGTAGTCCTTGTCTTCCGGCATGTGGGATTCAATCATCCCCATGCAGCGCTGACGCTCGTAGCTACAGGTGGTTTCGATGCTTTCGTTCAGATAGCCTTTGAACGCCGCTGAGAAAATGTCGTGGTCGTTGTAGCTACAACTGTAGACACCTTCGCTGAGGTCGCCTACCAATTCGCTGAACTGCGTCTCCACTTCCAGAGCGTAGTTCATGTGGTCTGTACGGATAGTCATAGAGCCTCCAAACGGAATAAAAAGAAGAGGGCCCGAAGGCCCCCTCTTATTCCCCTGTGAATGAAACGTGGTCGACTACTTTGTTCCCGTCAGGATCGTACACCGCCAACGCCAAGTCCAGGCCACCGTAGTAACCGTTGTGGGAGTTGTAAGTACCGATCGTGGCAGAATCGCGGTCAGTCTGAATCAGCGCAAACTCGACTTCAACAACCCCGTCGCAGTAACAGCCTTCGGGTTCGTTATCATCGTCGTCTTCACCGTCTCCGATTTCGCCATCCTCAATACCGCAGTAATGGCCAGTCTTTGAATCAGCACCGCCGTGGCGGATACCAACCAGTGTTTCACCTACAAGAGAATCCAGGTCATCGTCAGTGCTCATGTAACGGGATTCGCAGCAGGACTGCCCAGCCCGATCCACCAGCACCACACGCCAACCTGACTCCAGCACAATCACCAACGCCTCCCGTGTTTCCCCGTTTGCGCACCCCCATGATTCTTCGTCATCAATTTTTACCTTGATGTCTTCGAACCCGATGGAACGGATAACGCGGTTCACGGCAGGGAGTGTCAGTACTGCAACTTCATTCTTCATTCTTTTCACCATGTCAGAGAGCGGTCATGGCAGGATTTGAACCTGCGACCTAACGGTTAAAAGCCGTTTACTCTACCTGACTGAGTTACATGACGCCGAATGGGTAATAACGCTTACTACCCCGATGATGGCGAATGCTACTGACGTGGTGTCTTGCTTCAGAATGATGATTGTGCTGATGTGAGTTTAGTTAATGCGGATGATCACGGTGTCGTGCGTAATACCGGGAGACCGCTCTAACCATTCATGGAACTTATTGATGCGGATGTTGTTGAAGATAGATGAGGAGAAATCGAAGATCAACAGTTTCAATGGTTCAACGCGATACTCTTTGCGTTTGATCCAGAGGGACAGATCGATCGGTTCACGGATCTTGGCCTGATCAGCCTCCGACAACATCGACTGCTTAGGTTGCATCACATCACATACACCGTTAGCGTCGAAATTTACGATGTAGTTTTCTCGGAACTTACTGAAGAGCATGGAGTCTGGCTCAGCCAGCATCTTCTTCAGCATCCACGACGTGGCTCCGGTTTGCCGTGGTATGAAGAAACCCACGGTACGGAAGTCGCGTAACCAGTCTGCCTTGCCGTAACACTCTTTCATGTGTGCGGCGGTAGCTGGGGTTTCGAGAAAGGCTTGCATCACAGCGTCCATCGACGCGTGGATCGTAGCTTGTCGTGACATGGTGGTTCCTTAATAAGTGCCAGTGAGTTTACGTGCTTGTTTGAGATTGAGAGTGACACCCATCAAATCAATCGTCATGGTGAAACCCCGAAGGGTCTCACAGTACTGCACCGGTGTACCGATGCGATTGCCGTAGAGGGTGCACTCTTCAACCAGTTTATCGGTGACGCGTTCGACACCGAGATCAACAACCGGAATCACCCGGTTGAATGTGGTCTGACGGTTGAGCAAGTAGATCCCGATACTCGACTCGATCAACACGTCCATCAGTTCGATGAACTTTGGATTCATTTCAATGCTGCCTGAATCACATCGCACTGCAACTGGATATCCAGGATGTAGCTACGGTCCGGTACGTACGCCTGTACCTTGTAGTGGTTGGTTTCAGGGTCAGCGTCGATGCATGTCAACAGGTGTGGCTTAAATGCTTCGAATGCCATACGGATCAGCACAGCCGATGCGCTCGGGTTGTTGCTATTGATGTCCTCGATCATAGCCAGGACGTCGTCGAGGTCTGATGCCTCGGCGATGCGGTGTGCGCGAGGAACTGGACGTGGGGTGGCCTGTACTGACAGGAATGGATATTGTTCAGCACCAACCCAATTGCTCCAGACTACAGCGATACTACCGTCTGTAGCACTCTGCTTCAACTCCACCAGTATGTTGCCATGCTGACCACGGTAGGTGTCCTGAGCCAGCTCAGACTGCATGGGAGCGACGATACCCCAAAGCGGGTGCTCTGGCTCGTCTTCCATCATGTCGTTGAAGATAATGGCTTGTTCACCGTGGATGATTTGCTGTTGTTGTTCATGTGTCTTCTGTTGCAGACGTTGTTCGAAGGACATTATTGTTCCTCTTTTCTTTTGGTGTTGGTAATACGGAATTCCGGACTGTATCCCATTACGCGGAAACGTTTCTTTTTCAGGTAACTGGACACGCGTTCGTCCACGACCGTCATGGTCATTGTGCCGGCAGCGATATTGACATGCCCCGTGAGCTTGGCGCTGAACTGACGATCTACCACGTCACCTGTGATGGTCACAGTGCCCTTGTCATCGGGCTCACTCAGGTCGACTTTAATACCCGTGACGTTACGGATCTGTGGATGACGGATACGCTTACCGCGCTTGTGCGTTTCCATAAGCGTGACCGAGTTCAAGCGGACAAACATATCGGATGGATCAGGTTTTTCAGACATGAGACTTCCTTAGGACTGGACGACTTCGCCGTCTTTGGTGTAGGTAAAGATGTAGCGAACTTGTTCACCGGCTTGAAACCGAGGAACCATGTCTTCACGTGCTTTAAACAATACGTGGTAATGCTGACCTTCTTGACTGCACGACGCTTCGGTCTGGATACGGATCTGCGGATTATCCAGCACCTGAGTCAGATACACATGCAGCTTAGCGCAACGCTCCTTATCGGTAAGGCTCGTGTCTTCAGCCAGAGTCTTAATCTTGCCCTTTGCCTTTTCGAGTACTCGCGTTAACATGATTTTGCTCCAGACGGAATAAGAGCCGGGGTTTCCCCCGGCACTATGCTCACTCCGAGAAGTAAGCGTTTACTTCCCCACGCGTCAAGTCTTTTGCGATGATACGCTCTTGACCATGGATGATACGTTTAGCGAACTTACCAACTGCACCATTACAGTTAGGTCGACGAGACCAGTATTCAAACCCGCATCGTTTACCGTTGTTTCTTGAACGTGCCATTTCGATTGCTCCTGTTAAGGTCACAATCGAACTCTTACCTCTTCGTAGATCGGCATCGCTTTCTCCATGTGGCGTCAGTTGGGGGATACGAGCCCCACTATCTCCACGCTAACGGCCAGCTTGCCTGTTGATGCGTGGTGTTCTACCTTTGAACTAGACCGACAAACAGAATAAACCGCAAGCCGAAGCCTGCGGTTTAGAATTGGCTCCAGCACCTGGACTCGAACCAGGGACACCACGGTTAACAGCCGTGTTCTCTACCAACTGAGATATGCTGGAATTGCGGAAGAAATGTGCCACCGTCTTACCATCGGCGGCGCAGGGTCGGTTTCCCGAGTAGGCGCCCGCTCTGGCTATCCCGAAGGAGGAAGCCACCCACCACATTCACCCGGACTAGGGATGACTGGCGCACCGTCCTGGTTTTAGAGTTACCCAGGCAATCTTTCGACCGTCTCACCACTCGCTTGAGAACTGTGCATAAAACAAGAATATGGCGTCGATGAAGGGTTTCGAACCCTCGACCCCCGGCGTGACAGGCCGGTACTCTAACCATCTGAGCTACATCGACGTTTGGTGGGCAGAGCAGGATTCGAACCTGCGAAGTCGTAGACATCAGATTTACAGTCTGACCGGTTTGAGCCGCTTCCGTATCTACCCACACTACGGCAATTACTTCCGTATACTATTACACATAAAGTATTCTTTTTATTCAGAATGGTTGTGGTGTGTAGTTAGAAGTATACAGTGCATTCTTGGAAATACGGATTCGACCATGCCGACTGGCGTTTGTAGGAACAGATGAACTCAACCACCCCAGTCGAATAGCACGCAGATCGGTCAATGCAGTACCTGCCGGAAAACTGGCTTGGTTATAAGTACCGCCTGTCCCAACAGCGAGACTTTGTTTAATCCCGTTACGGAACACACTGACCACACTGTTCTTACACACTAACGCGAATCGAGACAGTTGACCTACTGAACCCGCCTTCGACAATGCAATGTTAAAGCAATCAGCAGCCGCTGCAAACTTGTTACCAAACTGCAAGCGGTTACCAAACCCAGCATCACCCCATCGTGCTAACATGCCGTTACCCGTGACACCTGAGTACATGGCAAATTCATTGGCGTAGCTAGATGCCGCCGCCGCATTAATAGCTGACCACTCAATTGTCCAATCAAGACCATTAAGCACTAGCGGTGTTTCGAATGTAATCGTTGCTCCTGACGTAGTGCCCGGGAACAACATGGTGTTAACACCGTCGATTTGATAATCAGGGTCAATGGACGTCGCCCCGATAAGTGTGATAGTCGCAGCAGAACCAATGAGGTCCCTGGCTTCCGTAGGGTCCCAGAGGAAGATAACATCTGCCTCAGGTATTCCTTCGGCCGCTTTCCCGGCGGACATTAATAGTTCAAGCATGGCGATGGTCCCAAGCATCCAAAGTACAAAAGATAAAGGACCAGCGCGGGACGGCATAAGCCCGCCCTATACGGGGCGGGCTATGCTTTCTACAAGAGCCGCTAGCGAAGGGGAACTAAGCTAGCGGCAAGGTGCCATTACCCTAAGAGAACTAGAGTAGCGGCATCCACTGATTACCCCAGTGGCCAAGAGCCTACGTACGCTTTCGGCTTCGTTATCGGGCTCGCGGTGCTGACAAGTATCTGTCTTGTTTCGCACTGCCCTCATTTGGGTTGACGCGGCGCCTCCCGGTATCTTCCACAGCTAACAGACTAACTGCTTTAGACCCAACGGTTGATGTTGCTAAGAAACCTCAGGCGTGGCTAGTGCGTCCGGTTGGTGGACACCTGGGTTAATACAGGGAACGAAGCACTGAGGGGACGTTCCTTCTGTTATATCATGACCTGGCCAGTAGAACTTTACCTAGCAGACCATGATTGGAACCGGGATGCCTTTTTCAGCGCATACCCGCTCCAATTCTTTTTGTGCCGTCTGGAACCGTTGAACCATGTCCAACGACTTTTGACGGTTACCCGCTAACTGCTCGGGTGTTTGACGCTCACGAAGCTTGGACAGATCGAATCGAGGAACCATACACACCTCAGGGATGCAAACGTGCATATGGTTCTTCAATCAGCGCATACCACTCGACGTCGTTAACGATCCACACCATATCGATACTGGCGTTGTGGTACTTGTAGTACCAGTCGTTGTACAGTTTGCGAAGACGGATCGCAAACTCGTTAAGCTTCTGTGCCATGGTTGGCCATTCCAGCATGCGGTTCTGTGGAATCAATACCCACACGATCATCAGCTTCTGTGCCATGGCCACATCAGATTCCTTGACATTATCCCAGTCAAAGTTGTCGATGTAGTCACGCATCACGGCCATGTATTTTGGAGCACGGAATTCACCGTATGCCAACTGCCACAACCGATTGTCCGCTAATTCAGCAGGCATGGGTCGTTTGTAGACATAGGGGTTGTTGAACGTGCTCATCGGGATGTAGCGAGCGTTTACCGGCCATTCTTGACTCAAAGCAGTTCACCTCGACGTTTGAGTTCAGCGATGTCGATGACGTCGACAAAGCGCGCATCGCCCTGTGCAGGGACCAGCAGTTTAAAGGTGGTGTTGCCGGAGTCGTCAGCCACCATGCCTGGGAACGGCAGTACCACTTCCACCATGTCCATGGCTTCAGTACGCTCTACCGGACGCAGACGTGGTTGGAACTCCAGCTCTTGCTCCACACTGATCGGCAGCACCGACATGAAGCCATCGCCTGTGGCCAGACGGAATGGATCTTCTGGGTTCACACCAACGCGTTGCAAGAAGACCTGGTCAGCACCCGAACGAGAAGTACGCACCGCTACACGGGCGTACTCACCACCGGCGTTGGTGTTGGTCACGACTTCGAACTGGTTGATCCAGACTTCGTTAACCTTGCTGTCCTCTTTAGGACTCACAGTACCACGCCAGCCCGGAGTCCACTCGGTGATGTAACCTTGGATGTGCAAAGCCGAGAACATGCCGTTGGGCATTGCTGCTGCCTGAATGGCTGCTTTAACGGTCTCCACATCGACCAGCTTACGACGCGGTACCAACTTGTCTTCGCTGCAATCGGCTTTGGTGCCCGGCTGCATGTACATGTCAGGGCGGATGTTACCAACGGTGATCTTGGTCATGAGAATTCCTTAAAAGGATTTGAAGTAAGACAGCATAAAACCCAGCCCGGAGGCTGGGTGGGTGTGTTCACTACGCCTTGTACGTTTTTTCGCTTCCAACCAAAGGTAAGTGAACCAAGGCGCGGTACTTCCACATAGGTAGACCAGCCAAGTATAACTTAGCTGAGTACCGGAATCAGAGCCAGTGAACCGAACGCGATAAGGCCCAACACAATGGTCAGGAACACTTGACCTTCAGAAGCTTTGCTGTAGGTGGTGCGTTCCAGTACAGGAATGGTTTTCTTGCCCCAACCGAACCAACCGCTAACTTCCATGGTCTTGTCGGTTTCCACGTACCAGATCTTGCGGATCAAACGCCAGACGATCATGTTCACGATACCTGCTACCACAATAGTAGCCAGTAGTTTGCCGAACACTTTGAACACCACGAACAACATGGTGATGATACCGGCTGGAGTCAGGATGAACTCGTTAGCCGCAATACCGAGCTCTTTGGCTGCCAGACCAACGGCCTTAGCAACTTCAGTGGCAATGCCGGCATAAGCGGAAAGTTTCTCCACCTGATTGGTAGAGGCAACTTCGTCTGCCTTCTGCGCAGCTGCTTTCTGAGCCTGGAGACATTTGAGCTCCAACTCCTTTTTCACGTCGTCAGGCAACGTGGTGTTTTGCAGGTTGCAGGCCATCGCTGGCACAGCCATGAACATAAACATCGACAGCAGTGCAGCCGAAAACCATTTCATTCTTCTTTGCTCCTAGTTAATAATATCACCATACGGGTGGCTATACACATTGAGACACCAATGTTGTACAACCCACCAGCATGGTGATATAGATCTTACTTCTTTTTCACTTTACAGCGAGCTAGCTTCGCTCGCAGCAGGCGAACCTTCGGCTGGGTAGCTGGCTTCGGCCGCTGGAGCAACTTCGGACTTGAAGCTGGCTTCATCAACCTGTACGCCGCCGGTGTCACCGCCGCGCATTTCCAGACCGGCTTCTTCTGCCTTCGGCGCTTGGCCTTCAGCGTAATGGCCGGATTCGTCGATGTGTTGCAGCACTGGGGTTTCGCCACGGCCGTACGCTGGAGCTTCGTCAGCATCGCTTGCTTCAGCGAATGCGGCTTCAGCCTGCTCACCCGCTTCGTCAGCAGGTGGAGCAACCGGTACTTCGACTGCGGTCAGATCGACGTCCAGGACTTGGCCGTCTGCTTCCAGCTTGGTGACCATTTCGCCGATGTTGATCAGAGTCATGAAGCCGCCGAGCATGGTGCCGATGTTGCTGGAGATCTGCATAACGCGCTGTTGCGATTGCATAGCGGTCAGCTGAACTTCTTTCTCGCGCTCTTCGTTGATGTGCGAACGAACCCACTTGCGCAGGGTCACAACGTGAGCATCGAATTCAGCCTTGTGCGGCGAGAAGTCACCACCGATGCGAGCCAGCAGTTCTTGAGCGTGGAAGTTGATGGTCTTGTTGATTTCATCTTCCATCTCTTCCAGCGTCAGGCCCTGGATCTCGTTGGCCTTCGCAGCTTCTTCAGCAGCCAGGCGCTGAGCGGCGTCTGGATCTTCACCGCGTTCTTCTGCTTCGGCACGCAGACGGTTACGCTCTTCGGTTTGTTCAGCCAGGATCTGCGCTTCTTGCTCACGCTGGTTGATGCAGACCTGGATTTGATCGAAGATCAGGTCGGCCAGCTCGTCGATGTCCTTGGTACCGTCGAAGGTCATCACGCCCGGTTGTTGCTTCAGGATGTTGTAGCCTTCAGCAACCTTGGCCAGGTACGCAGGAGAGCGATCGGTTTCGAACGCGTCTTCTTCACGCTGTTCACCGGCAGCAGCCAGACGAGCCAGACGAACGTCTTCTGGCACTTCGATGTTCATGACGATCGGCGGAACGTTGCCCAGGTGTTGCATGTTCATGCCGGTCATGGCGTTGAACACGTGCAGCACAATGCCGTTCTCTTCCACGTGCGGGTGCACTTGGAAAGCGTAGGTGGAGAAGTAGCCACGGTCGGCCAGAACCACTTTGCCTGCATCCAGCGCAGGACGGATGACCTTGCGGTACATGTCGTCACGCTGCGCGCCGAACAGCAGCAGTTCGGTGGTGTAGTTCAGTTTGATGTCGCGCTGGTCCTTCAGGATCTTGCGCAGTGCCACGCCCAGGTCAGAACCACCCGGTTCAGCAACGATAACGACGTCACGGCCAGCAGCGCGCAGACGCTCTGCTTGCAATTCCATCTGGGCAGTTTTACCTACGCCGTTGTTACCTTCGAGAACTACCAGGTGACCCATTTTAACTTCAGACATGTGTATCCCTTTTATGCAGTGGGGTTGTTGTAAAAAATAAGAACTAGGGAAGCCCGGAGGCTTCCCTATGCACAGCGGCCGTCGATGATCAGTTGTTGATGTCGTCGAACAGGCCATTGATGTGGGTAACAACGCGCTGGAACTCAGCGGAGCGGTGAGTGGTTTCCACTACCACGACCGTGTGGTCCTTGTTGTCACGGTGGAACAGGCCGGCGACTTTCTGGTGGCTACCCACGTTGAAGCTGAAACCGGTTTCGGTCAGCTCGGGGTTTGCCTTGAAGCCTTCTTCAGCACGCAGGCCAGCAACGTAGGTCGCAGCCGGAATCAATTCGCCCAGGGACTTCTGGAACTTCTTCACCTGGTCCATGGTCAGACCGGCGTCGAGCGCCGCGGTGGTTTCGACCAGATCGTCGCTGCTGGTGATGGTGCCGTTATCAGCCAGAGTAATTTTGCCGAAGAGATCGTGCTTCTCAGCGTAAGCGATCGACTTGGCGATTGGATTCTTTTCTGTGGTGGACATAGGTTCGACTCCAAGGTCGTTTGGTAGAATAGGTTTAGCCATCAGCACTTCGCTGATGTCTGGAACGTGTTCGTCGTTGAACCAGCTGTGCATGCAACGGTTGAGATACCACGAATCACGGATGGTGTTTTCACCACCCCAGGCCCACGGTGACAGATCCATCGCAAATTGCAGCGCCTCTAAGGACCTGCTTGGCGCGATTCGATCAAGCCATGTGAAGCGTCGGCCATTGGACGCCGTTAGTTCTTCAAGCATTGCACACCTCTGGGAAAGCACCAACGAATTATCTAACGGGAAGCTATTCGAAGGAGATCGGGTTCTAGGCCTTGATTCTGGAATCGATCGCCGGGCTTCGTCTGTGCGGGATAAAGTTTAGTTTTTCCTCAAACAGCCTACCGCTAGATAATCCGCTGATTACCATGTCCGTGATATAGTCCTAAGATTCTTTTGAATCGCAGGGCACAATCACTTCTGCATGGTGTTCAGCACACCACGCTCTGCGCGTTCTGCTCGGCGGCGTTGGATCGCTGCCAGTGCATCACGCATACCAGTAAGCGCTGCGTCATTTTCTTCACACGCAAAGTTACCGGACTGATAACCTTCAAAGCGGTCAATCAGGATTTCCAGCAGGATCTCAGGCGTTACGCCATTGATGCCGTTCTCCGGGACGATACCCGATTGGAACAGGATCAATAACTCGTTGGGCATACCGGCTTGTGCCGAAGGATTGTTGGTGTAATCCATCCCCTCGACCATGTACATAGCCGACACACCCGACTCCGGATCGATCGGACCACGTTCCCACGTCAGCTTGGTAGGCTTCACGGTTTCAGGCCCATTCTGTTCGAGCCACTTCATTGCTTCAGTCATCTCACATTCCTTTTAAGGCATAAGAGCGAAGAGTACAGGGTTGCCCCTATACCCTTCGCCGCGTGGGTGTTTATTTGCTGCGCGACAGCTCGTCCAAAGCTTGAGCAGCTTCGGTGCCAACGTCCAGCAAATACTTCGGGGTGCCGGCAGGTGCGTTCTCTTTGATAAAGCGATACACATTGCCACGGCGTACGAATGGCTTGTCACCACCCTGATAGCTGGCTTCGGCACGGCCGACTGCCAAGGTGGCGGTACGGCGGTTAGCGAGAACCAGACTCAAGGTCTGTCGCAAGAGGAACTTCAGGACTGCTTGTTTCATTTTCATGCTCCGTTATTGGAATCGGTCAGTGGTTTGTGCAAATGCGGAAAGCGACCGCGCGATATCCCCGTCGAGTGCCCACGACAGGAAGTTGGACGGACTACGCCAGTTGGTGAAACTCTGCATAGCACGCGTCACATTCAGATTCAACCGGTTGCCCACGTAATACGTGTCAGCAAATGACTGCGATGTCAACGTTGAAACATAATCTTGAAACAGGCTCTGTTCGTCCCACACTGCGCCGTTAGTGGCCATGTGTGCAACCATCTCGCCGGTGTCGCCACCAACGGTCTCACCTACTAACACAGCCGTACCTTTAACCGCAGTGTCCAGCCACGAACCGTCGGCAAAGCCACCCTTGATCGGGATGTGCATAACACTGGAAAGGTCTTTGAAGCTAATCGAGACTTCACAACCCAGCATGTGCTTCTCGGCGTTGAAACCCACATTACCAGTACCGCGGGTAATGGTGATCGTATCGACGATGGCAAGCTGCTTCTGTACACGGCCTTTTTGGAAGACCTGACAGATGAAGGGAGAGGTGTAAGCCGAACGACCTGCCGACAGTGGCAATCCCAGAGGGATAATCATCGCCAGCGGTACGTACATGTTGATAAAGCGGGACATCACGTTACCGTACGCACAAGGCAACGGAACCGTGTATTCAGCTGTAGGGAGGTTAGCCGAAGAACCCGACCACATCTCAGGCACGTCAACAAACGCAGCACCGGTCAATACTGCCACACCGGATGCGTTCACCGAGTTCAGTACACCAGCCGCTACCGACTTGATGCCTTGGAACACCGAACCCACCACGTCTGTGATGTTACCACCCATGAAGTCAAAGCTGGCCGAACGACCTTCCTTAACCTTGGTGTTCAGTTGAGAGGCTACCCCGACTTGTTCAGTCTGGTTGCTGAAGGATTCCGATACGGTACCCTGATGGTTCACCCGCAGTGTGATGAACTGGCTACCGTCGTACTGTGCAGCTCGGATAAAGCTGTAGACGTTGGAAAGCTCACTCCAGCTGGAGAAGGATTCGTTAGCCGTTAAATCACCCTGCGGCTTCTCGTTCTTGATGTAGTCCAAGAAGTACGATCTCGCATCCACCCCAGGGTTCGGGTCGGTAGGCGTTGTTTGAGCGTACTTCTCTACTTCTGCTCGTAATTGCTCCACACTGGTTGCGGCAGCATTCAACTTGCGGAAGTTGTCTTGCGAGGCGTTGGACATACGCTGTGTGCGCAGACTCAATGCCATGATGTCGATCGAACCGTCCTTACGGAACAGGTCAGGGAACATCTTGTGGAAACGTTCGCGGTCAGCCGCTGTCACGGTGTTACCCGGATCAGCCATCTCTTCCTGACCACCAGACAAGACACGAGGAATGATCCCCAGTCCAATTGCGAATTCGTTGGCGATGGTGTTAACCGCCGACCAGTACGCATGCATGGTCGGTTTGAAGTAATACCACTTCGAAGGTTGAGACTTCGAGAGGAAGTTCATTACCCGGTTGACGCCCGTCACCCCGATGATGATCGGTTGGAACGGGAGTGTTACCAAATGCCCGCCGATGTTACCCAGTTCAAACCAGGCATCGGTAGTACGACCGGTGTTCGCCAGCAAAGCAGCGTGACGGTCATAGAAGTTGGCGAAGAAACTGGTCCAGCTAGAGAAGCGTGGAACCCCTACCGTGATATGAATCTCGTCACGGGTATCGTCGATCGCCTCACTGTAGTAACGACCCATGCCGTACTTGGATTGCTCCCGTGTACGTCCACGACCGGGGTGACGGATGTCACAGAACCGGGTGAATTGCGGTGGGTTGTTGATGGCGTAGTTGCCACCCAGTGAAGTGTTCGTGAATTTAAAAGCAGCCGACGTGGCGTTGCGACGTTTGGTACCACTACCGTACGACTTGGCGCTGCTGTCGGTCGGGACAAGGAATGCGTGGCGTAACCAAATGCCACCACGATCGATTGCGGCCATAGGAAACCTCTGGACGAAAAAGAACCCTCCCCCGGTTGGAGGAGGGCTTTATGCTATCGCTTGAATGAAACTGGCGTTGGGGCATTGCCCGCGCGCCGTTCAGCCTGCGCTGTATTTTTACCCATATCATTACCCGACGAAGCTGGAGCCGCCGGAGCCGCTGGTGCTGGAGCCACGGGCGAACCCATGTTCTTGACCAGTGTCTTCAAGAGATCGCGCATCTCTTGCTGAGTGGTAAGTTGATCAGTGAGAACCTGTTGATTCGACTGCGCCAGTTGCTGACGCTGTTGGTTCTGTTCGGTGGCTGCACGGTCTTGCGCCTGTGCTTTGACCATCGCATCTTGCAGTGCTGCTTGTCGATCCGGCGATTGCTGGCCCGACGTAACGGTTGGAGAACTGCCATCGCTTGCTGTAGTAGCTGCGCCTGCTCCTCCCGCCGCACCAGCGCCTTGCGCGCCAGTACCACCACCTTGTGTTGGATCACCCACTCGCATTGGGGCTGCTGCCTTGTCGGCAGCCATGGACAAGGAATCATTCGGGTTACCCTGAGGTTGATGTTTCCCAACCTCACCGTTGACGCCTTGATCCACAGGTTTCATGTCTGCGGTCATACCCGCCGATTGTGCTTTCTGATCCGCCGCAGCTTGACCAGCGCCACCGTCGATAGGTGTGATACCAACCGCATTACCTGCACCACCCTTACGGTGTTTACGAACCTTGCCATCGAAGATCTCGTAGACTTCACCGATCGTACGAGGCTGACCGGTAGGCTTGTAGAAGATCGAGCGGTTAGCAGCAGCCTGAGTTGGGTACAGACTGGCTGCAATCGCGTTACGGTCGCGTTTAAGGAAACCCGCTGCCGTGACTGGGCCTAAGAAGTGAGCGAAGTACAGATCCGTGTCGGTCGGTGCACGACCCAACGATGCAGCCAGGATCTTGTAGTTACCCTTAATGAACTCCGCCCCCATCAAGGCGTTGATCCGAGGGTCCGTACGCAGGTAACGGTCTTTGTTGTCCGGTGGGATACCGTACTTAGAACCGTACTTGGAAATCATGCCATCCCAAGTGGAGTTGATGAACTGGAACCAACCCGTAGCCGAAGACGTCTTCGCTTTAACCGAGTAGTCGAAGTTCGATTCCATGGACGCGAACGTCGCCAGGATCTCTGCATCAACACCGGTCATTGCCTGCACAGCAAGCAGGGTAGGCATTGCACCTTCCCGCGTTTTAGACTTCGGCAGTGGGATCGATGTCCACTGTCCACCATTACCTTCTGCGAACGTCGAGTACGAACTACCCTTCTGTTCAAGTGCGCCGCCTGGGGTATAGGCGGTGCTGTATGCCGAGTTGGCAGGCGCCGGGGCGTTAGCCTTATCGTCGCCACCCATGCCGAAGAAGTCCTTGACCTTACTAACCGCACCACCAACGGAGTCAGCGACCCCCGATGCGAAGCTAGAGATCGAGTCCTTGATAGATCCGCCGAGACCTTTGGCCCCTTCCATGATCTTTTCAGCAGTTGTCTTTTGCTGAGACTTCTCTTGGTTCTCCTGCTCTTTAACAGAAGTACCCGGTGAAGCCAGCTTGGCTTTCTCAGCAGCCTCTTTAAGGGTGGCGATCTCTTTCTCAGCCGAAGCCTTCAGAGCACCCAAGTCTGCTGTGCCGTTGTTGAAGAAGGTGAACGCCTTCCAGACACTGATCTTCTCGCCATTCAGCTCGTAGGTAGCGGTCATCACTGCGTTAGCCACAGCGAGCTTCGCATCATCCGCAAACGCCGACTCTACCCGGTTAGGGGTAACTGACTGTCCCTGCTGTTTGATGGCAGCAAAGTAAGACAGGGCGACAGGAACGAAACGTTGCAGAATCCAGCGAGTGAATTCTTGTGCTTTACGAGAGTTGGCATCGGTGACGTCAACACCGAAGATCTTACCCATCGAGTTGATGAGCAGGTCCAAGTTACCGTCGAAGTAGGCTTGGCCATCCGAGGTGAACTTGATCCATTCGTAGAGTTTGGCTTCAGACTCAAACAGGCCCGAGATGGTTTTCTCGTCCAGAGACATCTTGCCGTATGCGCGAACACGAACTGCTTGCAGTGTGGTCAGCTTGTCGGCTTTAAATACGGAGGCAATCGCCACCGCACTGGTCAGTACCAGACCACCGAGCAATCCAGCAGAAGCCAGCACGCTGGCACCACCGGACAGACTGCCCATGAGATCACCCAGCCAACCTTCCTTGGCTTTCGAGATCAACCCACCTACAGCAGACGCAATACCCAGACCCGGGATGACACTTTTCAGTCCATCCTTGATCCCAGACCAAAGACCTCCTTTGATCTCCCCTTTGGCTTCGCCTTCCTTCACCGCCTTGGTATCTTCCCCACCTGCGGTTTTAGGTTGTACACCACCTTCGGTTTTGGTATCGCCGGTTTTGCCTTCGTCCTTCTTCTTCGCTTTGTCGCGGTATTTGTCGATGAGCTCAGTGACCATCTCGTTGATGTCGGCTGGATCGACTTCCAGTGGGTCCTCATCAAGCGGGTTGACCATCTCAGCGTAGACTTGCGTCGGTACGGCTTTCACGTAAGTGAAGAAGTCGTACTTGGCTTCGTCCGGCAGCTTATCTTCGAGTTCGTTGATAAGCGTACCATGTGGCGTGAGGTTGAACATTGCGCGCATCCAGGTGCAGTACACTGGCTTAAAGCGCTTGTCAATCCAGGTCGCCATCCGAATTACTTCTTCAGGTTCGCTTGGATCGATGTCCAGGATCTCGAAGATCTTCTTCGGATCGGTAGATTTGATATTGAGTTGAGGATCGTTCGACTTGGTCGTGTAAGGTTCGAGGTAAGCTTCGAGTTCCAGGATCTTGAGCTTATCACCTGTGGAGTCAATACCGTATTGCAGCATCCGAAGATCGCGGAATTCACCACCCGCTTTCTTGGAACGGTTCCACAGCCAATAACCACCAGCAGCCACAGCACCGACGGCCAACGCACCCAGTACGACAGGAGACGCCAACGCACCGAGCAACGCAGTACCTGCCGTAGCCAGTGCACCACCTGCCATCGACAGGCCTGTACCCGCCATGGTAGCAGCACCACTGGCCAGACCACCCAGCGCACCGAGCTCTACACCACCCATCAACGCACCAGCGCCCAAACGGGCTGCGGTACCCAAGCCACGCATAGCTGTGCCACCGCCACGCATCAAGGCATTGCCGCCGAAGCGACCGACGCCTTTACCTACTCGGGTATTGGCAAGCTTATTCCACCCACGACGCATTTTACCCGGTGGTTTCTTCTTACCTTTGCGCTTCTTCTTACCATCCTCTTCACCGCCACCACCACCGTCGATATTGATGCTGGTACCAGAGTCCTCTTCCTCCTCATCCTTCTTGCCTTTACCGAAGAGGTTCTTCAGACCCGCCAGCAAACCACCACCGGCCATCTGTTTGTCTTTCTTCGCCTGACCCTTCCCTTCCTTCTTGGCTTTCGCTGCGGCTTCCGCTTCTTCAAGCTTCTTCTGCCAGCTACCATCCTTAGCCTCTTCCTTCGGCAGTCGCTTGTCCAGCACACCGAGGATTTGACCGAGGATACCGTCGGTTGGGGTGAGCCATCCTTCGTTGTATTTGTCGGCTTTGTCAACACCCTTGCCAAACTTCTTGGCAATCATGTTGCCCATGCCTTTGTAGTAGGCCTTGGTCCCTTTCCACCACATCCGACCGAGGGCTTTCGCACCTGTCATCGGAGCACCGAGAATCTTCTTGCCGAGTTTGCGCAGGAAGCCACGACGCTTAGCAGCGGTGTGCTTAGAGCCATCACGGTTTACCAGCTTGGCGATGTCTTCTGGATCAACCAGCATGTTACCGTCAGCGGAATAAACCCCGTCTCGTAGATCGTCAAAGGACTTCAGTACCTTACCATCAGGACTGTAGTATTCGCCACGCTTGAGCTTGGACGCCAACAGAATCGGCTGACCCATACCCTCGCCTTGCGGCAGGTACGCATCGAGCATGTTCAGTTTCTTGCCGATGATCATTGCCGTTTTACGGGCAACAGCCAGACCGATCTTGAACATACCGCCGGTAACGTTGAAGCTCTTACCAGTAGCCCAGGCCAATGCACGCAACAGCTTGGACGACTTGAAGCGTTTACCAGAACGTTCCACCAATTTCTCAGCAGCTTCTTGTGCGGTGAACAAAACCTCTTCAGGCTTGTCTACCCGGGCCACTGCACCACTGATGTCGTCAATGGTTTCAATGACCTTCTGGCTAGCGATGTCGATGTATTCCCCTGCACGGATACCGGCCGCTTTAATGACAGGGTCATTAGCGCCTTCCAGATACAGGTCAACCACCCGAGACATGACACCGTTTTCCTTACGGATCAGGTTGCCAACTGTCTGCTTCTGCTGTGACAACATCGCCATGACGTTGGCAGGCACTTGGGTGGGGAGGTGTTTGAGTAGATCGTGGACCTTACCGTCGTTGGCCGCAATGAGGCCACCCGCTACGTCAGCCCGAGTCAGGCGCACTCGACCAGTGATGTCAACGACTTCACCTTTGATATCCTCTACCCGTTTGATGACCTTCTGCGTAGTGACGTCGATCAGATCACCGTTCATGATCTCTTCGGCTTTGATCGCAACCTCATCCTTACCCGCGATGATCAGGTCACTGACCTTGTCCTTCGCTGCACGGACTTTGTCACTCGCTGTCGTACGTTGACGATTCACCAAGTCACGGATGTCACCGGTGTCCATCAGGTCGTTAGGGTTCAAACCACCCAACGCATCACGCGCCGAGTCTCCCAACTCACCAGCACGCTTACGTGCACGACGACCCCCTTTCTTCGCCGCATCGGCTGCTTGACGCAGCTTCTTACGCAGACCCGACAACAGCGGTCCAGTAGGGCTAGGTGGTGGGGTAGGATCACCTGAGGCGTTAGGATCGCCCAGATCGCGGTACATGTCGCGCAGCACGGCATAATCAATCCGGTCTTCGCCTTCAACCGTTTTGATGATCCCAAGGTCACGCAGTGCAGTGTGGTTACCCGACTTCAGCAGACGCTCGATCTCAGCGATCGGACTACGTACCGAATCCCGCAGGGAGTTGAACTCCGTAGAGAACGATTGACGCTTGCGGTAGTTATCCGCATCCTTCTCCATTTTGCCGGAGGCATCGAACTTGAACTGCTTCTTGAAGAAGCCTTCGAGTTCTTGGAGTACCGCAGGATCGGTCCCCGGGGCATAACCGTCTACTTTGACGTACGCTTCTGGATCGAAGTGACGACCTTCCATCGCATCACGCAGCAAACGCTCTTCGAGCGCATGCTTGGCTTCAGGCGATAAGCCACCGTCACCAGCACCAAACTTTTCAGAGGTGTTGCCAAGTGTCCACTTGATCGAACGACGTGCACCCAAACCAACGATCCGCTTAGCGAGGTTATCCTGCGCTTTCTTCTCTTGGGTGAACTGACCCCGCGTGATGTCATAAACCTCACGACCGATGCTGTCATCACCGGTACGGATCATCCGCGTTTCCTGGAGGATTCGGGCCAGATAACCCGGGATCACTTCCACGATAGAACGCTGCGTCATCTGGTTGAACGAGGCCGACTCACCAATGGTTTGATATGTACCCGTTTTGACCAGATCATCTTGCCGGAACTGAGGGGCAAAACGTTTGACCAAACCTTGCAGTTTGCCTTTCATCCCAACCGACTGCGTAGGGTCGTTAGCAAACTGTTGCGACAGTGCCGCGAGGTTGTCGATGGTGTAAGCGATACGACTGTCCGCACCACCTGTCAGTTTGTCCGAAAGCTTTTGAGCACCGGGACGAGCACGACGGGCCGCCATCGGAATCAGTGTCGAATGCAAGATCGAAGCCAACGCATCCCCAAGGAACGCACCGCCGTTTTCTTCTGGGTTTTGCATCAGGCGGTTCAGGATCATCCCGAGACCACCCTCACCTGCTTGCCCAGCACCACGGACGATACCACCGGCTTTAGTGCCGATGTTGTTGAAGAGGTTTGGCAAGAAGTTGTTGGCCGCATCACCTGCGGTCTTGGAGATCAGCTGCTTGAATGGGTTGCGAGCTTTCTCTTTGAGGTGCCACTTAATGCGTTCAGCTTCAGTGGCCTTCATGAACTCCGGCAGGCCGGTGTTATGAACCAAAGCGGTATACGCCTCGCGATGCAATTGCAGTGTGTCAGTTTGCAACTTGACCATGCTGCGGGTAGCGAGGTATTGACGCATTTGCAGCTCCAGAGATTTCTTCTGGAACTGGTAGGTGATGGTGTCATTGTAGGCGGTGTTACGCTGAGCGGCGTCAGCGATGATGCCCAGTCGGCGGTTGAGCATGTTGAAGCGGGTTTTATCCAGCTTCGCTCGAATGCCATCTTTCTTGACATCGTAATCTAATTTATTGTGTTCGACATCACTGGCCGCTTTGGCAAGCTCAGCTTGATCCTCAGCATCTTCCAATTCTGCGAACATCGAATCGACGCCGAGCTGTTCGCTCTTCTCGTCGTAGTCGCCTCGTTTCCGAGCCGCTTGGGCTTGGTCGATCTGACGACGTAGTTTGTAGTCTTCCTTACGATCTTCGATCTTGGCCTTGATGCGCTCATAGACCGCGTCCGAGACTTTGCCCTTGAGCTTTGGCAGTTGGTTCTCGAACTTGATCGCCAGCTTTTCAAGCGAAGCGAATTCGGTTTCTTCAATGCCGTCGGCAACGGACTCGATACCTTGTTTGGTTTCGTCATACAGACCGAGCAAACGGGTGTAGCCGTCAGGCAGAGAAGTACGAATAAAGGAAGAAAGCACGGAGCGGGTGTTTACCCGATCACGCAAGGACGACTTGGTGGCAGTGGCCAGCTTGCGAATGGACTCCTTAGGGGTCCGCTTACCAGTCTTGGAAGCACCACCACCGTCGTCTAGCAGGCTGTCGATATCGTCAAGGTCCAGACCGCCGAGCAGCATTGGGCCCGACTTGGAGGAACTTAGTTTCTTTTTGCCGGCCATTTACGGTCTCCGGTACAGTGTAATCATTCATATTGTTGTCTTGCCCGAGGGGTGTTCTGTGTGAAAAAGAAAATGCTGCCCTTGAACATCAGTCTCTTGATCCCCACCCCGGAGTCTCTCCGTCTGGTGCCGCAGGTCAAGAGTCTGGGTATCATGGATGGCCCGGGAGGTAGCTTCGATGATGAAGGTCTGTTCTCCACCACGATCTTTGGTCGGGTGGGCGACCCCTTGCGGGATAAAACCTTTGCTCACATCGACCTACGTTTGCCGGTGCTGCACCCGATCATCTTTCGGGTGTTGTCCAAGATGCGCTCGTTCTTCATCGACATCATGGCGGGTAAAGAGTACGCCACCTTCAGTCAGGCCAAAGGCACCTTCGAACGTGCCAACGAAGTCACCGGTCGGACGGGCTACACCTTTTTCATGGAGTATTGGGAGCAACTTCGCTTCGAGAAGGGTGATAGCTCCACACGTAACGTCCAGATCGAGCTGATCGAGCGTTACAGAGGCAAAGCGACCTTCAGCCATCTGTTGGTACTGCCTGCGGGTTTGCGCGACGTAGAAGTCGACGCAGCCGGTCGTGTGACGGTCGGTGAAATCAACGACCTTTATCAGAAGTGTTTGATCCAAGGGCGTAACTTCCCTGAACGGATCACCCGTGGCGATGACCTGTCGATCTACGACCGGACGCGCTACGCTACCCAGTGCACTGTGGTGGCTATCTACGAATACCTTGAAACCCTGATCAAGGGTAAAGGCGGGATGATCCAGGCCAAGTGGGCCTCGCGTAAAGTGTTCAACGGTACGCGTAACGTGATCTCCTCGCTGGACGTAACGGCGGTCGACCTCGATGCGCCTAACCGTCCTAAGTTCAACGATGCTGTGGTGGGTCTGTATCAGGCGGCTTCTGCTGTACTGCCAAAGACCATCTACAACCTGCGCGTGAACCTGCTCGAATCGATCTTCGCCTCCAGTTCGAACTCGATCAAACTGATCGACAAGAAAACCCTGCAATTGAAATGGGTGGACGTCACCAACGAAACCATGGACCGCTGGTCCACGGAAGAAGGTCTGGAAGGCGTCGTGGACGAACTCTCGGTCATCGAGAAGCGCCATCGTCCTGTCGAGATCGAAGGCCATTACTTGGCACTGGTCTACGTCGACGACAAAGGTAACTTCAAGATCTTCCGTGACTTGGATGATTTCCCGGAACAGTTGGATCGCAAGTTTGTACGCCCGATCTCTTACGTCGAGATGATCTACCTCGCCGGATTGAGTATGTGGGAAGACACCGCAGCCTTCGTGACTCGTTACCCGGTAGAGAACTTTAACAGCTCCTCGCCAGTGATGCAGTACGTGAAGACCACGGTGCCAGGCGAACTGCGCTACGGCATGGGCGACAACTGGGAACGCGATGAATCCATCGTGGCTAAGGAATATCCGAAGCTCTCCGGTGACAGCGTCCCGCAATACCATGACTCGACCTCCATCCCACCAGCTCGATTGACAGCCAAGGGTGCTGACTTCGACGGTGACACCATGAGCTATAACGCAACCTACTCTGATGAAGCAGTGGCTGAGGCGAAGAAGTATTTCACCAAACGCCGTGCGTACATTCAAGCAGGGGGTGGGATGAGCTTTGGTATCGACATTCACACCGTCAACCTGACCTTGCTGTACATCACTGGCAATCCAAAACCACGGGTGGCTCATGCGTTACCAACAGCCTAAGTTTTATCTGCTCTACGGATTGCGGCAGCGTGCTCAGCTGCTCAAGCCCCGTATGGCACCCATGGGCAAGCTCAACTTGCCCTTGAGTTCGATCTTTCAGTACTACCGTGATAACGGCGCTATTGTTGGACCGTCTCCGCAAGACCGCATCTTCAATACAGAAGGTGGCCGTCTGTTCATCGAGCACATCAAGTTCCTCGAAGGCACAGTCGGTAACCCACGGCGTTCGGTGGTTAACCCCACCACGCTGGAAGCAGACTTCAAACGTGCTAACCGGATGTTCCGTCCGATCCGTAAAGATGAAGCCCTGCTGATCAACAACAAAAGCATGTTGGTGATGAACTACAACATGCTGAACCCGCTCTACAAGTACATCGCGTCCTACAAGGCCACACTGTACCGCTGGACGAACAACACACAAACGTTCTGGAAGCATGTCGTTGAAGCACACGACCGTTTCCGCTGGAACCAGTACATCGAGTTCGAGGTTCCTAACACGATCCCTACGATCTCGAAATGGAACCTGCTGACCAGTAGCGTGAGTCAGACGAACTTGGAGATGTTCCCAACGTCGTCTCACTTGACTGCACACGACTTGTTCGTGTGGTTGGGTGACGATCGCGCCAAGTCGAAGATGTCGGTGATCCCGAAAGAGGTCTACCCACACATCAACTTCTTGTTCCGTCTGCGTACTCACTTCTTCGTGCTGAACTTGGGCCAACTCGACGCCTGGCGTAAAGAGAAGGTCAAGGATGCTAACGGTAAAGAAACCGTCATCAACCCAACCGGGATTGACGGCAGCCAGTTGCAGGTGGCGTTCATTCGCTTGCTGCGTGGTCTGCATGAGTTCATTGTCGACGGTACCGAGCTGGATGAAGATGCTGACGGCTTGTTCCTGAACCTTGGGGAAGAAGAGAAGCCAGCACCGACCAAAGCGATCAAGGTCACTGAGAAGGTCGTTACTGATGACACGGGTTCGGCCGACACCAGTAAGGACGATGACGAAGACGCGAGTGAGCTCGCAGGTCCTGCGCCGACTGAAGGCAGTGACAGTCTCGATTTGTTCTCAGGCTTGGAAGTCGATCCGTTCGAGATGCCTACCCCACCGCCACAGTCTACGGGTGTGCTGGACACGGCAGCCGACGATGACGATGAACCGGTCGAAGCGATTGGCACGACCATGGACGACATCACTGATGACGATCCAGACGACACCCCTACCAGTTTCGCTGATCAGCTCTTGGGCGATCCGAACGTAGCGCCTATTGCGCTCAAAGCTTACGAACTCAATGCCACAGGCGTCATCACCGCTGGTGCGATGAACCGTGCTATTGAAGACTCCTTGAAGTTCAAGGACCTCCCCGATCCTTACGGTACCGGGCAGACCATCGAAGACGCGATGAAGATCACTCCCGAGGACACTCAGCTGCCTCCGGAGAAATCTCTGCCTGACAAACCGACCATCATCGACAAGAGCATGCTTAACGCTAAGCTCAAGACGGTGACCAAGACCTACGTCAACAACCTGATGCGTAAAGACATCCTGAACGCGGTCATCGCGATTCAGAAACAGGGTGTAGCGGTCAAGGATTACAAAGTGGAAGTGGTGCGAGACGCCATGAACCACTACGAGATCCACTCGGTCACCATCAAACCTATCCGCGGTCGCCAGACCACGGTGCGCTTCCGTGTCCCTGTCGTCGACAAAGACGGCCGGTTCATGTCCAACGGCGTGATGTACCGGATGAAGTGGCAACGCGCTGACTTGCCTATCCGCAAGGTCAATGATTTCCGCGTAGCCCTGACTTCGTACTTCAACAAGGTCTTCGTCGATCGCTCTAAGCGTAAGACGGATGACTACGAACGCTGGTTGCTGGCAGCTATTAAAGCCACCGCACTGGACCAGAAAGACGAAAGCATCACCGACCTTCGATTGGGTACAGTGTTCCAGGAAGAGCTGACGCTCCCTCGCGCTTACTCCATGATCGCCAAACAGATCACTGCTTTCAACAGCGGTGCATACCAGTTCTTCTTCGACTACTCCAAACGTGAAGCGTGGTTCGCAGAACGTGACATTGACATCAAAGAAGCCGAAGCCGCGGGTCAAGTGGCAGTCGGTGTAGCTGATGGCAAATGCGTCTGCGTAGACACCAACAACATCTTCTACATCAACACACCAGACGGCCAAGACGCATTGGGTACTCTGACGGACATTATCGGGCTGTCTACCGCTCGTGCTCCTGAAGACGTCGCTGAGATGACTGTGCAGAACAAGTTCATCCCAGTGGGCTTCACCCTGGCGTACTACCACGGTCTGTCGGCTCTGATCAAAGAGCTGGGTGTGGAGCACAGCCGTCACCCTCGTGGTGAAACCCTGCAAATGCCAGAGGACTCCTACAAGCTCGTCTTCCAAGACGAAGTGATTGTGTTGTCCAAAGCCGATGCACGGGCCACGATGATCCTGAACGGCTTGAACCGTTACCACCGGAGCTTGAAGAAGTTCTCGGTGTGGGACTTCGACAAGAAAGACGTCTACTACCGTCTGCTCGAAGAAGCAGACCTCGGTGTGCGTTACCTGCGTGAGCTCGATGCATTGAGAACCGCGTGGGTTGACCCAATCACCGAAGGCCTGTTGCTGAAGATGGGTGAGCCTACCGACTTCAGTAAGCTGCTCGTACGTTCGGTTGAGTTGTTGATGTCTGACTACTGTCCGAAAGAAACCGATCCGAAGTTCATGCGCTATCGTGGCTATGAGCGTTTCTCGGGTGTGGTGTACGGTGAGCTGTCTCGTGCTGTCAAGTCCTTCAACAACCGTTCCTCGGGCGGTGAGATTGGCGTAGAACTGAACCCTTACGCGGTATGGCAGAAACTGGTCCAAGACCCGTCTGTTGGTATCGTGGAAGAATCCAACCCGATGGCTAACTTGCGTGAGCAGGAAGGCTACACCTATCGGGGTGATGGTGGTCGTTCTTCGGTGTCGATGGTTGAGCGTACTCGTGTGTTCCACGAAGACGATCAAGGCACCACGGGCGAAGCCACAGTGGACTCGGGTGAAGTAGGGGTTATCGCTTACCTGACACAAGACGCGAACATTACCGACCTGCGTGGTATGACTCGTCCGAAGCAAGAAGGGGACGGCCCTGCTAAGCTGATCTCTTCGACTGCGTTGCTGTCGCCATGCGTTGAGCACGATGACATGAAACGTATCGGCTTCGTGTCGGTGCAGTGGCAACAAGCGATCTTCGCTGACGGCTACGGCGTACAACCACTGCGTACCGGTGAAGAGCAAGTCGTGGGTCAGTGCAACACCGCGGTCTTTGCTTCTGCTGCCGATCAAGATGGTGTTGTGGAAAAGATCACCAAGTACTCGATCCAAGTCCGTTATGCGGATGGTACCATCGAGATCTTGCCGCTGGGTCTGCGTCACGGCATCGCCGCTGGTCACACTTACCCTCACACACTGACGACTGAGCTGAAAGAAGGCCAGGCGTTCAAGACGGGCGACACGCTGTCTTACAACAGCAAGTTCTTCGAAATGGATCGGTTCAACCCGACTCAAGTTTCCATGAAGATGGGTGTAATGACCACCGTCGCCTTCATGGAAAAGATCACCACGCTGGAAGACGGCTGTGAGATCTCGGAAGACATCGCACGTCAATTCAACACACAAGCGACTGAGATCCGTAACGTAGTAGTGCGGTTCGATCAGAACGTTGATGCACTGGTGAAGGTCGGTGACCACGTAGACTTGGAGACAATTCTATGTAGAATCGAAGACCCTGAGCTGGCGAATAACCCAATCTTTGACGATGTAGCGCTGGATACCCTGCGCCGCATTGATGCCAAATCGCCGAAAGCTGGAATGGTGGGTTCGGTGTCCAAAATCGAGATCTTCTATCATGGAGACTTCGAGGACATGTCCGAATCACTGCAAGGCATTGCGAAACGTGGCGACAAAGAACGGAAAGACTTCGCCGAAGCCATGGGTGAAACCCCTTTCACTGGCGAGGTGGACTTCAGCTTCCGCATCAAGGGCGAACCGATCGATCCAGACAGTCTCGCTATCCGTATCTACATCGACCACGACGTGGCCGCAGGCATCGGCGACAAAGGCGTAGTAGCCAACCAGATGAAAACCATCATCTCGGGTGTGTTCAAGGGTGACAACACCCTGGAGACTGGCGAAAACCTCGGTCTGAAGTTTGCCACCACATCGGTCGAGGAGCGGATGGTTCTGTCTCCGAAACTGATCGCTTCCACCAACATGTACCTGTCAGCGCTGTCCAAGCACGTCGCCGCTGTATACCGAGGAACTGCTAATGCAAGAGCAAAACGTAAGCCCTAACGTCGCCCATGCGCACAACACCCAGGCGTTGGCATCGGCCGTGGAATTGGGCACCGAAGTGATCCGGGAAGTTCTCGGCACTGAGGAAGTCTCCGCCACACTCAATGGTCAACTGTTCTCGGATGCTGATATCCGCGAAGCACTGACTGCCCGTCTGTCCAAGAAACTCGGCGTCTAAGGAGTTCGAGAATGTCCATTGCCGCTTCTGTACGTAGTGTATCTCCGGCAGCGCGGACTCTGACTGAGGGCGGCCGTCTGGTCGCCTTCAAGTCGTTGTTTGCCCCAGCTACACAAGTTGCCAACGCTTATCAATCCAACGTTCAACCAAACCAGCGTCGCTTCAGCGAGCGTCTGGCCATGGAATCCGAAGATCAGTTCGCTGCGGCGAACGAAGTCGTCGTCGGTGCTGAACGCGAAACCATCAGCGATAACGTCGCTCAGATGGTGCGCGCAGTACAAGCCATGGCCTTCACGGCCCGTAACGTGATCGTGCCGACCGTGGACCAACTGGTCAATCAGTTCGCCGCCAAGCAGAACAGCTCGGTACAACCGAACGTATCGGTCAACGTGTTCAAGTACCACGAAGTCCACAGTGCGCCAGCCCTGGTCAACCACGTCGCCGGCAAATACGCCGACGTACAAGGTCAGGAATCCTATCGCTCCTTTATCCTCACTGGCATGACCCCGGAAGCGGTCGTGTCGCTGGTGGCTGAAAACAACCCACACCTCGACCAGCCTCTGGTTGTTGAGTGGTTGCTGGGCGTGGGTGCTGATCGCATCGCTGCGGTCTGGAACAAGCTGTACGGTTCGTCCCGTGACTTCGACTTCACCACGGCTACCTGGATGCATTCGTCCAACTGGCCAACCCAGATCGACGAGCTGCTGCTCGCTTACTGCCTGACTGGCGCTCTGCGCGAGAAGCCGCAGGAAGTCATGGGCGAAAGCGTTCAACTGGACGAGTGGGAGAATGCGCTGGGCAACCTGCACGAACTCATCGGCTCCAAGCTGCTCAAGGCTTACGAGTACCGCGCTCAGGATACCAAGACCCAGCGTCTGGTGATCGCCACCGATGCCAAGGACGCCATGCGTACTGGCCAAGTGTCGACTCTGGTGAACGGTGACGTGTACAACGGCTGGCTGCAAGCCGGCGGTGACGTACAAGCCCTGTTGGGTCTGGCGGTGTTCGAGCCAAACCTCAAGAAGGTGTCCGAGATCAACGCTGTTGCTGCTGACCTGTCGGCTCGTTGGGCGAAGTACTACCCAGTGCTGCGTCAAGCCTGTGCAGACAATGCTCTGCGTGATCGCCGTAAGGATGTCGTCAGTGTGTTCCTGAGCAGCAGCCAGCCTGCTGTAGAAGGTCTGCCTGCGATGGACTCCGGTGTGGTGTCCGATCGTCTGGACGCTGAACTGCGTGCTCAAAGCGACGATGCCTACGACAAGCCTTGCCAGATGTTTGCAGCATTGGTTTGCCGTGTCTACTACCCAACCCAGCCTTTGTACTGCGACTTCATGCGTTCCATGGACCGCTACAGCCGCGTGCACCCAGGTGCGTCGGGTCGTGAACTGGCTATCGAAGCCACCATCGAACTGGTAGCGACGTGGTTGGCCTCGCAGATCACCACGGTCAAGTACACCCCGGAAGTCGATCCGAATGCGGTCTCGCAAGAAGACGAAGCCGAGGCGAACGTGGCCATCGACAAGGACAATGCAGGCATTGCTGAAAACGTTGGGCCGGTGGCTGAACCTGAGCCGGTGAACGAAGTCGAAGAAGCCGCTGCTGGCGGTGAAGTCGACGCTGACGGCAATCCGATTGTTCCAGCAGAAGACGGTACTGGTCTGGGCGCCGATGGCGAACAAACCGAAGCACCGGCTGGTGAAACCCCAGGCGATACCAGCGAGCTGCCAGACGACGGCCAGTCCGCAGGCTTCCCAGGCACCGAGCCTGAGTCCGAGTTGCCAGCTCCGGGCGAAACCCCGGTAGAGCCAGACTTCTCTGACGAAGCCGAAGAAGGCAAAACGCAGCAGTAAGCTGTAAGTTCCCAACCAGAGGTACTTTCTGATGCAGATGGTCCGTGACCCTGACTTCATCAAGAAACACCTCCATGAGCAAAACGACGGCAGTGTCCTCACCGACACTGCTTGTCGTATTCTCGTGCCTGAGCGCTATGCTTCTGTGCACTTGGCCAACATAGGGACCGAGATTCACATCCTCGGTTTCTACGGTATTCTCATGGGCAATCGCTATGGTGTCGTGCGCACCATTGCGATGTTCCGCATTGTCCCATCTTCGACTGAGAAGGTGGTGATCAACGGCGTGACGTATTTCGATTTCCATTTCGAGCCAGGTGACACGCTCATTGCCGGTACTGAACCGGTGAAGAACGACACCCTGTCTTACTACGTGTACAGCGAACACGTGGACAAGGGGAACATCCCTTGGTACTTCAACTATATCGACAAAGCCAATCTGTTCGAGACAGCGGAAGAGTTTGCAGGCATCTATCTGGGTAACCGGTCGATCCTGAGTCTGATCATTTCCACGACTTGTCGTGACCCGAAAGACATGACGCGGCTCTATCGCCACATCTACGAAAAGCACAGTGATGTCGAGACCAACCCACCCGTGAGCATTCCTTTCCGTAACGTGATCTGGAACACATCCGACACCACTTCGAAGTTCATCGGTGCGTACACCGCCGACAGTATCGTTTCGGCGTTGGTGAACCCCAGTGATCGAGTTGAGCGGATCGAGGAACTCTTGAGAACCTGAGGTCTCTATGCAATCTGCTCTGCGTCAATCTGTGCGCATTGGTTCTACCATGCTCGCAGGTACCAACAAGCGGGGTATCCTTCAACCGGATGCCGAAGGTTACTACCCCTGCCCCGTAGGTGCTTATAACGCCTACAACTCCGGTGGCTATCTGTACGACCAACGTACCGGTGTCGCCATGTTCAACGAAGGGTCGGTGCTGATGCGTCAAGTACGCAAAGGCGCTCTCTACGGCGAATACAAACACCCAGAACAACAGCCTGGTATGTCCGATCAAGCGTACGTTGCACGTGTACGCCGTATTGACCCTGATCGCTACAGTCACCACATCCGCGACTATGAGTTGCGCCCTTCGACCGACGAACATGGTCGTCCGATCATTCTCGTAATCGCGTGGGTCAAACCGTTCGGTCCTTACGGCAAATACGTCGAAGCGTCCCTACAGAACCCTGCACAGAACACCTACTTCTCCGTGCGTTCCATCACCGTCGATGACATGATGGAGCGTATCAAGTACACCAAAGAAGTTGTTACCCATGACTTCGTTGGTGAAGGCGGTGTGTACGTGGCCTGCAAGGCACAAGCACCTTCGCTCGAAGACTTCGACACCAGCGTCAAGGAAATCACCCCTGAAGTTCTGCATGACCTCGCCCGTCAGCAAGAACGTCGTCGTGGCCTTGGTCTGGAAGACAACGGTGCCGACTACGCTGGCCTGATCAAAGAGCTCGGATGGGAGCGTGTGAAACGCACTCCGACTACACGTAAGCCATCGTTCATGCGCTGGTAAGCGGACATAAACCCCTCCCTGTGATGGGAGGGGTTTTATGCCGTTTAACGGATACCGATCATGGGGTACATCTGTTTAGCCGACTGCACCAGATCCACCGTGGTGAAGTTCTGTGCAGCCATGGCTGCCGTACGGGTTGCTGGGTTGGAGATCAGCAGCGTACGTGCGTCCTGACTGGCCCGAGCCATCACAGTGAGGTTGGTTACAGGGCGTGGGGTCTGTACCGTAACATCCCCGTTGTTCGAGACCGTAACACCGCGGTAGGTGGTGAACCATGTCGGGATCAATGCATCCATCACCTTGACCAGTTGCGCATGCAGACGTGGGTAGTCAGCAGGCGTCGTACCGGTAGGGAAGCTGTACTGCGCCAAGTAGTTCTGGCCGAAGTCAGGCGTCTGGTTCGTCAAAGCACTGGACATGCCTTGGTCGATGTAGTATTCCATCATGCCGATGTTGGAAGTGGAGATCAGACTGCTCGAATTTCGGCTGTAGACCGAATACTTGAACTGATCGTCCCGACCTTCCATCATGCTGTCCATCAGCTGTGGAATGCCCCAGGCCGCAACCGTCCCCATCAACCCACCGATGAGAGCCGCTTCCGCACCAAGGTCCAACGTCTTGAAGATGTTGTTGCCAGTCAGGTCCGACACAAAGCCTAAGATCGACTGAGCCGACTTACGGTCTGAGTTGATCAAGTACGTGCCTTGACCTGTCACCACCTGAACGTTGTCGTAGAGGTCAGTTGCCCCCTTGACATAGTTAGTACCCGGGACAGTGCCTGTAAGCTCGCTGTAGATGCCGTTCTGCACACTACCGGCTAAGCCAACGATATCACTGCGAGAACCGCCTAGCGCGCTCTTAATGCGTTGTGCGGCATCATTGACGTTGATCTCGCCTTTAGACAGACGACTACCCAGTGTAGACACCGCTTTTGTAGCTGCCCCAAAGGTTTCGGACAGGCTACTACCGAAGGCAGTCAGCTTACTGGTTAGATCGTTACGGACTTCAGGCGAGGCTGCGTTGTACGCATCCACCATCGCCACGTTGTCCTTGGGTCCGGTTTCGAAGACCGGACGAGCAATGGCAACCATAATGGCCTCGTTTCAGACAAAAGAAAAAGGGAGTTCATAGGATGGCGTAACCTCCCCTTACGGGGAGGCTTGCACAGGACCATCGGTAAAGCCTAACACACCCCAACCTTCTAAGTGGACGATGTACGTGTTCCACTTGATCCGGTCATCGTAGCCGTAGGGTTCACACTTCAACTCACTCAGGTCTGGTGGCTGCATTCCACCAAAGGACTCATCGGCCCATTTCTTCAGTGCGACCATGGTTGGTTCGATTTCTTTTACTTCAGCCATCGCTTCGTCTAACAGACGACGGTGTGGTCGTACTTTCATAAGGCACCCGGTCATAGGCCCTCCCCGGGATAGGGAGGGCCATGGTTTATTTACAGCCGATTACAGAACGAACGATGTCAAGCCATACCCGTTCTTGATCGCTGAGCTTCGGTGTAGACCTAGCCCACTTCAAGCAATCTTCGGGCATGATACCCGACACTATCGAATGGTTCAACCTGACGTTGTGCAGCAAGGCTGCCATCAGGCGTATACGCAGTTCTCCTACGTGGTTCCATTTGTGCCCACGACTGATCTCCTGAATCTCCATACGGTCTTCCAGTGCCAGCAGGCGCTCATCAAAGCCGCCTGTGACCAGGTACTGCCGTAAGCCGTAGTACGTCATAAACACCAAACCGCTTTCGGTGGTACGACGCAACGGGGCATAATAGCCGAGAACATTCTGGAGCTCTTCGGGAGCTTTCTCACCGATGTCGATAGTGCGGGGCTTATTTGGCATAGTTGCGTCCAGTACTGAAGGGATCGCGAATGGTCACGTGCGTCTCGGTAACATCCTCGCAGCGCTTCACCTCAGGTATCCACTCCAGGCGGAGGATATAGTCCTCCTGAATTGGGCCAAGTATGGTGAGCCCCTTACGAAAGTTGTTCCAGGATAGACGCGGTTCAAACAGTTGCCGTTGGATACTGCTGATCGTGCCGGCGGTCTCCTTCTTGGTACCGGTAAAGCCGTTCAGCGGGTTCTTGGCGTACTCATCGAGTAGCGCTGTCCAACGCGTGTTGTCCACACCCTCAGCTTGTAGAATGCGACTGTAGAAACGAGCCAGTGTGTTCAAAGGCTTGTTCTTTTGCCGCTCCTTGATCATGGTGAGTAAGTCCGTATCCGCTACATCGAGTGGCGACGTCAGAATCACATCGTCTTCATCTTCCACAAGGTCGATCTCAACGGCATACGTAGAGCGCTTCCCACTCTTCCAGGTCAGTTCGATGGTGAGGATAGCTTTGTAAGGGTTCAGCAGATCCAAACCCTTCTTAAAGGACGCCCAGCTCAGGTCATCCTGTATCAAAGCCTTATTGAGATTCCCGCGGTCCGGGTTCTTCGCGTTGTGCGGTTTCTCGAAGTAGAAGTTAGTCGCTCGCACCCAACGATGATACGTCAGGTTGTGCCAGAGCAGGGTGTTGCGAAACATGTAGCACAAGATGCCTTGTGCACGACTACGCCCCTTATCTGAGCTCGTCAGCAACTGTTTGATATTGTCCATGCATACACCTACGGTGAGTTGTTTGGGAAGACTACGCCTTCCTTGGGAGATTACCTTGGCTCAAACTCCAGTAGTCGTGTCACCACGCGCATCAGCTCCCGGTAAATCTGGTTAGCGATACGGTGGTACTCGAATGACTCCATCCCGTCAAGGGTGGCCGCCAAACTGAAGAGCAAGGTAGTGACACGTGTGTAAGTTGCCACAGTGTCTAACGGATACCCGTCTTTGTCGGTGAGATAAAGAGCTACTGAACTGTCGCGCTTTTCTTCTAGCCGACGAGACAAGTAACTAGCCAAGTGCTCGTAATCGTCCTCAGCGATTAGTCGGAGCGTTTTATCTAGGAGGTTGGCTATTTCCTCCAAGGACTCGTGATTGCGCACGAGGGGAAAGCAGATCTGCTCAGCGAGCGGTATCGATGTGAAGATCGCTGGAGTGAGGTCTCGCCAGAAAACAGCGAAGTCCAGCGCGAGGGTTGTGTCACTCACATCGCGTTCCAAGAACGCTTCCATTTGCTCACCAGCGGTGAGTTTACGCTGACCTTTACGCCACAGCGCTACGCGCTTTAAAATCGAACCTAATAACATTAGGGAAAGCTCCAGAGGGCATTTAACGGTCTTGCATAACGATGATATAGGTGCCTAAAATATTCCGTTATATACAGTCTGGTAGACTGGTATCTTTTTGCAGGGGGCAAACATGTTAGATCATCTCGACGCATACAGTGTGGACGCGCCTCAACCACCGGTTGTGGCAGAGGAAGATTTGACCTACGAACAGTCGCTGTCGTTCTCTCAGCGCATCCGTCGGCAGATCGTAAAAAAGAAGATGACTCCCAACGGAGACATCCCGGCAGACAACGATGACATCAAAATCATGTTGACTGCATTGAAGGATCACGACCACACCGCGATCACCGATAAACGTAACACCATCGACGCCTCGACCAGTGCTTCGTCTGCTGAAGTGGCACACGCCATGGTTGAAGCGGTCAAGATGCTCAAGAACGAAAACCCGTTCTCGCTGCGTAGCGCTGACGGCTCGCTTGACCCTAACCACACACCACGCGCTATCTTGCCCAAGGTCGATGAGAATCGTTTGGGTGAGCACGAGCTGGTGGATGGTGAAGGGGAGATCGGTAACGTGCAAGAAACCAGTGACGCCTTCTTCAACCGAATGGGTATCAACCCCGGCGGTAAACCGAAGGACTAACCATACGGCCTGCCTTCGGGCAGGCTTTATGCCGCCAAAAGAAAAAAGAAAGGCAACCCAGGCATACGCCCGGATCACCCTTCTGTGGAACGCATTATCGCTTACTCTCTTCCAGCTTCTTCTTACGCTTGGCCAACAGGTACTCGACGTAAGCCAGGTTGCCGTCGATTGCTTTCTCTTCATCGTTGCTGAACTTCTTGAGGTACATGGACATGTAGGTAACTCCGGTAAGGCTAGAAATGTGGGGGTGGTTGTCCACCCCCGTGTAGTAACGGTCGCTGTTAGCGGAAGGCGGCAGCGACGGCATCGGTAGCAGCATCTGCAACGGCGGTTGCAGCATCAGCAGCGGCGTCAGCAACCGCGGCTGCGGCTGCTTCAGCAGGAGTGCCTTTGAGGGCACGGAAGGCAACATAGCCCAGACCACCCAGTACAACTGCACCGGCGCCGTACATGGCGACGTTGCCTGCTGCACGACCCAGACGCTTGATGCGTTCCATGCGGGTCGGGATTGGAGTGGTGGCGATGTTCAGGGCTTCGGCGGCAGACTCACCCACAGTGCGGGCGATGTCGTCGATCTTCTGAGTCACGCCCGGTGCCAACGAGTTGATTGCTTCCAGGTTCAGTGGAGGCAGGATGCTGTCGTTGTTACCGTTGGTGTTGGTGTTCTTGCCGGTTTCTGGAGTTTGCATGGTAGTGTCTTCCGATTTAATAGGTTTAGGTTTTGGTGTGTAGGACGTCGGGCTGTAGTGATCAGTCAAAGGCTGCGTCAACTACTTTGCGAACGGTGATGGATACGATCGACAGGCCGATAACAACGCCCATGAAGTAGCCAGTCATTTTTGCGATTTCTTTAACGTCGTTTTTCATGATGATGCTCCGGGTTAGATGCGGCTGATGACATACAGGGCGATGGTGATAGGCAGGAATGCCACACCGATTTTGATGCCTTGACCGACACCTTGCAGAGTTGCTTTGCCGATCACTTTGACATCGGCAGTAGTGCTTTGTACAGTTTGCTTGAAGGACATTGCATTATTCCTTATCGGTGATCGAGCTGAGTTGTTTTTCGAAGCGTTTGGTCAACGCCGCAGTAACCTGTTTGTAAGCTTTGTTCTTTGGTACACCGGCAGACATGGTAGACCAGAGTTGGTCGAAAGCCATGTGTGCAGCAGCACGCCAATTCTCATCGCCAGCTTCACGAGCATCGGCAACGAGTTGATCGATCTGGGAATCGACTGCGTTGGCAGCAATACCCAGTGCAGCTGCTTCGCCGAGGTAGGTACCAACACCGTTAATCAGCCGGCCGACACCGATTACAACAGCACCTACTGCAACACCGATAGCGGCGGTTTTAACAATGTTGGATACGTTCATTCTTTTAACTCCGATAGAAGTGTAAGGAGCAGGTTACTGCTCCTAATTCACCAGGACAATATAGTTCTTAAATCTTTTCCAATCAAGCTTTCTCAGGGAAAGCCGTATTGGCGATGTTGTTTACGGTGGTCAGATAGATGTCACGGATAGAACCGTTATCGATCTTGCTACCACGTGCCGCCCAGAACACCATCAGGTCAGTCTTCATCTTAGACTTGACTTCAGCGGTGGCGGTTTCGTAGGTAGCCAGTTGGGCTTCTACTTCTGCCGACAGTTCTTTGAGCAGTTGTTCCATCAGCTGTACGCCGGTGAGTTGGCTAACTTTGTTCGATGCCTTGGCTGCATCCAGGGCCAGCTTACGACGCTGCTTCATGGATTCCTTGAAGTTGGCGTAGGCGGCTACCAGGGCGATAGCGATCAGAACAGAGACAGCGCGCATCAGGATTGCTTTACCGATTTCTTTCAACATGACTTTATTCCTTAAAAGGGATAGTGACTAAGAACCTTATTGCTCCTAATTCACAAAGACAATATAGTTCTTAAATTTATTCGAGTCAAGTCTTAGACGGCATAAAGCCTGCCCCGAAGGGCAGGCCTATGTTTAGCCCATGCGGAACGACACGTTGATGGTGACGTGGGTGGCAGGTATATCGAGCGTCGCCGCAGCAAAGACACACTGCTCACGATCGGCTACGGCATTGATAGGGTATCCACCCGCCATGCCGACACCACACATATTACGGCGGGCACCCCCGCCATGCCGACACCACACATATTACGGCGGGCACCTTCTTGACTGGTAACCAACTTACCATTGCTAACGGGTGTGTGTTCAATCATCGCCTGACCAGGGTGGTCGATATTGCACACGGTGACCATTTCGATTTCTTCGATGGTGGCCATGTATGCTTGGTTCTCTTTCAACTCACGCGCCAGCGTCAGGCTGAACAGTTTATGCTCAGGACCAATCGGCAAGGTAAGTGTGAACTCACGGCGCAGCTTCCTCAATGCCCCACGTACGAACTCCATGTCCCAGACGATGTGTCCAGTATCATTGGCATGGCATGCACGATCCAACCACTTCGACATGTTGATGAAGAAGTCCCGATGTGGGTGTTGTGGAATCAGTGCATCTTCAGTCGGTGGCAGATGGATCTGTTCGTTACTGGTGCTGGCACGGGCGAAGAACTCAACCTGGTCGGTAACGGCGAGCATGATCTCGGCACTGTTTACCGACTCGTCACGCCGAGCATGGTAGAGACCTTGCAGTACGCGTTCCTGCAATTTAGCGCTATGGCCACAGAACGCATCGAAGTAAGCGTAACACTCCATGCGGAAGAATGTATACATCGGCATGAATAATTCTGTGTCGACTTTCATAGCGACACCAAGATTCTTCCAGAAACCACGACCCACGCCCATGGCATGGCGGTCGCTGTTGATCAACACCGTCAGACGCGGCATGTTCTTGCTGCGGAACCAATCAGCCAAGAAGTTAATGATGTCGTTGGTTTCCTGCACTTCCTCTTCGGACGTGTCATCACTAACGCCATGAATGATTTCATGCACTCGGTTAAAGTACGTACAGTCTTGATTCATCGCACAGCGAATAAGTTCCAGACAGACTTTTTGTGCTTTTGCTGCATTGACCATGATAAAGCCCTATGTGGGTATAATGGGTGAAGGTCCCAATGGGGGACAAGCTGGAATGCCCAGCACTAGATTACGGCTAAATGTAATTCTCGGCATAAAGCCTGCCCCGAGAGGCAGGCCGTATGTTCGTTACTTGGACTTGGGGATGTAACCCAAACCCGGCGGAGTCCACGTCAGGCGTTCCCAGGGATACTTGTACATTTAGACACCATCCACTTCGTAGTGCTTGATACAGTGGTCGATAAAGTTCAGGTAGATGTTCAGCGTCACTGCTACCCAATGCGTGAAGCTATCCATAGGTGCAGCGAGCACCTCGGACATGCTACCCAGCATTTGGATCACGGTGGTATTCGCCGCACCATCCGAACCTTCCGGTACATCCATCACCTGACGGATCGCATCATCCACAACAGTCTTCACTGTAGCGAAGTCACGACGCCCGGCTTCTGCTTTCTCAGCGACATCCAGGATCTTGGAGATCCCATCCACCAACTGAGTCAACGTACGGATCGAAGGCACATCCATCGTCCGTGGGGCACGGTCGGCTGTGTTCAGCGACAGTTCCACGAACTCAATACGGAAGGCCTGTTTGATCACGTTGGCGTACATGTCAGGGCTTTGAGCACCCCCACGTACCGCTTCAGCGAGGTTGGTGTAAACCAATGCCCAGTTCCCCGGCATTACCTCACTGCGCAGATAACGACCGCTGGTGAAGCTACCCGACAACTCACCGGCCTTCACCGGTTGTTGACCTGCCACGGGTACGACAGCCGCTTGCAGCGTATCAATGAACGTCTGCATCCCCGCCTGCGCCAACTCTTTCTTGGAAGAGCCTTGGTTAGACTCCACCAGATCGACAAAGCGACGGCTGCACACACGTGCTACCTTAACCACGGTAGCCGGGTGTTTGTTCAGCAGGTGTTCACTGATGTTGCGGATAGCGCCCAATACTTCAACGTTATCGCCCACAAAACTACCGTTGACCGACAGACGGTTGATCCCGGAGATCTCCATCTGCTTGTACGACACACGGTTACCCAAACGACCGATCCGCTTGGACACCGCCTTCTGGTGACCGCGAACACGGCCCAGACTGCCTGTGAACTTGACGTAGAGGTTACCCACGATCTCCAGCAGTACCCGGATGGCTTCTCGCGTAGCTTTCGCCACTTTGATAACGCCTTCCTTGATCATCCGCAGGGTGATGTAGGAACCTTCTTTCAAATCGATACTGGGGTCGATGCTCTCCATACCCAGCTGGATCGAACGACCCAGTGAGCTGTCGATATCTACCTCATCACCACCGAGGAGTTCCCCGTAGGCTTCCAGTGCACAATGCAGCTTGAACATGTGGTCGAGATCACCGGTCGATTCCTTAAATGTAGTAGCGACCATGTCAACCTCAAGTGAAATAAGTGGGGGTGGTTGCCCACCCCCTAACGGTTACGCTTTGCCTTGCGATTCGTGAGTCTTGATGCAGTACTCGATGAAACGCTGAGCGACCTTGATGGTGTTGACGACATGGCCGATGAACTGACCGGTAGGTTTGGTCATGGAAGCAACCAGACCCGACGCACCGTGCTCACCCAGTACACCAACCAGCATGCGATGGGTGAAGACCTTGGTCATGCGCTGGTCTTGTGCCATCTTGCGGGTGGCTTCGGTGTAGTACGGAACTTGCTTGATCAGCTTGTCCAACTCACCCAGCACGCCCTTCAGTTGATGCAGGTCAGGGATCGATACCGACATCGATGGGTTAGCACCACCGTCGACACGGGCGAACTCAACGCTCCAGACATCAGAGAGCGAAGCCACGCCTGCTTTGGTAGCCGACTTGGACATGTGCACCACAACGCGACCATTGCCCAGCAACAGAGGCGAGGCGAAGTTGTTGTCGTAGCGCTCACCGTTCGGTACGTCGTTGGTTTGCACCACGCCGAACATGCCTGGACGGAAGCCTTCACCGATGATCACAGCCAACTCGGTCAGGTCGTGCTCACCACCGTTGTCCATGTCGTAGGTGGAGAACCACGACTTCTCGATGTTGGCAGCCAAGGTGGCGTAGAACTTCGGATAGTCGATCATGAAGCGGTCAGCGAAGGTACGCAGTTGCGCGTAGTTCACGCCCTGATCACCGACGAAGTTGTTCTTGACGAACAGACGACTGGCACCACTGACATCAACCTGACCTTTGTACGGGGTCTGAATAGCAGACAGACGCTTGGCCAACTCGTCGTTCTTCTGAAGCATGCCCGGTACGTCGTTCTTGATTTCAGCCGCAGTGTTGACCAGGATTTCCAGCAGACGCTTGATGGCGTTCATCACCGCTTCGCCGACAGCCTTCACCTTGTCACCCATGTCGTTCATGAGTTCTTGGGAAACAGTCAGCACGCCGATGGAGTCCTTGAAGTCTTCAACCGAAGGCACGCCTTCGATCAGGACTTTGTCACGGAACGAACGCAGGCCGATGTGGATCGACTGAGCGAGAGCAGGCGACACGGGCTCGCCACGGGCATCGAGTTCACGCAGGATTTTGTCGTAGCCTTCAACGGCCACTTGCATGGCGCTCAGGTCTTCGACGTCTTCCAGTTGTTCATCGAACTCGCCTTCACCGGTATCGGCGGCTTCGTCGTCGAACGCTTCTGGCTGCTCTTCTTCGATCAGTGGTTCGCCGTCAGCGATGGCATCAGCCACAGCAGCGTCGGTGCCTTCTTTGATCTCGATGATCGGGTCGATAGCCACAGGAATCTTTTCAGCTTCCGGTGGGGTTTCTTCGTTGATCGGAGGCAGGCCAGCATCGCCGGTTTCCAGCTCAGCTTGAACGTCGCTACCTTCAGCGCCAGCAGCGGCCGCATCGACAGGAGTGTCAGCGCCGATAGCCGGTTCGGTTTCACCACCAGCCACTGGCAGTGGAGCGGCCGTACCGTCTTCGACCACTGGTGCGTCGACAGTGGTTTCGTCGATCACAGGCTCTTCAGCCAAAGCAGGATCAACCGGCTCGGTCGGTGCAGCGGGTTCGGTCAGCTCGTCGCCCGTAGGCACCGGAGCATTCTCGGCCACAGCAGGGATACCCTCGTCGATCACGCCTTGATCCGCACCAGGCTCTACAGCTGGCTCGGCTGGGATGGCTGGTTCTTCACCGGCTGGGATGGTATCGGTTGGCTCGTCGCCGGCTGGGACGAAAGGCTCATCAGCGCCTGGTTCACCCGGAGCGCCAACTTCGTCAGGGAGAGGTTGATCACCTTCTTCTTCCTCCTCTTCGGCATCTTCCTTCGAAGGCTTGCCGGTTTGCAGGTTGATTTCGAAGTCAGGCTTTTGATCGCCATCTTCCTTGGAAACCTTCACGCCGATTTCGCTGTCGGCTTTCTTGACGACGGCGTTGTCTTCGACGGTGGTGTCGTCTTTGATGACGACTTCGTGGTTGTTCTTTTTGTCGACGCCCTCAGCCGTCATCTTCTCGTCACCTTCGACGATGTTTTCGGCTTCGTCGTTTTTGGTGTCGACGCCTTCCGGCTTGAGGTTCACATTGGTCGAATCTTCATTCGACACGCGCTCCAGCCAAGACAGGTTATTCTCGCTCATGCGGTACTCCAGTTTCAGAAAGTGACTACATATGGTTGTCAGGTAAGCAGACCTTTGTCGATGACCAACTGTTCCAGGGCTGCCAGTTTAGCTTCCAGTGCGATGCGTTTATCACGCTCCACGAGGTAAAGCGCGCGGTCGGTAGTGCGGTTGCTGATGGCCGCTTGACGCGCTGCTTCCATCGCATCGTGCTGCTCCGGGGTGACCACACCGGTGGCAGGTGCAATGTTCTCGAACACGGTCGGTAACACACCCACGACTTCAGACGCGGTAGTAGCCAGTTGTGTTTTGAGGAACGTAAGATCAAGCGAATCCGGCAGTGCGCCCAGAGCGATGCTCAAGACCACATACTGGTAGTTGTAGCTGGTGAGCCCAGGGTAGGCCAGGATGTACGAGCTCGGTACGTATACCGGTGCCTGTGAATCACTCAGCAGGCTGATGATCGCCACACCCGCCGCCAAGTCACGAGAGTAATCAGACTCCGTCAGGTTCAACGGTTGATAGTACTTCTCGTAGACATTGATCCCTTGGTTCTGAAGATCTTTGAAGAACCGAATGGCACCGCAACTGTACAGCTGGTTAGGCACAGTCGTGAACGGTGCTTTCAGACTGTACAAGCCACGCGTGCCCGGTGGCGGTACATTAAGCGCCATGGGGAATTCCTTCCAAGGTAAGTTTCACAGGATTAAGGCGGCGTGTGTAACCAAACAACCGAGTCGGCATACCAGAACGGGGAGTTCGGTGCAGCCGTCAAGCGCCAGTTAGGACGTTGTTCCCCACCGATATAAAGGATACCCGCCGGACGGACTAGGAAGTCCTCAGCCGTGATGTTGAGGTTCAACATCGCACGCAGGGCTTGTACTAATGCCGGCTCATCCATCTCCTGTACCGCTGGCAACTCACCATTGGCAAAGACTGGGTTGGTGATATAACGCGACACCGGCCAACGGTCATAACGAAACAACTGCTCATACATCGGATCAGTCTTGGAACGAATGATCGCCACAGAACGCCAAGGACGATAACGCGTCGGCATTTGTTGAACAGCTTTGATGAAGTGAGTATCGGGTGTAATACCCAACGTCGGATAACGTGTTGCGATCCGTGTGAACAACAACGTCGTCGTATTGGTCGCCAGCGTGTTCGACGCAAACGGAATATCAAGGTCAAGCATAACGGGAACTCGACTCAAACATAACCGGGGTGGTCACCCACCCCGATATGTCGTTACAGGGATGCCAACGATGGCTTACTGGCCACGAGGTAGTTGACGTTCTTGTAGTAGCCCGAAGCGTAGACGATGCCATCACGCTGCACACGGGACAGGCCCTGTGGTACGGCGGTGTACATGGTCATCTCTTCAGCAGCTACCAACAGTCGGCTGAACAGTGCGCTCCATTCCACGGTGGTCGCCGACATCCGATCAGCATCATCGTTATCGTTGGACACGACCATGTAGTCTGGGAACTTGTCCGAGAACTGAGTCAGGCCATCACGGTTGTCAGGGTTACCCACAACACCGAACGCCAACGACTTGTAGATGTTCTGCGAGATCTCGTAACGCCCTTCGACGTAGACATCGGTATAACCGGTGCCCCGTGCGGTACGCTTGATCACCGGCAGTACTTCACGTGGGTTCACAGTTGGGCTGTAGATACCCCCTTGGAACTCATGGTTCGGGACGCTGTACTGATTCCAGAACGGTGTGAAGATGAACTCGGTGGTACGAAACAGATCCGGGAGGATCACCGCCCACTCGTCGCGGGTGTGCGTGGACTTGTCCAGCACTTCTTTAACGATCGCTTCACGAATCAAGTCAGGGTTGTTACCGGCTTGACCGTAGATCAGCACGATCCAGTACGTCGGAGTCAAGTCAGTAGGCACGACTGGGTTGTTGTAGTCGTAGCGCAGTGTCTTGATCTGAGTGAATGGATACTTGCCTTTCTTGGCTTGCGCCTCGTCAGTCTTCTCGACCAAGTCGTAATCGGCAATCAAGCCTTTAACGACCAGCGGATCTTTGAAGAAGTCATCGAGTGGCAAGATCGGTGGTACGACCTCGATGTCGAACTCATCGTACTGGTTAGAGAACGACGTATCAGACAACCACACGGTGACGGTGTTATCACCCAGGCCTGCCGAAGAGTCTTTATAGCTGATCCATTCAGGCATGCGCAGACTGTCGCCAGTCAAGATAGCGCCGGTCTGGAAGTCAGTGGCCAACGATGCAAATTCAGCGTTGAGTTGCTGACGCAAGATGTACGCATCAACCGGGATCTGGCCCGAACGAGCACGGGAGATCAGGAAAGCACCGATGGTCAGTGCTGTGTTAGAAACGGTAACGGGCGCTGGAATGCGCACGTTGTCCTTAACGGTATGGAAGACAACCAAACTCGTCTCAGCCGATACCTGACCGTTAGTGTAAGTCAGTTTGTCTTTGGCGTAACTTTTGGCATCTTCGGAGAGTTCTCCAAAGGGTGCCACTTGGTCCAACTGGTTGTTGAACAAACCAGCGAACGTGAAAAAGCCTTTTAAGGTGTACATGAACGATGGTTCCTCACCGTGGTAGATTGAGTCATCTATAAAATCAACCACTTTTTACTTGACAACTGTGGAAATGTTCAATATCCTGAAATAACACTTAACATGCAACATGGGATTCCTACCCTAACTGTGAAGGCTTTTGTGTGAGGTCGACGGTAGGTATTGTCTCAGGCTTAACAACAAAGAGGCAATAAATGTCGTACTTAAATCTAGGTCGATTACTCTTCAAAGCGCTTCGCCTCTTGTGGCCTTATCTCAGATCTGCCATTTTCAAGGATCGTACTGTCGTCGAAGTATTAAAAGAAAATGTGCACCTCACCTACATGCTGGGTATTATCCTGGTTCTGGTGTTTGCACTGGCCCTCTCGACGATTCGGCTCTCTGAATTAAAAGAAGAACAAGCAGCCTATAAAAAGGCTGAACCGGTGATAGCGCCTTGTAGCTGTACCACCCCATTCGAAACCAATCGCTTTAATGATCTACTGAAGGACTGACAATGCGCCTTGTTAAGCTGGCCTGTGGCCTCCTGCTCGGTGTGTTACCGGGTTGTGTGGTGATCGATGCACGGCAATCCACCGCCGTGTATCACACCACCGAAATCAAGACTACTCATCTATCAACTCAAACTGTGGGGAAGGATAAACCGCAGCCACCTCTGATCATCAAGACGGAGGTTCCCAAGGAGCGGGCTATTGTTCAGACGGGGTGTAACCCGTTTGTAATCCCCACACGTCAGACGTTGCCAGTGCAGCCTGATTTCAGCAACCTCGGTGACACCCGGGTGGAAGATGGCATCGCCAGCTACATCAAAGAACTACGCGCCTTGATTAAAACTGAGCGCAAAGTCCTTGATGAAGCGCACCGTCGACACCTTTCGGGGTGTAAGGGATAGATCTACGCATCCCCAAAATAGTGTAGTTTACCCATTTAAGGATGCCGCAAGATGAGCACTGACTCGACAGAGATCACTAAAGTAGGAATGGTTGCCTACGCCGACGGCAGTTTCCGTCGTGGTCTCGCCGGTTGGGGTGTACATGCTTACGTGTACACCGCAGGTGCACTGGAGCACGCGAAGGGGGAAAAACAACTGCCAACCCCCAAAGGCTACAAAGAGGTCGAGCTCGCTAAGAGTTCGGCTGTCGTGGCCTACGTGGATGCTTACGCTACCGTCCCCGCCCGGAAGGTGACGAACAACGTCGCTGAGATGCAAGCTGTAATTGAAACCTTTGGTCTAGCCAAAGAAGCAGACGTCCAGAAGTTGTTGGTCTACACTGACAGTAAGTACGTGCAGGACAACCTGTTCCGTAGCGTGCCGAAGTGGATCAAGAACGACTGGATTAAGCCCGACGGTTCACCCGTCGCTAACCGTGAGTACTGGGAACAGCTCATCAGCGTTAAAGACGCTTGGCTGGCAGAAGGCCGGAACCTTGAGATCGAGTGGATCAAGGGCCATGCTGGTCATCGTGGCAATGAAGCCGCAGATGGTAACGCTCTCCTAGGCTCAGCCTATCGCACCGACAAAGTCGTGGTCTCCTATAAAGAGATCGTGCAGGCCAATAAGATCGAACCCGCCAATCCGTTGATTCAACGGACGCGGTTGCTATTCGACGTGGCTGCCCCTCTACCGCTCGAAATGGGCAACTACTACTGCATGTACTCGCTGGGCCGTGCACATTCGTACGGCCACAAACAGACAGACTCGGCACTGGAGAAGATCGCGAAGACCGATCTGATTCTAGGACGTCGCTTGGCAGAAGCCGTCTTCTGCGTTCTCAAGACCCCAGAGCGTGACCCTTACCTGGAAGAGTTAATGGATAACCACCGGAAGGATCATGTCACTGCGTACTCGCAACCGGCGGTGCTGCGTTTGGACAACGTCCTGACGCCGAATTTCCGTAAGCGGTACATGGAGATGGGAAACGCTGGTTTCGCCAAACTCAAGAACATACAGGCTACAGTAGGCCCCGACGATACGCTGGTGAGTAAGACTCTGAGTCCGCCCAAGCAAGCGTATGAAGCAGTCAAACTTTTCGGCGTGCTCAAACAGCAGTTGGACGATTACTGTAACGGAACAGTGGGTAAAGCTGTGACGGTGATTGATATCACTGATCAGCTTTACTACATCCATCAAGAGGGCAAGAAGAAGCCCGTTAATAAACTGCACGCGACCATAACCAATAACACGTCAGTCATCGAAATCCCTGCTGTGGTGAGTGGCGTTGAAACAAAGCTTAAATTGGTACTGGGGCTGGATATTCCGGTTCGTAATACCTTGGCACGTATTGCTGAGTCTGAGCCGAAAGTCTCAGTCCTAGTCGTTGCCAGTGGTCCGCTGTGCTATTCCTTCACAACCGTAGTGGACTCGAAAGAGGGCGTGTTGATGTACACATGTCCTTACACGCAGTTCATTCTCAAGAAATAACGAAGGCAACCAATTATGCAACTACCAACGCAGCAGAAGCGGCCCGGCGTGCTGGAGCGCGGCTGGATTGCTTTATGGAACCGAACGCCGGTAGACTTCAGACGCATGAGTCTGCTCTCGTCGCTTTACGCGCGGTTTGCGGAATGCAATGAGGATGACAAAGAGCGTCTTACTCAGGTAAATGAAGTCTTCGGTCTCACACGGCATGTGGGGCACATGCAGTTCTCTGTGTTTGTCGCCCCTTACCTCTGGAGTCATATTCTGCCGATCCATCGGATCGATGGGGAGCGTTTTGAGTATTACGTTGGACGTGTGCTCAAGAACACCCCCTGCTGGCTGAAGTATGCAGACGACGAGGCACTCAAGCAGGACATCAATAACCTGATGATGTACTGCGCCCATGAGCAGTGCCCCATACCCCAACGCACAGCTTGAAGTGGCATAAAGGCCCTCCCTCACAAGGGGAGGGCGCTATGCCGTCAACTGCCGATAACCATCTTCGGGTTACCACTGGCGGTATGACCACAACTTGCAGCACTGCCTTGGATCACGACAGGGATACCACCGACTGTCATTTTAGCAGAACCACTGACCATTTTAGGACCGGCATGCAAACCCGGACCGTGGTTGTTGACATCGTCCCCCACCAGAGACACTGGGAGGCCAGCTACGGACATCTTAGCTGACCCCGGCCCACTGATGACGCCTCCGGCTTCGGACTGTCCTACGAGCGATACGTTGGGCATCAGAACAACCTCTACGCAAAGGTGTATTTAGGACCAGACACGGTAAGACCAGCACCCACCTGTTCCCACGTAGTGCCACCACCATCCACATGGACGCGTGTGGACTTCATGGAGATGTCAGCAGGCTTCATAACGTACGTCGATTCACCGCAGGTCATGCTGATTTCTTCGTCGGCTTTCATAGCGATCTTCTTCTTGTTGATCTCCATGAACGCACCGTCGGCATTCATCATCTTCCACCACCGCTCTTTGCAGTCGAGGAAGAAGCTGTTATCAATGTCGTCGGTCAGAAGGAACGTGCCCTCTTTGGTGTTGAACTGTGTGGTGAACAGGAAAGGCTCGCCATTCGCCTGTGCCGTTGAGAACGTCACCAGACCTTCGTGGGTCGAGATCTCTAGGTAGTAGCAGCGGGTAAGGTCCAATGGGCCAGTACCGGCGGTAGGGGTGGCACTGAAGGCGTAGATCACGGTCTCCAGCGTGCGCAGGTTATCGCGCAACCCCATGCAGCGCCAGTAGTACTGATCCGTGTCTCCCATACGGAAGATCTCAACCAGCTCACCCCGTACCACGTCAGGAGGTGTAAAGCGGTTTGAACCCGAAGGCAGCCACTCACAGTTCAGCGTGCTGTCAGTAGTCGTGACGACGTCGTATTGCTTACCGTCTTTGTCCGTACCCTTGAGGGTTTCTTTCTGTGGGTTGAAGGTGACTTCACCATCAGTGGCACCCGCATCTTCAACCGCCATGACGTTGACATGGCGATCTGTGCGTGGTTTGTTCTCTGCAACATAACCAATGCTGTAGAGTTTGAAAACACTCTCCATGGCCGACCTCTTAAAAATACGCAGGAGCTCTCTTGTATATAACCATTGAGCTGGATCATTCAGAACATGAAGATCACCAAATTCATCCTTAAGAACTACAAGCGTTTGATGTTGTCCAACATCCGCTATTTCGAATGGGTGCCGGGTACGAACATTATGCTGTTGCTGGGCAGTAACGGCTCTGGTAAGTCGTCGGTGGTCGAGGAACTCACCCCATGCCCTGCACACCACGAACAGTTTGAAGCAGGTGGCGTTAAAGAATTTCACTGCGTACACAACAACCACCATTATGTCCTGATCTCTGAATACTCAGGTCGGGGTACGGGTAAGCACAAGTTCTATTGTGACGGGATGGATGAAGCACACAACCTCAATCCGGGTGGCACCTTTGCCGTTCAGAAAGAGTTGGTGTTCCGTATCCTGAAAATGGATCGGGCTATTCACGAAGTGCTTATCGGTCTGACGCCCTTTAGCGCTATGCAGACTTCCAAGCGTCGTGAGTGGTTGACCCGATTGTTCCCGATGGATCTGTCGTTTGCTTTCGGTAAATTCGGTCAGGTCAAGAACTACATCAGCGATGCCCGTGGGGTGATCAACCACAAAGCTAAGCGGATGGCGAACGAGAACATCGACTTGCCGAACGACGGTGAGATGGCCAGTTACCGTACGCAGATCACTGAGCTCACCAACCGACTGCAAGAGCTGTACCGCACTCGGGGGAATGAACCACTGTCCCGTTCGAACGTGGTCAGTCTACAGGGTCGCTATAAACAGATCCATGACAAGACCAAACGTCATCTGGAAAGCCATCCAAACATCGCTGCGTTTTATGGCGTCCGTGGCCGTAGTGTGATCGAGAGTCGCATCAGCGTTATTGAGCACACCGCACAAGCGGCTAAGCACCGGTTGGAAGAGTTGGCGGTTGAGTTAGAAGACGTGGCGCGTCAAGTCGTACCAGTGTCTGACTTCGGTACGCCTGAGCAGATCGAAGAGATGCGCGTTGAGATCAATCGACTGGCTGAACAAGCCAAGGCGTTCACGGCAATCGTACTCGAATACAACGGTCCGTTCCCACTGATCACTCATGAGGTCTTCCCACACTCCAAAGCAATGCTGGGTGAGATGATGGGCGTGTGGACCACGTTGATTCAAGAGTTCCCAACTAACCTTGATGATCACTTCAGTCATGAACGCGGTAAGCAGGCCCGGTTGACCTTCGCTGAGAACAAAGTGCGTCTGCACAGCCTCAGTGATCGTCACAGTGCTGCAACCCAACGTCTCGCACAGATGCGCGGTTGTGCTGAAGTCGTGTGCCCAGATTGTACCCACAGCTTCGTGCCGGGTCAATCCCCTGAAGACGTGCGACTGACAGAGAAGACCTGTAAGGAACTCGGTTCTACGATCGAGCGACTTGAAGCTGAACAGGTAGAACTGGAAGCGTACATCAACAGCTATGACGACTACCTGACTTACATCAACCGATTCCGGCAAATCGTTCGTCAGTATGAAGTCTATAAGCCAGTCTGGGACTATTGCGTAGAACGTCGTGTGATGTTCATAGAGCCACGTAAGCATCTAACCAGTGCCATTACGTGGCAATCGGCTCAAACCGCTTACATCGAGCTAACTGAGGCATCACAGCGCATTGCTGGCATCAAGGAGCGGCTGGATCGGTACGAGTCGATTGATAGCGGTAGTATTGACTACATGAAGCGTCGTCAAGAGGGTCTGGAGCGGGCAATCACTGAGACGGCTGACCAGCAACACGTGTTGGCTCAACAGGCACGTGAGTTGCGGGCATCGGCAGCTGAGGTCGATCGTTATAACGCACAGACTGACTTGCTGCAAGCCGAGCTCGAAGACTACATGCGTATCGTGAATGATCAAATCGTCGATCTGGTGAAACTGGGTTATGACGAAGAGATCAAACACACCAGCTTGAAGCTGTCGGATCTGCAAGCCACACTGCACAGGTATGAACTCCGGGAGAACACGCTTAAGGATATTGAGCGGGAACACAAGGAAGCGCAGGAATGGTACGCAGACATGCAACTCATCAGCAAGGCCCTGTCGCCCACTGACGGGTTGATTGGTCGTTACTTGATGGGTTTCATGCAGAAGATCGTAAAGTTGCTTAACGCGATCATTGAGGAGCTCTGGACCTACCCGATGGAGGTATTGCCTTCTAAGGTGGACAAAGACGAACTCGATTATAACTTCCCACTCAACGTACGCAATGGTGCAGTGATTGCACCTGACATCGCACGGGGTAGTAGTTCGCAGAAAGACGTGGTGAACTTTGCGTTCAAGTTGATCCTCATGAAGTTCTTGGGGCTTGAAGACTATCCACTGCCACTGGATGAGTTCGGTAACACGTTCGATGAGCAACACCGTCAGAACTTGATTCCGTTCTTGAACAAACTGGTAGAGCTGGGTGAAGTGTCGCAGATCTTCTACATCTCGCACTTCAGTTCGACACATGGTGCGTTTAACCATGCTGAGGTGGTGGTGTTGGACCCAACCAACATTACCTTGCCTCCTGTGTACAACCGTACCGTCAAGTTTGGCTAACGGCATAAAGCCCCTCCCAGAGCGGGAGGGGCCTATGTCGCCTTACGGCGCTTTCTGGATGTCGAGCAAGATCTTCTCGTTCATCTTGATGGCCGAGGTCAGGTCAGACATGCGGGTCATCAGAGTAGCGTACCACTCGATGAATTTACCCACGTCGTACAGCTGCCCCATCAAGGACTTGATGAACACCGGGTTCACTTGATCCTTGGAGCCTTCCAGCATACCCAGCAGCGTGGTGGAGAGCTTGACCAACTTATCGGTCTCATCCTTCACCTTCTGCGGCGGTACGAGCTGCCACAGGCTGTGGTTCAGTTTGTTGACCATGTCAGCCACGGTGATGATCGCAGCTTTGTTCTCGTAGACATCGCCCAGTGGCGCGGTCGAACGGTGGTTACCTTGGATGAAGTATTCAGCTTCACCTTCGATCACCTTGGTCAGGTCTGCCGTAGTCACTTTCGGCTTGCAGATCAGCTCGCGCGATTCGTTGGACTCAGACAGGTTGTTGATGTAGTACGAGAAGCACTTCTGCGACGGGAACAACACGTCAGCCAACGCACCGCTGGCCAGAGGCTGGGAGAAATTCGTCAGGACGTTGCAGTACCACTGAAGCTGGTGTTGGAAGCCAACGGGTACGTAGACTTCGAGTTCGGTGATGTCGGTGTACTGGTACGTCGACAGCGAACGGGTCAGTGGCTGGATGTTGATCACTTCAGGCTTGCGGAAGTTCCAGGTGGTCATCACACGGAACTGGTCGCGTACAGCAGCGCTGATGGTAGCCGCTTTGCGTTGCAGCCAGCTATTCAGATCACCGACGCTGAACGCTTCTTCAGAGACGGTCTCGAACAGTTCGAGCAGGTCGCCAAGGCCATTGGATTCGGGCTCAGCATCGGTTGGATCGAGGACTTCTTCCTCTTCCACAGGGTTTGCATATTGTGTCAGCAGCGACATGGTAGATACCTTGGCGTGGGTGGCTCAGTTCATAGGATAACCAAAAGAAAAAAGAAAGGGCACCCGAAGGTGCCCAGTCTAATTACGAGAGGTCAGTCACCAATCGGTAGTACAGCGCACCGATCCCGTAGCTGTGGTTAACCATGGTCTCAGCATCTTTGGCTACCACCACCCGTTCCAGTTGCAGCTTAGGAGCGGTTACGTGGTAGACCATGTGTGCGGAGTACTTGGTCAGACGGTGAAGAACATCTTCGTGCCTGAATTCGTATTCCACCACAGGTGCTGGATCACTGACTTCTGCGGCGAGGAGTTCAGAGTAGACCCGTAGGGCTTCCTCAGTCATGTCCTCGATACTGCGCTTTCTCCAGTGGCTCTGCGTGCGCAGCCCCGATTTCGTTGTGGTAGTCGAAACCTCTTTCGATTCCTTCTGCCACAGTTGGTCGATGCTGTCATTCAACTCAACCGCGGAGGTCTCGTCGAGCAACAGGTACTGGTGGTATTTCAGCGCTTTCATAGTTTTCCCTTAGAGGAAAGGTTGATGAAGTGATTAGGCCTTCCTAATCACAAAGACAATATAGTTCTCAAAAGGATTCGAGTCAAGTCTTTTTTCAAACAATCCTACGCTATGTGTTTATTAAGTGTTGGCTTGCATACCACCCAGCGAAGGACCCAATCGCATGTTTGGCAAAGTAATTGAGAAACCCCTTTTTCGTCCCAGTCTAAACGTAGGCGGGATGTACGATATTCCAACAGGCCATTATGAGCTCGGCAAGAATGGCGAGTCCATTTTCAATGGCGGCGTAGGTCCTCTGACCGGTATCGCATCCCGTCCGAACAACTTCAAGACCGCCTTGGCGATCTTCATGCAGGCGATGATCCGCCGTGCGTTCCAGACCAGTGCTGGCTTGATCTACGACACCGAAGGTACGCTGTCCCCAATCGTGCGCTTCCAGACCATCTCCATGGCATTTGCTGAGCTGGCGATGATCAACTGGGAAGAAGACGAGCTGTACACGTTCACCGACCTGTCGCGTTACACCGGCGACGTCCTGATGAAGCTCTACCGTGACACGGTCTACGAGAAGACCAAAGATCCGAAGAAGAACATCATGACCACCCCGTTCCTGGACAAGGACGGTGACTTCCGCCAAGCGTACATTCCAACCTCACTTCTGATCGACAGCTTCTCGAAGTTCCAGATCAAAGAAGTGCAGGACATGTACGACAAGAACAAGATCGGCGACAGTAAGAACAACACTGACGCCATGACCTCGGGTAAGGCCAAGACCCAACTGTTCAACCAAATGCCGACCATGGTTGCACAAACTGGCTCGTACGTCATCATGACCGCCCACGTGGGCGACATCATCAACATGGAGATGTACCCAACCGACAAACGTAACCTGAGCCACATGAAGAAAGACACCGTGATCAAAGGTGTCGGCCCAGGCTTCTACTCGATGCCCCACAACGTCTGGGACATCATGTCGAACAAACCACTGGTCAACAAAGAAAAGATGCCAGTGTTCCCGCTGGACAACAAGACGGCGATGGAGGGCGACTCCGACCTCAAGCTGCTTGAAGTTCAGAACCTGCGTGGTAAAGGCGGTATCACCGGCTTGGCCATGCCGATGATCATGTCTCAGACCGAAGGCTACCTGCCATCGCTGACTGAGCTGTACTACTGCCGTGAGAATGAATTCGGGTTCAACGGTAACAACATCAACTACCAGTTGGCGTTGGCACCTGACGTGAACTTGACCCGTACTACAGTGCGTGCCAAGCTGAACGAATCCGAGAAGCTGCGCCGTGTGACTGAGATCCAAGCTGAGATGTTGCAGCTGATCCAGTTCCACCGTACCGACAGCGACCGTGTGTTCACCGACCCGGCTACGCTGTACGCCGACCTCAAGGCCATCGGCTACGATTGGGACGTGTTGCTGAACACCCGTGGCTTCTGGGTCTTCAAGGAACAAGAACACATGTTCCCGAAACCATTCCTGTCGACCATGGACTTGCTGCGCATGCGTAAAGGCCTGTACGCTCCGTACTGGTTGCCAGAAGCAGACCGTGAACGCCTCAAGGCTGCTGCCCTCAAGCACAACCTCGGCGATCTCGCTGCACGAGCCAAACCCCTGCCGGTCTCCATGCCAATGGCAGCATAAAGGCGAGCCCACCTTCGGGTGGGCTTTATGCCGTTGATCATTTTTTAAGCAATGTATTACACGCAAGCCTTATATTACAAGGGAGTCGCAGTGGCGACCATGTTTTGAGGTTTTTGTCATGACCAGAAAGAAAAAGGCTGACCTTACCGAGTTCGAGTTCACAAGTGCTGCCACCGGCCTCTTGGTTCGCGCCAAGCGGCTCCTCAGTGCACGCATGATCTGTGCTGAATTAGGTGTACACCGTAACACGTTAACCCGCTGGATCGAAGGTGGTAAGTTCCCTAAACCTGATGTCTGCCTAACTGCGCGTATGCCACGCTGGGCAGATAACACGTTGAAAAGCTGGCTCGACAAAGCGCGTTGCTGATGTGGAAGTCTATACCTACCAAATCGCACAATGGCGTTTAGTTAAGAAATTGGTGCCTGACGCCTTAGTGATTGATACGACGGTGAAGAGTGGCATCAAACAACTAGCGCCGACATGGGACATGGTGATCGCAATTAAAGAGGGTCGGATCACCGAGGAAAAATATACCCGTCTGTACCATCGCATACTGGACTATAGCCGTCGGGTGTACCCAGAGTTCTGGGCGGCTTTATTACGTCAACCAAAAGTGGCTATTGGGTGCTATTGTTCGCGGGGTAAGTTCTGTCACAGACTATTGCTCGCGGAGTACCTAGGTCGATTAACATCTGTCAAACACATTGCTGAGATCAGCAAGTAATCATAACACAAAAGGGATTGAGCATGGCACGATGCACCCGTTTGCAATTTATTCGAGGAAAACCCGTATGTCGAACATCAAGACCAGTGTGGTCGCACAAGCCTACTACCTGATTCGCGCACGAGACGTCGAACTGGCAGAAGACTTTTATCACCGTTGCCCCCGTGACATCCGTAGCATTCGTGAGCTGAATGCTTTCTTCCACCAACTGATGGCACAATACTCGGCTGATACCTTCAGCCTGCGCTTGAACCTGGTGGACACACAAGACTTCTCGGTGTGGGCACAATCGTTCTTGAGCAACATCCTTCCGTTCCTGATGCTGAATCGTTTCCCGCAAAACACCACGTTGCGCGTTAGCTCGTATTACAGCGACTTGCAAACACTGGCGCAGCGGTCGTTCGGTCAGGTAGCGGCAGCCCACTGATGGGTTACCCTGTGGTCACATGTCCCCCATAAAGGAAGGTACCGGTGGTGCCTTCCTTTATGCCGTCTGGCGTAAAGGACAACTGGAAAAGGAATAGTATGTTGATCCATTTTCACTGGGGCTTATCATGTCCATGCGAGCACTCGCGGAAGCAGAACTGCTTTACTTCATCGAACGGATACTGCCGAACGGTGAGAACGTCAAGATTTACAAGGATCTGTTTGCACGCACCAGCGACGAACAGTTCGATGAATGGATGGATAAACTGGCTGAGGGCGAAGAGATCCTGGCCTTGTTCCATCCGAACCTACAGGAAATGAAGCTGGACCTCACCCGCAATATCGAAGCGGCAGAGGAACTCGGCTACCCACTGTTCCAACACCTGTATCTCACCGATCAGGACACCGGTATGATCCGTAAGACCCCCGGGAAATTCATGGTGGGTCTGGTACCGTTCCGTCGCCAAGCGCAGACACGTGACTCGAAGATGTCGGTCCCTGAGTCCGATGACGTGGTTGACCAACTCACCGGTCAAGCTACGGGCGTGTCGAAAGGCTCCCGTATGTCTTACCCTGAGATCCAGGTTAACCTGTCTAAAGGTCTGGATAAGATGCTGCTGGAGCTGGTTAAGTTCCGGGCAGGTGATGCCAAGGCTTACGCGGCTATGAACAAAGCCATCTTCGAAACCGGCAGTGTATCGCTGGATCAGATCATGGCGACTATCCCATCGGCAGTTAAGGCTACGGAGTCGCTCCGGGTGATCCTCAAGGCCATGCACATTCAAAACAACCTGTAAGGGTCCGTCATGGAAATTACCCGTGTAGATATTATCCGCAAGCATTACGCGCTTGCACTCCAGAACTTCCTGCGTTCGTTCACGCCAGACTCGACCAAGAAGTTGATCGCTGCGGTGGTTGAAAACACCGATGCCATTGCGGCGAATCACAACTGGTTCATGGCTTCCGAAGCGATGTTGCGAACCGGGCTTTGGGAGAAGATGCGTAGCGACGTTGAGTTCCACGTCATCATGATGAAGTTCGAACGCATGTGCTTGGCCCTGATGTCGATGGAGGGTCTACGTGCTGAGTTCATCGCGGCGATGGACAGTATGTTGGTGTTGGAACCATACGCCAACGGTGTTGTGGACGACGACTTTAAGAAAACCACGAATCCAGTGACCGGCTTCAGTACGATCATGGCGCCCGGTATGGTTGGCTTGTTGTCGGTACTACTGTTCCGTGATCTGTGGACCATCGTGGAGCGCTGATGAAACTGTCCAGGATTTACATTGACCTCGATTCGATCTTCGATACGCGCATGGCGACGATCTCGGCTATTTACCCAGCCGTCGCTACAGCGCTGTTGAAGGACGATGCGTATTGGTTCCGTGAGTCTGACCATTGGGACAAGCTCACCGGCGGTAAGATCAACACCGCCACGTTCAACGAGCGTTACGCCAAGCGCAACAACGTGACCTTACAGGCTTCGGTGATGACGAACATCTTCACCGTACTGATCAAGATGATTGGCGAGAATGAAATCGCCATGAACGACGGTCGGCCTAACAGTGAGATCGCTATTGAAGTGAACTTGTGGCCGTACACTTTCGACGATCTGGAAATGGACATGTTCATCGGTCTGTTCCATTACCGTCTGAAGTTTGAACCGCGCATCACGTTCATGTCGCGTAAACCTGAATCGGTTACGCCTAAGTTCCTCACCGACAATTACGCCATGGCGTTCATGTACGACTTTAACAGCTGGATCAAACTCCAGTTGTCGAACCTTGTGCTGAAGCGTACCCAAGGCTTTAACCTCATCGTCCCACGTCTCTTTGAACACGACGTCACCAAGATGTCGGTTGAAGACAAGAAGGATGAGGTTGCACAGTTCCGACTTTACATGATGGAATATATGAACATGCACTTCATCGATGCGGCATGCTTCTCGATCTTCCGTCCTGTGTGACCCGGACATAGGCCCCTCCCCAACGGGAGGGGCTTTATGCCGTCAGGCGTCGGTGCCGAGGATGCGCAGGTAAGCCTGAGCCGGTCGGCGTGGTGTGTGCGGATACAGGCCACCGTTCACCAAACGATCTCGCGTCCAGTTACTGAAGTTAGCCGAGTAGTCGAAGCGGAAGTTGTTGGTGCAGACGTACACGTAGTAGCCGTGTTCGTGGATGGTGTGATAGTCGAGGGTACGGCCATACGCACCGACCACTGGCAACTGACGACCGTCACGGTTCAAGTAACGACCTGGGAAGCCTGCGTACTCCAGTGGTTCGAGTTCGTGGAACATGCTCGGTGCGTCGATCACCACAAAGAAGCTTTGGCTCATGGTGAGGTAACCCAGCATGGCCGAGTCACGTTGCATCTCTTCCACGGAGAACAGTGTACGGTTCTCTGGGTCATCCGACAGACCGAGTTGGTCCATGTTCATACCCTTGACCGATTCGATGTAGCGCTCCAGGAACAAGATGTTCTGAAGTTCGATACGCCATGCACGGTCCGAGACTCGCACGTAAGACTTGCTGAACGGATGCAGGTAGCCACCGAGTACCAACAACACCGTCTTGTTTTCCATGTCGACATCGTCAGGCATGGTCACGTAGGTGGTTTGGTAGTACGGCGTGTTTTCGTTCTGCTTGGAGAGCATGGCTTCGGTGATCGGCACCTTGCGGATCTTGCCGATGTTTTCAAAGCTGATCAGACCGACCTGATTGTCGTTGGATTTACGCACGGTGGAGTTACCGTCCACGATGCGTACGCCGTCGGTACCCCAGTCGGACAAATGCACAAACCCGTTCACGGTGAACAGGCAGTGTTCGTCGATGTACTGCGGGTCGAACTTGGGGTGAGTCAACATCAAGTCTTCCTGCACAAACGCACTGGTCAGGGTCTCGATGTTGGTGTGACGGCCTCGGGTTTGAATATCGTAACCCATGTGCCACGCATGACCGTATTCAACCAAACGTACGGTCTCATTCGGCAGGGTGGTTTCCCATGGGAGTGTGGTGTTGCCCACGCTGGTCAACCAAGCCTGCACAGTCAGGGATGTATCAATCCCACGACGGAAATTCATGGTCTTGTCAAAGCGCAGTGCTTTCTGCCCGGGGAATCCGGCGTAGGTAATGTAGAGCATCACCTCACCATAAACCGTGGCCAGGGTGGACACCAGCGCATTACTCAGATCGGCTTCGACCCAACGGCCAGCACGGCGATCTTTGCGATAGCGTGCACGCACTAATTGGTACATGGGGTGTTCCCTCGTTAAAATGTCCACATCATTATTATAGTTGCATCATTTGGCCGACAATTCTATGTGCTCATATTTTTCACGAAAGGGTTGTCGTCACGCAGGAGACCCCCATGGCCAGCCACGCAAGTACCGGTCTTTACGATGAGGACCTTTATTGCTCGAATCCGAGCAACCTGATCACCAACGAGGTCCAGACTCTTCAAACACCCGGTCTGGACGACTACTACTTCATCATTCCACACGCAGCGCCGTATTACGTTGAAACCCTGAAGCTGTTCAACCATGCCACAGGGGCGCCGTACGTCGAAGGCACTGACTTCGTTATCGGTCACTACTTCGTCGATGCAATGAAGTCGCTCAAGCGTCCGATTGCGGGTTCGATCCGAATCCTCAAGAAGTCGATCGTCGGCAACATGCGCCTTCAGTACCACACGGTCGGCGGTCAGTGGGGCTTCAGTGCCCAAGCGATCTTGGCTGAACTGTCTAACAAACAGCTCAACCCGATTCGCCGTTCGTGGGAACAGATCGACGGCTTGCCGGCTCGATTCCCCACCATCGACCACGATCAGGCTGTTGACCAACTGATCGGTAGCCCTGAGATCGAAGCTGCAATCACCGGCATTGCCGAAGCGGTTGAAGCAGCGGCAGCAGGTTCCAGCCAATCGCACATCGATAACAAGAACAACCCGCACGACGTTACCAAAGCACAGGTAGGGTTGGGTTCGGTTGTGAACTTGCCGTTGGCGTCGCTGGCTCAAGCTTTGCAGACCACGTTTGCTGGCGGTTACATGACGCCACAGACCACGTACCACGCGATCAACAACTTCGCGTTGACGCCGTTGATCTCTCACCTCAACGACAAAGACAATCCACACGAAGTCAACAAAGCCCAAGTAGGTCTGGCACTGACGCCTAACCTGCCACTGGCTAACGCTGCACAATCGACTGACCCGTTGAACAACGCCGCCCTGATGTCGCCGTACGGCACTGCCCTGATGATTCAGGCGTACATGCCGACTGACCGTCTGGACTCGCTGGAACTCCAGCTGCAAACGTTCATCGCTCGTCGTGATAACCCGCACAACGTCACTGCGGCACAGGTCGGTACGCTGACCACGTCGCAGATCCAGGAGTTGATCACCTCCAGTGGTTCGGGCGATGCGATCCGTTTCAATGGCTACAACTTCGACCAGTTCATGGACTTGGTCGTAGAAGAAACCGAGATGGAAGACATCCTGACGCAACAAGCGACAGGTGTGGCCACGGGTAACACCCAGATCGGTGCTGTGGGTTCGACTTATGAAAACGAAGTCGCTACTCTGAACACCAACCGCAATGCGATCACTCCGGTTGAAGTGTATGCTGGCGATGCCGGCTACGCTGTGGTCGGTGCGTTCGGTGCGGCTCATCTCAAGGCACTGCCGTCGTTGACTTACCCACCGCTCGTGAATAACGGTGCTGCGGGTCAAGTGATCTTCAACAACAACGTCTTGGCCATCGCAAACGATGGGTCGCTTACCAAACATAACGTGGCGGGTCCACTCACTCCGCACACGTCGTACGCTACAGGTGGTAGCTTCATTCCATCCAACGCGATGCTCAAGGTGCTCTGCACCAAGACAGCGATCTACATGCAGACCATCGACGGTCGTCTGATCCGTTCTACCGGTGCGGCTAACGCCACCACGCTGAACTCGGCGTGTGATGACGTCTGGTCGAACTTGGAGAACGCACAAGCGGGTGAGATGGTGGTGTTCAAAGACACCGACGGTACCATCTACGCTTACGGCTTGGCGGCATTCGTCACGGCCTTCAACGCGTTGATCACGGCATGGACCACCGCTGGGATTGCCAGCACCCTGCTCGATCTGGTGATCAGTGACACCCACGTCATCGCTTTGTTTGGTGAACAGGTTGGTAACAACCCGAACACCGTCAAAGTTTACACCATCAACCGTACCGCGGGTGTGGTGTTGACTGAAGTGGCCACCACCAAAACCAACCCAACGGGCATCAGTGGTTCTTACGGCCACAGTGCCATTCTGTACGATGACGGCAAGGTGGTGTGGTATGGCACCCTGTCGGCCTGTGAAAACGAAGTCGACTTCCCTGTCGGTGACGTTGGCTGTGGTAAAGGCTACACGGTTTTCATCGACCAGCGTGGGTTTGTAGAGTACTGGGGCTCCACGTCTCAGAATGCTCTGCTGTGGAATGAGGAGGTGATGTATGAGTATGTCTAACGCCTTGACGTCGCTGTTGGCTTCGATGACCTCGTATTACGCGACGACCAAGACAAAGTTTGAGTTCCTGGTCACCACCCTCAAAGACCACGTCACCAACGTGTCTAACCCACACCGGGTGGACAAGTTCGACGTGGGGTTGAGCAAGGTACAGAACCAAGCGCCGGCTACGCCTGAACAGGCGGCCGCTGGCCTCAATAACAACACGGTCATGTCACCGCGCCGGACTGATGATTACGCGACGTCGGCAATTTACGACCCGCTGATCACATTGTTTGATGCGACGATTGCCGATCTCGATAGCTAAGCCTTAGCCAGAGTAGACATGGTTGCTTTGGCGCCATGTCTACTCTCTTTATTTTCGATTATCAGCGGAGTCCAAGATGCCCAGTCTAATCTCCAAGTACCCGTTGGACCTGACGGGTCGCAGCCCGACCAACTTGGTCGCGGGGGAGAAACAGCTGCTGCTATCGCGCGGTAACACGCCATACCGAGTTGTTTCGTTCTCTCAGGGTGGTTTCTACTCCCCGAGTCTCAAAGTTTATGACAAGACGTACAAGATGCTCCGCAAGGACATCGACTACATCGCTACCTACAAGCACGCTGACGCCAGTGCCTACACCGGCATGGAGATCTGTAGTGCGGTGGTGATCCTCAATGCCGCTGTTGCAGACTTTGTGCTGCTGGGTGGCCAACTGGTGGGTGCTGACTTCGCGTTCAGCCTGACGGTAGAAGACGACACTATTGCCTATCTCGGTACCTTGGCCAACGGCGTTAAGCCAGGATGGGCCGCGTACATCGGTGATGAGCCTCAGTGGCAGCCTGGAGAGCTTCAGGAGGAACGTTGGGAGCGTCACCACTACGGTAACCTCAATGCGTCCATTGAACGCCTCACAGCGGCTATCACCTCAGGTAACGGTGAAGTAGAAGACGAAGTCCGATTGGACATCAAGACGCGCTTCAACAACTTCATGGCGCGCTTCCAAGGTCAGGTCTTGACTCACATCAACGACCAGACCAATCCGCACAATGTCGATAAAGCCGACATCCTCCTCCCGTTGGTGGAAAACTATGCCACGGCGGATGACGCCACGGCGCGAGCTGGTACCAGTGCTGTGCATTACCTCACGCAGAGTGGGGTGTACGGCATGATCAACCAGTTCGGTGAGATTCCACTGAACGCGCACCTCAACGCACGTTACACCACACACTCCCCTACGGCGGCACAGCTTAAGACGTACACCAAGACACAGTTCGACGCTCGTGCCGACACGAAGTTGCCGATCGATGGAACGGCGGTGGACGCCTTGGGCTTTATGGGTGCTACACGCGCTCAACCAACACCTATCCGTAACATGAACCAGATCCAGCTCTATAACGAGCTGCGTACTGAGCTGGACGCTTCGTCGTTCACAGTCGGTCAGGTTAACCCAGCGCGTATGGGTATCGGTAACCCAACGCCAACCTCGGTGCTGTTGGGTACGGGTGTGTGGGCTGAGTTCCGTTCGTTGTTTGATCGCTATACCGCTGCGGGTGGTACCGACCTTTATTGGGCGGGTAACCAAGGTAACCAAAACACCGCGATTCAGAACATCTCTGCGACCTTTCAGGACATCAATGCGTACCCGGTGGGTACGGTTGTCATCTTCCAGGTGAACATCGTGGAAACCCACTCCTACGGTAACGGTGGTTGGGACCCTCACGCATTCAGTCCGTTCCGCGCTGCTTTCCGTAGTGGCGGTGGTTGGTTCGTCCTCGGCTAAAAGGTATTTCCATGACTCCTGTCATTTATGCGCTGCCGTTTGACTCTACACGGTTACTGCCGCGCAACCGGGTACTCCGTGAGTACCACGACCTCAGTCGCCAAGCCGGTTTGACTTACCGGACCTTGGTGCTGAATAACGGCTTCTTCTACACCGAACATTTGGAGATCTCCGACTCTGCCGGTTTCGAGCTCACGCAGGACGAAGACTTCCAATGCGTGGCTATCTCGGCAGCGGCGACGGTAGATACCGGTTACGAGGCGGCGGCGGTGATTGTAATCACCAACCCGCGCGTGACGCAGGAGGTCTTCATCAATGCCTCGATGGTGGGTGGTAAGTACTGCGACGTAACACCAGCCATCGCTGACATGGCCGCAGGCCTGCTCAACCCAACACGTAATCCAACGTGGCGCAATATCGACGGTAAGCCCGATGAGTTTGAAGTCGGTGGTCACCTGCATGCCATGTGGGAGCTCTACGGCTTTGAAGGGTTCTGTGAATCCATCGACCGTATCACCATCGCCAAGCTGGCTGTTTCGGCTCGTACCTATCTCCAGATCCAGAGTGAGTACGATGCCAAGATGGACGTACTCGACGACGGCATGGACCTGTTGATGCAACAACTGGCTGAACACTTGTTGGCGAAGAACCCACACCGGGTTACCAAGACACAAGTGGGTCTGTCGGACGTCCAGAACTTTGGCGTGGTGACTGACGCTGAAGCCGCGACCAAAGGTTTCAACTCGCCATCGCGTTACCTGACCGTACAGCGCTTCAAACGAATGCTGGATGTGAACGTTCTTGCGGATATGAACGAACACATTGGTAACACCAACAACCCACATGGCGTAACGGCAGCCCAAGCCGGTACCTTGACCATTGACGAAGCTGAGGTAGCCCTCGGTACCCGTCTGGACAAAACTGCCAAAGCCGTCAGCACTTATAAGCTGCAAGGCTACGACTGGAACAACCTCTACAACTACACCCGCACGAACCTCAATGGTGGCTTGATCACCCAGGGTATCGTGAACATGCGTCGCATCGTAGCGTCGGCATGGCCGGGTGGCTTCTGTGCCAAGTTGAATGGTTCCTGCGTTTCGATTCCACCTGGTGGCAACTCGTACATGTACGAACCGATCTCCTACACGGCGGTCAACATCGCTCCGGGTGATCGACTGATTTACGACATCTACGTGGATGCGGGCGTGCTCTCTGGTTTGGATGCTCAGTGGGGTCCGAACAACATGGCCGATGCTTTGCGCTTTGTGCCAAGCTTGGTTGACCAGAATGGTTTTGCCCAGCACCCGGCAGCACCAGAGATCCCATTCATGGCAGGGCGTAAATGGTACACCCGTAACATCGACCTGTCTGCGGTCGCTGGTCGTACGCTGAGCAAGTGGAACCTTGCGATCGAGAACGACGGTATCGGTAGCTATTCGTCCTACGTTCGTGAAGTGCGTGTGGTGAACTCCGCAGGCCAAGTGAAGGCGTGGGTCTTCAACGCCGGTTCGGGTATTCGCGACACCACCATCGTGAGCGACCTGATCGCTGGCTTCATCGGGTCGAAGTTCATTGGTGATGAAAGCACTGCGGGCGCACAAGCCAACGCCGAACAGATCGTCGTGGGCAACAACATGCTCCTGAACATCAAGTCCATTATCAACACGTACGCCCGTAAGGGTACGAAGATCGTGTACTTGCAGGGCGCCAACGGCACCAACATCGCGGCCACACTGGCAGCTACATACAGCGACATTGGGAACTACCCAAGCGGTACGCTCGCACTGGTCATGACCTACTACGGCGGGTCATGGGACTACGGTAATGCCACTGAAGCACGGGACGCCTGGCGGATGCAATGCTGGGTTAAAGTCGACACCGTCAACTGGCAAGCACTCTAAGGAGCAGGATGATGCCCGCTATTACCATGCTGCCCTTGGACCTCAAGGGCACTAAGCTCAGTAACCGGATCGCGAATGAAGCACGGACATTGATCCGTGTGGATAACCAACCGCACCGGGTACTGCTGCCTCGCCACGGGGCTTTCTATAACGACGAGAACCTGCGCATCTTTGACGGTGGTCGTCGTCTGGTGCACGGTGTCGACTACACCACCACGTATCTGTATCGTGATCTGGGGATGCTGGCGGCTAAGCCGGTGTACGCCTTCATCGTGATCACGAACACGGACGTGAGTAACAGCCTGGTGCTGAACTACCACGCCGTGGGTGGCAACTACGGGGTAAACGTTGAAGAGCTGCGTGCGTTGCTCGATGCGATCAACCCAGACAACTTCCGTGTCAACTACGAAGACATCATCAACAAGCCTAAAGGGTTTAACCCGGCACCACACATGGACGAGTACTGGCAGTTGTATGGTGCTGAAACCACCGTGACTGTGCTCAACCGTGTTCGTGACTTGCTGGGTCGTAATGACGAGGCGATCGTTCAGGAGCTGAAGGACTACGCCAACAACTACCATGCATTGGCCGCAGCACGGCTGGCGCAGGAACAGGCGTTGTTCAAATCTCACGTTGAGGACTTCAACAACCCTCACGCTGAAAACAAAACGAAGGTGGGTCTGTCGAACCTGAACAACTGGCGGATGACGCTGGCGAGTGAAGCTTACCAGTCCACGCTGGATGTCTACTACGCCACACCTGAGACCGGGCAGTTGGCGACCACCCGTCAATTGGTTGAACCACTCAATGCTCACGTGGCCCGTCGTGATAACCCACACGGCATTCGTGCGCAAGACGTTTCGGCCTACACGACCGGTGAGATCACCACCCGCATCAACGCACGTTTGCACAAAGACTCACCGGCGGCGAACTCCAACCTGCTCTACGGCTATAGCCTGGCCGGCTGGAAAGCGTATGTGATGGCCAACCTCAGTGGTGACTACGTCGTCTCTGGGTTGTTCACCAACGAACTGCTGGGTGGTGCTGGCGGTAGTCCTTCTATGGCACTGATGGGTAACGGCACTTGGCGTAACTGGCTGTCGATGATCCAAGAGATCAACGCACAAACTAACAAGACAGCAGTCCTGTATGTACGTTCGACCGTGGCAGCCTACAACGCACAGAACGCCATCAACTACCTCAATGCCAACTTCGCTGACCTGACCAGCTACCCAGTGGGTACCAAGGCTGTGTTCATGGGCTACCGTGCGGCTGTGGCTCACACCACATGGAACCTGCCTGAAGTGAAGTTCCTCATCCGTGTTGCCGGTGGCTGGACCACCTGGCTCGTTTAACCCAAGGAATCCGTAATGACCACTACCATCTCTGAAGCGCTGGTTAACCTGCCTAACGCCAGCCGAGTGCTCTTGCAGTTCAACAAGATCTCCGGGGCCCTCACGGCCGTGTTGGGTTGGGTTGACCCGCAGACCCTGAACAACGACTACTACGTCTACGTGGATGTCGAGAGCTTCGACTACAACGAACAAGAAGTCGTGGGTAATTACCCTGACTACGAGATCCGTAACAAGTCGGCGGCTGGCGCTGTGTTGTACGAGCGTCAGTTGGATCTGGCCGCCCAACAGAAGATCACTAAAGCGTACCCGGTGATCAACCAAGTCAACAACGTCGGCAATGCAATCACCGAACTCGGTCGTGTGGTGCGCGGCATGCTCAAGAAGCCTGATCCTGCGCTGGAAGCAGTACTGGAAAAGCTCGAAGAGATGAACCTGTACATCACCGAAGTGAAGGATGCTAACAACGAACGTAAGGCGTACTACGCCACGGCCGAAGGTTACACCTACGTCACCATCGCTCAGGAAGAGCAATCGATGGCCGATCAACTTGAGGGCGGTCTGCATGAAGTCTACGGGGCTAAATCAATTACCGGTGGTACAGTTTTCTAAAGAGGTCTGTGACGAACTGAAACGCCAACTGGCTGAGATGCATGAAGCCCGTTGGGTACAGCGCCACAAAATCAATAGTCTGCCCACCACGCAAGGCACAGCTGCTGATTACGGTTTCCTCGGAGACCGTCAGCAGCCTAAGGAGTTCAACCAACTGTTGCGCTCCTTGGCCCCCAAGTACGACCGACACTGGTTAGGTGAAGCAATCATCAACCGTTACCGTCCCGGTGAGTTCATGCCTGAACACATCGACCAGCAAAGCTACCGCAAGAACCTTGTAGTGGCTTTGTGTGAGGACGGTGATGGGATCGAGGTTGAAGGGGTGTTCATGCCCGACATTCTCGGTCACGGTATCTGCTTCAGCGAATGCAGTGTCCCGCACTCGGTACCGCCGGTTAAGTCCTTGCGTTACGTAGCCATCTTCCTTTACGAATAACGGAGCTAGCATGTCCGACTACGTTAACATGCCCAAACTCGAAGCCGAGGCTGTGGGTAAATTGGTTGACCTCTACCGTGAGATCAACCCGCCGGTGGCTAAGTCCCATCGGGTGCGCATGGGGATGAACATCGGTAAGGTGATCAGCCACTACTGCGACACGCGTTGGTTCCGCTGGACGGCCAAGCAACGCAAGCTGTTCAAAGACCTGTTTGGTAACCGTGACCACGTCAAGCGTGGGCTGGTGGGGTACTTCATTGGTTTCCCTGCCAGCAGCGGTTTCCTCGATGTCATGGACACCTGGGCCGATCAAGGCGAGCGAGCAGCGGTGATCGTTGCATACGCCCTGTTCGACGGCCAGTCTATCTGGCTCAACGACAAGCAGGTCATTCTGCAAGCCGGTGAAGGTATTGCCTTCCGCATCAGTGTGGTGCACGAAGTCAAACGTTCCAGAAACGAAGCGGTATGGGCCAACACGATGGTGCTGGGCAACCCTGCTGACTACGCCTAACGACATATCGCCCTCCCGACGGGGAGGGCTTTATGACTTCTATGCACAATTATACAGAACCAATTGGTCCATTTCCACCGAGGAGAGGAAACATGTCTGCTGTAGACAATCAGATTATCCACGTATGCCGAACGGTCTACGGTGCTTACTTGCAGACGTGCTTGAAGCTCGGCCTGCCGTTCACCCTGCTACCCAACACCACGCTCAACGAACGCCTCAGTATTCAGGCGCTGGTGGCTCCTGCTGTTGGTGAACTGCCGAAGATGAAATACTTGGTCTTCGGTAACCGCGGCCATGCTACTACTGTGGCAGCTGACGGTTCGGACGAGATCATTCCGGTTCCTCACGATGCAGAAGACGCCGGTCTCTACGGCCTGATCCCAATCGCGTTGCGTGACCTCGACGATGACCTGCCGGCAGACATTCGCAAGAACTACTGCCTGCGCCGTATCGAACCGCACAACGGCATCAACAAGATCGCCTACTACGGCTTGCGTCTGGATTACACCAACGTCACCGTAGCGCTTCAGAACATCCAGGTTGTGGAAGGCGAAGTGGTGGTAACACCATTCACCCCGAACGCTGAAAACCTGAACCCTGTGCCACCACAGATCTCCAACTCCGGTGTGGTGCTCGGCAGTGACTCCAGTGTGTCGGCTTCGGCCATCATCACTGTACGTCTGTCTGAGAACCAGATCGCTGAGATGATCAATGCTCACCGCGTGCGTACCGGTTCGTCCCGTTCGCCAGTGATCTCTGAACTGGGCTTCATGTCTGGTGTGGATCGTCAGGTGCAAGCATCGTCCGGCGGTGCTGGTAACTTCATGTTCAACGAAGTGATCGCCGGTCAGCTGAACGTGATCATCTCGACTCACCACGCCATCGGTTACTCCAGCACTGGCGCAACCCTGGCCTTCGACGTGGGTAACACCGAACCACTGCTGGGCGCTAACAGCCTCAACGGGACCACCTGGTTGAGCTGATGTTCACCTTACCCGTTAGTAAGGAGCCGTTGCGGGTCTTATCCATAGACCCCGGCAGTTACAACACGGGAGTTTCCCATTGGCACTGGGATTTCGAGTCTCCGAAGTTTGATCTGGTTACGGCCTACACACTGAAGATTCCCGATAGCGATAAACGCTACGCAATCACACGGGAGATGGGCACCGATCGGGTCGCCCGTCTCTTTCACCTTGACGATACCCTGACAGACATTCTGGAAGAGTTCCGTCCACACATGGTGATTTGTGAATCCAACTATAAAGGCCGCTTCGCCGATGCGTATGCGACCCTGGTGGAATGCGTGGCTGTTATTCGTAACGTGTTGTACCGCTACGATCCAACTATGCCGTTGCTGCAAGTCGATCCAATGACCGCCAAGAAAGCAGCGGGTGTGGTGGGCAAGTCCAAAGACAAAATGGACGTGGTTCGCGCACTGAAGAAACGTACAGACATCAACTGGGGAGTTGAACTCGACACTCTGGACGAGCACAGCTCCGACTCAGTGGCGATTGGTTTGCATCTGATGCATAACCTCAAAATGCAGCCATCCTAGTAGGGTGGCACTTTGATACCCGAGGCATGAATAGTATGTTTAAAGTTTTAGGAAAACTGCCTTGGTTTGAATGGGTGGGGATTATCAGCCTCCTCGGAGCGCTGGTGGCAGGCGCCATGTTCTTCACAGCACATGGCCGCATGGAAGAAGACAACAAACAGCTTACCAAACAAACTCAAGACCTCTCGCATCTACTACTGGTGGAAAAGAAAGCCGCAGCGATCACAGATCAAGCGGTGTTCGAATACACCTACGAACGAGACCTCAAACTACAAGAGGCCCAAGGTTATCGTGCTCAGACGGCCGAAGAGTATTTTGCCGCACGCGATAGCTACACCCCAACCACCGAAGTCACACCGAAGGAGAAGGAACATGTCAGTGCTCCAGCCAAACCTAAGCCACCCGTGCCGGCGAAGCCCAAGGTCCAGGCTGTGGCCAATGATCCTGATCCCGTCGCTATTGCTGCTCTCGTTAACGGGATGCGGCGTACGTACTGTCGAGCATACTACGACCGAGCTACGTGTCCCTCCAAAAGTGATGCTGACGGAGTGCAAGCCGAATCCGCAGCCGGACGTTAATGACGTACTGACTGCGTACATTCGCTTTCCTAAAGCAAAATCACAATGGGAAGCTGTAGCCCTGCTGATGGAGGATGAGTGGGCCAAGCAAACTCTTCAGGTAGGTCTGTGCAATGACAAAATCAAAGCACTGAACGGCTGGTACGACAAACAGAAGACCACGCTGGAGAACAATCATGACGCTACAGGAGGCGCTGATCTCCCTCGGCGATAAGCCACTGAGTGCCAGCCCATACTCGTCCGCCATACGAGCACTGGTATTGGCCCAATTGGGCAAAAAGGGGAGCACCATCACGAAAGACACACCCGGCTACATTGTGTTGAGCCAAGTTTACAAAATTGCCAACGAAGCAAAACGTAACACGGTGTTGGAGCATCAACTGGGTGTCGTGCGTGGTACCGATATGTACAAGCAGTTTGTGTTGTACAGTGCGGGTGCTTTGGCAGCCGTAGCAATCATTGTGGCCATGGCGGTGGTTTTCAGTGACGCAACTGTTAAGGTAGAACTCATTGACGTACTCAAGATGACCATTCAGGAGTTCTTCTCTTTCCTGAAGTTTATCTTCGAGAAGTGGTTCGAATCGACAAACACAACCCCTGCCGCTTAGGCGGGGGTTTTTGCCGTCTCATGCTATGTGCCAATATCTTTAGGCGAGGAACCTTCCAGTGGCTGATTTCCGTTTTCCATACGACTTACCTTCGTATGACGCTCTGGTGGAACTTATCCGCCGCGATCGTCCTGCTGAAGACATCCAAAAAGAATTCCTGTTGTTCGGCGATTTCTTCTTCTCCCCTACGGATGAAGAACCCGGACGTACTTACATCGAAATGACCAACCTGCGCACTGGCAAGAAGCGTTGGTTTGTTTATCGCCGTCTCGACATCCAACCGGTGTTGCGTGAATACACGCTGGACAGCGAACCGTACATCCAGATTGTTCTGGATGGCGAAATCACTACGGCCAAGATCGTTGCTGAGATCAACCGTAAGTTCAAAATGCATCTCGACCACAACGATGTGGAGATGTCCGATAAACCCCTAACCACCAACACGAATACCGTCTACACGCTGTACATGCTGCCTGGCAGTTACGCGTATTACGGCTACGTACCAATCTACGTCAACACCACTCCTGATGAGTTCGCGTATCGACTTCTGGAAGACGGCACTGTGCGCCTGCTGGAAGATGGGACAAAGCGGCGACTGGAGGACGAATAACATAGGAAGCTAGAAGAGATGACTAACGAAGCGCTGGGCGTTGAACACCGTGCAACATTCCTCAAAGATCAGATTCTGAAACGTGGGGATTCTGGACCAGCCGTCATCGACCTCCAGAAACACCTGATGAATGCCGGGTATACACTCGGCATCCCTGACGGTGATTTTGGTGGTAAGACGTACGACGCCGTCATTGCTTTTCAGAAGGCCAGTGGTCTGGTCGTCGATGGCAAAGTCGGTCCTAAAACGATGGGACTCCTGTGTGATGCAGAGAAGTCCCACAAGTACTTGTGCCAAGCCGATATCGTGGCAGCGGCCAAATCCCTTGGGGTTCCGACAGCAGCGCTCATGGCTGTCAACGATGTTGAATCCAAAGGTACTGGCTTCTTAGCTAACGGTCGGATCGCCATTCTTTACGAACGCCACATCATGTACCGTGAGCTCAAGGACTACGGCGTAGACCCTGACAAAGCGATGCGTGAGAATCCAGGACTGGTGAACAAAGTCCGTGGTGGTTACCTGGGAGGGGAGAAAGAATGGGTGCGACTGGAAAACGCCATGACCATCAACAAGGACGCCGCTCTGGAATCTGCCTCTTGGGGTGCTTACCAGATCATGGGCTTCCACTGGCTGCTTCTGGGCTTTAAGTCCGTGCAGGAATACGTACAGTTCACCTCGGTCTCTGAGGCGAATCAACTCGAATGCTTCGTGCGTTTCGTGAAAAGCCAAACAGGCATGTGGAAAGCACTCAAGGCCCTGAACTGGGCTGAGTTCGCACGTCTGTACAACGGGTCGGCGTACAAAGAAAACCAGTACGACACCAAGTTGGCAGCGGCGTATAAGCAGTACTCGTCCTACATCTAAAACAGAGCATAGCGCGGGGCAAACCCCCGCGTTTATGCCGTCTCGTAAAAAAAGTACTTTTATGTATGTGTCGAATTTCTATTCCGTTCATGGAGCGGTACGGATGGCCACAAGCCAAGTTCGCCCAGGAAGCAACATAATCAACCAACTAGCCGATAGGTATCAAGATGGCTGCTGAAGACGAAGGCAAAATTTCCGCGCTACCCGAGGTAACTGCCCTCGAAGGTGGCGAGTTCCTTGAGATCATCGTTCCCAAGCCAGGTGGCGCACCGGGCTTTGATAGCAAACGCATTGCAGCCGACAAGCTCGGTGGCGGTGATACTCCACAACCAGCCGACACCATTGGCTGTGTTTATATTGTCGATATCGAACCGGTCAACCCGACCGATAACGTCGGTAACAAAATCAAGACCACCGACAACCACACCTTGGTTTCGTGCACCACTTCCACTACACAAGTGCGCGTGACCGTAGAGGGCATCGCTGGCCCTTCCAGCTTCACCCCTGTGATTACCCTGAACGGCGGCATCGCCGTACCGATGGCTCGTGTCAGCACCGACGGCGTCTTGTTCCGTGGCACTGCAACACTGGACCTGTCCACCCTGGGCGCTGCTCCTTACGCTGTTATTGCAACACACGGCGAAGGCGGTACCAATCAGGTTGTGGTGGGTATGGACGAAGCGCCTACCATCGACACCGCAGTATTCACCGGCGGCTACCCAGTTGGGCAGACCGAAGTGAAGGCAGGTGACACCCTGTCGATTCAGATCTCCACTGGTTCTCCTGTGGTGGCTTACGAGATCCGCGATGCGGGTGCTCTGGTGGCCAAGACGGGTAACCTGACCCCAGGTGTGCTGCACACTATCGCTGGCTGTGTTGTAGCCGATCGCGGTACTGTGACGCAGAACTCGGGCTTCCAGATCCGTGTCAAGAAAGCAACCGGCACGTGGTCGGCGTGGTTCAACACCACCGCTTCGGGTACACAAGCGGATGGCGTGTCTTACGTCAAGACCAACAACCTGTTCCCAACGATCACCATGGGAGCAGTCACTTATCCGGCTGGTAAAACGGCACTGGATACCGGTGATTCGGCGACTGTTAACCATTCGGTCAGCAACGCCAACGGCTACACCTACAGCTCGCCAGGCAGCCAGTTGACTGTCAGCAACCCAACTGCGTTCGAAGCCGCTAAACCGGTTACTCAGTTGGGTGGTACTTACAACGACAGCACGGTGAACTTCCGTCTGGTGGCTCGTCGTTCGGCTAACGGTGCATCGGTGACTGCTGACGCTACCGTGAAGATCGCAACGGTTACACCGCAAGTTTCCATCGCTGTACCAGCAGCACGTCTGCGCTCGGGTGGTAACAACGGCACCGTGGCTCAAGACCACACCATCACCCTGACCTCCAACCAGTCTCTGGCCGAAGCGCCAACGTTGAATGCCCCGGAAGGCACCTGGAAGGGTAACTGGGTATCGGATGCTGCTGGTAAGGTTTGGACTCGTGCACTGACCGTGCATGACAACAACGCCAAAGGCACCTTCACCTTCAACAGCCTGTCTGCCAAGAGCATCTCTGGTCGTATCACCACCGTCATCACTGGCAGTGCTGACTACGTACTCGGCGGCTTCGTGTTCCGTACCCTCACCGTACCTGCGTACCCGAACCGTCAGGCGGCGATTGGTACCAAGGTGGCTAACACGGCGAAGCTGCGTTGCTCGAACCTGTCCAAAGGTGCGTCTGGTAGCTTGAACTTCACCTATCAAGCAGCGCAAACACCGGCTGTTGACCGTTACACCGTGTTGACCGAGAACACCTGGTACAACTGCGACAACGCTAACGCGACGTCGAACACCGGCGGTCTGATGCAAATCGAGCTGGAAGAAGCGATCTAACCGTGGTATGGCCTCCCGAGTGGGAGGCCCTTTAAGAGGACATGTAAATGGCAACTCCTTTCGAGGTGTTTGTGAACACCGAGATGCCTAAGCGTCTCGCGACCGAACAGGATGCAACGGCGCTACAGCCGGGTCTGTTCCCCCGCTCCACCGGCGTGGGTCTGATGATTGAATTCGTTGACGCTGAAGCGGCTGGCCTCAAAGGCACCGACGGCGACGACGGCAAGAACGCTTACGAACTTGCTCAAGAGAATGGCTTCAGTGGTTCTCTGATCGACTACCTCGCCTCGCTCAAGGGCGATAAAGGTGACAAGGGGGATAAGGGCGATCGTGGTGACAATGGCGGTGTGGGTATCCTCAACGTCAAAGGTCAGCTGAACACCACCGACGATCTGCCTCCTCCTGCGGCACTGCCTAACGGCGATGCGTACTTCATCGACAAGCACATCTGGGTTGTGGTTGAAGGTACCTGGGTAGACGGTGGTGACGTTTCCGGCCCTAAAGGTCTGGACGGTATCGGTCTGCGCATTTTGGGTAGCTTCCCATCCACCGACTTCCTGCCAATGGAAGACAACTTGTCGGGCGACACGTACATCATCCAGAACGTGATGTGGGTGTGGGACACCGTTACTTGGGCCCCTGTGGGTCAGGTCGGTCCAGACGGTAAGTCCGCTTACCAGATCGCAGTGCAGTTCGGTTTCAACGGCACCACCACTCAATGGCTGGCAAGCCTGAAAGGTAAGGACGCCTATCAGATCGCTGTTGACGAAGGCTTCCAGGGTAACCGTACCCAGTGGGTTGCTTCGATCAAAGGCCTGAAGGGTGATGTCGGTCTCACTGGTGAGAAGGGCGATAAAGGTGACCGTGGTGACTCGGCTGCTGTTGTTGTTCTGCGTGGCTCCGTGGCTGATGAAGCTTCGTTGCCGGGTGATGCGGCTATCGCTGACGGTTACCTGATCGGTACCAACCTCCACGTCTGGGAAGGCACCGAGTGGTTCAACGCTGGTAACATCGTTGGCCCTCAGGGTCTGAAAGGTGATAAGGGCGACAAAGGCGATGTCGGTGACAAAGGCGACGACGGCGATGACGCTTACATGGTCGCTGTGGCTGACGGCTTCGTCGGTACCCGTACCGCATGGCTCGAATCGCTCAAGGGCGATACCGGTATGTCGGCGTACGAGCTCTGGCAACAGCTGGGTGGTTCGGGTTCGGAAGCACAGTTCATCGCCAGCCTGAAAGGGTTGCAGGGTGACCGTGGTCTGAAAGGTGACAAAGGCGAGCAAGGCGCAGGCCTGAAAGTCGTTGGCATGGTGAACGCAGTAGGCGACCTGCCTGCTTCGGGCACCGACTACGACAGCTACGTCGTGGGCACACGTCTGTACAGCTGGTTCAACGCACAGTGGAACGATCTGGGTGAGTTCGTAGGTCAGGACGGTAAGTCTGCTTACGCGCTGGCTGTGGACGAAGGCTTCGTCGGCACTATCCCTGAGTGGCTCGCTACCCTCAAAGGTAACAAGGGTGACAAAGGGGATAAAGGCGACAAGGGTGATAACGGCGACTCCATCAAGGGCGACCAAGGTGATCCAGGTAAGTCGGCCTACGACGTTGCTGTCGATGACGGCTTCTCGGGCACCCCGGCTCAATGGCTGGCCACACTCAACGGTACCGATGGCCGTAGCCTCACTGTAAAAGGTGAGTTGGCGGATCTGACTGCACTGGCTGCAATCACCGGGCAACTGGTGGCTGATGCTTACATCATCCCTGATGGTGTTAAGAACAACATGCACGTGTGGAACGGCAGCATCTGGTACGACGCAGGTGACCTGACTGGCCCAATGGGTCCGGACGGTAAATCGGCGTTGGAACTCGCCAAGGAAAACGATCCTTCGATCGTCGACCTGCCTAGCTTCATCGCGTCGCTGAAAGGCGATAAAGGTGATCAGGGTGACAAAGGCGATACCGGTGCGGCTTTCAATCCGAAAGGCTACCTCGACACCCAAGCCGATCTGGCCGATCTCGTTAACCCAGTCGTAGGTGATACCTACATCGTGGGCACTGGCGACATCTACAGCCACAACGGTACCGACTTCGTGTTCATGGGCAATGTCCGTGGTCCGATCGGTGCTGATGGTCCGATGGGTCCAGGCATCACCATCCTCGGCAAGAAGAACGATCCGTCTGAACTCCCAGGCACCGGCACCACCGGTCAGGGTTACATCATCGGCTTGAACTTCTGGGGTTGGACGGGCACTGCCTACGAAGACCTCGGCGTTATCCAAGGCCCGAAAGGGGACAAGGGTGACAAAGGCGATAAGGGTGACACCGGCACCGGCCTCAAAGGCGATAAAGGTGACAAGGGCGATATCGGTACACTGTGGGTAGTACTGCCACGTGATCCGCAACCTGCCGACGGTCGTCGTAACGACTACTACCTGAACAGTGCGTCGCTTCAGTTCTTCAAGAAGACGACCGAAGTACTGTGGGCGCCTTTGGGCTACCTGGGTGGTGGTAACGTCTACGATGCACCACAGGACGATAAGGACTACACCCGTTACAACGGCGTGTGGCGCGTTCTGCCGGTCGGTGAGGCTCCTACCGATGGTAAGCCATACATCCGCATCAATAACGCCTGGGCTGAGCTCGTGGTGGCTGTTGGTGAGGCACCGAAGGACGGCAAGCTGCGCGGTCGTAAAGACGGCGCATGGGCAGAGATCGTCTTCCCAATCGCAGCCGATGCTCCAACCGACGGTAAGCAGTACGTCCGTAAGGATGGTGCGTGGGTCCTCAACACGTTCGATCGTTACACCCTGAAGGTAGTAGCTGCTACGGCGGCACTGGACCTCGCGGTTCAGCAAGTCTTCACGGTATCGGCAGCTGTGGCTCGTACTCTGACGTTCTCGAACGCTCCGGGTGCTGGTGCAGCCATGACTGTGGTGGTTAAGGTAGCGGGTAACGCCGCTCAGATCACCTGGCCTGCGGGTATCGTGTGGAGTGGCGGTGCTGCTCCAACCTTGGGTGCTACATTCACTGTGGTCATCCTGTTCTGGGACGGCACTCAGTGGGTCGGCTCGGTCGGCGCTACGGCGTAATCCGTGGGGGTCCTTCGGGACCCCTGCTTTAATAAAGAGAGCATCATGGAAATCAACGCAAGCACTCCATTGCTTAAGGTTGACACCGGGGAATACCCGATGTACTTCCAACAAGTACGCATGGCCAACCCCACCGTCAGCTTCCCGGAATCCCCGGACGAAGACTGCCTCGGTGAGTACGGCTTTGCAGTCGTCATCCCAACCCCAAAGCCTAGCGGCGACGTGGTGGTCGAAGGCGCTCCCCAGTTGACTGATGGTGCTTATCACCAGACGTGGGTGGCGCGTGAGTTCACTCCGGCAGAACTCGACATCCGCCTGAACGACAAGAAGCGCTCGCTGAACGATCAGGTATTGGCACTGCGTGAGAAGGATCTGGCCGATGGCTTTATCTACGAACTCAATGCCCAAACGATCTTCGGCGTACAGCTGCGTCCTGAAGATCGCGTGAATCTGCTGTTGCTCAAAGGTCAGGCTCAGTTCCTGATCGCGGCTGACTCCACCGATACTACGATGTTCCGTAGTACCGAGAACGTCGGCTATCCGTTGACACCGACTGAACTGCTGGCCATGTGCGATGCTGCTCTGGTTGCCGGCATGAAGGTCTACGCAGCCAGCTGGGCATTGAAGGACCAGATCGACGCGGCCACCTCCGTTGCCACTCTTCCTGTCATCCCTGCAACCCTGATGGCTTGACGTCATAAGGCAGGGGCGCCACAAGCGCCCCTGTTATGCCTTCTGAATACAGGGTGAAAGCATGCTGGAATTACTATTAAGTGCAGGGGCAAAGAAAGCAGCCACGTTCTGGCCAGATTCTGGTCCCGGTACAAAGATGCTGCAATTTGGTGACCAGACGGCTGGTTACTTTGGTGAAGTCTCATCGACCGAGCTTTACAACAGCGTGGGTATTTATGCGCTGGCTCAATTCAGTGGGGGTACACTCTACCCTGGCGATATTAGCTGGTTGAAGTTCTTCATCGACGGCAAAGTGGTTTACTACGCCAAACAACAGGTGGGTGCAAACCTCTGTTGGAACGATGTTTACAATGCGGGTTGTGCGCTTGGCATCCGAGGCATCGGACCTTATCCGGTGGGAGCAGGCGTAGATCAATTCCGTTTAGGTGTGGTCACCGAAGGAAATCGGGACTGGACACTGCTGTTAAGGATGCCGAAGACCGGTCAGTCTGACCCGGCTTTGGTTGATCCGACTAACGTCTTGTTGTCGGAATGGAACCGCACGATCATGCGGGTAGTTAACGGCGGTTGGGGCACGTACACACCCGCCGACCTAGGTCGCACTACAGACATGGCGTCGATGTGTCTGGAGACATGGACGAACGCAACGACATGGCACTACGTACGTGGCTCCACCAACGACGCTACAAGCCGGACCAACATTGCGAAGACATTGAACAGTCTCTGGCGACCAGTGCTGGAACTGGTGGATGCTACCAAGATCGCCTTTGATCCACGCAATATCGAGTACCTCAGCACAGGGTTGATTCCACCGTCGATTAACAACGGCACCGTGGCGACAGACGTCATATACAGCCTGAATGGATTTCACTGGACGAATGCTCTGAACAATCGTCCAACGATCACAGAGATCGCCTTTGCTGACATCGCTAATGCACCACAGGGTATCACCTACACAGGTGCACCACTTAATGAGTTTGGCGTAGTCATCGACGACGCTGATGTGGTCCCACCTCAAACGTTTATCTGGGATATCGGACCGCTTAGCGAATTCGGTTTCACCACTGAGACAATTTAAGGAATTGCAGTATGAACCTGAAACTGAAGTGGACCAACCCGAACGTCGTGGCGACGTCGGTTAAGATCTATCGGAGTACGTCTCAGATCGATCGCGCCAATCTTGGAACGGCGCTGGTAACACTCACTGCCGGTGAAACAGAGTGGGTTGACACCACCGCTGTCCGTGGTACAACGTACTACTACGTGTGGGAAACCACTACTGCAACCGACCGTTCGGTTTCGCAGAACCAGAAGGTAGTCGCAGGCTCTCGTCGTGGTCCGGGTCCTCAGTCGCTATTACAGGGCGATATGGAACTGGGTTACTTCGGCGAGATGCTGGGTGCTGAAATGCTCAGCACTAACGAGTTGCGTGCAGCAGTTGGCATGACTATTGGTGCTGTGACTGTACCCTCAGTGACTTGGCACAAATACGCCCGTAAGGGTAAAGTGTTGATCGTGCCTAAACAGGCACTGGTCTCCGGTGTGACGTGGGTACAGTTGTACAACCTAGGTTTGGTATATGGTACTGACGACAACGGTAAGGGTACGTTCCTACCTACACCGACGGTCAACCAGAAACGTACGGTGAAGATTGGTCCAGACACGTTCATCGTGCGTCTGATGACCGGTTATAGCGATGTCGTGACTGACGTACCACCGGCCGCTGAAAACACCGCTGAACCAAACGACGCATTCCTGTGTGAGTGGGAAGATCTGATCTATCCACTGTTCCAGTATGTGCCAAACAAACAGCGTCTGATCAACACGGCGAACTACACGGCTGCTTTGATGGGGTTTAACTCCAACTACTACTGCCATGTGCAGGAACGTGGCAGCACAACAAACAACATCGTGCGAGGCAGTAACGTCGCAGGTCGGCAAAACGTTTCCAATCGGGGTAACGTACCTTCCACCCAGACAGCCACAGTTAGCTGGTGGCCTGTTCTGGAACTGATCGACACTGCGGTCTAAGGTGGTCTGATATGTCTATTCGTTTAGCATGGCGGAATGTCAATGCTGCGTTGGCTGACAGTATTGTCATCTACCGAGCTACAGCACCAATTCCAGCCGATACATTGCCATCACCACTCGTTACCTTAGCCGCCAGTGCCACGAGCTATGACGACGCTACAGCGGTTCGGGGGACGGTGTATTACTACCGCATCGCGGCAGTTAAGGGCAGTGACTTCATTCTCTCTGACAACCAAGCCCACGGTTATTTCCCGGACTCGGGACCGGGACCACAGAAGCTGTTGCGTGGTGATTGGAACTCGGGGTTCTTTGGTCGTCTGACGGTTGATGAGTTCCTGACTGTCGCTGATGCCCGTACGTTGTGTGGGGTGACCACCGGTTCAGTACCAGCTGAGTCCCTCCTTACACACTGGTACAAATTCATCTTCAACGGCAAGATCTTGTTTGCGCCGTGTATCTCCCTGACTGGCAGCCTTTCGTGGATAAATCTCTACTCGTTGGGATTGATGTACGGCACCGATGACAATGGTGCTGTACCGGCCGGCGCTGGGGGTGGTCCCTTTACCGTGAACCAGAAGAAGCAGGTCGCGGTAAAGGGTTATAACTTCTTGGTGCGCCAACCCAAAGCCAGCCCACTCCCCACCACGACACTGATCACCACAGCAGCGCAGATGTTGGGGGGTGAGTGGTTCGAAACGATGGCACGGGTCAGCATCTCGTCAGCACGACCTGATGCCCGCGGTCGTTTCGACGACATCGCCGGGTCGAGTTACCTACAGGCCCGTAGTCAGCATCTTGGAACCACTGCCGCTGCACTTTTGGTAGGTGGTACGGTCTCTGACGCAGATGGCCAGATCGCTACCGGTAGTGGTGGTAGCTCGACTGCCAGTTGGTTCCCTTTCTTCGAACTGATTTACTGAGGTCAATCATGAGCATTAAGTTAAAATGGGTTGACCGCAATGTCACGGTGGATGGTTTCCGCATCTATCGCAGCACCAGTCCGATCGACGATGCCGCATTACCAACGCCTTTGGCTACGGTCGGACCGAGTGTGTTTGAATACACCGACACGACCGCACAGCGTAATGTCCTCTACTACTACAAGATCGGTTCCTACCTAGGGTCCGATCAGGTCAACTCCCCTAACCGTCCATTGGCGTTCTTACCTTACACAGGACCAGGTCCCCAGACACTGCTTCGTGGTGACTACAAGGCCGGGTTCTTTGGTGAGGTACCTTTGGATGACATCATCGGTGTGGATGACTTCAAAACATTCTACGGTCTGACTTGGGGCCTCGCCTCGGTCAGACCAACCGCATGGTTGAAGTTCGTGGTGGACGGAAAGATTCTGTTCTGGCCAGATAACGGTGGGTTCTTCGTCAACATATCGGCCACCCAGATCTACCAGGCTGGACTGATGTACGGTACTAACGACGACACACTCTACTGGCCAACGCTGAAGTCTGGTTCCGGTACGATCAACCAAGTCCGCCCATACACCAAAGGCGATCATGTATTCGTTCCTCGAATGCCGATTGCCCGGGTAGACCGTCGTGACACCAGTAACCTGACACTGGCTGGTGGTGAACTCGATATTGCCTTTGGTATGGCGTACACCAACCGAACCAACCTTGCGACCTATCCTGGTGCGATGTCGGACTACCTACACAACACGGGCATGTACTTCTTCACCCAAGACTGCTACACCGGTAACTTGGGGTTGCTCCGTGGTGCGGGTCAGTTTGACTCAGCCAGTGGCTCTGGCCTGACCGGCTCTAACGGCAGCTACAGCTATCGACCTGTTCTAGAGCTTCAGTTCTAGACGGCATAGAGCCCTCCCGCTAGGGGAGGGCCTTATGTCGTTACTCAGGTTTGACTTCTTCCTCTTCTTCCTCACCGCCTTCCTTCGGTTCTGCGTCTGGAGCGGACTCCTCAGCAGGTTCCTCAGGTGGGGCATCGCCGGGTTCAGCATCAAGCTGAACGTCAGCGTCGGTGGGTTCAGGTTCTGTAGCCGGCGCCAATGGATCGACGGGTGCAGTGTCGTCATCGGCAGGTGACCCACCGAATTCATCAGCTGGAGGAGCACCGAAGGTATCATCCATGCCACCACCGCCACCAGCGAAGTCGTCGTCCATACCACCGCCACCACCAAAGGTGTCGTCAGTACCGCCGCCCCCACCGAAGGCATCACCGCCATCACCGCCACCCATACCGTCAGTCGGTACGAAGCGCTTGCCCCATTCCTTACGGGACTTCTCAAGGTGGACGATGTATTCCTGTACGACCGTACCCAGCGACTCGAAGGCAGTAGCTTGACCATCGAGCAGACTGAACACCGGCTTGCCTTCTTGCATCTCGTAGAGTTGACCGATGGCAGGCAGGATGTTGTTGTCGGTAATGAACAGACGCATGAAGTGCGCCTTGATCGCGAAGATCGCTTTCTCGACCGAACCGCCTTTGACGAGGAATTCGTCTGGGAACAGATCGGGAGTAATGTAAGATTCGAGGACCTTGTCGACGAGCTGACCGTGTTGCTCCAGCATCTCCAGCATCAGCGTAGTACGGCTGGTGTCTGGCTCTGGGAGTTTAACGACCAGTGCGTTGATGAAGTCTTCAATAAGTTCCATACCAGGGCGTTCGCTGTATTCGGGAGGAATCGAATCAGGATGCTCACGTACCACGTCAAGCAGCAAGTTGACGAGGATCGAGGAGTTCAAGGTATAGACACGTACGAATTTGGTCAGGCTATCAGTGAAAGCCTTCTGCATGGTTTTCACACGACGAGCGAACAGCAGGTCGTTGTGCACGATACTGGTGGCGAACTCAGCGCCGTTCTCAGGGTCTGCTTTCTCCGGTGGCACCGCCATCGAAGAGATGTGCATCTTACGCAGACGCTCTTGCAGTTCCGGGTTACCGGCCTGAATGTTGGTGTTGTAGTCGTCGTAATCAACCGACATCTGGTGATAGTCTTCGGAGCCGTTGGCGTTGATACTGAAGTCGTAACCAGCACGGTTCAAATAGTCGAGAATAGAAGCAGGGTCTGGTGCACCAATCGGGAAGCCCCGACGGCCAGATTCCAAGATCAGTTGTTGGATGTCACTGATCGTTGCGGTTTTATCAGGATCGCCCGGGTCAAGGTTAATGTTGACCTTCTTGCGACCTACGGCGTTACGTACGCCCGCCATGGTTTCAGCGAACAGCAGCACAGAGCGCATGTTGGCCAGCACTTTGGATCTCGCCAGCATGGACTGACCAACACCGTTGGAGTCGTAGTAGAACGCCGAGTACACCATCAGCTCTGCCGGGATGTAGATCATCCGGGTGTTCTGCTGTTTCAGGTGACGGCTGAACATGATGCGTTTGATTTCTTCGCTGAAGCCCAGCTCGAAGTCTTCGCGGTAAGCACCGTTAACCAGACGCTTCTTGAGGTCGGCTTCCATGATGCTGTTGTACGACATGTGGATCTGTTCGATCTCGTACTTGTTCTGCGTATCACCACCACCCATGGCTTCACGGGTAATGCGCAGCAGTTCAGACGAGTTGTCGGACGAACCATACTTCTTGTCAAAGTCAGTGCGCAGTTCGTTGTAGTAGTCAGACGAGAAGTCAGTCGAAACCGGACGACCATACATGTCCACCAGAACGAAGAAGCCAACCTGCTCGTATGGACGGCCAGGCGGGTACACCGGGATCACCGCAGTCGGATCGAGGTCCAGTACCAGAGGGTGACCGACCGAAGGACGCTCCATGAACTCTGGTTTGTCAACGATGATGGTCTGCTGGAACTGCGCTTGGCCACGACGGTACAGTTCTTCAACCTGATCTGGGGTCAGACCTTGTTGCTGTTTGTCGCGGTTCTCCATCGACACCGCTTCACGGCGGATCATCTGGTTAACCAGAGACCGGGAACGTTTGCGGTTGTGGGTGTGCTGTTTGAGCAGGTGATAGTTGTCGCTGACCGTCATACCGGAGTCTTGGAAACCGACCACCGCCACCAGCTTCTGATCGTTAGGACTGAAGTCCTCGATAGACACACGATCCACACGGTGGGTCTTAGCCATGGACTCAGGCAACGACGCCACACCGAGGATACCCAATGGGCGGCCTTGGTCATAGCGGTCTGCGTACTTGTCGAAGTCTTCCGAGGAGATCCGGCGAGCACCGTTGATGATGAGGTCAAGGGCGTTCTCTGGAATGATGGCCTGGATATACGCACCCTTACGAGCGACGATATCCTCCAAAACTTTTTCCAGACGATCCCCCATTTTATAGTCCTTCTTAAAGTAGTCGGCGACCACGTCAAGAAGCTGGCGATTCATCTCACTGTTGAAGCTGTCGTCGATCCCGACGTTCAGCTCAGTGTTGGACATGTCCTTCGGGTTCAACACCGTACCGACGATGATTTGGATCACGTGCTCCATTTCTGGCAGCACTTGCATGATCGCATCAGAGTCGACGACGTTTTGTGCCGTGTTCCGGGAAATCCGGTTCATCGACAACGGGTCGGTCAGGATGTAATGACGATTGGTGTTGGTAGCTCCCGGGGTATTAGTGTCCCGGACAAGCTTACTCAACACCGAACGGTTGGCATCCCCCAGCGGCGTTTGTGCCTGGATGCGCGGATAGCGTGAGTCCACTACTTTCCACCTCTTACGGATATAGACATGAGTCAGTTTAATTACATTTCGTATCGGAATGAAATCTTTCGGTTGGTCAGGTCGATCGTTATCAAGTCCAGTCACGTATCCGACGTCATCAATGCCGACCTCATTGGTCGAAACATTGTGGTCGATCTTGAAGACCCCACCACCTGGAAGTATTACCTGAACCTGGCTGGGGTGTATCACGCTTCGGACACGATGATGCAGGTGCGTTCGATGGACACGCGAGAGATGATCGACTTCACGGTCGAGAACCTGCGCTACCACCGTGCCACCGCTCGTGAGTATCTTTACGGGACGGTTTACTACAACAACCTTGTGGCGAAATACCCGACACAAGTCGACCTGATCAAAGGGATCATTGCGCCTGTCAACATCCAGACGGCTATAAACTCAAATAATGGAGACATTTTGTACTACGATGCCTCGCTGGTAGAAGGCAACGAAGACAATCTGATCCGTGAGCTGCAAGGCTGGGTGCATGCGTATCAACTGCGTTGGTTCAACCAAGGCTACTTGCTGACCGACGATCTGTATTTGCAGCACTACATTGGTCAGCTGTATCTGGCACTGCCTAAGGCCATCGAGAACCTGCGTTGGCGTAACTGCAACACACGCCGAGCACACAGCTTCCACATCCGTGAATGGCTGGCATCCCACGGTCGTCTGGACCGTTACCTGCCTTACCTGACGAAGTCGCAACAGCTCTGGCTGTACCGCAACATTGTCTTCATCAAGTCGAACCCAGGGCGTCAAGAGATCTTTGACCGACTGGTGGATAAGCTGCTGACCCCACGTGGTATCCCGCTGATCCGCTACACCCTGAACCAGAACACCGACGAGATGCCAACCGAACTCTACTCCAAGGTGGAGATGGTTAAGCACGACATCAACATGAAGTCGATTGCACCGGGTAACGAGAAGACCACGGTGGCGAACATCCTCGACCGGGAATCGCTCTTGGCACGAGACAACCCCAAGGTTGCCTACGACGCTGAAGTTGAGATCGAAGAGAAGGTCAAGATGTCGGGCTTCTCCAGCATGCCGACCAAGATCCTTGACTCTGAAGTCGTGGACCGCAGTAACTCCTCGATCCGTAACCTGCTCAACGTCCTGCTGAACCACTGGGTGTATCTGTCGACACACGGGCGCTACCGTGCCTACGTCTCGATCCCACACCCCCGCAGCGGTGAGTACATGACCATGACGGTCAAGGACGCTCTGATCTGCTCACTGTTTGCTGTCGGCAAGATCTACGGCTACGATTTCCCGAAGATTCCGGTGATGCACGCCTACGACGTTCTGCGTTCACCCCTACCGACGTTTGATGAGCTCCAGTCGATCGTCCCTAAGGGTGGCCTGCGTGAAGGCATGATCCAAGCGGTAATGGATCGGGTGACTCCGCTGTCGGAATACATCTCCACCGAACGCTTCTACCTTGACTGTGCGCAATTGCACAAAGAGTACCTGAAGCTCTGGGAGCTCTACAGCTTCCAGGAACACTACATGGCACGGAACTACGCCGAGCAAGTCGTGCGTCGTCACTTCATGCACGTGCGTTGCCCATTGATCGAAGAGCAGTTGAGCTTCGAGCAATACTTCAAGGACAACCAATTCGAGATCGCTGACCTCGATCAATTCGAACTCGAACAACTCCTCACCGACTGCATCAACATCGCCACTGGTTCTAACTTGGTGAAAGTGGTAACGCTGGGTGAAGTTCAGCGTGAACTGCTGTCTCTGATCGCAGGTCTTTCGTCCTACCCACTTCAGTTCATGTCCAACGTAGCCTTCACAGACTTTACCGTGTTGGGTTTGCTGGACACACGCTTTGGTGATCACTGGGCTGAGACCTCCGACTCGAAGGTGGTGATTGTCGATGACTGGACGGTGCGGCACATGCACACCGAAACGCGGGTAGAGTTTGCACTGCCTGCTGAAGTAATCGATCCGACCGTTACGTACGGGGCCGAGACCGGCGCTCTGTACCACTACGATCCGATGATCGAAGTGAAGGAGATCTACGACCGTCAAGGCGCATATCGCTTGGACGGGGCGTCTGTAGGGATTCGTGGTTTCAGTTTCGTATGGGACGAGACACCGATTACCGATGGGCAGATGGATCAATATAAACCCTGACGGTCATAGGCGAAGGATATAGGAATGTTTGACGTTCACCGCTATCTGAGCATGGACCCGTGGGCAGGCCTGATTACGATGATCTCTGATCGTACGTACTTAGGCTTGGAACCCACTACCTGCACGCTGGCCTCCATGGAAGATCTGGGTGGCTTGTCCACTCGGATCACCATCAACACCAACCGGGGCGAATCCAGTGCGCAACTGATGGAGCCACTCCCCAAGCAGCTGGAGTACACCTTCACACGGCTTGACCCCAACGCTTACTACAAGACCGGCACTACACCACTGCTGGTCGATAACCTGCGACTGCCAACCAACACCGAAGCGATTCTGCAACGGTTGTCGGTAATCAAAGGCGATGTGTTTGATGTCGATGATTTCGAACAGGTTGATGTGACTGCTTACGGCGTCGTAACCATCCAGAGTAAGCCCGACAGTTTGCGCTGGAAAGGACCACTGACCCTGACAGTCACCAATAGCCTACAGCGCAGCCTTGCTACTGCACTCTCAGTGAAGTCATCCCCTGAGGTCTTCAAACCACTGGGGATGGTCGGTCGTACGGCTGACTTTGTGTACGCGGCGGATCATGACTTCAGTCAGTACCGTTACGATCTCAAAGCCATGGTTAACAGCCCTAACGGATTGGGGGCTGAACGTTTGCAGTGGATACTGCGCAAGGTCACAGGGAATGACTGGGTGTTCCAGGATGAGTCTGCACCTTACAATTTCTGCTGTGATAAAAGGCTAGGGGAGCTGGAGTTCGAAGTTATGTACTCAGGACCTCCTATCACGCCGTATACGCTACGTATGAACAAACGGAACCTCGTAGTACTCCGTTTGGACCAAACACGCTGTACGGCGCTTACAGGCTTCTTGCTACTGCATTACGATTGAGGCGCGCATGCTCTATTTAGAATCCCCAAAGAACGCTTTGGTACGGGCCATGAACGCTAACAACCTACTGAGTCCACCGCTGGATGTCAGTAAGGTAGTGTTCGGTAATCCTGAGGTTTGGATTCAGGGTTCGACCAACTCGCGGGTGGTCGTGTCCACCAACGATGCCAACTACACCGGTAGTGATACCCACTACTATAACCGGGTGCGGATCTACGATCACTTCGCAGGTCATAAGTTGCCCGGTAAAGCCGCCGACTACAGTACACTGAAGGAAGCACTCATTGCTTTCTACAGTAAGTATCACCTGCCTTACGATCCTGACGACATTGTCAGCTACACGTTAACGCCCGGCGCTACCACAGCGACACTGCAAGGGCGTAACACCAGTTTGATGTTTGTGCCTAACCTCACGTTCGCAATCCCCTTTGCAGGCTAAGACGGCATAAAGCCCCTCCCCTAGTGGGAGGGGTTATGTTCGTATTTTATGATTCGTAACTTACCATTGGGTGTGAGATGGCCACACGTAGAGAAATGGATGTGTTCATGCGCCTACAGCCCGCGCATATCCAAACAGGCGTTATTGTGGTGGGGCAGGACGAACTGCCGGGACCACTGTTGCATGTTTCAACTAACCCGAACATTAAAGCGTTTGTTCCTTCGGTAACACAGCGTACTGGGTTAACCGAGAACCGCTCCGTGGCTCGGGTTTCCACAGCACCCACGTTGCTGGGTTGTCTGATCGGTTATGTACAGGGATGGGATAACTTCTATTGGCCTGAAGCCAAGAAGAATGGCTCCCTCTTGCAGAAGTGGACGGTCTACCGCTTTGATACTCCGCTGTCATTGCTGCCTAACACCAAGCTACTCTTCGATCAGAAGCAGACTGATGAACGCTGGTTGGTGGGTTATTCCTCTGACACCATGTCGTACACACCGATCAAAACCGCACGTGGCTTCTATAAGGACGTGTTACTGGTGGGGCGTCCTGACAAAGTACCGTTCAAGATCATGACGGTATTGGTTGAGGTGTTGGAAGACACCCTGCTATTCAGTAAGAACATCAAACTGACCAAAGGCTTCTGGGAGATCCGTGGACCAGAACCTACCGGGAATGTGCGTTCGTGGGAATCCGATAAACTCTACACCGTCAAACAGATCTCTCGGGCTGAATACGACTACGTACCACCGAAAGAATATCTCTCGATGGAAGAGTTTGTTAAGCCACCCTTCATGTCGTGGTAAAAAGAAAAAGACATACAGCCCCTCCCAGACGGGAGGGGCTTATGCCGAGTATGACGAGTTAAACGATGATCGCCCCGTACTTGTGGTGAGACTTGTGACGCAGGTGCAGATGGCCGGTACCTTCTTCGATCCAGTACGTGTACTGCATACGGGTCAGTGCAGTACACAGACCAATCAGACGATCTACTTCGCGGCAGCGATGCAGCTGCGTAATGAGCATGACGTGACTGGTGTGAGCCAGTGCGTTGAGCTTGTTGTCGAACTTCGCTTCCACGAAGCTAACATGTCGCTCAGTCATGATTTCACGGATTTCGGACCGGCTTCGGTTGAGTACGCATTTGGCATGGCTGTTTTCGTTAGCCAAGATGTCGGTTGAAAGGTTCAGCATGTCAATGCCTTGCACCCGTTCCATCATGTACACATCCTCTTCCAGCAAACGCAGCAGGACGACTGCACGCTGCACTGGATCAGGTGTGTTGATGAGCTGATGCACACGCTCGTCTTCCAGTTGCAGGACGTCAGCCACTTCGGCTTCAGTCTGCTCAACCGCTTCTACTGGATCTGGCGTTTTGCCTTCTTGTGTTTTCATGTATTCCTCCATGAGGTGCTCGGCGCTCCAGGCACCATACATATCACCCCACTCACCCGGTTGACCATCTCCATGACCGAACTGTTCGATAGGGTGTAGTGCCGAGTGATCAGGGAAGTCCACGAAGCCGCTACCACCAGCGAAGTGTGAATGGCGTGGCTCTGGTGGAGCCATGATGAACTTGTCCAATGGATGATCAGGACGCTTCTTGGTCAGGAAACCCATAACGTCATCTTTGGACAACCAGTCGATACCGTCTGGTTTTTCGTAGGCCATCGGGCAGCCAAAGCTACGTGCATCCGCAAAGATACTGGATGGACGGCGAAGCTTTTTACCGAGGTCTGCAAAGGAAAAGGTTTGGTTGATGTTCATCTTGTATTACTCCTAAAAGGATTGGTATAGAGGACGGAATAAATCCCCTCCCTTTTTAGGGGGAGGGGTGTGACTAATAACAGCCACTAATGGCACCACCGCCCAGACCGACAGTGATGCCGTACGGAACGCTTAGACGCGCTTGAGCAGCAGTGCGTTCTTGATCAGCTTGCCGACTACCACGATGTAGTAGAAGCCGTCGCTGGTGATCAGACGCATGCGCATGCGGCGAGCATTGTCGAGCTCTTTGGCTCGTGCAATCATCGCGTGCAGCGCGTTGACCATGTTCGGATGGCTGGCTGGGGAAACCAGGCATGCTTCGTTGGTCAGGTTCAGGGTGGAGAGTTCTTCGCTCGGCAGGCCGAGTTGGAAGTTCAGGTATTCATCAACGATGCCGTAGGTCTTGATGGGTTCACCACCTTCGACGTCTGGCGGGGTTTCTTCACTGGCTACCGACATGCAGCGTGCTACGATCGACTGGGTGTTACCCAGATAGACCTGCTGGTATTCGTCGCCACGTTTCGCAGCCAGGTATGGACCCAGCTCGACGGCGTCAGCGAAGTAGTCGGTGATGCGCACTTTCTCCAACGCCAACGAATCGGCCAGGAAGTCATTGACTGCCCGGGTCAGACGCTCGTTGATGAAGGTGTAGTAACGCAGTGGTAGCTTGCCGGATTCAACCAGCACTTTCAGACCAGCCACAACTTCAGTTGGTGTGGTGTACTTCTCGAACGCGAACAGGTCGTTGAAGCATTCTTCACTGATCTGAAGTTCATGCATGCAAACGGTGATGTACTCGTGCGGTGGTACTGGTGCATCGGCCGGCAGATCGAGTTGAGAGATCACGGCGTTGCGCGCCATGGTTTCGTTTTCCAGATCAGTGGTGCCAGTGATGTAACCATCCAGCGCTACCGGGCTCAGCAGTTCTGGTTTGACCAAGCCATCGGCCAGAGCCTGGCGAGTGACTTCGATCGTTTTGACGCTGGTGTCTTCAGACAGGGCATACTTCGGCAGCGGTACCGAGATCCCGATTGGACGCATGGCCTTACGGCGCAGCTCCTCGTTGATCTCATGCTTGAGGTAGTCCATTTCTGGTTCGATTTGCACGATCACTTCCTTCACGATGCCATCGACCCATTTCGCAAGGAAGACGATGTGCGTATTTGGATTGACAACAGCGGCGTACGGCTTGTCGCTACCGACGGTGCGCTTCCACGATGCCTTGTCGGCGCCTTTGAGCGCTTGGTAGGCTGGACGGATCTCTACACCACCTGGGTTACGGATCACGTCGTACGGACGACCGTCTACCGGCTTGAAGCCTTGCGGAATGTAGAACTTCGGATCGACTTTGACATCGTCAGTCGAGATCGGTGCGTTGTGGATATGGTCGATCACATCGGAAGCGGCTGCTTTCTGGATCGGGGTAGCGGCTGCGCCAGGCTGAGGTGCAAGACCTTGAGCCGACGGCTGTTGAATGTTCGAGTTCACGGTTCCACCTCCTTGCCAACTTGACGTAGGTTTAGCTGGTGCCACGTTATCGCTACCCAACAACAGACCCGAGCTGCCCACTGTAGCAGGGCCGGTAGGGTTGTTGTAACCACTGCTGGTTGGCTGACCAACACCAGACACAGCAAAGGCATTGACGTGTTGAGTATGGCTAACGCCACCACCCACACCGACGCCAACACCTACTCCGATACCACCACCCCCCATGCCGACACCACCTTGCAGGCGGGCCTTCCATTGGTTGATGTCGTTCTGAATGTTGTTGGCCACACTGGCCGCATCATTCAGACCGTTGAGCGTCGCCGCATCACCGGCGTTCGCTACCAGTTGTTTCACCGCTGGATACTGCTGCGCTACCGTGGCGAGCATCGCCTGGTAAATACGCGCTGCGGCTTTGTCTGCTGCTGCGTTCGGTTGGTTCTGCTGCCCGCGGTGCAGGAAGTCAGCAAAGTCAACCACGTACTGACACCAGCCTTGCCAGAACTGATTCTGGAAACGGTTCTGTTGCAGCAAGTTATAGCAGAAGCAGTGAATGTTCGACTTCTGAGCTCGCGACTGTGCGTAGGAACGGAACAGGGCGATCGCATAGCTGCCGATGTTGGTATCAGCTCCTTGTGGGAACTGCACCTGCGGCCAGGCATCGTTACCCTGCGGTAGTTGTTGATTGAAACAGCTACCATCCACCTGCGTCGGTGAGACTGGTAGTGTTACGCCTGCGGTCTGGACTTGCATGGTACATCTCCGTACTTCGTGTTAGCGTTGAATACGTCTTTGGGTTTCGTCGATCAGAGCACGACAGTCATCACGTCGGATGATTACACCATCCTTGTCCAGCTTCACGTGAGTACCGATTCGTGCCCGTCCATCGGGCGCTGACTTTGGTTGGTTCTTATATTGCCCGATTTCAGCAATCGACGCGTCGAGCAAGCGGCTGGAGTCATTGATCAAACCCCGGTTGTGCGTGTTAGCCGCACGTGCTTGGTCTTGCGGAACGATCATCGAAGTAATCCGAATGATCTTGTTGTCCCCTGGGTAGTTCACAGTACTCAGCTCGTTGTGCTTGCTGGTCAACAACCGCACGCAGGTATTGAGCTTGAGATACTTCTTCAGCATGTCTTCGATCGCTGTGGCTTTCCACACGATGTCCCGACGACCTTGGAAGCCGTATGTCAGGAGCGAGATCGCACTGTTGAACTCTTCCATCGCATATCGCAGTACGGTCAATTGTTTCCCGTACATGGATGTTTCTTCGCGATTGGTTTGGTAGAAGTGGTGCGAGAGCTCGGTCATGATGTGGAACAACAGATCCCAGATGTTGCTGACGTGGATGCCGGCCTTCTTGAGGTCGTCAGCTGTCATCTCATCCAGGTAGTTGTTGAAGCCCACCATGTGGTTGTCAATGTTCTCCGTCAGTTTCCCGACGTGTTCAAAGTCACCGAATACCATCATGCCGAGGATGGTGCGCCACAAGGCACGACCGTCCACATACTGCATGTTCACGAAACGATCTGGGAAGGCATCGGCTACGTAGAAGAAGCCACCCACCAGCATGTCTGTGAACTTGGAGGTCTGCTCTTTCGGCAGGACCAGGCACGTGTCACCAGCAGGGTGACGACCACGGGTCACGCAGGACTCGTAGTGATGGAACTTGCTCTTCGGGTAATCCTTGAGCTGAGAACGATGCACGATCTCTACATCAGCCTTGCCCCAACGCTTGAACGCTTCCTTGACGCCGTACTCACAGAAGAAGTAATGCGCCATGCAGCTCTCGACATGCTGTCGATCGTTGCGGTCAGAGTTCTTGCGGTTGTGCATTTCTTGGTGCACTGTAGACCAGATGATGTAAACGATCTCCAGCTTCCCGTCTTTCATGTAGCGGTAGTCCACCCGGTTAAAGGTGAGCTTCGCACGACGGAATGGTACGAAGATACTGTTGCGGCTTACCGAATAGCCAATGTCTGCCAGGATCGGCGACATGACGTAGGTAGCTCCGTTGAGGTCCATCAACCCACCCGGCCTTACAAACGGCAAAAGCACATAGCGAGGCATCAGCATCACACGCCCTTTACCATCCCCAGCGTCGTAGCTGAAGTTGTACTCGACCATGTAGGTAGAGTGAGGAGCGATGTTGGCTGTGCGTTTGCTTTGGTACTCATGGGTGATCTTGTCGAAGTGCTCGTTCGCCGTGCACATCCGGCTTCCTTCGAAATGTAACCCCGGTGGAAACAGAACCTGGTTCACCTTGATCACACGTTCGTTGTAGGCCATCGTGTTGTTGATTGATGATACCCTCCCGTCAATGATTGACTTGCCCATCATGTGCTCATAGGCGAGCCCCTCAGCAATGGTCTTCGTGAAGGGTGCCGTACGGCCAATGATACGCTCAACCAATTTGTCGTGCATGTCTGCTCCCCAGCAATAAATTACTTCTTCCCGGTAGCTCCTTTATAAAGGAGATACGCGGATATTAGTGGTCCGACAAGCCCCACTCCGATCTTCAATACCTCAAAGAAGTTCTTTACTGCATCGCTGTTGTCTCGTTGTGTTTTCGATCGCATGTCCATGTCGAAACGTTGCCGGTCGCTCCACTGGTTCCGTTCCCACTCTAACCGCTCTCGATCCATTTTTATATTAGCCATCTGTCTGGCATGGTCTTCCTGGAAACGACGCTCTCTGGCATCTATTTCCGCTTGCTCATCCTTACGACGGCGCTCCTCTTCCTCGCGAGTTGCTGTTATGCGTTGCTTCTCACGATCCAGATCTGCCTTCTCACGTCGGATGTCATTCTCCAGCACAGCCAACGCTTGTTTCTTCTCCAGCAGATCTGCTTCATTGTCGTACTTGATGCGCTCGATAATCTTGTCGAGCTTACCCAGGTTAATGGCTTCCATCCGGGTATCAAAGAGATGGTACTTGGTCTTAGAGTCCTTGAGTGGCAGAAACTCCACTTGAACTTCTTCGCCTTCACCGTATTGATAGAAGACATAAAGACCATCCGCCAGCTGGGAATCCCGCTGGGGTTTTATTTCGACTACCACAATGCCGTTGTTATACCAGACTGGTTCAACCCGACCTGAGTTATCAATCAGCACAAAACGAAGGTTAGCGCCTTCGTTACCGTAGTTGATCTGTTGACGCATTCTAGCCAGTTGGCCTTCTTGCGAATACGGATGCAGGGCTTGCTCACGTACGTGATCGTACCCTACGATCAGATCGAAGTCTCGCAGGTACACCACACCACCTGCTGCATCTATCTGCTCAGCCGTCACAGCGACCGTGTAGCGAAAGCGCCGGTTGGCATTCCAGCTTACGGTGTTGGCCAGCGAGTTGATGCGCTGATACAGCTCCTTACGCAGCGGTGAGTTGTCCGGTAGATTGAAGGCGGCAAAAAGCTCGCGAGCATCCAACTCGACGTTGGTTTGTAGATCATACTCAACAGTGATGTAGAACGCTTCACCGCTGGTGGCAGAGTTAGGACCTTCGACAGCCACAACCCCACGTGAATCTCGCCAGAACACTTTCTTACGCATCGTGCTATAGAACTCATAGCGGACATTCGTTGCGCAATTAGGATTCTTCTTTTTAGGCTCTTCCTGTGGATCAGCTACGACTGACCCGAACAGGTGCTTTAGGTCACGGCTCATAGCTCTATCCTGTTAACGAAACTCAACGTTCACCAACGTCGGTTCGACTATGGTGAATCGGGGGAGCGTCTCACGAAAACGCGGCCGCTTCTTGCCCGGCCTATGTTTCTTTTTTCCACGCTGCTGCTCCACAGGAGGCGAACCGGCGGAGCAGTCTCGATCGACTCCGATTCGCCCTGTGAATTTTCGAGGATCAGTCTCCTCGACAGCTGCCGGAATAAAACCAGGCGCATCGCTAACAGGTATAGAGCCAGCCAACACGCTGACACCTACTTTATTAGAGTCCAGAGTATTTTCTTTTTCAGCCAATTCCAGATTGCCACTATCGACAACTGGAGCAACTTCGGCTGGGGATTCCGAAAGAGCTGTTTGTTGTTCGATCTGTTGCGCTTCACGGCATAATAATGCCACGAATCTAACTGCCTGATAGACAGCCACTACATTAAGGAAGAATTTCATCTGAGCGATCCTTAAGTTGATGCCGTTTACAGGCAGAGGGTCACGGGTATGATATATATTCCTAGATATTTGGAACACGGCATAAAGCCCAGCGCATTGCTGGGCTGGGCTTTATGTTGTTGCTAGCTTTCCAGCGTCCTCGGCACGCCCCCTTCAGTAGACCGAAGGCTTCCGTCCTCGAATTTCCTCGAAGAAGGCGCCGCCGGCAGTCAGGCCAGGATAGCGTTGTACATGGAGCTGGTCATCACATCGCGCAGACCGGTAACGTCGATCTCGATCGCGAACGGGATGTTGTTGACGTGGCGGTTGAATGGAACCGCGGTGATTTCGCGCGAGGTCTGGCCGTCGCGAGCGATCGGCATGTCGCCGACGATGGTAGGTACGAAGAAGAACTGACCCCACGACAGTACGTCGTTTTCGGATGGGTTCTCGCGGGTCGGCAGGACCAGGATCTTGCCGTCCATGTCTTTGTTGTTGGTCGCAACAACGTCGTACTTCAGGTATGCACCCAGGGTACGGTTGTCGCCGACTTCGATCAGGTAGTTCGCGATCTCGCGATCGGTTGCGATCAGGAACTTCGGCTTCTCGTCGATGTTGCCCGATACCACCTGGAACACGGATTCGATGTTCGAATCACGGTAGGCCGGGAACAGCAGGGCCTTGATGGTGTTGAGGATGGCGCTGGTCACGTCGTTCCAGCGGTCGCCGGAGCGGATGGTATCCAGACGGCCGGTCAGGTCCAGCTTGAAGTAGCGGTAGGTAGGACGCATCATGATGCTCAGTGCGCCTTCTACGTCGCCGAACTCGGCGATGGCAGCGGAATCGCCGACCACTTCTTTCAGCTGTGCCACGTAGTTCAGAGCAGCGGTAACGGCGTTGGCGCTGTTACGGATGTCGGTCACTACGGTCAGGGCCTTGGCTACTTCGCCTGGACCTTGCTCGTCCATTACGGACAGTGGCAGGGTAACAGGGGAGTGCATCCAGATTGGGTAGCGGAATTGCACCGCACGGGTCTGGATCAGCTGGCCGCGTTTACGTTTGTTGGTGTTGGTGAAGCGAGCGTCGAGGTCGTAACCCAGAGCGGTCAGTGCACCCAGCTTGGCAACGATGGCCGCGCCAGCACCAGTGGTGTGGTCGATCACTTCGCCGTCTTCGTCGCGGATACCTTCAACGGTAACCGGGCCGGAGATGAACTGGCAGCTGCCGCGGGATACCGAGATGGTACCGTCGACTTTGATGCTCAGCAACAGGCTGTATTTTGCAGCAGCCAGGCTGTCGATCGCTTCCAGGCTTGCACCACCCACACCACGGGTCAGACCGTGGATCTTCAGCTTCTCGGTTTCGAAGGAAACCGCGATGCCGCGGGTGTCGCCGATCAGCTTCGGAACGAAGGTGGCGGTTTGCAGCTTGTCGGTCTTGAACTTGATGACCTGAGCAGTCTCGGTGCCGTTACCAGCAACCTTGATGTACAGGTTCTTCATCGAACCGGCTGGGTCCAGGGTGTCGGACAGGTCCAGCACGCCGCCAGCAACCAGGGCGTTGAAGTTCGAGATACCGATCAGGTCGAACTTGGCGCCGAACTTCAGAGGAGCGGTGTTGTAGGTGTGGCCACGCTCGTCGGTTTTCGGTTCAACAGCAACGTCAGCCGCAGCGACGAAGTGCTGCTGGTTGCCAGCTTGAACGGCCGGGAACAGCAGGGTAGCGCCTTGGTCCAGGATCGACGGGTCGCGGTACGCATCGACAACGTTGATTTCCTTGGTGTCCCACTTCGCACCGGTGGTTTTGTGGTACACGTCTTTCAGCAGCGCCACGTATGGCACGATCTGAACGGCGCCGCCTTCTTGGGCGTTAACCAGGGTGGTGCGGTAGATCGCTTCAGCGAACGCATCCTGACGCGAAGAGGTCAGGTTGTAAGCCGCGGTCACGACACGGAAGTCACGGCTGGACTTCTCGTTGTAGTTTTCCAGGGAAACGTTTTCGCCGAAAGCAGGGATGCTGCCGTGAGCGCCGACCATGTTGCCACGAACGGTGATGATGTTGGCATCGCTGGAAGTCAGCGAACGAGTCGACGCCATCAGCGCCTTCTTGTAAGCGGTTTCGTTGGACGCGCCGAACAGACCCATGGCAGCAGCGGCTTTCATGTTCTCGCCAACACGGCCAGCGTCGCCCTTACGGTCGGCGTTGAAGTGTTCGAAGCTCAGGGTGCTCAGGGCACGGTCCAGTTCTTCGTAGACGTTCTGCATTTTGTCAGAAACGTCGGCGCTGCCGAATTCTTCGTTGGATACGCGTTCAGCGATCGCTTCGTTGATACGCAGGGTCGAACCGGCGCCTTTGATGTTGTCTTCCAGGTCCTTAACCAGAGCCTGTACAGTGAAGCCTTTGGAAACGTTCGCACGTTTGTCAAAGAGTTGCTTGATGTTTTCCATGGAGCGGTTCCCTATAGAGGAGTTTTCTGTTTGCTGCTTAAGCAGGGCTACCTAAACGCGTTCTAACCCATACACATAAGTGTAAACATCAGAGCGAGCTCAAATAATCGTTGAACAGGTTTGTGGTGCACACTTTCTCAAAAGATGTAGTATGCATCGCTTGTGCAAGCAGCGAATCGAAGAAATCGCTGTTCACTTTCAAAAGAAGCCGCTTAGGATCGCTATCACCGACGTGCTGCCTCTGCTGCACCGCAACCCATAGCTTCTCGTCTACACAATAAAGCTTATACGCCGGCACAAAGCTATCTACCTCCGCAGCAAACTTCAGCTGGGCGGTTTCAAGACGGCTTTGGATTCGACGTGCTTTATCGGCAAGTTCGTTGGCCTGCATGAACGCATGCAGGTTTTGCTCCATATCAATAGTAAACATGGAGCCGTAGTCAAACGGAAAGTCGTTCGACGCAATCACGATGTCGGCTACGTCAGCAGCGGACAGATACTTCAACATACTGTTGGTATCTTTGAACAGGTCAAAGTTAAGACCTTGACCCTCGATGACTGCGGCGACGTCCTTCGGTACTACCACTAACGTAGTCATATCGCGCTCACCTGCGGGGAATACAGCTGTCAAAACCATCATACAAATATACAAACTAATACAGACGCTGTTCATCATACGTTAGTTAAAACACTCGGTTACGGACTCCATAAGAAATGTTTACTCCTAAACAGCTACTGATCCAGTGCATTAGCCTGTTGTGCCTAGAACACCGACCTGGGGTGGCGACTTCTCCGTCCACCAACATTATCACCGAGATCGTCAACGCCTTACCGCAGCCCGAAGCCACGATTGATATTGACAGTGGCCGTCAGATCTTCACCGAGATCTACAAGATCGTTATCTGGTTGTGCTCCCTGCATGGACCAGACTTCCCGACCGACACAGAAATCCTGCAACAGCTCCGGGTCGCTTGCCGTGAGGAAGAGTACCTCTACGAAGCGTTGGCTATTGCGCTGACTGAAACCTTTACTGATACGACTGAGATCGTTAAACGCATTCACTCGTATCGCCGTAAGCTGTCTGGTTATCTCAATGAAGAGAAAATCGTCAGCATCCTCAAAGAATACCAACACAAGCTGACCTTCAAGCGCTCCTCTGTAGCCGACGTGGTAACAGAGATCGCTGAGATGGGCATGAAGCTTGAGCCTTATGTCGCCGCTCGGGAACGGATGAACCACCCAGCCCAAATGGGTGGGATGGACTTCTCGGATCTCTCGGCGCTCGAAGAGCAATTCGGTGCAGTGAAAGACTTGCTGTCGACCGAAGGTGCTTTCCGTACAGGCTGGCAATGCCTTAACCGGATGCTGGGCAAGATCGGTGCAGTCAAGCGTGGCGAGTTTGGTATCGTCGGCGGTTTGCAGCACCAGTTCAAGTCTGGCTTTATGATGTCTCTGTTCGTTCACTTCTGCTTGTTCAACAAGCCAGTGATGCGGGACGTAACCCGTAAACCCCTCATCCAGTTCATCTCGTTTGAGAACGAGGTGGCGGATAACCTGCTGTGGGTCTACAAGTACCTCAAGGAAAACGAGACCGGTCAACCGGTTATCGAAGATCAGATCAACGTCCAGGAAGCTTCTGCTTATGTCTCTGCACGACTGCGTGAGACAGGCTTTGAAGTACGCATGGACCGCTTTGACCCGACGGAGTTCTCTGCTGCGGCATTGACTCAACATTTGGAAGGCCTGATTGCTGAAGGCTACGAAATCCAGATGTTGATCGTCGACTACCTGAACATGCTGCCTAAGACCGGGCTGGAGGCCAAGGTTGCAGGTGACGACATTCGTCAACTATTCCGTCGTGTGCGTAACTTCACCTCGCCACGCGGTATCACCTTCCTTACTCCGCATCAGCTGTCCTCTGAGGCGCTGCTGCTGATCCGTGACAACGTCGATGACTTTGTCCGTAACGTCGCCAACAAAGGCTACTATGACGGCTGTAAGCGTCTGGGCCAAGAACCGGATCTGGAACTGATGATCCACATCGTTGAAGTCAATGGCAAGAAGTACCTGACCATTGCTCGCGGTAAGCACCGTAACAACGTAACCCCGTCCAAAGACCAGTATTGCGTATTGCCGTTCGAAGTCATCGGTACGATCCCGTGGGACGTCGATGGTGAAGATCGCAGTGTGGCAGCACCAGGTGGTGGCCGGATGGGTACCGAGGACGAAATGCCATGGTGGGACGCAGCATGATACTGAACAACCCAAAGCTGGAAGGGGTCAATCCATTTGACCCTGAACTGACGCTCGAACAGAAAGGCATGATCCTGGAAGAGTGTCGGGTTAATGCCGACTACTTCTATCAGGCTTGTCTTAAGCTGACCCCGGCTCAAAGCAAAAACTACGAGAACTTCGTACGGGAGATCTTGGTCACCCTGCAACATCAGCTTCGCTACCCTGAGCAGCGCAAGCCGATCTACATCTACATCCGTCGTGAGAACATGTTGCACTTCATGACTGAGTTCAAAGCTCAAGCCAGTGTGGTGTACCCCGAACTCACGTTTGATCATTGGGGTACATTCGAGGCATGGTGGCAGAAGTGCGGCTTGAATGTGGTGGTCAGCTACCAGATCCTGTTTAACGAAGCCAACAACTATGTGCGCTATACGGCAAAAGCCGACAGTGTCATCTACGCCGATTACAACTGATCATACGGCCTGCCTTCGGGCAGGCTTTATGCCGCATCGTATGTTGACCAACACACACGGAGCTACCATGTTAACCGCCGCCGACATTGCTGTCGCTGAAGACCAACTGAAACGGGTAAGACGCTGCCTGTTGCATGGATATAAACTGCGTCGCCCTAATCTGGGGATGGAACAATACGGACAGGTCGTCCGTTTCAATGCTGTAGCTGATTCGTTATTGGCGGAATACCCAAGCGTCTCGCTGGAGGACTACAAGTCTGGTGAAGACATCGGGAAACGCGTGGTGTCGCTGGAAGGTCTGCTCGACAGCATCAAGCGGTTCATCCTCGGCGGTAAGAAAGAAGCTGAAGCCAAAAAAGAAAACGTTCCTTTCTGGCAACGCCTGGTTTGGTTGGATGAAGAAGTTGAAGGCCTGATTGAAGCCTATCAAGACGGCTCGGGTCAGATCACCATTCCGAAGTCTTACGCTCCTTTCTTTCCAGCCAATGGTAAGCTGGCTGCTGCACTTAAGGCCGACACGACTCAGTACAAGAGCGCCTTCACCAAGGCTAAGCCTGAACTCGATCGCATGAAGGCATTCCTTGCTGACATCGAACGTCAGTTCAAGCCGTTCTACGGTGAGCCGACTGATGAGAAGGCCGTACAGTTTGCCAAGGTGTTGCAAGGCATCAATGCCAAGTGCACCCGTGGTCTGGCTGACAAATGGGTAGACACTGGTTACAACTATCTGGGTTGGGGTAAGGAACCCTTCCTGTCGGTGTCGCCATCGACCGGCAAGAAGATGTTCTACTATGATCCGGGTCTGCCTAACGAGTCTGGTCCGATCACGTTGCCACGACCATCGAAGTCTGAACTGGTCGCCATGGTCCGTGAGCTGAAGACCCTCTGTGAAGTCTACGCTGTCGTTGAGCAATACAACGATGACGGTGGCTTGATGGGCTTGGATTTCACCGATCCTCCAATCCGTGGCTACTACGACTACCCTGAAGTCGACGACGTGCTCAGTAACGCCTTGTGGGGTATGGAGATTTACGACGAGTTCGGCTACTACTTCATTCGACAGCTCGAAGAGCGCATCGCCTGCCTAGGTGAAGCGATGATCGTTTACCTTGAGGTTGTCCTCAAGTAAAAGAAAAAACGGCATAGAGCCCCTCCCAGAGCGGGAGGGGCCTTATGACGCTTAGCAGTGTACTGCGTAAGTGCAGAGCATGGGCAAACCGATCATTACAATCAGCGCTATACCCGATACCAGCAAGACCACGAACCAGAACCCTGGCTTATGTTTGCGTGACATCGACTTCAGGTACAGAACCATGTCCGCCTGTTGCTGGGGTGTCCTTGGGTTCTCTAGGTTGGGGGCGAGTAACCGGCGGTTAACCGCGTTGGTCACTGAGAACCTGACGTTAGCGTAGATAAACACCAACGCCAACACACCCATGATCAGCCAAGCCCAGGGAGAGAACAGAATAAACAACAACATTGCGTAGAAGTTCATAGTCGTCCTTAACGGAGGTAGTGACTAGCAGCGGTAATAAGGAGAGCGTATATGAGCACACCTGCTATCGCCCAGTAAAAGCGTTTCACCCATTTACGAGTTAGCACCCGCATCCGAGCAAACTCTTCCTGCATCAACTCAAGCGTTCGATCCGGACTAGGGTCGTCTGGGTCAATGTACGAAGCGTCGATGGCGGTGTTGTACTGAGTGTGGGCACGCCAGTACCTGAACTCCATGTACAGCGTCAACAGCACCAGCACCCACAGTATCGCATTGCTCCAAGCACTGTACAGTATCCACATCGCCAAGTCATGCAGCGTCACAGCACACCTCCCGTTGCGGCAATGTGTGCGTTGAAGCTGGTCTCGTAATCGATCAGCTCCTGGACATCCAGCTTGACCTGAGGCGACACCATGTTGAGGTTGTCCATCATCTCGAACAGGTGTTCCATGGAGAACCGCCGTTTGTACAAGAGGGTAGCAACCTCCATGAACTTGCGCTTGTATTCACGATCCGCGAACACACTGAAGCTGCCGGTGAATGCTTCTTCCTTTGCGTTGAAGAACACGCAATAGGTTTCGGTGGCATACACCATACCCTGGTTCTTACCGAACTCCCAACGATGGAATCGACCTTCGTCGAGTGCGGACAGGGTACAAGCATGTTCAGCCATCTCTTTCAGAGTTTGGCCTTGCAGCAGTTGGCTACGTTTCTCGGACATTGCTACTACCTCTTAGTTAGATTAGGAATGCGACAACAGGTTATCGATGTCTTTAGTTTGGGTGATGGTGGTCACCTTGAGTTTCTTTTTGTTCTTGGTGCAGAACGTGCTGATCATGTCGAGGACTTCCCCGACCTTGTTCTGAACTTCGCCAGTATGCGTGAGGATCTCTTGCATGTTCATCTGGCTTTGGTTCTTGGCAACCAAGGTGAAGTACTCTTCATACTTCGTGGCGTACTCCAGCGAATCAGACAGCGGCTTGAACTGTGGTTCACGACCGATGGTCAGCCACAGCAAACGCATCTTGCGATCAATGCCATTGATCTTGTCAGCCTTAGCCGACTCCAACAGCTTATAGAAAATCTCCACGTAAAACCTCCTGCGTAAAAAAGAAAAGCCACACAGATAATAAATCCCTCCCCGGCTGGGGAGGGTGGTTATGGTGTGGATCAGATGATCGGACGGTCAAACCCAGCTGGTGGGTAGAACATCTGCACGCGGGCCATACCAAAGGCGGTATCGGGCGTTTCTGTTTTGGCATAGTAGTCTTCGACCAGCTGTGCAACAACCCGGGCCTGCGTACGGATTTTAGCAACATGCTCGGAGAGTCCGACCATATCACCACTGAACTTGACCAGCCCATCACAGAGCGTGTTATAAGCTGCCACAGCAGCAACATACTCGGTATTGCTGTGAAGGTCTTTGAGTTCCTTACGGTCTCGGATAGTGACGGTGACCAAATGCATGCGTCGACCGATGAGATCGTCGCTTTCTTTAATGCCTGCGGTAAGAGCTAGTACAGATGACATGTTACACCTCACGGGTTTGGTTAGATAAAAAGTACAGCGGGACAGAAAATAAATCCCTCCCCGTCTGGGGAGGGTTAGTGCTTAGCCGGCGTTGATCACGTCCCACTTCGCTTGAAGCAGGGACAGGAAATCATCCAGCTCCTTGCGATCACGGGCGTCGATCGTTGCCGCTGTAAAGGCAGCTGCGACCTTGTTGTTGACCACTTCGCGGAAGTCTTCGGTGGTCTGGTAGTTGGGACCATTGCGGGTTTCCACGATGGCTGCGTGCAGGGCTTTCCAGAACGCTTCCTGTGCATCAGACTTACGCTTTGGTTTCGGACGATTGACCACAGTGTGGACAACGCGTTCGATACCGCCAGCTACAACGATTGCAATCATGAATGCGGCAAAGCCGCCGATCTTAACGGACATGGTAGAACTCCTGCGGGGGTGGGGTTAGTTGCTCTTGGCCAGCATGGTGTACGTTACGCTGGTTTGGGAAACGTGGGTGACCTGGCCAACCGGTTGTTCCAGTTGACGGATACCATCAGTGATACCGACACCGGCACCAATGATCAGAACAAGAATGGCCTGGTAGATGCGGCCATGCAGTCGACGGTCTGCGTCGTCTGCTTTCTTACGTTCCAGTGCTTCACGCATTTCAAAGAAGTCACTCATGACTTTTACCTTACACGAATTTGTTTTTTAGTTAGCGTAGACGAGAACTTCCTCGCCCATGGGGGTAACCCGGTGGCCAATGACTGTGCGCGAGTCAGTGACCTGTTCGTTCGGCAGCTGTCCAACCTTAACCATCACAGCGACAGCCGACACAGAACCTGCTACCGAAACAGCAACTACCACAGCATTGAACAGCGCTTTAATATTTTTCATGGTTTGTCCCCAAGGGTCAGGTTTGAAATAGGTGAAGCTTCATAACTCACGTGCGTGATATAGATCTCAAATCTATTCCAATCAAACATAGGCCAGCCCCGAAGGGCTGGCGCTATGCCGTCAGAGGAAGTTGAAGATCGCTACAGGGAGTTCGCTAGGCTCCAGATCTTCTACCAAGCTTTCCCAATGCAGACTCACATCGGTGACTTGGTACGTGCCGTGGTGCATGTCGAGCACGATACGGAACGATGGCTCATAGCACTGTGGCGTCATGTCTTCCTTAACACCGAAAACATAGACACCCACCGCGTGAGTGTGTTCCAGCGGATACAGACGGTAGTTGTGACCACTGCTTTCGCCATTGGGTACAGACGGAGCACGATGGTCCCATGCATGCACCCACATGTTGGCAAAGTCAATGTGACGATCACGAAACCCCGGTGGCATCTCGACAGGGGTTTCATGTACCTTGCTGAGAGGGACGGCTAACTCGAACATTATTCGCCATCCTTAACAACATGGACATGAACACCTTTATCACCGTGCTTGCGGTCCAGCACCGTGGTGTCGGTGAAGTCAGCATTCTGGTTCAGGTTAGTGGGGTAGTGTTTGGTTTTAGTATCCAGAACGTGCTCGTCAGCACGGAACTCATTCTCCGCTTGCAGGTCTTCGATCACCAGACGCTTACGTACGGCGTCTTCGTCGATGATCACAACAGGACCGACCTGTTCGTTGGTAGCAGCCACCATCAACTGCGCTGCCTCATAACGCTTGGCAGCGAGTACGGCCGGGTGGTTGATGTCGACAATGATCTCTTCGTCTTTGCACCACTTGTCGAAGGCCTCACCGTCACACACCACATCGAAACGCACGAAGTGGTTAACGACGTAGACATAGACCGGCGAATGCTTGTAACCACGCACCAGGCCTTGTTTACCCATGGCCTTGATACGCAGGTGGTCGATCAGCGTGTAGAACTCAGCGAACTGATAGCTACGAGACCAGACGTACAGCTCACCTTCGTCGATGTCCAGATCGCCACACCACACAGCGTCGAGGTAAGTCTCTTCTTGCGCCTCGAAGTTCAGCAGGAAGCGCTGACCAGTGATAGTGTTGACCAGGTAGGGTTGCGTCAGGCCATGGTCCGAGAACTCGCCTTGGTGCATCATCATCCAGCCACGAGACAGCGTCGTGCCCATGTTGGACGCATCGTGGTGGAACGGGTTAGCGCCGGCTGGGATACTTTCCATCGGCATAGCTTTGAGGTTGACCAGATCGGTCTGCTTCAAAGGTTCGATCAGCGAGCTGAACGGAGTGGAGAATACAACGCCAGTAGTTTTAGTGCGTTTCATGTTTTGCCTCCTCGGCAAGCTTTCGCTTCATGAAGTATTTTTCGTGCATGACCATAGCGACCACGCAACCTAGGGAACCGCCGAAACCGGCGGAGATGATCAACCACCAACCGCCTACCACCACAAGGCTGATGTTCGTTACCTCAAGGGTCGTAACACCCCAAGACGTAACGTACGCAGCCCAGTAGTGTCCCAGCACAATGTTCCGTGACTGGAATGCCTTAGCGAAGGCTAAGGCAAAGGTGGTTAGGGCGTTGGTAACGAGGATGACACCAAGGTTCTGTTGGGCCAAGTTGTGCATCGCATCGTAGGCAGCAAGTAGCTGCCCGTAGACAGCCATTAGCTGATCCATTCAACGCCCCTTCTGGTTAGATCAAATACGGTTTGACTTGAGCGACAGGGAACCACTTACGCTTATCGTCAGCACGACTGCCGATGATCAGAGTCGGTGCATTCTTAACGATGTCAAATGTCACGAAGACGTCGTCGTCCATTGAGATGGCAATACCGGTGACCACACCCACGGCGAGTTTGCCGTCATTGAGGTAGTCGTAGTACGCCGCCATGCCAACCTGCAAAGGCGTTTTCACGTCAGGGTTGGTGTGGGATTCCAACTCCAGCAGTGCGCGCTCATCGTCAGTGAGCTCGATTGCCAGATCCTTTTCCAGAACCGAGATGATCTGAGAGTTCATCGAACGGTGATGGATACGGGCACGCTCTGCGATCTTTTCACGCATGCCATCAGGCAGACGTACAACGAATTTATCGGCAGTGCGCGAAGAGTAGACAGCTTGTTTCAAAGGACGCATATTTCGTATTCCTGTGGTGCGATGAGGATAATGTCATTAGGCACATGTCCATCAAACATGTCCATGAGCCTAGCGATGTGCTGGAAATCTAAGTTGCCGTGTCCACACCCTAAAGGCGGGAACACTAGAGTCCAGTCGTGTTGAACGTAGTCAGGCTCACCGATATTCTCGATGAGGTATTGCAGCCCCCACTGTATCCAGCTGTATTGGGAACTCTCACGCCAGTTGTGTTTGGTTGGAAACAACAGCCAACGCAAACCGTCATCGGTTTGAATCAACTCAGGGACACCCAGCCAGACTTGTCCCTGCTTACAACGACGCTTGTATTCCCAGTACTGCTTTTTGTATCGGTCACGAAAGGTCTCAGCAATACCAAGACCCATCGCACCGAGGCAATTCACCGTAATGACACGGCAATCACCGGGGGTTTCAAACAGGTCACAATGCGGCAGGAGCTGCATCGGACACGTACAGTTCCCAGCTGTCGTACTGGGAGAGTAGCACAGCACGACCTTCGCGTTCAAGAACCATAATGCGTTCTTCGAACTTGAGCAGCTCGGCAGTGATACCACGCTGACGCTCGATCACCTTGACGAAGTCTGGCTGGATCTCGCCAACGATAACAAGCTGTGACTGGAGGTTGGGTTCGTACGGCACGGCATGTGGATTACCGTAGTCACGGGTGACGCGCAGCAACACGCCCGGTTTGATCTTGGTCTGGCGCATCAGCATTTCGCCGTAGACCTGAGCTAGATCAGCCATGACCAGTTTGTCTTGCTCAGCTTGCTGGAGCTGTTCTTGGTTTTGTTCGGACACGCTAACACTCCTGTACAACAAAAAAGGAAAAGGGAGAGTGGAGGCCGAAGCCCCCACTTCCCAATTACATCAGCCGCGGAAGGCGGCTGCTACAGCAGTAGCTGCGGTATCGGCAACAGCGGTAGCCGCATCGGCCACAGCATCACCGACAGCAGCGGCAGCGGATTCAGCACCAGTACCCTTGAGGGCCTGGATTGCCAACCAACCACCAGCGACAACTACAGTGCCGCCCAGAACGATGCCAGCGCCTTTAGCGAATGGCTTGACTTTAGCGAAAGCGGTTTTGATTACGGACATGGTATTACTCCTTAACAGGGGAAGATGATTAGAGCATTATTGCTGCTAATTCACCGAAGTTATATATATCTCAATCTTTTTGCAATCAAGTTTTCACGGCATAAAGGCAGCTTTACAGCCGCCCACGCCAATGGAAGCCAATGCTGTTGTTGCCATAGACTAACATCGAGTCATAGGCTTCACCAGCGTGGTTCTCCTTGATGAAGATGTTGCGTTTGGACACACCCCAGAAGAAGCCTTCCTGCTTAGAGCATTCAGACAGTGCTTCAGAGATGATCCGGTTGCGGATATGGTTAGGCGACTCCGAGGTATCGAAGAAGCCTTCATTATCCAGTTGGTTAAAGATCTGTCCGAGTTGTTCGTTGGACTTCACTTTGTTCTTACCGCGGTTGAAGAAGTTCTTGAAGCCGTTCAGGATCACATGGCCACCTGCAACAACCAGGCCAAGGACAATGATGGCGAATAAGAAGAAGCCTCCTAACTTACCCATGGTGATTACTCCTGCTGTAATTCGCAAGCACTATATAGGTTTTAAACTAAGTGTATTCAAGCAAATTGCAGTGTTGAGATCGGAAAGGGCTGTACGTACTGAAACACCGTACCAATCACTTCGCCTTTGTCGTCATTATAGAAGAGCGTGTTGCGCAGCATGTTCCGGTGGATGTCCAGCACCGGACGGCAACGTCTATATAGGTCCTCAGCGTAGTAATTCATTACGTGATGCTGCATGCGGCAATGAGCGTACGGTGAGAACAACGCGTTGACCAGGCTGGTGTAGCGAACGTTGTCGATGTGCCCCCAGATGAAATTGTGACGGAGCACGAGGTAGTGAGTAGCGACGTTGTAAAGCTTGGCTATCACCAGTGTGTCGAGTTCTAAAAACTCCTTCATGGCCCCTACGAAAGCGTAAGACCATTCAGGCGTTATCTTGATGAAGATGCTACCGGGTTCAGACATAGGCGGGCCATAAGTACCGCAGGGGCCTAAGCCCCTGTGGTCGCTGGTGTTGGAGTTGGGTTTTCCAGAAACAGTTTAATGCTCACGATACCGTGGTGACGCGTCACCGCCATACCGGGTTCTGCGGCTGCTCGCGATTCTTGGGTACCAAGCACCACCCCTTTGAACAGATTGATCTTCCCCTCTGCGATTGCATAGAAGTCGACCAGTTCACCGGGTTGGATCAGGTCCCCGTCACCGTGTCGCCACTGGACCGTTTGAATACGCCCGTTCATCCGGGCCATCGCACTGTAGTGAACAAACGGGTTACCGCTTACAGGCTTGGCAGACCATTGTATATTGTTAACACCCTCAGTGATTGTTTTGGCCGCCATCTCAAAGAGGTTGGAAGCTTTGTCAATCAACATCCGGTTGCCATTGTTCACGGCAAACCCGTTAAGGATCTTACGGGCATCCAAGAAACGCAGACCATTACCGGACTGGATGTGGGTGTTATCCGTCAGGTTCAACGACGCCGCATCGCCTGAGGCCAGAATCACCAGACGGTTATCGGTTTCCCGATAGGTCTTCTCACTACCGTCAAACCGATCGCTCGGTACGCAGTAGATCGTCACGGTACGCTTCTTCTTCGACGCATGGGCTGTGTCATACAACGGGAACACAAACCAATACTGGTCTTGCAGATAACAGCCAAGACCTGCCGAGAACACCCCACCTTCATCCTCCTGCAAAACGGTCGGCACTTTGCCGATCTTTGTGCCGTGTGGGATAACGATTTGGGTACGTCGTTCAGCGTTTGCTATACCAACTGGGTGGACGCCTAGGATGCGTTTCTCATCCTTAGCTTCCATGTAGGTCGTTGACTTGTTCAAAACGGCTAGGAGGACGTCGTAGGCCGTCATATTGCGATACTTGCCCCCGACACTGCGCATTTGCAGATCGTAGACGTATTCCTCCATCAACTGGATCTCCACCTGCTTAGGCGGTTGGTTATCGAGTTGGGTCTTGCTGCCTTGGTTACTGACGTTGGTAGTCATCGACGCATCCGAGGGGTCCATCAACATCCCACGGTAACGACGAGTGAAGCTACGTTTGTCAGAACGCTGTCCACCGCCGTTCTCACCCAGCGGAATGTACGTCACATCCACCTGAATGTCATTGCGGTAAGGCAACATGTCGAAGGTGTACACACCGAGCAACATCATGAACGACAGCACGCGAACATCAGCGTAGCCGCCTTCATAGTCACGGTCGACGGTGTAGGTATCCAGCTTGATCGGTTTCAGCCACTGCTTATTCACCAGCAACTGAACTTGGATGAGGTAGTGCGCACCCGTACCCGTGGTACGCACCTCCGACATCTCTTTGTTAATAAGCGTAGCGTCTGTGGACACGGATTAATCTCCGAAGAGGTTTCTCTCGATGTCATCAGCAATCGAGACGAAGGGCAGGATCTCTTGTTCTTGCTGTGGTCCCGCAGCACGGTTCACGGCACGAGAACCACCCCGGTTCATGTTCATCACCGAATCACGCAGTTGACTGTGCGACTGCGCGGTGGGTTGTAATGCTTGGGCTTTATAGTGGAAGTAATGCGCCAACTTCTCCAATGCCCAGAAATCCACCATCGGTGGGCAGTAGTCAGGGTTCAGGCCCTGATAGGAGAAGTCACGCCAGTCATTGAGGTGTTTGACAATGGCTTTGTAGATCGGCACACAGTCGGCCTCAACGCCCAACAGAGGTTCAGCACCTTGGCTGTAGAGCACAGCCAAACCAGCGATGGTCTGGTGCATGTTCACAAGGTCAGTGTTTTGCATGCGATCAACCATCTGATCCCCACTGGAGCCATAGCCGACCTTAGCGATGTACTTAGGGCCGAACATGAAACTGCGGGGGATCATCACGTGATAGCGATTGGTGAAGATGTGGTTTGCTGCACTGGCCTCTGGGGCGTACATGACTTACCTCAACATGGTTTTCAGAAGCGCGATAACGATCGGGTAGTAGTAATACCGTTCGAGGTTATCCCAGTCGTAGATACGTGCAAGCACGGCATCGAACTGTTCCGGGTGGAGCGCTTCACGGTTCAGGAACTGGCGGACCAACAACTCCAGTTTGGACTGCCCGGGTTGTTCCAAATAGAACGCTTCGGACAGCACATAGTAGTTGTCTTTCACCACCGGATGGATATCAGCCGGACGACGCCATGGTTCAATGTCCTCAACATCATCAGGGATGACTTGGAAGAACGGCAGGTTTCGTTCAGCTTGTGATTTGAACTCACCCGGCAACGGACGACGTGGACGACCTTCCCGGAATGGAAGACCGCACGGTACGTAAACGTCACGCCCTGCGTATTGCGCATCGACGTCGGTCGGGGGTTCGATTGGGTAGGCCACGTATGGAATCCCGGTGAAGCCCAGCGCTTGCAGTAAAGGTGAGCCACGGAATTCACGCGTGGACACAAGATGTACCCGCTCAGTACCGCCATACAGCCGTGCTGGATCAGCCCGCAACAAAGCATCCCAGAACGTAGGTTGCTTCATTACCGAATCACCCATGACGTTCTGCTCACGGACCTTGCGCATGCGTGGATCGTGTTCAGGTCCCACCATCATCAGCAGTGCACGCGTCACCCAGTGGTCGTAGGTCTGACGGGTTTGGTCAGGCACCAGCAACGTGAAGTGGTCGAGCGACAGGAAGTCAGTCAGGTAGTGCTGGATCAGCTGTGCCAGGATCGTTTCATACGACTCAATCTTGGCGGCTTGCTCTGTGGTCACAAACGGCCCACAACCGCCCTGTAGGCTGCGCATCGAGAAATACAGTGTCTGCTGTACCTTCGAGGCCAAGTTCTCCATCTGGAGCGCGTCAGCGAGTCCTACGCAGATCCATTCAACCTTGTACACCGAATCCCGCAGGATTGTGGCCGGAGTCGAGGAAGTAATGGTGAACAGGCCGATTTGTCCGTCACCAATGTTGGCTGGGAACATGTCACCGACGTTAGCCGTCAGGAACGGGTAGGTGTAACCACCACCTGTGCCCACACGCACGTTCGTCTGTGGGTCTTGAACCGACCATTGCAGTGGTTCAGTGACCTTCAGCGGGATCTTACGCAGCAAGCGATACTGCTGTTCGATCGGAGACAGATGCAGGTCAAGCGGTTTGGGTTCTACCGAACGACCGAGGATCTGCGAGTAGTAGTCAACGTTCCACGTGGAGCCTTGACCCCACACCAGGATTGCCGAGGAAGGGACGTATTCGGTATCAACTGTGATGCCCGAATAGTTCTTGGGTTCGATGTGTACCTTGACGGGTTCAGGAGCTGGGGGCAGCTCGTCCTCTTCAAGCTCACGAAATAGACCGGCCATGGATCACCCTTTGTTACGGAAGGTCAGGATAGAGAAGAACATCACCGTCAGCGGACCGATGGTGTTGTAGTTAATGTAGTTCTCAGCGATGGTGTCTGTATCACGCACGGCTTGATCAAGATCGGTTTGACGCACGATGCCGTTCTTGATGAACACGTCATCTGGACGCAGGCCCCACTTAACTTCAGGAGGCGTGGTCTCAGGCAACAGATAACCCTCGCCGTAGCAAGGCACCATGTTGCGACGTGGGTGGTTGGCTGCGATCAGATCGAGATCCGTCAGCAGCTCAGCACCGCCTAAGCGCACACCAAGCGCTCTGAGCAGCGTCCAAGCCACGGTAGGCCAGTTACGCAGGCATTGCACGACATTACGCCCTACGGACGCCCAGTTGCGTTTAACGCAGATCTGGATGTGATACATGTACTGCGGGTCGAGTGGCTCCACCGTTTGGAGTGTGAGCGTACCCGGTTTGAACTGAAGCTTGGTGCCCCGCATGTATTCATCGTTACGCCAGAGCCGGAACTCAAACAACCCCGTCAACGAATCCAATGCCGCGTTACCCATGGCGTAGAAGTATTCAAGGAAGTGTGGCGTGAACCGACATTCCCCCAACTCCGACAGATCCATCAGCGACTGTTGGTCATCCCCCGTCAGCATGACCAGTCCGGTGAACAGCGGTACAACTTGTCCCAGCGACTGCAAGGGATTCGGGTACCAGTCATCGGTGTTTGGGTAATGCACGTACGGCACGTGGCCAGCCATGTCCTCGATAAAACGGAACTCATCGAATGCTTCTTTGGTGATCGACACCTTACGCTTACGATCCCGGTAGAACCAATAGGGCTCCGTATGACGGAACTTCTTGGAGATCGGGAACTGGTTCATCACCATCGGGTAGTCGATGTGCACATGCGTTGGACGACCGTAACCGATTTGGTAGTTGAGGTTCACCGTGAATGTACCGGAACCATCACCACTGCGTTCAGGCGTATCAGGTGTGGTGGTCCAATCAAACCAACCCAGTACATCGTACTGGTGTTCGGCGATGGCCAACGTGTGGTGCATACCGGCGAGTGTGGTCAGGTCTTTGATGTAAGCCCCACCGACCATCTTACCCGCTACCCACTCCTCGAATGTTTCAGTAATAGGCCATGGCGACTTCATCAAGGCATCGTGTAGTGCCTTGAGGGTGAAGATCAAACCGTCGGGTGGTTGGAAGTAGTATTCCAGATCGTGCATGTTCTCCGTACGACCGGCCGAGAACATAGCACGCTGATCATCCAGCCACCGTTGGGCTTGGGTGGTACTGGCGGCTACGAACTCGATGTTGCAGGTCATCTTTACGTAACGGTACACCGGGGTGACTGTCACGTTGTGAATCTTGTCGTGTAGAATTGGACGGTTCTGCTTGTCGTTTACCGACGTCGTCAACGCATGATCTTCTTCAGCGTCCTCGACCACCGTAACCGTCATCCGGCTTTGGCCAGGGAACGTCAGGTTTGACTTACAGCAATTACCGAACTCCGCATTATTCAGCGGGACGGCTTGGGTATTCCCGGGCAAGAACACTTCGGTGGTTTCCGGCAACCCCATCAGCGTAGTGAGATGCTGGATGATGCTTACGGCAACGCGACGGCTAACAGAAGTGTTAGAAGCAGCCACGGGGATAAGGGCCTTAGGCATGACTTGTCCTCGTTTTAAGTCTGACTATAAGATCTGGTCAACACGGCATAAAGGAGCCCGCGAGGGGCTCCTTTATGTTTACGTCGCTTACCGATTACTCGGCAGCGGCTGGAGCAGCAGCCGGAGCTTCTGCTTTACCTACTGCTTTCTCAGCCAGGCTGATTGCTTCCTGCGCGTTGTCCAGCGCAGTGTGCAGCAGAGTGTAGTAGACGTTGAATTGCTGCCAGCCCATTTCCAGCAGTTTGCCGGCGATGGTGTTCAGGTCCTTGTTCTCGCTCCAGGAGGTAGCGTTCGCGGACTTGACGGCGCGCTGTTGGGTTTCGATACGACGGTAGAAAGTCTGGAGGGACTTCATGCCGTTCGCTTCGAGAACCTTCATCGACATGGCGACGAGGGTCTTGGCCGCTTTGGCCAGTTTGTCGGCAGCGGCTTTGTCGACAGTAACGTCGGCAGCTTCGCCTTTGAACTTCACGCCGCTGATGCCTGGGATGGCGCCACGGGTGATGTCTTTGTACGCAGCGCGACGATCGCCTTCTTTGGCCTTGTTCTCGACCTTGGTCAGAACCAGACCGCCGGCCATTGCACCGGTGAAGGCTTCTTCAGGCAGCTCGTCGACAGGACGCTTCAGGTCCAGGACCTTGGCCACGATGTCGCCGGTCTTGCCGACACCACCGTTCTTGACAGCGTCTTCAACGACGTCCATCACTTTGCCCAGGTACACGTCGATGTTGCGAACCAGCTTGCCACCAACGCTCGACAGGAAGCGCAGGTCGTGGGTGATCGAAGCCAGCGGGTCACCGCCGAACTGACCGCCGATTTGGAAGTCGTGAGCAACCGACTTGCCTTTGGCCACGAATGGCTCAGCTTTGGCGCTGCCGGAGAGCACAGCGTCAGCACGCATGTTCAGCTCTTTGGCTTTCTTGATGAAGCTCTCGTGGCCCCACTTGGTGTTCAGTTTGTCGGCCAGGGATTTGGTCGCATTGAACAGCACGTCGTGCAGACGCTTGGTGAAACCCGAGAAGGTTTCCAGGGAGACTTTGTAGTAGTCTTCCAGGCTGTCGCCGCCGTAGTTTTCCAGGGAGACCGCAGGCTTCTCTTCGTCGAACAGGCCGGACAGGCGCTCGATGCGCTGTTGAGCAACAGCGGCCAGTTGTGGCGAGAAGGTTTTGGTTTTCAGGCCGTGGCGCAGCACTTGGCAGAATTCTTCGATCGAGGTGACTTCGTCGCCCACGTCGGCTTCGACTTCGGCCACTTCTTCAACGGCTTCTGGCAGTTCTTCTTCTTCGTCGGCAGCGATGTCGGCATCGTCGGTCGCTTCGATGATCTGCTCTTCGGTCACGTCTTCAGCAGGAGCCGGAACATCCAGCTGCTCTTCTTCGACGATGGCCGCTTGTTCCTGTTCAACAGGAGACAGTTCGGCTTGGCCTTCTTCGAACTCTTCGTTCGAGACGCGGGAACGCTGGTCCAGGTATTTTGCGAGTTTGCTGCTCATGTGTTTCCAACCTTTTCTGTACAGAATAGTTGCCGGCTGGGGGATCAGCTCAGCCAGGTAATGATGACCCATGCACGTGCATGTAGCCTATATGATTCACTGCGCGTTCAGCTCACAAACGTTGAGAACTGCACGAAGGTCACGACAAACTAACCCATATAGTTCCTTATACGGGCTGGTGATCCAGTCGTTGTATTGGTTGACCAAAGCGATGACCTTGCGGTGACGCTCGGAATCAAAGCCGGTGGTTTGGATCTCTTTGGCCACTTTGGTAGTGAGTAGAGAGATGCGTTCGATACGGGCCATACGACGCTGACGAATCATCGGTGTGTTGACTTCCTGCAAATAAGCAGCGATGTCTTGCACCTGACGCAACACCTGATCCATGGCTTGGATGGTGAAGCGCTTGAACTCGATCTTGTCAGGTAGTGGTCGCGGTGTGGTGTCCGAAGGCACCAGACGAACCGTGAAGCGCTGATCCAGCACACCCGTACCATATTGGGTTTTGATAGACACCCGGTGGCAACCCAGCATGTGGGCCGTGACGTGAGTATCGGGTTCATTACCCGGATAGAAACTGGTGGTGCGCATCAACTGTGCTGGACTGGCATTAACCAAAGCCCCTTGCAGCATGTCGGCATCGTGGATCATGCTTGGCAAACGATCGGCAACCTTAAGCAGGTTATCGTCGTTGTAGCTGTAGTAGTCCTTGGTTACGTTGGACAGGATACGCAGGGCAGTCAACAACCCCGCTACATCCTTAACAGGTTCGTAACGAATGGACAGGTTCGCAATCCGTGTATTGACCACCAACGGTGCATTGGTGAACTGGGTGGTCTTACGGCGATCACGCGCCAGTGTTTGAATGTTGGCCGCGTGGAACGACAGGTAACGAGCAATCAACTCGTAGTTGGTCATGTCGTTGAAGATCTGTTTGGCAACCGACTTGGTCCAGCCAAAGATCGTCTTCAGGGCACTCAGGCTCGACTGAGCCATGTCTTCCTGCGAGACCTCAACCGAGAACAGGTTGGGATCAATCGGAGGATGCGAGTGGTAGTCTTCAGTGCTATCCACCAGACGCAGAACACTCAAAGCGTTCTCGTTATCGGTAGACAGCAGCTCAGCGATGTACTTGGCGTTGTTGCTCACCTGGTCATCGGTCAGTACGTTGAAGTCTTCGCCGGAATAATAGCCTTGGCTCATCCCACCGAAGAAGTTGTTAGCCAGCGCCAGTGTGCCGGGTGGATTCAAGCGATTATGAAGTTTCTCAATATCGCTGTCGCCATCCATGACATACTGCTCGTCTTTAGCTTCACCCAAATGCTCGGACATAGTCACCTCGTACAGACATAAGGGGTGCCGTGAGGCACCCCTATGCCGTTAAGCTTTGTTGTTTGCAACATCGACCGAAGCACCGGCCTTGTCGAATTCACTGCCAGCCAACAGCAGGAACACGCCGATACCGTTACGCAACGTCGAAACTTTGCGAACAACGTTCTCCAGCTCGACTGTGGCCATGTAGTTGATAGCATCACCCACATTGGCTATCGCTCGTGCGGCGTTCTGCGATGGCGCCTTAGCGGCCATCTGAGTCAGTTCGACCGCAGCGGTGATGATCGCCTTGTAATTCACCGTGTTCTTCTTGACCGCGTTGTTCAGTGTCTCGCACGTATTGAGCAAGTTGCTGAACTCAGCTTTGGTCATGGTGACTTCGGCTTCACCCGAGGCACGACCACCGCCGTAGTCAGTGATGAATTCCATCGCGTACTGATCAGCGGTGCCATTCGGGAATTCAACCTTCAGACGACCCGTGGTAGCCGAGCCGATCTTGATTTCCTTACGTCCCTGACCCAATGCCAGAACAAAGGGACTATGCTGCTCGCCCCAGACTTCTCTGACATTCTGTTTGAACTTGTTGATGTCGTCTTCTTCACCGGCACTACCCAATAGAACATTGGCGTGCAGACGCGTGGCGGTTTTTGCAGCCGCCAAGAAGTGGTACAGTAGGTTCATCGAGAACTGACCGGCCTCGGCGACTGCCTTCAAACCTTCTGGTGTCAGATCCTCATCGCGCAGCATGGCACCCATGCGCGACTTGAAGGTCACCTCACCGGTTCTCCATTTGCGGTAACGCGCTTTCACGTCACCCAGCAGCTTGTCGACTTTGCCGGTTTGCAGGTCAAGCTTGGAGATGAACTCCTTGGCCTTGGCGATCAGTTTCTTGACCATCTCGATGGCTTTGTCGATCAGGGCCTTGTCGACCACAACCAGCATTTCCTGCGATACCGTCAAGGCGCCTTTGCGAGTCATGCCGTTGGCGTAATCTTCCAGCGATGGCAGAGTCTTGGTGAACTTCACGCCCAGACGCTCAGCGAAGTGCTCCATACCCACGTTCAGCATTTCTGCTTCTTCAGGGTGCAGACCGCCAGCTTCTTCAGCGCCTTCCAGGACCTCCTCGAACTCTTCGAGCGCAGCCTGGATGTTCTTGATCTCTTTGATCTGGAACTCGCGGGTTTGGCCTTCGCCTTCTGCGTCTACCAAGCAGGAAGCGTCGAGATCTTTGATCTCTTCGGGTTCGGAGATCGCTTCAGGAACCACAGGGTCCTTGGGTGTCAGATCCACGTCCGATGCAGCAGCCTCTTCTTGGCTGACGCGTTCAATGTAGCGACCGAGTTTTTGCACGGTAGTGCTCCTTACGCTTTAACGTTCTTGCCGAATGCACGGCCGATGTGTGCGACCATGTACGCCAGTTCACCACGGCAGGACGACATGTAGCTGACCATCGGCATGATGTCGCTTTCCATGTTGATGACCATGCCATTGACGGCCTTGGTGATTGCCGACTGTAGATCCTGCGGCAACTGACCCAGCTGGTTCTGGATACCATTGATGCCACCAATCGTGCCGCTGTTCGCAGAGGCTTCCTGGATCAGTTTCGTCAACGCGGTGTTGTAGGTGTGCAGCGAATCCACCAAGGTCTTGAACTGTTGTTTAGTGATGGTAACCTTGATCGGGCTGGTTTCCTTGCGGTCGATCTGCATGCTGTGTACGCCGACCGGACCATTGTCGTTGCCTTTATAAGCCAGGTGTGCAATGCCCACCGAACTCAATGGATAGCCGATGTTGTCCCGGAACAGGTTAGCGAATGGGTTGGTACGGACCCAGCAGTTTTCGATGGTCTTGTTGAACTCGGTCGCGGCACCTTCGTCTTCTGGATTACGCACAGCAGCAACGATGGCACCGCTGGTCATTTTGAAGAAGCTACTGAGGTAATCGTTGGCCGCAGTCAATTTCGACACGGCTTCGATCAGTGTCTTGGGGTTTTCCAAGTCACGGGCGTTGAGGTACTGGTTGCCGTCCCACTCATAGGTGGTTTCGCCCAACACGAAGGCACCGATGCGCTTCTTCATGTCAGTAACGACAGCAGCAACTTTTTGACCCTGGACGTCAAAACGCTGGATCTGGGTCTTCATGACTTCGACCAAGCGCTTGATCAGTTCCAGGATCTTGGCACCGGCCGCTTTGGCCATATCTGCCAGACCTTCTTGCGAAACGGTGGTGGCTTTCAGACGGGACATGTTGCCGCCGAAGTCTTCCATCGACAGGACGCCTCCGTCCATGCCCAGACGCTTTTGGAAGTGACGTGTGGATACGCCCAGCAGTGCGCCTTCGACAGGACGCAGGCCACCACGGGCCTCAGCGCCACGGAGCAGCTCTTGATAGTGCTCGATCGAGGTTTGGATCTGCATGGTCTCGTCGAGTTCAGCGCGAGCGCTATCAGCAGCCGGGTCCGGCTCAACGATCATGTCGGAGATCAGCTCTTCGACCGGCTCCGGTTCGGACTCCACTTGTTCAACAACAGGGTCCTTTGGCGGGATCTCTACAGCAGTAGTACCAGCCTCTTCCAGGCTGACACGTTCAACGTGAGCTTTCAAATGGCGCATGGCCAACTCCTTTAACTGTCAAAAAGAGGGAGGTTGCCCTCCCTCAGTTTATTGGTTTACCTGAACGACGCGATCGCCGAAGAGGATGTTGAGGGTGTACATCATGTCCTCAACCCCACCCTTGTGCGAACACCAGCGCTGGATCAGAGCAACCATGTCATTCACCAGAGCCAGCTCTTTGAACAGAGCACGGACGGCGGTGTGTTCTTTGGCGACCAGATTCGGCTGGTTGTGGCCAATCAGATCAGGCCAGCTGTGGACCGAGATCCGACGTTGACCTGTGGCGATATAGCGCACGGTATCGAGAATGAACTCGTAGTTGTAGTGCTGGATGGTTTTGTCATCGTCAACGCCGATGAACCAGTTCGATTGGCTGGAGAAGATCTTCTTGGCCAGGCGGACGATCCGGCGACGGAAGGCCCAGGTAGCGGTAGCAGCGCCGGGTGCGCAGAACTCGTTGAACAAGGCAACCACTTCTGGCTGCCCATCACGGAACGCCACCAACGGCAGCGAGTCTGCCTGACCACCATGGTAGCCAGGATTCGCACGCATCTCTTTGACGACGTTCGGCATCATACGAGTACGCTCCGATCTTCCAGTGCGTCTTCTTCGACCTTGTTCAGCTTGCTGTCCATCTTGGTGATACGGTCCTGAAGGTTACCGATCATCTTCTGCACAGCAGGGCTGGCCTTGCCGGAGTCCTGAAGTTCCTTGAGCTCTTGCAAACGCATTTGCAGAGCGATCAGGTCTTCTTTGGCCGAACGGTGGCGAGCCACCTGCCATTCAACCCACGCACGACCCAGGCCCATGAGCCAGTTCTTTTGTGGGGAGAAGTTCGCCAGACGCAGTGGGTCAATCTTCTCACCGCCCAGGGACGAGTAAGCGAGATCGCTGGTGGCTTCATCCACCATCGCCGTGGAGACCTTACGGAAGATCGCACGCAACTCGCCTTCGGTCTTCAGCATGGCCGGGAACAGGCCAGCGAAGTTGTCGAGGTTGTTGTCGAGGTATTCCTGCTCACCACGCACCAGCTCAGGACGAGTACCACCCAGTGCCGCCGATTCATCAGCGATCACTTTGAGCAGGAACTTACGGCCATAGCGGATGTACAGCGCCATCGAGTCGAGGAAACGCAGCACGTTAACGCTGTCGTAGGTCAAGCTCGCGGTAGCCACCTGAGGACCGAAGTGTTCGCGGATTTCTTTCTCCACGAACGGGAACAACGCCTGCATGTTTTCCAGCGACTTCAACAGCAGGCCCAAGGCCGACTGGTTGTTGCCGTAGTTCACATAACGACGCAGACGGATCTCGTAGTCCTTATAGAGCTTCGAGGTCAGGGGTTTGTCGCCCAGGGTTTCGCGGATGGTTTGCAGAACGGGCATCAACGAGTCGTTGTGCTCATCTCGCAGACCCGACACGATCTTGAGCATGTCGGAGCGTTCGCAAACCGGCACGAGGCTCTTCAGGTAGTCGATGATTGCTTTCATTTATTTCAGCCCCTTAGACGTTCGAGCCCATGGCGCCAAGAATCATCTTGTACACCTCGGTGATGTCTTGGCCACGACCCTTCTCGGCGCTCGCGATTTCCTTGAAGGTGTGCTGACCTGGAATGTCCAGACCGCGGTGGTAGACGGTGATGTTTTCGTATTGCTCGTCAACAACGATCAGCAGCAGCAGGTAGCTGTTGTCGAAGATGCGGTTACGGACAGCCTGGGTTTCCAGTTTGCCGTACAGCTTCTGGCCGATGAGCTTGGCGGTCGACTTGGTGATCACGGCGATGTTCGACGCGTCAGCAGCAGAGACCACGCCAGACATAGCGGCTTTCTTGACGTTGTTGCGACGACGGTCGGTGATGGCCTTGTAGGCACCCGAGGTATCGCCCATCAAAGCACGACGGTGTTCGTCGAGCAGATCGATGCCGAAGATCAGGTCGCGGATCGGACGGATCAGACCAGCACGGGCCAGTTGGAAGCGCTCGCCGTAGCTGTCGCGGCCACCAGCGGTAAAGATATGTGACATGATATCGGTCTTGACAGTGGTCGACTGCAAGCGAATCAGCACAGGGATCTTGGCGGTGTTATCGCCGTCCTTCAGTTCGACGTTGACCAGCTTACCGACGGAGAGGCTTTCGACCTCATAAAGCTTGTCGACTTTTGCGTTACCCTGGACGCCATCGAAGTCTTCGATGGACACCGTACCGATCAGGCCCGGCACCACAGGTTGATCGTAGTCTTCCAGCGATGGAAGGCCATTATCAAAGTGTTCGTTGGACAGGATGGTGCCTTGCAGCAGCGCGCCTTGGCCCATGCCGTAGTTACGGTTCGGGTTCAGACTGTCGAAGACCTTGAGGGTCTCGATACGGCCGACGTTCATCAGCATGTTGAACGCTTGCAGGTAGTACGCAGTGAAGTTGGTCAGACCGAACTTCATTACGTTTTCCATGTAGGGTTGGTTTTGCAGAGTCTGCTCCACCAGCACCAATGGTTCAACCCGCGCTGGACGAGACAGGTCCGCCAGAGAGCTGATATCGGTACCGTTGCGGACGGCTTGCACGAGTGCGCCGACGGCAGAAGTTGCTGCGTTGGCGGCAATTGCAGCGCCGGTCGACTTGGCGACCGACATTGCGAGCGGAATGGCTCCGGCGGGTAGCGGCATGGCTATATTCCTTTTACACAAGTGGTGTTCGGCATGGCATATGAGAACTATCTAAATCAGATCACACAGAATAGTGGTTTTTCCCCTGCGGATCGGGTTCTGTCCGATACCCTGTACGGGAACAACATGGTGGGCCGGTTCTCCCCGACTCAACTGAATACGGAGAACCACGGCTTCACGTTTTTCACGAAACCCGATTTGAATTTGTCATACGATAACTTACAGATCGACCGGATGATGTCCAACCTGCTGATGGAAGCGCCTAGCGGCATCCAGCGGGTACTGCGTTCGTACCTCGATCCAGAGGCACACCGGGAAGGATTGACCTGCGAAAACGTGGACCCTCTCAATCCATTTATTCCGCTGCTCGGCAACAACCTCGTTTCTATTTCGGGTTGGGAAGACTTCGCACTCGGGACCTTTACCTCTGATCCCGGTATGTACCGTGAGGTCTACAGCTATGTCGATGACGTTCCGTACATGTACGGCAGCTACGACTTGCAGTGCACCTTTAAGAACCTTATCGGTGACCCTATAACATTCATGATGTTGATGTGGGAGCGGTATCAGGGCTTGGCACGGGAAGGACGCATCCTGCCTTACCCGGACAACGTGATGTACAACGTCCTTGACTACAACACACGCGTCTACCGTTTGGTGACTGACGTGACCCGGACGTACGTGACCCGTTTGTTTGCCTGTGGTGCTTCGTATCCGATCACAGCGTCGTTGGCTCAGTTTGCTGACTTCGATGCCTCGGGTAACAACAGCCCGTTCCCAGGTGTGGGTGAGAACATCACCTTCGTCTTTAAGGCCGTAGGGTTTACTTACTACGATCACATCCTCATCTACGAGTTCAATGAACTGCAAGAAGACTTCAACCCTGCGATGCGTGATGAGTCTCGTGCTAGCAACATGGTGAAACTGAAGCCATGGGAACGCGAGTACTTTAACCACAAGGGTGCTTACCCACGAATCGAACCCTCGACGATGGAGCTTGAGTGGTGGGTGTTCAAAGAGCTCTACGAATCCCAGAAAGGTGGTGTGCTGCGCATTGAGCTTCCGGCTTCTGCCACCACAACCACCCAGCCGCAATAAAGGTGCGCGATGAGCGAATATAAAGATAACCTCGGGTTGATCCTGACCAACCCAAACCTGATGATTCAGCTGGCGATGGATGAGCTGGAACGTCAGGTGAATGGCAATGGCTCTTACGAAGTCCCGGACGGTACGCATCCGTTTGTGTATGCGATCGAACAAGGCACCCTCGTAGCAGCCATGGGGATGTCGGAAGGACAATCGTTGGTGCGTCGTCTGTACCGGAACAATGCCATCACGGCAGAAGACCTGTACTTGCACATGAGCGATGACGATTACCTGAACCGCTTCGCTACACCGGCGTTGACGAACTTTGAGTTCTACATCAACAAGGCTGAGATCATCTCCCGGATGGTGCCGATCGGTAACGACGGCGTGAAGCAAGTCGTGATCCCGCGCAACACCACCATCACGGTGGCTGGTCACGTCTTCACCATGCAGTACCCGATCATCATCCGTCAGATGCGTCACGGTGGTTTGCAGGTTATCTACGACCTTGATGAACCATCGCCATTGCAGTCGATGGACAGTAACTTGGTGACCGCCAAGGAACTGGCTATTAAAGGACAGTGGTATCTGTTCTTGCAAGTGCCGATCTATCAGTTCATGGTCAAGTCCTACGTCGAGCCCCTCAACCCCTCGACGCCGTTCGAAGGCACCTACACGTTCACTGATCAGTTCCTCCACGTCCGTGCTTATGTCTCCGATGGCAAGGGTGGTTGGACTGAGATCCACACGACCCACAGTGATCAGTCATTTGACCCAACGCGGTTGACGCTGTGTCTGAAGGTGCTCAACGGCAAGGTTTTCTGTGAGTTCCCGTTGGTGTACACCACGAACGGTACGGCCAGTGGTGAGCTGCGAGTTGACGTATTCACCACCAAAGGTGAGATCGACGTTGACTTGGGTAGCTACCAGCGTGAAGCCTTCGACGTTAACTTCATCTCGATCGATGATGACAAGACTTACACCGATCCGATGAACCACATCGGTGAGTTCGCCTGCCTGAGCCCTAACCGTGTACGCGGTGGTGGTAATGCGGTGGACTTCGAGACCCTGCGTAACGCAGTTATCGACGGTGTGATTGATGGGGCTGAGTTCCCGATCACTGACGTACAGGTCAACTACTACCTGGAGCGTAAAGGCTACGGGCTGGTGTCCAACGTCAACAACATCACGCACCGTCAGTTCTTGGCCAGCCGTCGACTGCCAGCACCCACCAACAACTCGGTAGCCTCGGCCGTCGGGACGATGATGGCGCAAGCACAAGCTTCGATGGAACAACTCGCGCTGAGTGCTCACGTCAAAGACAACGGTGATCGCATCACCTTGCTGCCTACGATGCTCTACGATTACAACCATGGGGTTATCACACCGCTGGACGATGGTCGTATTGCTGCGCTGCGTGCAGCCTCGCCTGAAACCCAAGCACGTATGATCCTCGATGGTGACTACCTGTACACGCCGTTCCACTATGTGCTTGATGCCGCCAGTGCGAACTTTGACGTACGGCCTTACTACTTCGGTGCGCCGAAGGTTGTACGTAAGACCTTCGTCGGTGACAACGACTCCAGCCAATTGCAAGCGACGATCGACACGTACTCGATTGTGCGCACCACAGCAGGCTACCGTCTTCAGATCAAACTCAAGACCGATGATCAGTTCAAGAAGTTGCAAGACGAACTGGTTGTAGTGCAGATGGGTTACAAGCCAATCGGTGAGAACAACTACGCCAGTATCAACGGCGTACTGCTCGGTCTGGACAATAACGAACGTGTGTTCCAGTTCGACATCAATACCAACTTTGACGTTGACTCGGCGAATAACCTCTACACCACCAACATGTCGATGTTCGATGCCATGCAGTTGCACTTTGCTTTGGCCATGGAGCACGACGTTGACTTCACGATCATTGTCGATCAAGTCGAATCGCCTGGTTACATCAGTAACGAAATCGACGAGATGGTTCAAGACCACCTGCTGTCTAATACGTTCATGTGCGTCATGCGTGAGCGGTTGACGGTTCGCTTTGGTTACGAGCTGACGGATCTGTGGCGTCGTAACCGTACGGTGTTGTCGGAAGAGTCTTACCTCAAGTACGAAGCGGACATCCCGGCGGTCTGGTCGGAAACGATCTTCGAGCGTGATGCTGACGGTAACCGAATCATTGAGCTGGTGAACGGGGAGTTGGAATACAACATCCTGCATCGTCAAGGTGATCCGGTACTGGATGAAAATGGTCAACCGGTTGCGCAGTACCGCAAAGGCGATACGGTTCTGAACGCTGAAGGTCTGCCAGTATTGGTAGAGCCCCGCAAGATCCATCGTGAGTTCACCATGTTCTTGGTGGACGGCATGTACTACTTCGCTACCGAGGCATCGTCTGCGGCTTACCGTGACGAGATCCCGATGCAGGTTGTGGATTGGGTACAGGGCGACATCGCGGTGATCCGTAAGCAGTTGCTGGATGAATCCGAGATCTACTTCTACCCGATCACCACGTTCGGGAACACCACAGCGAAAGTGCGTGATGGTCTGACTTCAGACATCACCCTGGATCAATCGCTGAACATCATCTACTACATGGACGCGACCAGCTATCGCAACACCAGCCTGCGCCCTACCCTGATCGAAACCACCAAGAAGATCATCACACAACAACTGGGTCAAACTCGGGTTGTTCGCTCGGACATTATCGCTGCGCTTAAAATGGCAGCGGGTGATGACGTCGAGGGTGTGGAGGTCTCGGGTCTGGGTGGTACATCAGACTTTGGTATTCTGACGTTGAGCGATGATTCCGTGCGCTTGTCTATCCGTAAGAAACCAACGGTACTGTCCAACGAAGAACTGATGATTGAAGACGATCTCACGATCAACTTCTTGCGTCACGCCTAACGGCATAGAGCCCTCCCGCTAGGGGAGGGCTCTATGCCGTCAGATACCGTAGCCTTTGAGCTTCTTCTCCAGGTCGTCGAAGATACCTTGAACTTTGTTCTTGGTGGCTTCATGGACCGCGGTGTCACGCGCTTGGAGGTAAAGCAGCGAAGCGTAACGGTTCAGGTATTGCAGCTGAAGCTTGAACACCTGCATCTGGGTAGCCTTGACCGCAGCGAAGAAGTTCACGATCAAACCGAGATCTTCAAACGCCGTGGTGAGTTCAGCGATCACTTCGTTGATGAAGCGAATGCCTTCGTCGTCGTACTGTTCCAGATTGATCTTGCGGATCGAGCGCAGCTCATCGGCTACCGAGAAGTAAGCCTTGAGGATGTACTCGTACTTGGCCAGTGGTTCAGCCTGCTTGCGTACAGTGGAATCAGCGAAGATCTCAGGCTTGATGAACAGGCTCAAGAACTTCACGTCCGGATCGATGGTCTGCATGTCAGCGATCTGCTGGCGTACAGTGGCCAGATCTTCCATCATGGTCACGTCGACGTTGAGATCCGCGTCAGGGGTGGCCAGGAACACCTTCAGCGACTTCACGGACGAGCGCAGGAACATGCACGAACGTTCGGTCTTCTTGTGGATGGTCTGGATCTCATCAACCGATGGCTTGTGGAACAGAGCCGCCAAGGTGAGGTAGTTGCGTGGCAGACTGCCGTGGGTCAGCAGCTCAGTGGCGTACTTGGCTGCGTCGGCTTCAACAGTGCCGTTATCGGCCATGCTGTAACGACGGAACAGAGCGATCGCTTCCTGTACGTCTTTGGCCTTAGCCTTGGCCCGGTCAAAAGCGGCGTCCATGGCTTTGTCTTTGACAGACAGCAGCTTGAACCAACGCACCGTGCCGATCACGTACTCGACAAGTTTCTCCAGCACAGCGCGAATCACCTTGACGATGGTTTCACCGACGCCTTCGTTGGAGATCACTTGGTTGACCATACTGCGGTTAGGCGTGTAGTGGCCAATGTCGTGTTCTTCGAGCGAAGGAGAGATACCGACTTCGATACCGGCATCGTTAAGACGCTTGATGATGGTGAACACCGAACGCACGTCTTCTTGAGACACGCCCTCTTTCAGGATGGTGTCCTGAATGATCACCAGCTCACTCAAGCCATCCGAGGCCAGCTTGAGGTTGTCGATCACAGGCTCATCAACCTGAGGCAGGTCTTTGATCTCGCCGGTGACTTGTTCTTCCAGAGCTTTTTCGAGCTCGGGGATGTTACTGATTTCCTCGTCCATCGTCGACTCCGGTCTTGGACTGCTTTTCTTTGTGGAGTAGGTAGCGCAGCAAGTAATACTCACGCTCCCGAATCGCGGCCAAGACCTTGTTCATGGCATGACGCTCACCCACCTCTGGATCGTACAGCTCCGGATTAGGACACACTACCGATTCGGTGATGGCCCAGTCAATGTGGAGCATAACGGTGCAGCTGGTGGTGCGTGCTTCAGGGACATGGCTGAACGTCGTGGTCTTGATCAGCGACTTTAAATACTCCGTGGTCAATCGAGGGTAAACCAACGTACCCTCACCCAGGGTTTCGGAGGGCATCGCCATTGCCTCACGCGTTGTCCGCGATCAGCTCGCGCACAGATTCGCTGATGAGCAACTGCTCTTTGGCATAGCCTGGACGGGAAGTCAGGTACTCGGTCATGGCGAGGTCATCAGGACCTTTGATCTCGGCAGCAGCTTCCGAGGACAGCACCATCTTGATCAGCGCAGGGTCGGTCGTGCCGTTGATCAGCTCGAAGCGCAGCTTCAGAGTTGGCAACAGCAGGCCCATGCACAGACGGGTGTCGATGGTGACGTGTTCGTTAACGTCGTTGATCAGCTTCTTCAGCAAATCCTGAGAAGCCTCAGCGGCCTGATCGGCGTTGGCGTAGTTGCCCACCGGGATCGCCATGGCGAAAGCATGCACCAGGGTCAGGCTACGTGCCAGACGCACGTTGGTGTTACCTGGCTCAATGGCTTTGAGTTGTTGAGCGAATTGATACGCGGTGGTCATTTGATTTTCTCCGACAGGGTGTTGAACTTGGCAGCAGCAACGAACAGATCGTTGTTGAGTAGCCTTTCGATATCTTCTTCACGCGCCCGTTGATGGCGGTTGCGGCGGGACTCTGGTTGGAGCACCAACTGCATGGCTTCATAGAGGGTGGTGTTCTTGCGGTAGATGGCCGTCAACTCATCCGACATTTTGATGTCTTCAAGCAACTGCTCACGTACCAATGGGTCGGTACCCAAGACCTTAAGCTGAGCCACGAGGTCGAGACGGAACTTAGCGCAACGCTCCATGTCGTTATCGTAGATCTTGCTGTCCGAATCGTAACCCATGGACAGGGCCACCAGACGCATAGCAATGGCGATGATGGCGATCGGGGCAATGGCGTAAGCACCGATAGCAGCGCCGGCTGCGACAGCACCACCAAAGCCTGCCAGTGCACCCATGTTCAACAAGACCTTGGAAATCTCGCTGAATACAAATGCAGTGGAGCCGACCATATAACGGTTACCGAACTTCTTGCCGATCTTCACTTGGAAGCTGATCGACTCACGGGCATAACCCATGCGAGAAGCGAAGATGTCAGCGAGCTGTTCTTCACGCAGCCGGGAGACATCCACGTCTGTGGAGATAAGGTGATGACGCGGTGCTTTCTGGAACGCCATCAGGATAGCGCGACGTACGTTCTTGGCAGTAGGTGCAGCCTTGACGGCAGCCAGTGCATCTTTATCGCCGTACTTCTCCAAACCAGCTTCGGTCAGGATCTCCAGCTTATAGATGTTAGGCTTCTTGCCCATCACCACATCTACCCCTTCTTGGAGGTAGTAGTTGAGCCAGACATAATCGCCGAGTGCGAAGTACTGGTTCCAAACATGGCCCAGTTCATGCAGGATCACCGACGTGATTTCACCCGCAGTAGAACGTACGTCGTTGTCGGTAATCAAACCGGCGTACAGCGTCATGCGGTTCTTGAAGTCGTCCGTCATCGAACCCGTGATCTTGCCCTTATCGAGGTCGATCTTGATGGTCCGCAGTTGTTGTGGTAGTGAAGCACCGATCATCGTGACAGGTTTGGTGCCGGGGCCGCGATAGGTACTGCCCGAGTGACCGGGAATACTGACCACGCCTACACAGGCGTTGATGTAAGGGGAGTTGTTGATAACAAACTCAACGTTCACACCCATCTCGTCTTTGACGATCTTTTGCAATTCGAGCAGTTGCTCGCTGGTGTAAAACGAACCGAACTCGCGTCGCTCGATCCACTTCTCCACCACCGCCTCAATGCGTATACCCAAACGGCGTTTGGCTTTGACATTCAGCAGTTCAAGCGAAACGGTTTCTTTGGCCATGATGCTATCCTAAGCAGGACGTTGTAATCATATTCATAAGAATACTTTCCGCCACTATTCTACGAAGACAGACCTGAAGGGAAACCCCGTGAGCACGATTGTAAAACCCACAGGCTTTGAAGCTAAACACATTACGTATGTCGTCGACCAAGAGAAAGGTACGAACGACATGCTGGTAATCAAGGAAGTCGTACACCTAGACGATGGCCGCCGTGTACCGCGCTTGCGTCTGGAAGAGAACTACAAACGTCCGTTCTGGATTACGCACAAAGGTCGTCGTAACCACAAAGAGAAGAAAGACTACGAGCTGGCCAGTAACCTGCAAGAGTATTCTTCGACCCAGCTGGACCTGGTTCACAACATCGCCCGTACCCTGAACATCAATCCGGGGTTCCGTCCACAGCAACGTGTCATTCAACGCGAACCTTACGTCTATGGTGCTGACGTTAACTCCGCTTGCTGTAAGAAAGCTGAGTACCGCACCAAGTACCCTGACACCATCAGCTTCAACACGGTAGCTGGGGGTGATATCGAGACCGACGTAATCGGCATTGACGGTGGTCCTAAGGACGACATCATCTGCATGTCGGTAAGCCACAAGGACCAGGTACGCTTAGTGTACTTAAAACGCTGGATCGCTGACATTGATGATCCGGTGGGTGAGACACAGCGTGAAGCAGAACGTCTTATTCCGAGTTTGATTGCCGAGCGCAAACTGAACATTGAAGTGTTGATTGCTGACACCCCTGCTCAAGTTGTTATGCGTTGCATCGAGAAGCTCCACGAATGGAAGCCAGATTGGTTTGCCTTCTGGAACATGGACTTCGACATTAGCAAAATCATCCGTGCCTTACAGAACGAGGGGATTGATCCTGCGATCGTGTTCAGCGATCCTACAATCCCAGCCAAGTACAAGTTCTTCGATTACCGTAAGGGCAACACACAGAAGACGACAGCGTCCGGTAAGGTCATGTCGATCAACGTGGAAGACCGTTGGAACTGGGTAACCCATCCGGCGACTTTCCAGTGTATTGATGCCATGACGGTATATCGCATTACTCGACTGGCGAACGGTAAAGATCCGTCTTATGCCCTCGATGCGATTCTCAAGAAGGAACTCAACGACAGTTACGACACTGTGATCAAACACCCGGGGGACATTCAAGCGTTCCTGGACCGGGCGAATGACATGACCAAGAACAAAGGCGGCTTCATCTACTACTACGTCAACGAGGAGTTCGTTGGCCAAACCATCACCCATGACCAGATCAAGATCGGTGATGAGGTTGAAGTGAAGCTGGACTTCGGTAAGCTTAAGATCCCTGAGACCGATCAGTACACGGGTCTGCGCTGGCACGAAGTCATGCAGAAAGACTTCAAGATCGTCTACGGTGTTTACAACATCGTCGACAGTGTGCGTCTGGAGCAGTTGGACGAAAAGACTAAAGACCTGGCCTCGTCGATTACGATGTATTCGAAGAACTCGGACTTCAAGAACTTTAACTCCAACCCGAAACGTCTGACTGACGACATGCACTTCTGGTATCTGAACCGTCCGAACAAATCGGTTATCGGTACAGCCTCTGACCAGATGTCGCATGAACTCGATCGCTTTGTTATTGGACACGATGATTGGATCGTCACGCTACCGTCGTATATGGCGGCGGCAGAAGGGCTTGCGTGTGTGGCGGAGATGCAGTCTTATCTCACGCTGATCTTTACGCACGTAGCCGACCTCGACATTGTATCAACCTACCCCAACGTTTCGCAGATTCTCAACATCGCACGGGAAACCTGCGTCATGGAGTTCTGCCAGATTCAGGGGATTACGGAAGCGATACGTCGAGAGCTTGGCGTAAACCTGACGGGTGGTCGTGTGAACTCGGTCGAGATCGCACAGAAGGTTCTGGGTGCTCCAGCCTTCGACACCATGCTCGATGCTTACTTGGCCCACAAAGCAAAAAAGCAAGCGGCCAATCAACCCGAGTTCAAACAGGTAGCGTAACCTTTGCCCGCTTTGGTGGCTATGAATGCTCAACCAAAGGGGATCGTCGTTTCTCGGCATTGGTAGCCCGTCTTCGTGACGGGCGTACTATCGAGGAAGCCTACCAGCTAGACATCAAAGGCTATCGTTGTCAGGGTAATGATTGGCGAATAGGTAAGGGTAAACCACCATTAGATCCCGGCGTGGATCTATATGCCGCCTACAAGGAGCTGTGGTGTGTCTGGGTGCAAGAGAACCCAGAGTTGTTCGCAGAGCTACGTGTTTTAGCCGAAGAGGCCGGCAGCGTGCTCTCAGACCGTTTTGCAACCACACCTGTGTCTCAAGCACGGGCACTAGCGGAGCTACTCAATGCAGCCTGAACACCTAAACTTTGACTCTTACGAGATGTTCAAGGAATCCGACGGGTACATCAACATCACCATGCTTGACGAACAGGTGATGAGAACACTGTTAGAAAAGTCAATGGATCTCACCGGACACAGTCTGTACGCCACCAACCGTACTAACGGTGACGGTAAGGTTACGTTGACGTTCGTAACCCATGCTCGGGCAGCAGAGCTCAAAGAACAGCACCTGCATTCCTGCCGTAACTCACTGGGTGGCATTATCCCTGAACCACTGCGTGAAGTCCAAGCGTCAATCCGTAGCTTGGGTTTAGAGCGCGACGTCAGTGCATTGAATCCAGACTGCGTGCTTGAACAGGGCTACCGCACCGTTACCGACCCCCAGCAACGCGCGCATGAAATGTACTATCGCACCATTACCGTTCCCCACGAACCAAAGGACAAACCAGAATGAGTATGAATTGGACGCAGTACCTTTTGGGTAAGCTGGCAGAAGAAGCTTCTGAAGTCACTAAAGAAGCGCTCAAGTGTCAGCAGCATGGTGTAGCCAGCCAATACAAAGGCCGCAACGCCATCATGGAGCTGCGCAATGAGTTCTTGGAGCTCATGGCCGTGATCGACATGTTGGAAGAGCGTAAGGACGTACAGAGCGCCTTGCGTGAGTTCCACATCAACCCGGTCACTGGACACGACGTGTGTCAGGACGATGATCATTACGACATCACCCATCGGAAAATGCTGCGTCTGTGCTTCTACGCCCTGATCGACTACCAGGCCGGTACATTGAGTCTGACTCGGGAAGAGTTCGACCTGGTTAAACGCAAAGCGGATCAACACCACCGTGGCGATGACCGCTCTGCGGACGGTATCGTGTTCCGTGAGCCCGGTATCGGTAGCTATTACCGTGACACGATCATTGATCCGCCGGCTGATGTGGCTTTGGCGAGATCCATGGGTGCGACCCTGCACATGGCGAACACGATGGCTGATGCCCGTAATGCGCTGGCACCGGTTACTGTTAACCTAGGTGGTACTTTGCAGGAATGCGTCCACCGGATGAAGAACGCCATTGAGCTCAACTGTCAGTTGATCGAGGCAGAATGGGACCCGGTCAACAAAGAAGAGGCGCACAAATCTCAAAACACCGATGGGACTCAAGTTTACAGCTGGTGCGATAGAAAGGACGGTGTTCGGATACACCTCCACGTACAGGTCGAACACTATGACATCATCAAGACTGATCTGAGAACCGGCCGACATGTCTCCACCGAACGTGGTGAATACAAAACGTTCTAAGCGGACATAGACCCCTCCCCGTAAAGGGAGGGGCTTTATGCCGTTACGGAACGAGTTCGAGGACCGGACGCCAGCCAGTGTAGTTAAACACCGCATTAGGGCCTACGTGCCAACCCGCAAGGATCTGCGCATTGCCTGCGTTGTCCGCGTCGTTGTAACCACGGACCAGATAATCCCCAGCCGAAGTCTGCTCTTGACAGAGCGTCATTACACCTGGGTTAGCACTGGTGCTCTTGTTGATACTGAGGTTCAGTTGAGCATCTGTGAAAGCTGCCCAACGTGGGTAGGCTTGGACTTGCGGTTGTGCCGCAGCCACACCATTGTAGACAGGGTAGAGCATGTCGTTGAATTCACCGCCAGCATCGTTGGCAAACCATCCCGGATTGACTTTGTTAGCCCCCGTAGGCAGACGCACTTTATACGTCTTACCACCGATGACCACGGTTTTGACACCGAACACACAGCCGATCGCATTGAGTTGGTTCCAGGTCACACCGTAACGGATAGGTTTCTTCGCAAGGTAAAGGGTCTTACCATTGATCTTGTAACCCAACCAAGCGTCCATCGCGCCCAAGTCAGCCCCGATACCACCAGCACCGACTGCCGTAGTGAGATCAGCCCCTGTAATCAAGCTGGCTGCTGCGAACTCACCAAGGTATTCGTTAGGTGTAGCGGGTTCAGTGGTCTTCTCCAGTATCGGTCGCCAACCGTATTGATTCAGACCAGTACCGGCGTTACCTTCAGCAGCGTTCGCTTCGTTGTACACCGTGCGACCCGTCACACTCGATACGCTGACACCACCGTTGTAATTACGTCCACGAGCAGCCCGCGCCTGTAGCGTGGTGTGCTTATCCGCCGTGTGGGTGATCGAGCCGTTTGGCTGTGTACCCCAGATCGGTGACAAGCCCAGATCCTTTTCGGTGTAGTACGACCAAACCTCAGCCGTGATCTGCGCCCGAGCAGGACCTGCAATCAGTGGGTAAATGTATTTATCCCAGTCACCACCACCGTTATCAGAGTTGATGTTACTGAAGGGGTTTACCGACATGCCAGTGATTTGCTTAACCATCCACCAATCGTTACCGATTTTAATTGCCTTGGTGTTGTTAGCATTGGCGGTTTCAATAACCCGCCATGTAAGACCATAACGCAATGTGGTACGGGCGATGTAGAACTCCCGTGCACCATCGATGTAATGCAACCAACCGGCATCACTGTTGTGTGGTGTGCCCGCCGTAAGGCCGATAGCCTCGGCTAAAGCATCGCCAGTAATAAAGCTAGCGGCAGGTACCCACCCCTTAAAGGCTTTCCCTGCCACCACATCAGGTGGTACAAACGGACCATCGGTTTTAGGTCCGGTACCCATCATCATTTCAATCATGGCGTATACCTCCAGACCGCGGTAGGTGAACCTACACCACCTGCCAGGTAGATGTTAGTGCCGTCCTGCGCAGACGCTGCTCGCTCGCCGATCGTGTACGGAATCGCACCGAGGTAAGACCACACACCGGTGACAATGTCATAACGCAGAGTGACTTTGTCTTTGTTCGCCGTGTCGACTGTACCACCGAAGACGTAGATACCGCCTTTCATCGAACCATGTGCATGACCGTACACACCGTGTGGTGGGGCTGGCATTGTCTTACCCACGTTAGTGAGCAGGTTGATGGAGCGGAACTCCTTCTGGGTGTTGTAACCCGTCAGTGTGTAGGCCGTGTTGTCAGAGACGTCGGCCGAACCCAAGTAACAAGGTGCTGCCGCTACACCAGTTGCGGTGTAGTTAGTCCAGGTGTTACCAGCCGGTGTATAGGTCCGTGCTTGGGTGAGCTGCGATCCGCCGTTACCACCCAAGATATACATCTTGTTGTTGTAAGCGAAAGAGGCATGTCGGTCACTGTTCACACCACTCAACCCACCTGTCCATAGGTTAGTTGCTGGATCATAGATACGCACGTCGCCCGTGTAGGCCGAAGTGTAGCCACCGTAGACGTACATCTTACCGCCGATGTTAACGGCTTGATGATAGCGTCGCGGCAGGTCACTTGCCTTGGTCAGGACTTCGCCCGTGGTGAGGTTGACCTCATAAAGAGTTCCCTTCACCACAAAGGCGGCATCTTGGCCACCGAACACGTACATCTTGTCGCCGATCACACAAGCCGATGCACCGTTGACGCCGGCTGGCAATGTGGCAATCTGTGCCCATGTGTCACTCAGTGTTGGGGCAGGTGGCAACTCTTCCAACACAGGACGCCAAGCATAACCTGCGTGAGTGGTGTTAGCGATCTGATACCACACGCCCAAGAAGCCTGGGTAACCACGTGTGCCGGGACCACTGGTGCTGTAGTATTCCTGCACCAAGCACAACTGGCCATTGCCTGTACCCGAAACCCAACCGACATCAGGGCCCGTGTAGCTAGCGAAGCGGTCTGAGGCAACACCGCTGTAGAACTGCGTACAGCGTGAGAAGTACGCATCGTACTCGCCACCGCCCGTGGTCATCGGATCAGAAGTACCGCCCGTCATCAAGCGAACGCGATAACGCTTGTTTCCAATCGTGATGATCTTCGAACCATACACCGCACCAAACCCGTTAAGGATTTCCCACGTCACACCGGTGCGCAGTGGTTTCTTAGCGATATAGAAAACCTTGCCGTTTTCATCGAACTTCAACCATGTTGGGTTACCGTCTTCGAATGCCGCCCCTGTAGTCACGCCGACGGCCGCCACCAGTGCTGGGCCTGTGATCAGGTCAGCAGGTGCAACCTCGCCACGAAACACAGAAGGTGGTAACGTAGACTTCTTGATGAGGATAGGTCGCCAACCGTAGTAGGTCTGAGGGTTGTTCGCAGGCATGTTCCAGATGCCCTTGATGTGTTGACCACCGCCACTGGCCGATTGCCAGTCGTTACCACGCAGCAAGAAACCATTGGTCACGCTTTCAGCACAGATGGTGAACACGCCATCACCTAGGTCATTCGTACCCGCTGGAGCTTGTGCAATACCGAGCATCGCTTTGGTGTAATTACCCCAGAGCAGAGCATCAGGAATCCCGGCACGATCTGTTTGATCGTACACGTTGTACATGTAGCGGTTCCACTCACCACCGGCGTTCGATGGTACAGCGGCAGCACCACTTGAGATAGCACCCGTCATGTTACGGCAGATATAGACGTCGCCATTGATAGTGACTTCTTTACTGCCATTACCCAATGCCTGATTGATCTGCTCAGCCGTTGCCGCATAACGCAAAGGCTTCTTGGCGATGTACAGCTCCAACCCGTTGGCTTCTATGAAATGCAGCCAACCCGGGGTGTTGTTCAAAGCCCCACCGGCAGACAGCCCAATAGCCGAAGCTAAGGACGGGCCTGAAATAAAGGAAGAGGAAGGCACCACACCTTTGAACGGTGTGCCGGCAGGAAAGGGTACATCCGAGTCGTCGGCAGCTCCTTGCTTACGGCCTAGGCCAATTAACAGTTCGAGCATGGTTGCTCCGTAATACCTTCTAGATAGTTGTGGAAGCACCCTAGTTATGGGCGGACACGATACATACAGTTGATGCGGCATAAAGCCCCCTCCCGAAGGAAGGGGCTCGACCGTTAGGCGACCTGAGTAAAGTACTCGATCAACAGCGGTACTTTGTCGGCGTCCTGGTATTGCAGGAGTTGACGCGGTTCACACTGTTTGCGGGCTTCTTTCGCATCAGCGAAGTACACACGCATCAGTTCCAGCAGGCCGACGTGGCGCTGCTGACGCTTGTTATCGCTGCGCATCAGGTGCGTGAAGCGGAAGACGTTGTTGAAGTCGAACACACCGCCTTTGACCATTTGCTGCTTGAAGGTCACCTTCAAACGCTCCAGGCCAGCCACCATGCCCTGAGGCTCACGGCTGATGATGTACTGGAACAGGGTGTCCAGATCGTTCTGTGCTTTGAGGGCACGGTCTTCCAGGATGTTACGGTTCGGCGGTGTGGCTTCGATGAAGCGCTTCAGGCCGTCGTCGATCATTGCTACGTCCACGGAGCTCAGTCCTTCTACGGTTTCGAGTTTCGCCACAACAGCTTTCGCTTGTTGCAGCTGTTCGGTTTCGTCGCTGGCCGCATCAACCACCACAGGGGTAGAAGCTTCAGCGCCTGCGATCTTGATGAGGTCTTCTGGCGACAGGGCGCGATAGGCCTTGCGTACCGACTTCGGCGAGTCTTCGGACTTGAGGCCCAGACGGGCTTTCAGTTCCAGCGCGATGCCGTTGTCGTGGGACTTGCCACCGGCTTGGATTTCGCCCTTGGCCCAGGCTTCGAGTTCAGCAGTCGACCACTCGGCCGGAGTACGGCCGCTACGGGTCACGTCAACCAGCCACACGTTGGTGGAGGTCAGCTTCGGCTCTTGGCCAGTGCGCAGGAAGTTGATCACGCTTTGATCGTTCCACGCGGCTGGGAGTTCTACGCGTTGACGATAGACCACGATCAGGTTCTTGAGCTCGGCTTCTGGGAAGCGGAACTTGCCTTGCAGTACAGCGAGCAACAGCTCAGTGGACCACTCACCCAGACGCAGCTCGTTGGCACCACCGCCGTAGGCTTGCAGGAATTCAACAACCAGACCGTCAGTGACGTCAGCCGGGATTTCGTAGGAAGTACGAGCCAGACCTACGACGTCGACTTCTTCTGGAGTTTCCGGCGGAACATTGGCGTCAGGATTTGGGCCATCTTCACCGCCAGCAGCACCTTCGGCAGGAGTCGCACCAGTCTGGTCTGCGGCGCTATCAGCGGCAGCAGGTCCAGCGTCAGGTTGATCACCGGCTGGAGTTTCAGCGCCTTTGACTTCAGTCGAGATGTCAGCTGGGGTAGTGGTAGAGCCGAAGCTTTCTGGTGCAGGGGCATCTTGTTGCTCCTGATTCGGTTGGGTTGGATCACTCATGTCATATCCTCGGTATTAACAAAGACCACATAGCATGGCCAAATTAGTGAATGTGTTGCATGAAGTTCCACTTGGTGGTCTTCAACGCACTGGCATGCATCTTCTTCAAGAACAATGTCAAGAAGCGACCACCGACCGCTGCCGAAGCAGCAGGAATACCGTCGGGCATTTCCGAGAGGGCGTCACCTGCACAGATTGAGCAGATGTTCTTCCCTTTACCCGGTTCATCACCGACACGGTTGGAGTCTTGTTTACAGGCCATGGGTTCACGCATGTCTACCCATTTGCCTGCTAACGCTTGAGACTTCTGCTCGTCGATCCGATGTGTAACACCGGCTTCCACGTAGTAGTGACCCACAAAGCGTTTGGTATAAAGTGGATTGATGAACACAGGGATACCGATCTTGGCGCCACAGTCGCCCACTTCAATCTTGGTCGTACCCAGCATCCGGTAGATGGTCTTGGTTACCTCACCGCCCAGACGAGTCTGGAAACCACGGTTAAAGGAACCCGCACGTTGTGCGTTGATCATCGTCGGTAGGTTGTTGATGTCGATCCCTTCTTCCAGCGAACGACTGATGAACGTCACAGACGTACCGTCGCCGAAGGGGTCTTCACCACCGAACATGTAGAATTGTTTCTTACGCGAACCGGAGAACATCTTGGCGCGCTTAGACATATAGAAGTTAAATGAAGGGTCGTCCTTCAGGTACTCCATGTCCAGCTCTTCCAGGATATTACCGATACGGGCAATGATTGAAGGATCGTCGAGTTGATCCTTGTATTGCTCCATCAACTCAGCCTTGACTTTGTGACGGTCAGGGTGGCCAGTGATCGACTTCGGTGTAATCGAGGTGACGTTGTCTTCGGACCATGCCGTCAAGCTTAGGGCATACTCGTTGTACATCAACATCTGCCGAACGTAGATCTTGCCTTCAGGGTGAAACGACTCACCGTCATCCGGATCTGGGTCATCCACCAGCAGGTTGAGAATCTGGTCGTTGATCTTACCCGCATTGATGTTGCCAAGCTGATAAGGAATGATGTCGCCAAAGGGCAAACAGAAGCACAGGTGATTCACCAGTATGTTACCGGGTGTGGTCACTACTGGCGCACTGAAGTCCGCGTTGGCGATGTCCCGAGGATTGAGTGTGAACTCTTCAAGCCACTCGAACAATGGCTCGCCGGGAACGTAGTCCTCGATCTTGGTCAAGCCCGCTGGGTAAGACTCAGTCGCGGGTACCGTATCGACGGCGTCGGGGTTGAGGAAGTGGAGCTCCTCACCGACCTTAAACAGCCGGTAAGGGTAATCGGGGAACAGATGCCGCGGACCGTCTTTGACGATGTAGCTGAAGCACCCCATGACCCAGGCGCGCTTTTTGCACGCCCCGGACAGTAACCCCTTGAGAAAGAACTCACGCTTGTTCATGTTCACATCTCGAAGAAGACCTTGTACTCGTTGAGAGCCATTTCGATCTTGCGATGGTCGGACAATAGATCCGTGAACTCGCCGGCGGCTTTCTGGGCAGCAGGTGCCCATTCCTCAGCAGGCAGATTGCTGAAGAGGGCCAAGCCCAGCAGTTCAATGGTCATATGATCCGCTGGCATGAACGTTAGTGGTGTGACGTACTGGTTCACCAGCGACATGTAGTCGGCGCCAATCTTGGCACCAGCATCCAACAGTTCGGTCAAACAGGTCAGGTGATCCTTGGCCCGGAAGTCCTGCAACAGACGGTTGATGTTGGTGATGCGATTGCGGTCAATCACGATCTCTTCGTTGCTGAGGTTCAACGCCTCTTCGAGTTCGTACTTCTTACGCATCTCAGCGGCCAGCTTTGGAATGAGTGCGTCATTGACGTCGTAGATGTATTCCAACGACTCTTCAACGATCACGCCTTGGGTGAGTTCAATCAACTCAGCCAGTGTGGCTTCTTTGTCGTTAGACGATTCGATGATAGCCAGTACTTCCACCGGGAGGTAGTAGTTAGGCAGTTTGATCAGGGTCAAGCCGCAGTCCAGTTTGAACTGAAGTGGGGTGGACTCAGTGACTTCCACACCAAAGGCTTTGAGCAGATCGTCACAGCTGTCAGACAGGCACGTCAGTACCCGCGAAACGTACTGCTCGTTATCGATCACAGAAGTACCGACTTCCATAATCTCTTGAAGTGGTTCGAATGGCGCGGTAAAGCCTACGTCCTCGAACAATGCGATGATACTCAGGCCTTGTTCCAGTTGCTCCATTGGCATCCGGTTACCGAGACGTTCTTTGAACATGTCTTGCATGCTACACCTTCCGCAAAATAGAGATACTCATAAAGTTTTACACCTCCGTGGGTTTTTACCTAGTTAAGCAATATATATGTCATCGTGCATTTACGCCTTGGGAGATAAGGATGAGCGAGCTGATCGCCGGTAACGCTATCGTCGTACCGGACCAACAGAAACTGGAACAATTTGCAACACTGGCTCCAGCCGAACAACAAGAAGTCGCAGCTCAAGTCGCCGACATGGGCGCCGTTGCTGCCGACGAAGCACTGAAGTCCGATATGGGCTACGACATCCTCAAGGAGCTCTACCGTAACTGCGGTGGCCTGATCCTGAATACCGCGCAGTGGGTTATCCCTGTTAAGCGCGATATGACCGACATCAAACAACACCTGACCGACCCGGAAGGTTTCAACAAGGGCTTCAACACCCTTTGCGTAGACATCAGCAACTACAACAGCAACCTGGGTTCGCTGTACGCTGCGCACAAAGACAAGACCGGCGCTCCGGCACCTGAAGACCACAGCGACGTGCTGCTGTTGGCTGACGGCTACAGCAAACTGTCGTCCCACTATGAAGACGGCATCCAGCCGTTGATGCAGTCGCTGGCAGCGACCCTGGAAAAGGAATACCTGCCGGTTCTGGAGGAGAAGGCCAATGCAACTGCCTGAAGATCAGGGTAAGGAAGAAGGCGTAGCCCCAGCGGCTCCTGCCGAACAGCCAACTGAAGCGGCGTTGGGTGATACCAACGTCGTAGGTGATGTTGCGCCGCCTGTGGCACCCGCTGATCCTGCTGCACCGGCTGAAGACTTCTACGCTGAACCTTTGCCTGAGGTAGCACCGTTCACACCGACTACCCCAGAGCAACAGATCAACCCGAACCGTCGTCCACAGACCAAACCCATCGAAGGTGAAGAGCCTTCGCTGAGCGAGTGTCTGGCGATCATCCGGGAAACCACCGGCGTGATCAAGCAGGTGTTGGAACAGAACAGTCAGGTCATGGATCGCATGATCCTGTCCGAGAAGCAACTGGCCAACACCCTGTCCCGTACGCACGACACTATCCCAGATGACCAGGGTAACCCACACCTGCGTCTGATCCTGGGTGCGCTGTCGCGTATGCTTGATCCTGCTGACCTGCACTTGGCTTCGTTGCACCGTGAAGGCGCCTTCTGGTCTCAGACCGTTGACGTTGACGGTAAGCAAGTCGGCGGTGGTATTCCTGTACAGCGTCTGGACCCGTCCGGCAAGTACACCATGGAAGAGCTCAAGTCCTACGTCACCCGTAAAGCAGGTGTCGGTGGTACTGTTGATATTCCACTGTGGCACTCGGGCATCTGGTTGCGCTTCAAGGCACCATCGCTGATCGCACTGACGTCCATGAACCAAGACGTGGCTAACGTCAAGGTTAACGTGGGTTCTGAAACCCGTGGTCTGGCGTTCTCCAACGTCTCGCACTTCATCAAGACCATCGTGGTTGACTTTGCCCTCCAGCACGTCACCAATGCCAACGTGGCCTTTACTACCCCGACTGACCTCAAGCCGATGATCGACACCCGTGACATCCCGGGCATCATTATCGGTCTGGCTGCTACGCTGTATCCAGCCGGTTACGTCTACGCCAACCCGTGCGTTGCCGATCTCGGCAAATGCGACCACATCACCAAAGAGCTGTTCCAGGTGGTGAACTTCTGGTGGGTTGACACCAACGCGCTGACGCCATGGCAGAAACGCCATATGTCGCATCGTATCGACTCCCGTGCACCACGCACCAAAGACGACATCGATACCTACAAAGGTCATCACGTCCTGGGTCGTGAGAAGCTGATCCAAGTAGGTCAGATGGGCTTCCTGTTGGGTTGCCCGGATGTCTACGAGCACGAAGACCTGGGTCGCACCTGGCTCAACGGCATCATCGAGATGTCGCAGGGTGCATTCAACGAACCACCAGAAGGCCGCAACCGCGCAGCCTTTATCGAACAGCTGGCCGAATCCACCGCGGCGCGTGAATACGCTCACTGGGTTACTGCCATCGTCGATATCGACGAGTCAACACCAGAAGGCTATGTGATCCTCTCGAAAGAGAAGGAGTTCATCGCCGACATGCTTTCCGATGTGTATTCCTCGGACGAGCTGATCACTGAATTCAACGAGAAGGTTGAAGCCTACATCGACGAGAACCTCGTTGCGATGACCGGCATCACTTCCTACAACTGCCCAGTGTGCAACAGCCCAGCGGCGACCGAGTTCAAGAAGCGATTCGAGAACATCGTACCGGTCGATCCATTGGCAGAGTTTTTCATGTTGGCAAGCCGGAAGCTCAACCGTATCCTGTCGTAAACGACGACTCCCGTTACAGTCGCTTGTCTATTGACGACGACGATCCTAACGGGCACGTTCTGTTTAAGACGTTCGGACTACAGCAAGCGCAGCGTCATGGGATCATTGACCAGATGCTGCGAGACTCCCCGGCCGTAAGACCAACGGCTGCGGCACAGCTCAGCCTCATGGCCTATCAAACCGATTACGGTATCTACGACCACATCCATAACCCAGACCCTAACCGACCGTTGGCCATCATGGCACTCCATCCAAAGGAGAACAGTTGGGAAGGTGGGCCGATGTTCAGTTTGATCCGTCGCTATCATACTTACCGCATCTACGAACAAGGTTACTCTTGGGACGTGTTCTGCGAACTCCCTTATCCTCATGCAATGTTTGTTATCGAGATGGCAGAAGACGCCATCCGACAAAGAGACACCGCCGCTGATAAAGCACAGCGTGAACTCGACAAACAAATGCAAGGCGATAAGCACTAGACGAACAAAAGAAAAACGGCATAAGCCCCTCCCCGTTAAGGGAGGGGTTTTATGTCGCCTTACGGCTTAGGTGCGTTTAGGTGCACCCGGGATATCGGACAGCTTGAACGGCTTGATGGTACGCGGTGGCGTTACCTTGCAGACAACACCGCAGCCACCATGTTGATCGGTAAGCTTGAATGGGTAGTTCATGGCAGCTCCTTAAACGCTTTTAGGTGCCCAGGACAAGTCGCTCAGAGCAAACGGCTTGATCGGATCACGGGTACGGTTCTTGCGGTGTACGATCTGGCCGGTGTATTCGTCGATGACGTAGTCGCCGAACTTCTTGCCGATACGCAGGTCTTCGTGGGTGTACATGTGCTCGGTGACCTGGGTCTCTGCACCGGTTTCCAGATTGCTGGTCACGATGGTGAAGCTGTCCAGACCGATGTGCGCAGTGTGACGCTCGATACCGTCGCCCCAGATCATCGCCACCGAACCATCCGGCTGCTCTTCACGCTTGAAGACTTCTTTAGCGCGAGCGAGCTTCTCCGGATCGCTACCACCACCGATGATCTCGTAGAAGTTCTGGATGTTCGATTCCAGACGCAGGCGGCCTTGGGTGATCAGAAAGGAGATACGGTCGTTGCGAAAACGTTTAACGAGAGGTTGGGACACAGCGGTTTCCTTTTGCTTTTGGCTTTGAGTGAACATGGCGCCACGAGCGCCACCTTTTACATCAGAGTACGGCCAACCATGGATCATGTTGGTCGCACCCAAGAGAGCTGGATTGATTTCCATACCGACCCCTACTTGGTGTTGACGGTCAGGTCGATGTGGTAGACATCGTTGTTACCCCGAAGGTTGATGCCAACCTCCAGGTGGTCATCACGCCCGGCGATCTCTACGCCGAATGGGACGTAACCGAGACCAGCAAATACCTTGAGGATTCCGCGCAACACACCACGGTCATTGATCACAGAACGTTCGTAGATCAACGACAACAGCGCCTCGGTGGCGATACGACTGCCCAGTGGGTCAGTGCCGTACTTGGTGCCTGGGTTCTTGATCTCAGGCTTGCGGGTGACCTCAAGGAAGTTCATCCACTCGCCGAAGGTGTCGCGCACATAAGGCTGGGTGGTGGCGTCAACACGACGGTCAACGTAGAAGTAGTACTCACCCAGTGCTTCTGGATCGGGTTTCTTGGGCAACCCTAAAACATATTGGTGGCCCGTAAAACTGCCCGCGGAGGTGAGGCTGTCATTCAACTGATCAATGATGGTCTGGTTCATGGTGCATCCTTCTTTTCTTCAGTGGGTAGTTCTTCGTAGCCGATACCGCGTAGGCTGTCGGCTAGTTCCTGAGCGAGTACTTGAAGCTCTTTGGCTTGCTTGAGTACTTCTTCAGGAGATGGCGAGCGCCCTACCCACGTACGGTGGGCAAAGCTGTAAGGCGGTAGGTCGTCATCTTCATCACTGGTGATCGTGTAGCATTGCAACCACGACCCTTTGATCTTCAGCCAGCGTTTGAAGTGTGCGTAGGACGTCCAGCGTTGATGGCGGGTGATGGTGTACCACTTGCCGTCGATCTTGGTGTTGTACGCCGAGTCTTCATCGGGCACTTCACAGGTGACATGTTTACCCAGTAGCAGACGCAGCAGTGGATACGACTTAATCGCCTTGAGTTCCTCAATCCCATCCTGCGGAATTGGACCGGTCATGGTGATCAGGTCATAGAACGACAAACGAAAGCCGGTGGTATGAATGTGTTCACCTACACGCGCACCGTCGAGCAGACAGTAGGGGCCGATCAGTATCCGGCGTTCAAAAGTCCCATCCGCGTACCAGTAGCGGAAGTAGGCCAGTCCTGTGTTCTCAATCCAATTCTCAACCATCTACTAAACTCCGAGGCGGGCATAACCTCCCTGCCGAAGCAGGGAGCTCTGCGTTTGTCTACAATCGGGCCTTGCGTTGGAAGCGCGCTTTCTTCGCAAAGACTTCTTCGTTGGCTGCCATATAGCGGCCGTGTTGTGGGATGTTGTTGCACACCAGCACGTTCAAGCGCGGGGTGTGGTTTGGGTACAGCTTCAGCGGACGGGTACGACCCATGATCTGCACAGCATCTTTCTCAGAACCTGTGGCCACCAGCAAGAAGGTTTCCCGCAGGTTAGGAATGTCAACACCGGTACCACACGACTTTGGCGTGGAGACGATGATGTCATAGGTCACCAGCTTCTTGTAGTCGCAACCTGCGACGTGGAAGCCGATGGACAGATCAGGGAACTCTTTCTGCAAGTACTTGGTCAAGGCGTGAATGAACTTCACGGTCGAGCACAAGATCAATGCTTTCTGTCCCGGTTGCATGTCCCGGACGAACAGTCCTTCTACTGCCCGACGCACGTATGCCTGATAGCAGTCCAGACGCTTCTTCTTCTCCAGCATCTTGGTTTCGTAACGGGCATGGTTGTACGTGTTCTTGAACGGGGTCAGGTAATCCTTGGCTTGCACCGTTGGATCACTGTAGTAGATCCACACCACGTCAATGTAACGATCCCACTCCGGCAACGTGCACCGGGTTTCGGCAGGCGTCATCACATCAATCATCCGGGTAACGTAAGGGTTCCCCGTGTAAGGTGTAGCAGACAAGTAGATCATTTTCTTGACGTTGGAGTACACGTCGATCCGGAAGTACAACCCCGGGTCTTCTTGGAACTCATCGTTGATCTGGCAACCTGCACCAATCGCTTCGTGGAAGCGCGGTGGAGGCACCATGTAGCCCGAAGCCTCGATGTTCTCACCGTAGGTCTCATAGGCCTCGATGTAGCCCCTGTAAGACACACAGGAGACGATAACGACCTCCTCGTGTATGTTACCATCCAATCCGTCGATAATGAGCTGCTTGAGCTCTCCAGAGCCCGAACACATCCGGTACTTGGCGCTGTCGCTGTAGGTTTCTTCTAAGGCCGTCTTCCAGATCCCGAAGTACTTCGGTGGGATCATCACAATACCGCGCACAGCCATTCGGGCTAAGGCGGCGAGTGTGGTAAACGTCTTACCCTTACCTGTCTGGAGATCCAGACGGCGGGAGTAGGTATCGTCAGCCAGTTCGGTAACGATAGGAATTTGGTAATCCCGAAGTTGATACTTCTCGTCGATCAAATAGTCAGCGTTCGCTGCTTCTGGGACGGGGATTTGGTTGTAGACGATCTTGGCGGTCGGGTAGCCCGACTCACTCATGTGGTTAACGTAGTCGGTCAGCGTGTTGCGGTGGATAAACAGCTCACGCCGGTTCTCCGTCATGCCGTAGTACTTTTTCTTCAGCACCATCTGCATGCGGTTTTGTACGCGTTGGGGTTCCTTTAGCGAAAGGGTTTCCAGAAACCGCGTGGTCTTGTGGAGGGCATCCACATCGAACCCTGTCACGCGGCAGCCATGGGAGTACTTCTCGATCTTGAGGCTGACTGACATGTAAAGGCATGGGGGCCGTAGCCCCCACACTACCTCCGTCCGTAGGCAACTACCTAAGGACGGGCCTATAGGTAGTTAGTTCATCTTGCCACCCAGCAGCACTGCGTCATACGGGTGATCATCACGCTCCAGCGTCAGATAGCACGCCGGATTGTTGAACGGTTCATGCTGCTTCTCGAATGCCATCGCACCCGATAGACTGCGGTTCAACATCAGACGGTTGTACTTCTCGAATACGCCACTGATACCAGGTTTCGGCAGACGGTAATCGCGATTGACGGCAGAGCGCACCATCATAGCGTATACCAGAATCTCACAGTGAACGATGTTGATCTTCAACTTCTCGTTCAGCATGTTTGCAAAAACCAACAGGCCAGTGGTCGGGTCCTTGAAGTTCTTCAGATAGATCTTGCCCGAGTATTCCAGCGGATCGAGAGTCGATTTAGCGCCGTCGTCACTGCCCGAGTGCAGGAAGGAACGAATGCGTTTCATCACTTCGTACATGTTGACGTGCTTGTTCGGCAGGATCAACACCGGCTTGCTCAGATCGAAGTTAGCGAGGTCGATGATAATGTTGCCACGCGCATCGTACTCCCACTTGTTCTTACGCAAGTGCTCCAGTGCTTCTACCGTCAAGCTGGACTTACGGTTGTACAGCGATACCGTCAGGATGTCCGACACAGTACCTTCAGCAGTTTCCGCTTGGATGTGGACCTGCGAGAGTTCTGTGGCGTTGGTCACTGGGTAGCCCGACAGATCCCGAAGCATCAGGATGTCAGCCAGGTTAGCGGCTTCGCTGCGATCGATCACCAACCGCACATTACGACCAGCCAGTTCCTGACGCAGATACAGCGCCTCTTCCTGCTTGCCGTAACGCAGGTAGTCACCTTCCACCTTCGCCAGTTGCAGACGGTCCACACGCGACGTTACGTCGGTGTGTTTGGTCGACAGTACGTTGGAGGTGATCATGTCACCCACTTGCACCGCCGATACCTGACCGATGTTGGTACCGCGAGGAATGCTGTACGACAAACGCCCGTAGCACTTCGAGCAGATCACACCCGTTTCCGGATGGATACACGTCATCACGCCACGCATCTTGATCGTCTTACCGATCAGATGTTCCTCGTTACCACGCAGCCAATCCAGCTGCCCGGTAGTTTCGTTCAGGTAGTACTTGCCCGCCATTTGTTTCAGCAGGACTTTGATCACCGGCACTTCTTGGAAATGCGGTGTACCACAATCACCCGGTGCCAAGCCACGCACGTACTGTGCAATGAGCTGGGTCTTACGGTTGAAGTACTCAGTGTTACGCAGCAGCTCTTTGTTGTAGGCCAGCGCCTTGGTACCCGAACGGGATTCGATCATGGAACCGTACAGGTCCCAGATACCTTCCACGTAACCTTTGAGGATGGGTTCCTCAAAGATGTCGGAGTTGATGTCAGTAACATAACCCCGTGGGCCGAAGCATTGTTTAACCTGGTCGATCTTCTGGGTTCCACAACGGATGCCCATGGCGATCGGGTTGAGTGGCAGTTCGTTCGGGTCTTTCAGAACCCGTTCGATGGTCTTGTACGTGACCTCCTCGATGGAATGTCGATTGGGCTCCACCGTTGCGTTTGCGTGTTTGATTTCTGGATGGTCCATGACCTCCAGCACGTCCAGGATCGACATGGTCGACACCGAAGACGCGCACCGTACTGTGATGACGTTGTACCAACGGTTCATCGTGCGCATTGCCGCCAGAGCCAACATCTCCGGATCGACATTCTCGTTGAAATAACTGTGCACACCCCAAAGCAGTTTGTTCAGGATGTTAAGGTTTGAGTTACCTTTGAACTCCATCTCGGAGTCATGCACGTACTCCCGAACGATTGGTGCGTTCGGGTAGTCAATCAACGGGTACCAGAGGTAAACTGTGTTGATGAGGTCGGCCCCAACAATCTCCAGTTCACCGTCTGCGCAGATCAGCTTATGGTATTCGTCGTGTGGGATACGCCAAAGATCATCTTCCGGCATGGCCAGAAGATCCCGTGCGACAAAACAACCCATGGCTTAACTCCGTCCAGTTAAAGTAATACGCCGACTAGATTCGCCGACGCGCTATCTGGTGTATAGATGAAACGAACGCCACGGCATTCGAGCAGGTGGTTCATCAACGCCACTGGGCGAGAGCCACCGTACGGGATTTCGTCCCGCGGTACTGCCACAGCGATGTTGGTGGGTTGATCGGCTTGCAAGAAGGATCGGATAACCGCGCGGTGAGCTTGTGGGTTATTGGTCTGATCCAACAGTTCGTTCGTTGCCCACGCACCAATAGTAGCTACGTAAGAACGAGTCTCCGATTCACCAGCAGAACGCATTGGGTTCTCGCGACCAGGCGTACGGTTAGCGTCACCGCTACCCATCTTCGCCGGCAGACCAAACTGCTGCGTCTTCGCTGATGCCACACCTGACCAGTCTTCACCGATCTTCTCCAGCAGGAAGATCTGGAGCGCACCACACAACACTTTGCACTCGGTTGGAACGACGTTGCCGGCGTTGTCCGTGTACGTAACGGTGTCGTAGTGCGGAGCGAACTCACTCGCTTGGATCTTACGAACCGTGTCGAGGATGTCCACTGGGTTATCGACTGGGATGTTTACCGTGATGCCAGGGTTCTTGTGCTGACCATCTTCCAGAACGGCCAAGACATATTCAGTTGGGTTAGCAACGTCAGGTTCCAACAGCTCGTTATGGATTGGAGCCCACAGCGAGAAGTAAGAACGCAGTTGGTCGAACACACTACGCACGAGGTCTGGCTTCTTAGCCAGTTCTTGAAGTTGATGTTTGGTTGGGCGTACTTGCGCCATGAAACCGCATTGCTCACGCAGACGGAACAGCAGGTCACGCGATGCCGCGTTATAGAACTGCTCGTAGAACCGCCCGAAGTTAGAGCGTCGGATTGTCGAGCCACCGTAGATCACCACGTCAGCGCGCACACCGTGTTTGGTCAGTGGCATTTCATGCGCTGGGCGTGTACGGCACACAACCCCTTTACCACCTACACAGTCGGTGGCTTTGAACCCCATGTCTGGGATCATTTTGTGTTCGGTGGTAACTTCAACGCGGTATTCGTCAAGGATGTCCAGACGATACATGCGGGTCAGCTTACGCATGTTGTCCGGGGTTGGCAGATAGATCTGTGCTTCTACCAGCAGTTGGTTGAGTTCTTCGGTGATGCGCAGGGATTTACCACGGCGCTTCTTCAGCCCATCGTAAATGGTCATCAGCTGTTGGTAGTACCGGCAACCGGCCTGGTAATACTTGTTCAGCTGTGTGTCCATGCCGATTGGCACGTTACTTGGATACACCCGACTGTCACGATACACCGTGACATTCTTAACCAATGCACCCGGCTTGCCGTAGATACGGCGGTCGAATGCATGGTCGACTTCACGCAGTGCGCGTGCGGTCATTTGTGCCGGTGCCAAGTTCTCGTCGATGTCACGCATCGCCATGATCAGGCCGTCAGCCCGTACACGGTCACCGATATCTGGATACGGCTTGTAGATCTTGTCATCGCCATACAGGTTCAGCAGGATCGACTTCTGACCCGAGCTGCCGATGTACTTGCCATAGACAGTTGGAGCCATGCGCTCAAGAAATTCTTCGTTAAAGTCGAAGCCGTCCTCGATAGACCCCGGCACGGACATAAAGACGGTTTCAGCGGAGATGCCTGTACCGTAAAGACCATTGCCTTTTACTGCGGTGGATGCACACAACACTTCGTCAGCGTCGATTTCAGCACCGGGTACAATCCGGTCCCACAGCTTTTCGTTGCGCTTGTACTTGTAACCAAAGTCCTGGTGCAGACTGTTGAAGTCTGGTACCTGGATAACCCCGATGGTTTTGAACGGGCAGTAATAGTCCTCGTAGATGATCGTGGTGATCGGGTTGTGACGGATGTTGTCACCGCCCATGCCGAGACCCGGTGGGTATTTACGAACCACGTGCAGAATCGTGGCCGCTACCGGGAAGCGGATATCGAAAGTATGCTTTGCATAATGAGGCTCGGTACCGGACATGGTACGCCGAGGCTCGTTTTCTTCCATGATGGGACCTTGTCCCTGGTGAGATGCGTACATCGCACCACGGGCAGCACTCACCGTTCCGTAAAACGGATCGTTAGCGAGCTGGCCCAGCAGGGTAGCATCAATTTCACGCATTGTTGCAGCCTCTTTATTTGGTCTATCCACGAACATGATATAGGTTCAAATTCTTTTAGAGGGTTATACCCCATGGCCTTTAAGGTTTTAGCGTCTCTTGCTGATTCGGGGGACTCCGTTTATTACACCCCGGCTTTCCGAGAGCAATTGGAAACCCACCTGAACATCCTCAAGAACACCAACCCCCGGCGGATACAAGTCGAGGCTAACGAACTCTGGCAGTTTGAAGGGAACCTATTTGGTTATCTGGCTGCTCGTGGCGAATCGCATGACATCCACTGGATCATCATGCGCATGAACGGGTTCCATAACCCACATGAGTTTGGGCGTAAGGTGGCTGAACTGGCAGCTCCTGTAGCAGGCATGACCCTGCTGTTACCGGATGGTGGGTTACTCGAATCCATCCGTACGCTTTATCTCAACAAACAAAAAGAAGCGTAAGACGGGGCTCTTACGAGCCCCACCTTATGCCGGCTTACAACAGCGAGCTTGCTGCCATACCGGTCTGGTAACTAACACCAGCGTTGATGGTTGTTGATACACCCACACCTGCACCCATGCCGTAGCCAGTCCCGTACGGGTTGGACAATGGCATGTTCTGATCCATGGTGCGCGATGCGGCTACTGCTGCGAACGGGTTCTGCGGTGCAACGTTAGCCACGGCTTGCTGCTGCCATGGCAACACCACATGCCCTTGTTGCGCCACACCGATACCACCACCAACAACGGTGTTTGGATAACCGGCACCCATACCGAAGGCTGCTTGCTGTGGCATCATGCTTTGCTTCAAGGCTTCGAAGTCGATGGTGTCTTCTTCTACTACCTTCGCCGCTTGGGTACGCAGGGGTGCTGCACTCACAGGCGCTACGCCCGGTTGTGACACGACCTGAATACCCTGAGCTGGAGCCGACTTGGCCACTTCGATCTTGGCAGGTTCTGCCACGACCGGTGCTTCGTCTTCTACTTCATGCACGCCACCTTCGTTACCTTCCAGCGACGGGATCTCGTCGTAGATCTCAGCGAACTGGCTGAGGTATTCTTCGTCGAACATCGGGAAGGCTTTGACCGGCAATGCCATCGGCTGACCGTAACGCGAGATGATCTTGTTCAGCTGAACGATCACCTTACGGTAGGCAGTCATGAACGCATGGAAGTACGGCGCTACACGGTTGTTGGAACCAGCGCTGTACTGCTCAGGGTCATCGCCATTCGGCAGGATGGTGCGCAGCAAGGTCAACAACACCTGACGCTGCTTCGGCTTGATCTCGATACCCAGGACTTTGTTGTCCTCGGTCTCCAGCAGTTCGATCAGCGGGAAGCGGATCACTGCCAGCCGGTTGACCTTCTTGCCAGCGTACGTGCCGCCATTCTTCAGGTAGAGAGTGATCAGGCGCTTCTTCTCGCTGGCCGCTTGCACCAGACGATCGAAGATCTTGACCAGCTTGTCATCGGCCAACTGCATTTTGTTCAGGAACTCATTGCAGTCTTCGGTCGGTGGCAGTTCTTTATGCAGTTCACGATCAGCTGCCACACGCAGCAACTGCTGCGCGAGGTAGATGTAGGTGAAGCTCAGTTGAGCACGCGCGTTGCGCTGCATGTGTTGCATGACCGGCGATGTCCCACGACGCGCCATGGTCTCCGACAACGGATGCCATGCCTGGAATGCATCACCGAACCCTTCCTTCAAGCGGGCTTTGGTAGGCAGTACCAGACGTTTACCTTCTACCTCCGCCGGGGACAACTGGCCCGTGGCGGTGGTGATGCTGATGAGACCTTCCTTATCGACGCCGTAACGCATCGATGGGAGTGCCTGATTATAGAAGGCCAAAGTCTTCTGCATAGTTTCCTGCTCCTGCGAGAGATGGGTTCATGATGGTCGGGGCTGGTGCTTGCACCGCGAAGTTGACGTCGTTCTGGCCAAGGTCCAAGACTTCGGTCGCGATAGCGATCATGTCGTTGGATACCTTCATGGCTGCATCGAGGTGAGTCGATACCATCGGCGAGAACAGACTGTCGGTAAACGTCGGTGCCACGTACTGGACCATCGGTTCGCCGTCAAGGCTGATGTTGATAATGGAGTCACCCGCCAAGTCCGACATCACGGCGATGTGGAATGGGATCTGACCGCCGAAGGTGATCGAGGTCAATGCGTCAATCACCAGTCGACGTTCGAACTCTTGAATGTAGCCGACCATGTCGACTTCATCCACGATCGAGCGGGTAAGCTCGGGTTGGATCGTCATGGCGTACTGACCCGGCACCATGGAGTTCGTCACCGCGAAACTGATGTTCCGGATGAAGTTGTCCATCATGATCGCAGGGACTACCTGAGCGATCAAGGATGCGGCGATACTGGTCTTGTCCGCACCACGCCAGTGCTCACTGTCGCCTGCGTGAGTTACACGACGGATAGACCGACCGTCGTCCAGTGCGTAGCGAGTAACGTTCTGGAAGTCACCCACCTCAGGGAACAGACCGATCAGATCCTTGAGCGTTACATAACCACGTTCCATGTAGGAGGCGTGGTCACGCAGCTTGGCCAGGAATGCATCGCTGTTCACCGTGCTGTTGGCTGCGCGTGCGCCAGCCTCAGACATCACGTTGGTACCCAGCGAGCTATTGCTGATGTAGCCGGTTTGCATCATCTGGTTTTCTTTTACAGCATGCTGCAAAGAACCCAGGGTGTCGGCGACGTAACGCGTCGGCGAGGTATCACGACGACGAGACAACTGGAACGCACCCACGCCGGACAATGCGCGAGTATCGTAAGTCAGGTCGATACCACCCTGAATGTTCTGCGCTGCCATGTCGGAGACCAGCGACGCTTCACGCAGGTTGAACACGTCCTCAGGACGGATCATGTGCGTGTTCAATGCATCGGCAGTACGGCCAGCATTGAGGATACGCATCGGGGTGATGATCTGGTTAGCGGCTTGCACGAATGCTTGGCGCACCGGACCATTAACACCCTGAGTGATCTTGTCCCGAATCGTGGTCTCGGAGTTGAAGTAGATCCGGCTGTCCGGATCGAGCAGGCCACCGTGCGATACATCGGAGTGATCGCTGTAGCCAAACAGAATGCGGATGGTTTTCTCGTTCGCCATGAACGGTTGGGTTTCCACCACGCGCATGATGAAACGGAAGCGACGGCTCAGCCAGCCTTCTGGAATACCCACAAAGCCTTCGATGTTCGCTGAAGGCTGAATGACTTCCGAGGCCAGTGCGTTAACTGCCGCAACGCCCAGACGGTTGCCCAACTGGGTGGCTTCTTGCAACGAGTTGATTACTCGCTGCGATACGTTGGTTTTGAACGGACGGATTGTTTGCTCTTGATAAGAGCCGGTCTGGGCCATGATGAACAGCTCAACCCGGATCTGGGTATTATCGCCGAAGGTATAGCTCTGCATGGTATTCTCCGATGTTACTGGTTGACCTTAGCGAGGTGCAGGGTCATGTCCGTAAGTAAGTTCTTGAAGTGTTGAGGCATGGCGATGATGTTGTGACCTTTTGGCTGGTCACTGACATCCCACAGTGCCTTCGGCCCGTGAAACACCCAGTTAGCGGATCGGATCTCGGTCGTGAGATTCGTGATCGCGATGATTGTGTAGTTAGTATGCCGCTCGTTGGGGTTCTGATCGCCTGGACGGGGGCGCATGGGCTTTAAGTACGGGTAGGCAGCATTGAGCTCTTCCTTATACTTGGGTTGGATGCGTGGCCAGCTCTTTGTAGCAATAGGCAAGCTGGTGCCGGTAATCCCTTCTTCTACAAAACGCGAGACCTGCATGATCAGCGCAATGTCGATGAAGCCCCAGTGCCACAGCAACGCCTGTGCAGTAGCCACGAGGTTATGGATGTACGGCTTTTCGATATGCGGATAGGCATTCGGGCTGAAAGCCTTAGCCATGATCCACTGAGCCAAACGCTTCTGGTGTACTTCAAGCGGATGGTCGATGACATCAGGAATGCACGCCAAGCACTGTTCCAGCAAACCCAGATCAATCGTTGGGTCTACTTCTTGTGCGAGTAGCGCAGGCCGGGTGGCATCTTCTTCGAACGTAGTAGCATCACCAATCACTACCTTGTTCTTGATCTTGTGGGCATCGATGAAGCTGGTCTTATCGTCGTCCTCACCAGACTTCGCATCGATCTTCTTATCGTTTACCCGTTCAGCTGTGGTGCGATCCGCTGGGTTCAAGCAGTAGCGGATGTACCAGTGCACGCTGGAGATGATGCTGGTGGCCTGAGGGTCACACATCACCGCAATCGTCAAACGACGGACGATCACTTTGGCCATGATCAACTTCGGAATCTCCGAAGAGCCCAGACCTTTCCACGTGCTGGCCATGCTGATGCTGTTGTCAGTGATGCGTTCGTCGATATAGCGTTGCAGCTTATCGAACACCGACAGACCCGTTGGCCATTGGATCAGTTCGGTATCCAGAATCAAGCCCAAGGCATCCAGCTCTTTACCTTTCTGGTTGTCTTGGATGAGGTCGATGTAGGCACCCCAAATCGGCAGCATCGGCCGGATGGCCAATGAGAAGATTGCCAGATTCATGTAGTCGGACTTGAGGTAAGTCTGACCTTCATCGGTGTAGCGACTACCTTCCGTGATGCTGTCTTGGATTTCGTTCGGCACATGCAGACGACCACTGAGCAGCAGCCAGTGCTTGAACGTTTCCATCGGCATGATGCTGTACATCTTGTTCACGTAGAACCGGATGGACTGCGCCACGTAGAAACTGTCCGATACCGAACGAGTCACACCGTGAATGCCAACGTAGCAATCCCAGATAGCGTCAAGGATCTCTTCTGAACAGGTCTCCCAATATGCGTTGATCTCATTGAAGACACCGGTTGGATCAGCCAACCGAACTTTACCATAGGCACCAGCAGCCCAGATCAGAGGATCGTAGCCCTTATGCGTGGCAGTGACCTCAACGAAACCGGTACCCTGGACCTTCGAGACAGTCAGTCTCATTACTACCCCCGGTCTATTTATTGGCTTAATGCACGAAGATGATATATGTCTTAAACAAACTCCAATTTGCCGACAGGTTATAAAGCCCAGGAGCCGAAGCTCCCGGGCCTTATGTCGCTTACATCACGAAGTCGTCGAAATCGACAGCATCGTTGGCCGGAGCCGATTGACGCTGTTGGTTGCCGTAGTTGTTGTTACCACCGCCACCGCCGTAGTTATTGCCGCCACGGCCTTGCTGGTAGTTGTTACCACCACCGCCGCCACCGCCCGGAGCCATGGCTTTGGCCACGTTCTTCGCGTCAGGGTTGAACTGGGTGATCAGCAGGTGCTCGACCAGTTTGCTGATTGGGCCCAGGAAGCCACGAGCGAACGATTCGGACAACTTCTTCGCCGACAGTGGGCTGCCATCGCGGTTGCGAATGTCGTGGTACTTGGTAGGACCGAACCAGAACTGGATGCGTGGACGGGACTTGTCGCTGGACATCACGGCGACGTACATGCGGCCCGATTCACGGTCACGACCGATTTGCAGGGTGGAGATAACCATTTCGCGGTCGAGCTTCTTGCCGGCCAGGAAATCGTCTTTGTAGTCGAAGTTGTAACCTTCGCTTTCGTCACGGCCTTCAGCCATGTCGAGGGCCAGGCCAATGATAGCGCCCCAGGTCGCCAGATCGGTCTGGAAGTCGATCTTGCCGAATTGCTTGTCGTTCTCGACGTTGGTTTTGACCGAGATGCGTGGGACGTTGCCCATCACCTTCACGCGGAAGTTCGGACGCTTTTGTGCACCCGGAACCGGGTCGGTGAACAGCCAGTTCGACATGACGTCGAGGATATTCGGGTCAAGGGCAGGGCGGTTTTGCTGCTGGCTCATGGATCGATCCTTTTACTTCGAGATGACATACGGTAAGACGTAGTCGGCGGTATGTGTGCACGTACTATTGTGCGTTCAAGTATTTATTTCAGGACATCAAATTCCGGTACGATTCCTTCAAGGCAGGACTGCCATTACCCATGATGTCAGCGGTTACTTTAGGCATGGCGGTGGTGCCATTCCATTTCTTCACCTTGGCAATCGACTTGACTTCGGCCTTGAGTTTGTTGTCTTGGCCTTCGAACAAATGCTTATCGCCAAACATCTGGATCGTGAACTCGTTCATCGGTACCGGGTTGTCGGTCTTGATGCCAGTAAGCTTGGTGTACCAGTCCACATAGGTCTTCAACTTACCGGTGTGAGACTCCAACAGGAACAACCGTTCAAAACAGCCTTTCCAGAACAGGTCCTTGGGATAGTGCGTTAAGATAGCCGCCACCTGATGGCTTGGCTGTGGGGTTCTACGGATCTGCATGACTGGCAGGTTAGCGTTTAAGCATTCCGCCAACAGCAGACGCACCGTAAAGGTTTCGTAGACTTTGGCAGCCGACTGAGCATCAGTCTTGACTGCCTTATAGCTGGCGTTCGGGAACTGTTGCTTAATGTCCTCAATCGCCTGATGGTAATAGACCACTTCAACATTGCGGTTGTAGTGGCGCAGAATGTCGGGGATTGCCTGCATTTCTGCAAGCAGGTTCAGCGCAGCGTCGTCGTACTTGATTCGATCCCGGTTAGCCGTCTTCACAGCCTCGTGGTAGTTCCGAACCAATGTACGAATGTTGATCCACAGGGTCGTGATTCCCTTGTGTCCAGCAGGCTGGTGGGGCTTCGCCTCGTGAATCCCCACAAACCCTTCGATGCCTAACGCCGTACCGATACTGAGGGGGAAGTTACGCCCTACCTCACGATCGACGGTCATCATCGTTTATGCCGCCTCTAGTAGATGCATATCAGCGTGACGTAAGCAACGCTCGATCTGCGCAGGGTCCTTCGAATGCTTTTCCAATTCAGGACGTAGCAGGTTCAGGAAGTTATGTTCGGTGATTGGGACAAACTCAGACATGTCGATATCGGCCAGTACTTGAGCGACAGACTTCTTCTCGCTCTTCTTGGCTTCTTCTACTATCGGGTTAGTCCATTCGTAATCGGCGTACTCTTTCTTGAGCACATCGACGTACGCGATCGCAGGATCACCCTGAGCACAGCGCAAACGAATGCTACTGCCACGACGGAGACCAGTAAGGTGCGTTTGCACGATATGGTTGATCTCTTTAATGTCAGCTCCACGGCAATCCAGCGTATCATAACGCTTGGCGTGGTGGTTGATGACAAAGGTGATTCGACTGACCCCGTCCTCGCGAACGCTGACGTCATAAAACCCCTTATGCCCCTCGTCGCCATGGTTTAGGCGATCGAAAGAACCGGCGGCTAAAATGCGATCGTACTGAGACGATTGGTGAACATGGCCAATGAAGATGTAGTACTTCACCATGTCAAGGTAAGTCTGCTCGTCGTGAGTGGGCTCAACCACCACCTGCGGGTATTGGTACTTAAAAGCACCGTGCATGATTGCAAAGTCGACTTGTGTGATGCCAAGCTTGGCCATTTGCAAACGCGCTTCCTTTAGAATGTCATCAGGATGCGGCAGGCAGTGATCTGGCACATACAAGATGTGCATATCGAACTTCTCGATATAACGAACAGTCAGGCCACGGGCATAAAACATTTCAACCGGGATGTTGGCATTCTGTTTCTGCTCGACGAAGTACATCGATTGGAACCAGTCATGCGATGGAGTACCTTCAAGGATCTCCAGTAGAGTCCCGTGCTTAGCACAGGTGTACATCAACCACGTTGCCCATGCGTGGAAACGGAACACATTGGGATCGCCCGCATTGAGCAACCGATCCAACAAGTCACCTTCCAGGATCAACATGTCGAGGTCCTTAATCAGATCCTCGTGGATGTAGTCAAACAGATTGCGGACGATGTGTTCCGTGGGAGTATTGGGATGCCCGAGATGGACATCCCCGAAACTCGCACAACGGAACCAACCGGGTCTTTTACAGTTGGCCGTGTTCATGCGTTATTCGTACTCGCCGGTGAAACTGGAATCGCCTGCTGGAGTAGGAGCAGCTGCCGGCGCGCCTGGCACTGCGTTAGCGCCTGCTGGAGCCGCTTGGGTTTCGATCTGGTTCTTCTCATCAGACATATCCATGACACGACCATAACGCGCCAGGATCGCTTTGAGAGGATCGAGCAGGGTCTTCTGCAAGTCCGGCTTGGCGGTAACGCTACGCATGAAGTTGGCAATCATGCGGTTAACGTCAGCACCGCGATCGCCTTCACGGTAGATGTTACCCAGGGTGGTGTCAGAAGTAGGTGCACCCTTGGCCGGCAGAGTAACACCGGTAGTTTGGATGAACGGTGGAACTTCGAACAACACCTTTTGTGGATCGGAGTCAGACACCACGCGCAGGGCATTGGTCAGCTCGTGCACAAAGCGGGTGTACGCCACCATGCTCTGGTGGTAAAACGGACGCTCCAGCAGCGGCAATACCTGAGCCAAGAAACGGGACTCATTGATCACAGGGGTTGCGGCGTCAGTAGCTTCCAGAATGGCGGTCATGGAGCTACCAAGGATCAGATCCCCGTAGCTCAGATCGTCATCGGGTTGTGCTTCGTTCATGGCTTAAGCCTCGCGGTAAACGTTGAACGCCACCGATGGGGTGTCGGCAGGCAGTTTGCTGATGAACTCTTGCACGGCCACAGCCATTGGGCTAGCCAGACGTTCCAGCACCACTTCAGTTGCCAAATCGCCGTTAGCGCTTGGCTGCATGACGTGATAAGCCCACTGACCCGGCGTGATCTGACGAGCGTAGAAGGTCTGCTCGTTGATCGGACGTTCAGCGTTGCATTCTTCGGCCTTGTACTTGTGACGGGCTACAGCACCCACCAGCAGTTGTTCGCCCAGAGTACCGAAAGCCGTACCCAGCAAACGCATCGCTTCTTCGCGCACGTTGAGGATCAGGTCACGGTTTGCGTTTTCGAGGAACTCGATACGCTTGGCCTGAGTGGCTACCTGCTTCTCCAGGTAATGCAGACGCTCAGGGGTATTGCCGGCCTCAGGGCGCGGTGGTGGGGCCAGTGGTTCGATGGGTTTCTTTTCATCAGCCATTTGCGATATCCGAGATTTTGGTCATTACCGAGTTGTTGAACTGGACCAACTTACCGATGGTGTAGACCCGGCCATTTTCGGTGATCTCACAGATCAGACTGATCGACCAAATAGCGGGGTTGTCTTCGGTAGTTTGGCGAACATAAACTGTTGACGTTGCTACGCCGGGGAAAGTCGCATTGACCTTTTCCTCGAACAACGTACGCAGTTCGTTCTCCAATTGATCCAGACGCTGGGCGTACTTCTTCACTAGATATTGGAGCGTAGTGATTTTTCCATACAGCGCTGTCGATTGGGAGTAGTTAGCAGCAATAAAACAGCCGATCATGTAAGCGGCTTTTTCATGAGGCGTACCAGTCCAACCCATCATGGACATGGTCGGGATGTAGGTGGGCATTTATGCACCTCCAGTTAAATACATCCGATTACTCACGAAAACCAAAAAACAAAAAAATAAAGGGAGCCCGAAGGCCCCCTTTATGCCGTCACCGGCGCCGCATTAGCGGCTGTTACGCAGAACCTGGCTGGTGCCTTGCATGACTGCTTTACGCATTACACGCTGATCAGCATCGGCCATGGTGTTGACGTAGTCGTTGTTGAACACGACTTGAGCACGCATGCACAGGGTATCAGGCTTGAAGAAGGTATCGGTCTTCAGCGGGCCAGTGTCACCTTTGTTGATTTCGCACTTGGTGTACAGCTGGGTACCGTTGTAGTCCTTGGCCTTGGTGAAGTTGGATTCGTTGATTTCACCTACAGACAGGTCTTGGCTGTAGTCGTTGGTGATTGCACCCGGCAGGAAGCCAGCGCGACCGACGTAAAGCATGCCAGCGATCTTCACTTCTTTACCGGCAGAACGGGTTTGGCCGTTGGCAGTTGCTTCGGCGGCGTATTCCCAGTCTTCGAACGAGATCAGGTTGAGGTCTTTGTAGTCCTCGTCCGTAGCACCGAAGTTCTCGATGGTGATCTGTGCGCCGGAGCCATTGACGATGGCGATGCCCAGGTTCTTGTTTTCGGCCTTGCTGATATCAGCGAAGTCCTTCAGGCCGTCTTTGCCGTGAATCCAGTAGATCACCTCTTCGTGTGCGTTGGTGACCTTGATGTCGCGTGGCAGCCCACGGCTAGCGACAGCGTCACCCTGCATGATGGCCATGGCACAGGAGCCATTGGTTACACGCTGGGCGTTCTCGACCGAACCACCGGTGTTGAGCACTTGCAGTTCGGTAGGGCTGGTGACCTTGACCTTGTCGACAATCGCTTTACCGATGTCTTTACCCAAGGCTTCGTATGCACCACCTTGACCACCGGTGCAGACAGTCAGGGTTGGAGCAGCCATGGCCGAAGCCGATGCCATCATCAGAACAGCGAGGAACACATTTTTCATCTTGTTACATTCCTTCAGGTTGGTATTACAGGGTTGGTTACAGCGAAAGGACCATGGTTAGCGGTCCAAGAATTCGTCGTGCAGGGAAACACCCGACACGATGAGGAAACGGTTGATCGGATGTCCCTTCATGATTTCCAGGCAATCCAGTTGGTGGTACTTGACGACGTTGCCTTCTTCGTCAAGCTCCAGACGACTGACCTCCATGATCCGGCCGCCTTCATGGGCGCCGGTGTCGATGTAGTAGGTGTCGTGACCGATCTTGAACTTGGCATGCAGTGGAGCATCATCGAACGCGCCGATGGTGACGCCATTTGCGATCACTTCCAGTCGGGTATCCCGACCGTCAACTTCATAGAAACCTTTGTCGTTCTTCTGCAAGAGATGATAAGACATAATCGTAGACTCGGAATAAAAGCCGCCTTTTTACAGGCGGCTCTGGGTTGGGTTAGAGCATGGCGCCGGTGACGGAAGTTGGATCTTCTTCCTGATCGTCCAGAGCCTGCTGTACCGTTTGCCACGTACGCAGGACATCCACCTTCTCGAACACGGTGAGCTCGCGTTCTTCCGGTGGTGTTGCTTCCATGTAATGCTTGAAGCCGTACTGGGTGTCGTCGTACGTCATGACGCCATCCATCACGCGACGGTAGTCATAATGCGCTTCACCGAACGTGTCACCGTGGTGATTCACATACGACTCGCCGTAGCCTTCGACTTCTTGGTTGAGGTACCGCTGACGCAGATCAGGTTGGGCCATGATCCAGCGCTGCATGTACGGGTTAGCTGTTTGCAGTTCCGCCACGTTTCGAATCGGCACGATATCGAACGCCCAGGTGTTCTCTGCTTTGGCTTTCATGTTGCGCATCAGCATCATTGCATCAGATGATGAGACCATGCTGTATAACGTTTGCGCTTGCTGAAAGAAGTTCTGCGCCGCCGTGGTAACCGTCGACATGATCGACTCGTTGCGCTGACCGAGCCAATTCACCGTGTTGTTGCTGAGGTGTCCTCCAGCGAAGACATCAATAATGTCCCCGCCAGATACCGCAAATCCGCTCATGCCATTCTGCCTTCTCGATTGGCCTTCGCTTTCAGACGTGCTCGGGTGATCCAGCTAGCTGCCGTCTCAATGACCGGGCCTTGGATCTCCAAGTTACCAGAGATTTCATGCGGTGCATGCAACGACCACACCCACAGGTGGGGTGCGAGACGCGACGCCGCCTGGGTCAACTGGTTGTCTGCCAGCAAGGTAAGGTTGAGTTGGTCACCGTCGAAGTCAGCGTTCGGTGCTTTGAGGCACAGAACCGACATCGAGATGGTATTGTCGCGTGTGTTCGTTTTGATCGTGCCGATGTAGAACATCTGCGTCGAGCCGCGCTGCAAGGTCGGGTTACGACCAAAGATGCACGCAGGACCCAGACCACCGTTCGATTCAGCAATCAGCTCGTTGAAGATCTCCACCAACAACGGGTTGGGGGTATCGTTCAGTACGTTCTGATAAACCGCAGCCAACGCTTTGTTAGCCGTATAGCCCCGTTTGAACAACTTCGAGATGATGTGGTACTTAAACAGCTGTACCGCCATACCCCACGGCAGTTCGATCTGCTCGTAGTTGTGCGGCTTGGAGATCGAGGTGATCACGTTACGACCAGTCAAGTACAGACTGCTGGCCAGCACGTGACGACGAATAAGACCTGGCTTACGTGCCAGGCGGTCTTTGTCGTAAATCTGGTGGAACATGCTCAGCGTTGCGATAGACTGAGCGGTGATGTTCTGAACTTCGATGGGCTTTAACTTAAAGTTAGTAGACCCGATCGACGCCATCGACAGAGCGGCGTCCACAGCCAACAGAATTGGCTTGTCGATGTAGGTACCGCTGGTGGTGGATTCAACCACCATACACACCCTCGACGGCAACGGCAGCACTTGCGGGAAGAAGCAGTGCTTGTTGTTGCGAATGAACTGGCTGAGTTCAGCCTTGTTCTTGTCGATGATGTTGGCCTGGAAGAAGAACTCAACAATAGTGTCGAAGTCCCGGATGAACGCGTTCAAGCCACGCTCGAAGTTCTTCTCAAGCAACCGATCCACTTTACGCTTGGTTTCCTTGGAACTCAAACGTTCGTAAGTGAATTTGTATTTGGTGTCCGTGAGGTAACGGAGGAAGTTGAACTCCTTCGTCGTGGTGTTGCTGTCGAGAATGATCCACAAGTGTGGACTGATCAGACTGGTTACACCTTCCGGCGCATCCATCCACATGCTCGGAACGATTGGACGTTCGTTACTGCCTTCTACTTTCGTGTGGCAGTCCGGACAATAGGTGCCGATCTTCTCAACATCGGTGATCTTCTTGCACGTACAGGCAGCGGACTCCTCGATGGTGTCGCTGTTGTTATAATGGCTGTAGATGTGACGCTTGAACTCGATCAGCTTCTCGGGAGTGCTGGTGTCGAGTGAGTTCACCATCAAGGGTTCGTACGGGAGGTTGTTAAAGACCTCGTCATGATTGACACACTGAAGGCTAACACCCATGCTCTGTCCTTTCCGTGTGGGAGGGCAAAAAAAGAGAGAGGGGACCCGAAGGCCCCCTCTTTTACCGCAGGGTTGCGCTTGGTCTTAGTAGACCATGGTACCAGCGCCGGCGCCTGGAGTGATGCCGTAACCGCCACCATTCACTTGGCCGCCGATGCCGTAGGTCGCTTGTTGCGAAACAGCGAACTGGGTAACAGCGGTGTTGCCGGTGAAGCGCTGGGTGCCGTATACGGTGCTGACGTTTTCCACGTCGACCGATACACCGGCAGCCTTGACAGCATTGTCCAGAGCCAGAATGAACTCAGGAGTCCAGACCAGGCGGTGGTACTTGCCACGGATGACCAGATTCTGGCTGAGGTACTGACGCTCGTAACCGACGCGCTGTTTCAGGCGGATCTCTGGGTTGATGTTGCCGTCGCACATGGTGCGGTAGTAGGCGATGAATTCCTGGATGTTGCCACCCGAGGCGTTCAGCGCTTCCAGCGTACCGAGGTCACGCAGGTCGTGGCGCTCTTCGCGCTCGTCCAGGTAGAAACCACGGTGTACGTCGGTGCCGTACATGCGGATGAGGTGGTGCTTGGTGTGATCGAACAGCTGGCTGAAGTGGCCGCCGGTCAGGTTGTTGAGGCTGTTCACCAGAGCCAGTACGGCCTTCTCGCGAGCTGGGCCATCGCTGGCAGCCATGAGCAGGACGTTCTCGATCGCGGCGTTTTCACCCACTGGGTTGACGTCGAGCAGGAAGGTCGGGTTCGGACGGACCAGCATGAACATCAGCTCGCCGAAATGCTGCGGCGTGAAGGTGTCGGACTTGGTCTTGGTTTTCTTCGCTTCCTTGGTCAGGTAGGTCAGAGCACCGATGTCGCGAGGATCGTCTTTCTTGGCCACGTCTGGCAGCAGGCTACCGGCCCACGCAGTACCAGCAGTTACGCGGTAGGCGTTGGACAGAGCCAGGAAGTACAGCTCAGGAGTGTTCGCGGCGATCCAGCTGGCTTGACGCACGTCAGTGATGACGATGGTCGGAGTGAACAGCTGAGTTTCGACCACGGCGGCCGGAGCGTAACCTTGAGCCTGAACAGGCGGCGCGTATTCCAGGTTCACGTAGCAAGCCACGGAGCTGAACTGGGTGTCGGCGTCGTAGAACGGATCGGCGTCGGCGTTGCCCTTGATCGAGCGGTTCATCAGGACCTGGATGTCGTTACGTACCGGCTCACCGAACAGGTTGAAGCGCGGGGTAGCGGAGAAGTCCAGCTTGGCGGTCAGAACTTCGTTCGCCGCTTTGAACTGCGCGATGTTGAACGGAGTTTCGCCGTTGACGCGGGCCAGCACGTCGTCGCAACGGTTGACCGAAGTGGTCAGCAGCTTCGATACGTCGGCGGTGTTCTTCTCGCTGACGTCGAAGTCAGCAGGCACTTCCAGGTAGCCGGCGTTGGCCACGATGGCGTTCGGGTTCGACACGTGTTCTTGCACATGGCGAACGACGCGAGCCCAGTATTCGTCGGACAGGGTGTCGGCGACGTAGGTCGGGATCTCGATGCGCTCGTTGCCGATGGTCAGGATGCGAGGCTTCAGGGTCACCTGCTTGTTCTCGACCAGCAGAGGGCGAACCGAGATGTAGGTATCAGCGCCCTTACGGAAGGAACGCATGACCAGGATAGCGCCGACGCCGACACGGTGTTGGTCGCGGTCGAAACGGATCAGATCGAAGTTGGAGTCCAGGTTCTGGCTGGCGACGGCAGCTTTACCAGCAGCGGTCAGTGCAGTCAGCAGTTCGCCGGAACGGCCTTCGGTGTTTTCTGCCTTGCCGCCACGGGCCAGGACATTGTTTACGTCGCTCAGATGCATGGTGCGCTGCGCCTGTTGAGTGGTGCTGGTGTAAGGGTTCTGGGTTTGACCCGGAGCCGAAGCATTCGGCGGGGTTTGGCCCTGAGCGTTCTGGCCGGTGCTTTCGTCTTCGATTGGCATTGCAGTGTTTCCTTTTGGTTGGGAATATCAGTGTTCGCCGAGTTATGCTCGGATCTTCAACTACGTGATATAGGCTCGAAGTATTTTTAATTCCACTTTGCTGTGGTAATGTAAAAACACATCAATAGTCGGCAGCATAGGGACATACACCAAAGGTGCGATGAACCAAATGCTAGTTCACATACTATACACTACAGCGTGTAAAACTTTTATTCTTCTTTTTCGCGAGGTACATCCAGGGTGTCGAGAAAGCTACCAAGCTCTTCTGCACCACCGGGTTCCTCGGTCCATTCTTCAGTTGAGATGTTGGCGCCTTTGTCTGCTGCGATTGCTACACGTTCGTCCAACGAGAGAGGGGTACCCACGACTAGCTCCTTAGCTATATACTGGTTCAATATCACAACGATGATATAGTGGTTAATTATTTTTCATTCGGGATGCAGTCATGTACGATCTCTTCAAAGGCGTCCCGTCCCGCAAGACGAGCGCTTATGTATTCCCTGATCTGATCTACGTCCGGCGCATGTATAAAGGCATGCTAGAGGATGTCAAATCCTACTATCGCCGTAATCCCAAATACGTCGATGGTGCGAACCTGTTTGCGCAGATCCTTCGTCACATTCACATCCGCATGGATTTGGATGATCGCACCTTTGCAGCAATGGTCGAAGACGTCGCTGATCCGTTGATCAAGTCTTTCGGTTTTACTTCCTCGATCAGCCGGGGCAAAAGCTTCACCAGCGGTGTCACACTGGGGGAAGCAACCAGTGAAGTTATCTTGGCCAACTCTGAATCGTTCGACATGTCGGACCTTAAACAGAAGTGGCGTGACTTGACTCCATTGCGTTACCTCTACCACAGTCGGACCGATGTCAACCTGCCGATCATGAACAACACAACCCCGGGTAAAGGTTACGGGATTGCCACGATCAACATTCCAATGCTGGCAGTGATGTATCGTTACTGGTTGCGTCAATACGCCGGGGCCGATGCTATCGATTCCCTGACGCGGTTCATTGGTGGCTACGTGCTGCCGAATGCGACTGACAGCTATCTGGACATTGCCTTCTTTAATAGGCTGGCTCGTTCGTCCCAAGGTATCGGTACGGCGAACTTCCCTAAACCACACCCGTTCTATTTGACGGATCTGGTACCACGCATCAACGGGATCATTGGGGTTGTCAATGAATCCTCGAAGCTGCGCAATGATGACATCGAACAACTGGCGTGGTGTACACCAGCGATCGCGTCGGATAACCTGTTTCATGTGGCGGGTATTCCTAAGGACCCGGTCACACGGCAGAACGAATGGGCGATCATCCTCGCCCGGTTGCCTTACGTGAAGTATTTGGTGAGCCAAGCCTTAAGTGGACCACACGGCATAGACGGAGCAGCCTTGGGCAAGGTGAAGATTGCTCTGCTCGAAGCTAAGTGGGATAACACCATCGGCACCATTGGTGATCCTGAACTGGCTAAGACCTACAAGACACAAGTCGAACAAGTCTTAGCCATGGTGAGCTGACATAAGCCCCTCCCAGACGGGAGGGGTTTTATGCCGCCTAGCGATTAGCCCAGCGATGATAGTCGCCTTTGATGTCCAGTGTGAACAACGGCTCTACCGGCGCTTGACGCTTACCCCGACCGAACTGAGAAGCACCACGGATCTTGAGGCTCATCGCTTTGACCTCGTGTTCCGGGATATGAAAGCTCACCGTATGGAAAGCACTATAAGAATCCATGTAGTCGTAGATACGGTAGGTGGGGGCTGGTTCAGGCAGGAGCTGCATGTTGAGTGCAGGCATTGGGAGGCGCACCGAATCCAACATCTTCTCACGATGGATTTCCAATTGCTTGGCCATCGAAAGAGACTTACCAGAACGACGTACAGCAAACCAACGCCATTCTTCCGACTGGAGTTCACGCAGGAACATCAGCGGCGTCAGCTCAATAGCGAAAGGCGGTGGCGTCATCGGTTCGCATTTGGCATAACGCAGCACCTGTTGGTATTCTTTACCCAACCAGTCGGAGTAAGTGGTGCCTGAGAACGACGATTGGAAATGGAGCTTGGGATCACCTGTTTTGCCAGTACGCCAACGATAGCAGGCCTCATAGTACTGCTTACGCAGGTTGATGAGTTGCTGAGGACCATTCATGTGCCGTACGGCCTGTTGGTGCCACGCGCTCAGAGGGTGATGCTCACCACGACGCAGGCCGATATGTGGGTCATTCAAAAAGGAACCAGTCGGTATATCCCAGATGGTGGCCATGCGGGCTGGCCGCAGGATGTAAGGGGTTTCAGAGTCTATGAATTTAAGCTCTTTCTGATGGCTACGCCGGCTAAGGTCATACGGATGCATTGAATACCTCCAGGTCTTTAAGGGCTGAAAGGATGGCGATAGGTGCCACGACTATCTCTTTGTCTACCTGATGCCATGGCGAATTGATGAGCTTATCACGTCGATAGACAATGCGCGTACGGCGGCAGTAATAGATCTGAAACGCTGCCAAGTCCAGTACAACCGCCAACTCACCAGACTGACCTGTGTAGTAACCCGTGCCCGTATAGCCATAGTCTTTCGCAAGATGGCACTGAATAATCGCAAGGAGATCTCCATTAAGGCGACGCGGTTGGTCACGGATCGGCATCTGTGCGTTGATGCACTGGGTTAGTTCAGTAACGGTCATCGATTGAGGTTCTTTTGCGACCGCGTCTGAGACTTCACTTATAGAGGGTAGGTCGCCTAAGACTTTCTTCGATATCCGGCGTAGGACTTCGTAAGGCACTGTTTCGATCGGACGTTCGAAGTAGAACCGATAACCCCAGTTCCCCATGTGGGCAATGACGTGGTCGCACTCATTGAACTCACGCCAGTAGCAGTTGGCCCAACCCACTTCATGAAAGGCCTTGACAATGCGATCAGCCATTGCATCGTCCACATGTGCCAGAGGAACAGCATGTGGATTCCGATTACCGAGGTTGTATTCCACCGTGTACGTTGGCTTGTCCTCAACCATGGTCAACAGATGGACCGATTCGGGTGTCACCAACTGAGCGGTGAGATACTTCATCGCCGACTCAAAGCGAACCTCGTAAAGATTATCGCTCTGATAAACAGCGTCAGGTGCTGGTGCTTTAAACGACATATCAGCTCCGTGCGTATTTGGTGTTAAGTTTGGTCAGGCCGTCAATCAGATCACGACCCATGAAACGCATACTGCCAGCCATCCACGTACCAAAGCGTTTCACGCCCAGCTTCTCTTGACGCCAGATCTTATCGACTTCCCCTTCCGGTACAATTAAGAAGTGGTCATCGAGTTCGATCACAGCGTAGCGGCTGTTCCAACCCCGACGGCGGTACACGCCCTGGCCAAACCACTCCTCACCCATCTCCATCCGCGGTGGATGGTCAGTGATCAGGTACGAACGAGAGTCCAGTGGAGAGACCATGTATTCGAAGAGGGGTTTCAGCAGTTGTTCGAATTCCGTAACACGCAGTTCGATCAATCCATTTTCTTGTGCTGCTGGCATTTGAATCAACATCGTTAAGTCCTAGACGGAATAAAAGGGTGCCCCGGTTGCCCGGGGCGGTTTGGGTTAATAGTAGTCGGACACGAGGCGGATGTTGTTCTTCTCCACCAGCATGATACCGAGCGATTCGAGGATAATGTAGAAAGCACCCATTACGTTGCTGATCACACGACGGGTATCGATTGCACAGGTGATCTCTTTCGGGATACCAGTGCCTTCTACCACAGCCGCAGGAATGATCAACGTGGTGAGTTCACGCTTACCTTCACGCATCATCCAGGTGCGCAGGCGGTTAGCCAACGCAGGGTTGCCCATCTTGACGCACCAAGCTTCCATCTCAGTCCGATTGTGTGTCGCCAGACTCAGCTTAACGGCTTGATACGGCGGCTTCTGTGTATCACCGAATGACGGGGCGAACACTTCTTGCCATAGGCCGTACTGTTTGAACGTGGCGTTCTCGTCAGACTTGTACGAGTCAGCCGGCTTAACTTGCGCAGTGGTCAGGTATTCAAACTTACCGTCTTCCAGCGACTTAATAATGGAACGTTCGATGTCAGCCACTTCGGTCAGCAATTCGATCAACTGGATCTGCTTGCCGGCTTTAATGGTTTCGATGATACGCTTCATCATCTTCTTGGCTTGTGCCTGGATACGAGGGGGAACCTTAGAGTCCCGTAGCCCCACACCCTTAACCTCCATCTTGGCTTTCGGGAACATTACCCCCTCAAGCGCATCCTGAGAGGCATAGTAGTGTTTCGAACGTGCGGTCAGGCTGAGCACTTCAAAGTAGTACTCGTTCTTCATGGCCAGCAAACGCAGCTTAGCGTCGCTTACACCCATGTTGCGAGACAGCACTGCCAGAATGTGCATCACCACTTCGGACACCATGTACACCATGGCGAACACAAGACGGCGTGCTTCTGGAGTGAAGGCTTGTTCTTTCGGGAACAGTTCGTTGACCCACCACATCAGGGTGAACATCGTCGAGTCTGTGTCCGAGATCGGTACCGCTTTACGGCGGATCGACGGGAATGCATGGATCGAAGACGGCAGGCACTTGGTGAGGAAGAACGCTTTGAGCATCAGCTCGTATTCTTCCAGAGTCTGCAACGCGTTACCGGCGGTGGCCAGCACTTTGTCGTAGTCACCTTTGCTTGCAGTTTTGAGCTCGTTCATCTTGCGTCCAGAGATTTCCTGGTAGCAGATAAAGGTAGCCAAAAGCTTGGTGTCGCCATCGACCTTGCCATACTCTTCATCGGTGAGCATGGTCTTGGTTGGGTCACCCACCTGAGCCATCTGTAACAGGAAGGTACGAATAACTTCTTTGTTCAGCAGGTACAGGTGATACATGTCACCGACGTACATAACCGCTGCACGTTGAACCGGCGTCATGTTGGTTACCAGAATACGCAGACGGCGCATCTCTGGAATGTCTTGCCAATAGTGACGGCTGGACTCTTCCACCATGTCCATCACTTGATCAGCTGTTGGGTAGACCAGACCATGTTTCTCGCAAGCAGCCTTGATGGTTTCAAGCGGCGCGATGTTAATGATGCTGATCAGGTTCGCCTTAACCACCTCAGGGGTGTAATAATGGCGGTTGCCTTGAATGAACTTCTCGTTCGAGGCGTTGGCATAGGAGGTCGCGCTACGACAAGTCGAAGTCAGCGAGGAGTGTGTAGACTTGTAGTGTAGAATCGTTGCAACAGAAACGGTGGCTCCTGAATAGGAGTTGTTGTTGATTTTCAGGTTGTTTTGACCACCCTTTTTCATCAACGCGATTTCTTTGAACTTGGTCTTCTCGAAGGGGATCTCGGTGGCGGTAGCTGCACGCTCTGCCTCGATCATTTCCTTCTTTACAACGGAACGGTTCTTTACGCCTTCTTCAATGTAAAGGGCGTGGGTGGATTGGCGTTCGGACTCCGGCATATAGGCCGTCATCGACGGCGACAGGAGGAGGCCTTGCTTCTCAACCCGTTGAATGAAACCCAGGACTGTGCCTGTTACAGCTTTGCGGTCCCCATTGGTGTCTTTGTCAAGAATCAATGCCTTGGGATTACGCAGTGCGAATTCGCCGCCCGGTGTGAGTTGCTCTTTGACGAAGGAGCGACATTCCTCATACGGGTCTTGTGTCATCAACGAAATGTAACGAGCATTATCGTCAATAGTGCCGTCGATGATATTCAGATCTCGGACGTATTCTTGGTCCGGGAGTACAAACGCGTTACGAATACCCATGAGCGGTCCTGTGAAAATAAAAGACTCCCCTTTCGGGGAGCCAAATCGGAGTGTACCATGGGTTTTCACCCACGACACTTCATTAGGGGACCGGGTATTATTGTTGCGTCAGCAAGTTGACGGTGGGTTTATAGCCGTTGGCGGACAGGGCTTCCAGGATGCGCGTCTGATCCGTCTGGTTGACGCCATCGAAGCGAAGGTTCAGTACGCCCTGCGTCGAGACCTGAACGCTGTCAGGACGCACGTAGGGGACGCCCAGGATGCTGAACTGACCGTTCTGGTGCTTAACTCGCATCCAGTTGTATTTCAGCGGGTCATTCGGCACGGTGGTGGGTAGCGTGCGGTAGCAGTTGGAGTGCTTCGAATAGATGTCTTCCCCGAAGGCTTGGGCCATGCTTGGGCTGATAAACCCTTCGAGTGTGACGTCCTTGAAGTTGTTACCCAGGATCGCCGAGGGGTAAACCTCAAAGCTAAATCGCTGGCCAATCTGAATCTCGGTAATAGCGGTGCTCATGGCAAGCCTCAGAAGTGATAGATGGTTACGTCGGAGAGTTGACCTCCCACGGGCTTCTGCATTTGCAACACGACCATCATCTGCCCTTTCAGGTTGACGGGGTGGAAGCCTATGACATGGGCATCGGGGTAAATCTTCTCTACCTGAATTAAAAGCTCGGTGAGTAGACGCAGCATTGCGTCATCGTCGTTGAGCAACTCCTCGCGGTCGATGCTGTTAGGCACCAAGTAATCGTAGAAGCGCAGCGTCATGCTGCGTGTGATGTCCTGCAAAAGACGCACAGGATCGTAAGTAGGCTCGGTCGGTTCCACGAAGACGAAACCGTCTTCTTCCCCTTGTTCCCGACAAGCCTCTACGTCGTAGTGTTCTTCTGGGACTTCATACATCGCCGTAGTCAACGCGTCAACGTATTGCTTGTACGCCTCGCTATGAAAGCAAATAGCGACGTTCATGTGAGATACTCCTGACCAAGGCTACGCGTTTGTTATTCTCGTGCTGGCCTGTGTGTTAATGCAGATACAAACCATTAGTAGGTCATTGACCCTGGAACGAAGTCATACAGATGGTTATCGAACGAAGCGGTGACGATGTAAGTGAACAGTGACATACCGATGTACGGTGTGCCATCCACTTCAGTCACTATTGCGCCTAAGTTCTCGGCTTCTTGTCGGGCCATGTCCAAACAACGAGCGAGGTAACCCACGGCATTGGCGAAGTAGATCCCGCCGGCACGTAGGAACTCAGCATCGTTTAGGTACTTGGCAAACTGTCCGCCGTACTCTTGGATATAGAAGTCAAAGCCGACATTGCCTTGCTTACGCCCCAGCTCAAACGCGAGATGGTGATCGGCTGCTTCAAACAGACGCATGAACATGGCGTCACGGTCAAAGGCACGGTAAGCGGTGGAGTCTGCGTTAGAGATTAAGGCTTCCATCCAGAGAATGATCGGACGGAACTGTTCCATCACAAAAGACACATCCACGGTTGCGCAGGCACGGAATGGATGTTCACGGGTGATTGTTTGATTCATGGTGGTACTCAATTAGATTCCGGCAGTGGACATGAGCCGCGATATACCGTTCGGTGTAATCAAGGCAGGTGACGTTGGTGGCGTGCTTGTCCGTCTCTAAGGAGGCAAGGAAGCCCATCACCGATCGGGCGTAGTTGATGACAACATGCTCAACGATCTCGCCGTAGCGGCAGTACAGGTTGCTGTGGACTGTACTGTATTCCTTAAACGCGTAGTTGTTTTCATGTTCACTGTGTACGAGTGGGTAGTTGAGCTTAGCCACTGCGCCAGTACCGTTGTCGATTAGACTGTTGTCGCCAAGCATATACTCGGCATAAACGTAAGTATCGCTGACTACCTGACCGATGTTATCCAAGACTTGGTCAGGCGTCAGCTTTCGATGCACGGCGTTCAGGAACCATTGAAGAACTAACCCAATGGCAACCTTAACCGATTCGTGATCGTCGAACTTAGAGAGGCCGTGCTGTAACGAGACAGCCTCAAAGGTTACCAGTACGTTCATGGGTCGGAACCTCATGCCTTACCAAGATGAACACCGTCGTGCGGGTCATCTTGAAGTTGTCGATTTGGAGAGTGTCGCTAAGCCTAATAATGTCACGCAGACGTCTACAGGCATTCGCGATCACATCGAAGACATGGGGTTCTTTCTCCATGTCTACATCCCGAGGGATCAGGTTGTTTTGTCCGAAGATGTACGTGTAGTCGCAGAAGTCCACCGTGAACTCCACGACCCCCTCTCGGGTTTTGAACCGCTTGAGAGCGATCTCCATCTCCCGAGGAGTGAAGAGGGCGTCAAGCCGAATCGCGTACATGTTCTTCATTTGCTGCATCGGCATGATCATTACCTCATTCACTCGCCACCCCCGTATACCAAGCGCCTCGATGATGAAGGAACGCTAGTTTCAAGTTAGTGATTTCACCGGGTGGTAACAACTTCTGCATAAAGTCACCGGCGGCCGCCATGTCGTCGTGGACATAGTAAAACTGCATGGACAACCCTTCCTCGATTAGACGGTCGGTGTGTGTCTCGATGGCTTTGATGTTGCGGACTTGATGCTCTATGTCGAGCTCTGTTATTGCACGGTCCAACCGCTGTGTGTATTCAGTGAGTTGTTGCTCACGCCACCGCATGGCTTCAGCCACGTGAGCCAGTGCTTCATAGTAGTCAAACTTGAAGAAGCAATGTTGTTTTGCTTCCCATGTGGCAGGGAGCAGGCGCATCGGCTCGAAACACACCAGAAATGTTCTGCTCTTCATTAGGGTCACCGGTAATCAATGGCATGCAATAAGCCACTGAAGTAAATTCCTCTGGGATGTGCCTCCCAGAAGTCAAAACGTTCGAAGATACCTGCCGGCATGAGGTTGTGCATGATGGTCGCTTTGCGCATCATCTCATCGGTGTGTCGCTGATAGAACTCCAGCGTGTGCATGCAACAGTAATCACTGAAGTATTCCTCGATCGTGTCACTGATGTCTTCGCCGCGATAGATGCTAAGGTCAGACTCCAAGTCACGGATGGTGTTCGCTAAGAACCCCATGGCGTTGTAGTAGTTCTCGTTGTCGTGGAACTCCCGAGCTTGGCCCGGGTAGTTGGGTAAGATGATAGCGGGGTCGAACGTGACCAGCGTTAACTGACTCATCATAATGTCTACTCGGACATAAGCCCTGGGGACGAACCCCAGAGCTCGGGTACTTATTGGTTTTCCTGAATCCAGCGTTCAGCTTCTTCACGCTCTTTCGGCGGCAACCAGTCATTGCGCAGGTAAGACTCTACCAGATCCTTGATCCGCGCATTGTCATTTACCTTGACGGTAGTTTCTTCCTGACGTACAACACGCAGGACGTTGTCGATACCGATGGTCAGGGTGTAGATGTTGAGGTTGTCCAGGCGTTTGATGTAACGGTTGACGGAGTAGCTATTGACAGCCGGCTCTACCAACTTCTGGAGATAATGATCGACCGACAGAATGCGATCGTCATTGAGCTCCAGTGTGTACTCACCTTCTGCACGCAGGCCACCACTGACCAGCAGGTCAAGGTTACGATCACGACCTGTGCCCATCGCACCGGTGTGTGCACCGATTTGTCCTTCTTTGCGAAGGAACGGATACTTGGCCGCGAGCATGTCGAGTACCAACGAACGGTAGTCGATATGGTCACCCGGATGTTTGACCGTAACCTTCTCACCGCGCAGGTTATCTACATCGACCGGACGCAGGAGGCGGTTGGTTTTGATCCGCAGGTAGGCGAACATTTCGGACAAGTCCAGTTCCATGGCTGGAGCAAAGCGGCCGACTGTATAGCCCTTCATCTCCTTCCACTCACGGATGCGCATGTCTTCTTGCACCACGAGCGAGATCATGTTGCCGGTGTCGAAGATATCGACCACAGCCCAAGTCTCACGTTCGAGGTAACGCCCGACATGCATGTCCAGTTCGAGGTTGAGATCGTCGATCTCTTCCACGGTCAGGAAGTCATTGACAAACGCCAGATGGCGGTTGGTCATGACCACGCCGTCACCGAACAGCAGTTCGCACATGATGTCGCTTTGCGTGTCACCTTCCGAATACGCCAGATAACTGGACACGTTCGATTTGATCAGCGCATGGACGAACGCTTGTGCACGACGATCGTCAAAAGGGGTGAGTGGGGTCTGGGCAAGTACCGCATGCATCTTCTCACCTTTACCCTGATGGGCAAGTTCGTTGTGATGACGCGCGTAGTTCATGGTGATCATTTTCAGCAGGCTGACGTAGCAGCGGGTGTTCAAGCAATACAGTTTGCCAGACATGTCTCTTCTATTCCGTTAAATGATGTAGAGTAGCCAGATGCTTTCACCCTGGCGTATATAAGAAGCTTCGGTACCGGAATGTTCGGGTGGTGGACGGGCAATGTCCCAGAGCAATCGCCTTGCTCGGTCCATCGTTTCGAACCATGCCAACACGATCGGGTCTGTCACCACCGGTGGAACCGGGAAGATGGTGCAGATCTCGAACGCGTTTAGTGTGCGCAGTATGAATATGTCAACTAGCGTATCAGCGTCCACCAGATACCCATGCAGGGTGGGTGGAACATTGCGCACCTCGTTGAGCACGGCCGCGATGTCGTACTTATACGCCATGGCTTGCCTAAGTTTGGTCATGATCATTTCCTGAGGTTGGCTACGTCTATGATGTAGTTCTAAAACGCCTTCAAATCACGTATATGCCCCCTCTAGTATACTATCTGGTACTAGGGTACTTCTTTTTTCGTAAAACGTCGCCAGCAGCAAATTAGGAGGCTTCTGATGTCAAACCCACTCGTCAAGGCTCTCGATGATATCGAGATGGAGATCGGCCCGCAGATCCTCAGTGCGCTCTTCGGTAAACCGGATTTCTACATGTGTTCCAGTCCGGTGAACATGCGTACCCGTATTCAGGAGGAGATTCTGGAACGCCGTGTTCTGGTCGATATGGACTTGGTCGGCGGTACCGAAACCTACATTCCACTGGATGGTCCGTACGTCCAGCGTGAGTACATCGACCCGATGACGGTGATGTACCACATCGGGCCAGAGATGACCCAAAACCGTCCGATCCGTCAGATCTACTCGGTCCACTTCGGTATCCTCAACTACTCGGTAGCTACCGGTGTGTTGCGTGGTGCTGAATCGGCCATGGGTGGTGAAATGCGCAAGGTGCTCGACTCGGCCCTGCGTACACCTCCAGCGGCTACCACTTACATCAACATGATCAACCACAACACGTTCATCGTGAAGTTCACCTTCTTGCCGTACAGTGCCGCCTTCTTGCGCTGCCGGTTGGGTAACGATGAATCGCTGACGTTCGTGCGCCATCAGTCGATCCTCGATTTCGTTGAGCTGTGCTTGTTGGCTACTCAAGCCTACATCTACACCCAGTTCAACATCAAGATCGGTCAGGCGTATCTGTCCGGTGGTCAAGAGCTTGGTGAGTTCGCCGAAACCATCCGTAAGTGGGATGGCAAATGGGAAGAGTACAAAATCAAGCTTAAGGCCTGGAAGAACGTTGCGCAGAACTATAACGACCCAGAAGCCCGTCGTCGTAACCTGCGTACTCTGGTAGGTGCGCCATGAGTTCGCGTTGGTTGGACCAGACCGTCATGCATGAACCTGAGCAAGGCCGTTATGGTAATTGCATGCAGGCGTGTGTGGCTTCACTGCTCAACCTACCGCTGGCTGATGTTCCACATTTCCACGAAGACGGTTGTGACGTCGAAACCTTCTGGGAACGTGTGGAGGACTGGTTGGCAGATCGTCACTATCTGCTGCGCTATGGTCATCCGGAAAAGACACTGTGCATTGCCTCGGGTAAAACCGTACGGGGCACTAATCACTGCGTCATCATGCGGGATGCTGAACTGATCCACGATCCGCATCCTTCACGGGTCGGTATTATCCGTGAGACCAACCGCATGTACCTGTTGCCCAATGACCCAGTACAAAAGTAAAAAACGACATAAGCCCCTCCCGGTAAAGGGAGGGGTCTATGCTGTGTCGAGCAGTGGAACGCGCAATGTAACACCCCATCCGTGTTTGATAGGTCGTAAAGCCAGCAGTGATTTTTTGCGTAAGAACATCGTCTCCTCTAGATACGCGATTTGTGTTCGGTAAAGGACATCGTCGTTTACCTTAAAAGGGTAGGTTGCTTCTAGCACGCTGGGTTTAGCCATCTGTAATGGGTAGAGTGTGTCAGAGTCGTACACATACCACCGTTGATACTGGTGTGCTGCAATACGTTTGCGTATCGAGGGATGCATCGCAAACTTCGGCAAGCGGATACGAAGCCCATTGCACTCGGTGATGAGTGGGACTGTATCGTAGTAGGTAACGCCGTCTTTGCTGTAAGCAAAGAGTAACCCCCGCAAGATCCGATTTAAGGTCAGGGTGTGTTTGATCGTGATTTGGAACTGGAATAGATTTAGCTCAAGGTGACTTGCGATAACCTCGTCTATTTGGTTAGCGGATGACTTGCCCATTGGCAACTCCTTAGAGCTTTACACAGTGACTTCCTCGCAAAAAGAAAATGGTTTGTTTAGGACCACAAGATAAGGGTGCCCGTAGGCACCCTCACTTATGTCGCTGCCGACTTAGCTTACGACGATGCAGTCGTCGATAGTGTCGTCGTCACGCGTGTTGACCAGGGCTGCACGCTGGCGGTAGTTGCCGTGCGTTTGACGCTGGGTGGTTTCGGTTTCTTTCAGGCGCTTGGAGATCTCATCCACCGAGATGGAGTTGATCACGAAGTGCAGTTCGTCGTGTGCACAGATCAAAGGCTCACGTGGGTAGCCAGCCTTGATGTAGTGCGGAGTGCCGACCACGCGGTAAGCATCACGATCGGAGAACAGAGACAGCGTAGCGATCGGTTCCAGCACTGCACCCGCCGCTTTGGCGTTGTCGGTGATGGTCACGGTGGACAGCTGTGGGCCGACCGACGTCACGTTGTTGTAGTTCAACCAGTTGTAGATGTCGGACTCGTCCAGGTCTTCGTTGAACTGGGTGGTCAGTGCTTGCACCGCTTCGATCACGAACTGTACGTCTTGATCGACCGCCGAAGGCAGGATGCCCGGGCCGTTCTCGAAGTACGCCATGACGATAGGACGCTTGAGCGACAGGCTGATGTTTTCCAGCGACGCCCAGGAGTCTTTGGTGTTGACCAGGTATTTCGGAGTCGACAGCTCGCCAACGGTGATGATCATGAACGACTGATCGCGACGAATCATTTCACGAGCCAGCAGTGCCATCACAGAAGAACCGGATGCACCCGACGACGACGCAACCAGGATGTTGAACTCACCCGGTACGAAGGTATCGAGGATCGGCTTGATGTGCGGCAGTGCTGCCTTGGTCGCACGACGACGGTCTTGACCTGCACCACCGCGCTGCGATTGACCTTCTTCGGCCGGCATCGGGATACGGTAGACTTTCTTCTCGTCGATGCTGGTGGTCAGGTTGGCTTCGCTGGTGTCGATGTAGCTGATGCGCGTGTCCGCATTGTCATTCGGCGTACGCGTACCGGTCTTGATGCCGAAAGCACCAGCGCAGTAGATGGCCAGCTTTGGCACGCCAGTCTTCTGAGTCTGAACAGGGGCGTGCAGTTTGGCTGGGTGGACGAGATCGTTCATTGTGTTGCTCCAGGTTAGGAAAGGTTAGTTGCGGATTACAGACCAAGCCACTTGGGATGGTCTAGGAAATAGTCGTTGGCGACGTCCAGGTTCTGTTCGATGAACTCGTTGAACAGCTGGGTCGCTTCTTCGATACCGATGTCCCATTTGTACAGGGAGAAGTTGAAGGCAAAGCCGCCTTCGAACACGATGTCGATGGCCGGTGCACGATCAGGCTCGGTTACGAAGTTGATCTGGAAAGGACCGTCGGTTTGTTTGACCAGACGGGCGATGACTTCGTCGTTGACGAAAGCCGGGTGTGGGCGGTTCCAGAACAGGAGTACACGGGAGACCTCGCTACGGTCCTCCATGGTCAGGTCGCTGAAAGGGATCTCGGTTTTTTGCTGCATGAGAAAAGCTCCGATTGCAGTAAGAAGGATTTCGTTGTGTCCCCAACGTAGGATAATTCACCTTAGTGATATAGTTCTTAGTTTCAGTTCAAAAGGCGGTCGGCTGACTCGACTATTTGCTTAACCAACGGAATTGAACTGTTGAGTTCTTTGAGGTCCATGATCAGGTCGTAGTTATGAACCTGATTGGCACAGTGTGTTTCGGTCTGAGGATCGGCGTGCAGCATGAATCGTACGCCCGGAACAGTTGGGTGGTTAAACGTCACAGGTAAGTCAGGGAAATCGTAGTTAGCCGGTTTGTTCAGAAGTGCTACGACGATGGTCCGCATTAGGATTGTCCTATGTTATGTTTCTTTGGTTGGGAACACTTGGGTTGTGGCTTCGTTACATAACCCGTTGCGTTATCGCCCCTCCTTGTGAGGGGCTCTTTTGCCGTCTGCTACTGGGGGGGGGGTACCCCATATGAGGGGGGTATACCCCCTTACTAAAGAATAAGGATATTTATAGGGGTCGGTCGTCCGACTCCCTCCCCCTATAAATCTTTATATCTAGTTTTTCTTTTCTATTTATTTTAAAAAACAGAATAGAATCCGAGGGACAGAGTCCCTCGGTCTATGTCGTCGAAAGGTTAATGAAAGAGCAAAGCCAGATAGACTGAATACTAGAACAATCTAGCTGGCGCTAGCCCTACTGTTTGTCATCCCCGTCTTCGTGGCGCGGCACGCCGGCCGACGGCTCATCCAGGAAGTTGTCCCAGTTGTCTGGGTTGTTCTCCAAGTCGAGATCGGTTGTTGGGATCTCCGTTTCCGGAGCGTCGAGGTTTTGTTTGTAGTAGTCGACCGCATGTCCGCCAATCTCGACGGTATGGTCCAGTCGGTACCCAGGGACATCACTTGGACCTTTAATGAGCAGATCCTTCTTACGGTCGTCGGATTGTGCGATAGCATCTGGTGCCGCCGCTTGTTCGGCATCACTAAGTGGCAAACCAAGATTATGCCGCATCAGACCCGATACGCGATTAGCCGCCCACTCCCGATCCTCAGGTGTTATTTCACGTGGTAGTGCGGGAGTTGCCAACTCACCCGGAATGGCCTGTTCGTCTAAGACAGTATTGACCACCTTAGTAACAAGCGCTGTCGCACGGTCCGTTATTTGACAATCCATGCAATCGCAACCTTCCGGGCATGGATCGCGTGGCTTCTCCTTCCCCTCATCTGCCCCGATGAATATACCGGCTACGGGCGCACACTCACCATCGATCGCACCATGGTCCTTGATGCGTTCCACCATGTCGTGTGTAACCATACCCTGGAACGCTGTAGCCAATGCGTCGACCGTGTGGTCTTCCAGTACCATGCCTTTAGCCGTTGCCCGTTCCTGAGCGCAGTGAATGCAATCACAATCAGCCGGTACAGCAATCATCTCCTTGGTTATGTTGGCTGGGTTATCCATCTTCGGATGGTGTCTTGTAGGACTGACCGTGGCATCGAGTACTGGGTTACCCATTTTATCGACCACTGGAATGTGGCTGATCATGGGTGGTTCGTAGAGCGCCGTACCAAACGTCAAGGCGTCAGGCAGTTCTGTTTCTTCACAAGCTCCTTTCCATGTCTTGGGTTGTTCAACAAACCGGGTAGGGTCCGTCAGTACATCCCAATCCACGTTGAGGTCTTCAGCCTGCTCCTCACGTTCAACGACCGGCCACAAACCGCTGAAGTCGATCTTGTAATGCATCGGGTCACCCTGTTGAGGTGTCCGATGTTTACCACGATGGACTGTGAGTTTAGGCACTGATTCGAACATGAACGGTTGAACAGACAATGCTCGCTCAGCAGCAGCCATCAGTTCACTGACCGACATGATTGGTTCCGCGGGCTTATTACCCAATGGTCCAATAATCCCCGGCATCTTACCCGCCAGATGCGCGGGCATGTCGTAGTGGTCTTTCAGGAACGGAGCCGTGTGAGCACGAATGCTGATATGCAGTGGCTCTGGCTCTAACAGTGCTTTAGGTAACCCCATGAACTTTGCTTGCAGTGAACGGATCTCGGCATCGAGCTTACCGATGTCCATGTTGGCAAAGGACTCCTTCGAATAGCTGATGCCGGTAGACGACGTACCCACCGCCCCAACGATCTTGTCGTAGTACTGACTCTTATCACGCTTGATCGGATTACCGTCCTCATCCATCAGGATGAAGTACCCAGTGGGGTTCATCAGAGCGTCAGTGACTTGATCAGCCGTTGGGATATCGACTTTGATGTCCGACCATTTCCTGAGGGGTGACTCGGCCTGGAAGCGTTCGATGTCTTCAGCGGTTGGGATCGTGATAGGTGGAAGCCCATCACACTCCTTCTTGATAACCGTGCCGTGAAACAACTCTTCATCCGGGGCCAACATCATGGGGTTGCCCTGAGCATCCCGGTAGTCGATGTGCGCCGTAGCCTGACTCAGGTCTACACCACCCAAGTCAAACGCAGGGCGAATCATTGGTGGACTGTCCTTGCCTTGAGGCGTCCAGTGGTTACGGGTGGTTACGTCCATGTAGAACATAAACCGACCGTACTGGTCGTTCGAGTCAGGAAGGCATTCACCGTTGACAAACACGTACTTGTCGTTGTAACCCCAGGCCCGTACCTTGAAGCCCTGCATGGCCATCATGAAGATGGTGTCTAGCGCAGCCCAGAAGTCCAGCGGGTTGTTCGAAACCGAATGGTGGATCTGCTGGATCACCAGCGCCCAGTTCGGATCATCGTGCATCAGCTCAGCGTCTTCAGCACCCGGCAACATGTTGAAGTTGTCAGGCTCACGATCATTACGTGGATCGAGCAGGCGGAGCTCACCGACGATGTTATCCCCGCACTGTATCTTCATGTTGATCTGAGTGTTGCTGCCATGCACCGAGAACTTCGGCCACGCCTTGCTCCTCATCCGATTCCGTTCGAGCTTTGGATTCGGATTCTTCTCCACTGGATTGTCGAAGTTCTGACCCGGCCAACCCCACGTCCCCTTCGACAGGTCCTCCCCGCGCAGGCTCATCAAGCTGGCTAACGTGGTCATCATGTTGAGGCGTTTGTTCAGAGGTTTCATTCGTTAGATCCTTCAGTCGATCAAGTCGTTCGGCGTTGGCGGTTTGGGTTGCGGTCGTCTTGTCCCAATCGCAGAGTAAGTTGCCTAGGTAGCGTGCATCTTCGTACATCTTGACTTCGGCTTCGGCGTTGTTGTGCCGATGGCAAGCCGGGCACTGGTTGCATTGATGCCAACCATCATCGTGCAGTGAGGGTAGTTCGCAGACATGTACGTGCTGGAGCAGTCCCTTTTGACGCAGGTGTTTGATCAACGTACCCTTACGGTAGCGGATCAATGGGAACGTCATCTTCGGTGGATCGTAATCATCACCGTTAATAGCGCGGCACGCGTATTCAAACGCCTTGGCTAAATGCACTGCTGACGCGGCAGCGTCATCGTTGAGCAGATAACCCAGTTGAACTTCATCGTAGTAATAGCCGTGTTCACCCATGCGGGTCATGCTGACTAAGTGGAAGAGCCAACCCGATAACTGTTTGACAGGCATCTTCGTTTTACTGGTATCGACTTCCAGTAGACTCCGAACCTGATCCATGATCGCAGCATGATCTGGGTAGAGTTCAAGGAACCGTTTTTCCAGTTTAGCGCGGGCCTCCGTTTCCGCTCTTATCTGCGTATGCGGTTGCCCACACTCCAGACTGACCCAGTAAACCTTGTGCTTTTTCTCAAGGGCCATGTCCACAAGTACGGTGGAATCCACACCACCTGACCACAGAATCAAAACCCGTTTTTCTTTATGCGACATAAAAGTCCTTGTTGGTAGTCATTGCGGTTGTATTCATTACTATAATCTAGGTCTGTAGTCTTTTTAACTCAATCTTGTGAACTTAACTCATATCGGACAGAGTCATGACAGTCACGATTAAAGATGTGTTCGACCGTCAGTTCGATCACGTGAAATTCGATGCTGCGTTCTGTAAGCGAGTAATCCAATATTCCATTCGCTTCATGAATCGCAATGAAGACCACTCCGCGTTCTTTGGGGGTGTGCTGCTTGGGGTTAACCCCATTAAATTCTTCGACAGTGACCGCGATGCGTGGTACGAGGAAGTACTGGAGATCGACGAAGACTTGTTCCTCGCCGACTTCGGGAAGATCACCTCGATCAACCACGAATTCAACGTCATGTCAGACGCCTTCAACTATACCCCGGCTTACATCGTCCACCGGCTGATGGATGCATCGGGCGTACCCCAAGCACTGAAGCACGAAGCAATGGTGCATGCGTACATGATCCTCCACTATCGTTTCATCACCTCGTTGTTGGTGAAGCGGTTCCAATACCCAGCCGACAAAGAAGTAGCGACCGCGGTATACCTAGCACTGAACGGACGTTTCGACATCCGTAAGTATGGTTCGTGGCGTGATCTGATTCGTGCCCGTGCTGAAGACATCGTCAGCTCGAAGTCGATCTACTACCGCACGTTGCAGGAGTTCACCCCTGACGGCATGCTGATCCGTACGGTGACCGATACCCAGTCGCGTATCCGTGAACTGATCAAGAAGATCTATGCGATCCACAAACACTTCAGTGATACGGGCGTTCGGGTTAAGACGGCTTCGGACACGGCAATCAACGCCGATGGGGAGTTGGTGCTCAAAGACCGTAAGAACGGCTACGCGTCGTTTATGCGCTACATCAATGACATCATACCCAACGAGCGGTCATTCATCCGAGACGAGCTTGTAGACGTCGTAGCGTCGGCTATGAACACCATGCCGAAGCCATTGCTCGTTACTACGCTCCGTTATCTGTCGAATAACTATTTCGCACCTCACCATGGCTACGCACAAGAGATCGTCAAAGAGGTTCTCCTCTATTCGTTCGATCACCTGTACGTGAACCGTTTGCCTGCGGTACAACGTAATGACCTTGCGACCAACATCGCGAAGTTGAAGTCGTTGCTGACGGCGTCTCGTTCGACCGACCCATCCGTGATGCTCCTGCGTAACGAAACTGAAAAGCTCGTTCGCTCGGCTACGGGCAAGAATCGTTATGAAGCACAGATCGCTGCGGTGCGAACCGGTACCTTGTTGTACATTGTTCTTCGGACGATGACAAAAGACCACTACGCAAAATAAAAAGGCGGGAGGGGTCAACCCCCTCCCATATGCCGTCTAACGTGGAATCTTGAATTCAGCCCGCATGTACGGCGAAGAGTTAACAGCGTTATTGAACCAGTCTTCTAATTGCTGGAAGATGTTGGGTTTGATCTCAAACAGTGTCCATGGGTCGAGGGCCGCTTTGGTGGGTGTCGTCAGGATGTAGCATTGGTGCCTGACACCATTGACCATTACCGAGAAGCCCTTGTCTTGTGGTTCATCTAACACGACGTGAAAGAACACCACACCCACTTCGAAGATAAAGCTCTTGGACGACCCACGGTACAGCCAGCCGAAGCTGTGGGTAACGCCCGTCTTGATGAAGTTACGGATCAGGAACTCAACGTCTGAGATCAATGCCCGCTCAGGGATACTGATACCTGCCCGCTTAACAAACAGTACAATCAGGTCGGTGTACATATCGACCACTGTTTGAATGTCGTACATTGACAGCGTCTTACGGGTGAGCTCTATGTCACCCACGAACTCTAGTCGCAGAAAGAACTGGAACTTCGACTCGGGGTCGTAGATGTGCATGTTCGGCAGTTCCCCCAACTTGTCCAGCTTGGTTGGGATGAACCCTAACAAGTGAATGTTGAAGTAATTACCGAGGCTGTCGTTGCATTCGACATGCGTCGGATACAGGGCGCTGATGTTGCTCATTATTCTTCCCCACGGTATCGTTTAAGAATGTAAGGCGTGGCTGCCTTGATCTCATCCAGTGAGTACGGGTGTGTGAAGTTAATAACAGATCCATTGCGTGGTGGGCCTTTCTTATCGAGCATCGTGACTTCACCGGTTTCCTGATCAACGCAGATGTAACCGCGGCAATCCACCACGTAACTGCGTTGATACATCTCCTCGTAGTTGTTAGCGCTAGCGCAACCAGAGAGCACGACCATTACTGCAACAGCAAATAGCTTGAACATGATTATTCCTTGACAGGGATGTTTGGGTTATCAAGCAGGTGATATAGACGTGAGATCTTTTGCACTAGGCGGACATAGACCCCTCCCATAGTGGGAGGGGCCGTATGTTTTTACTTAGCTGTACTGAATGCGGCTAGCAGCAGCCGCCTCCAGGTCACCAGCAAAGCCGTTGGTGGCAGCCGCGATGTCCGTGGACACCAGTTGACTCTGAGGTTTCCGCTCAGTTGCCTGAGCTTGGCCCGGAGTCCCGGCTTTAGGAGGTGTGGACTGAGTCTGCGCGGTTGCCATATCAGGTCACCCCTTAACCAACGTTCTGACGAGCGGCGGCGCCTTCGATCAGCTGCTGTTGCAGACCGTTCTGAGCGGCACCTACGTCGGCGCTTACACCGGTGAACCACAGACGACGATCGTTCGGGTTCATACCGCGCAGGTTCAGGGAACGCATCATTTCGCGAGCGAAAATCAGAGTACCAACCGACACGTCCGAAACCATGGAGAACTCGATATCGAACTCCAGGTTCTGACCCAGCTGACCGGCGTCTTTACGACCTTCCCAAGGCGGGGTAGCCAGAGGGAACATGTTGGTGCCCAGCCAAGCCGAGATCGGCTCGCTGAAAGTCGCGTCGGGTTCAACGAACAGAATGGTGGCACCGTAGAACGATGCGTCGTAGTCTGCTGCTGCTACCTGCCCATCGGATACGACCAGCGGGATCTTGGTGTTTTCATCACCAATACCGTACTGAATCCACCACTTGATGAAGCGGGTTACCGCGCGACCTTGCAGTTCCCAACCACCGAAGGTTGGGCTGGATACCGCACGCGTCACGTTGGTCGCAACCTTGATCGCTTCACCGGAACCACCGTACTGGTTGTCCGCGGTATCGACCGAGATCTGTTGGTTCAGACCGTTGATGGTCCGAGTGTGCTTCTCGATGAACGCTTTCAGGCAGCGGACTGCCAGATCGCGGTTCGGCAAGAACTCAAAGAAGCGAGGCGCTTCGATGAGAAATGGAACCAGGTTACGCGCAACCAGTGGCGTGTTGCTGGCGATGTTCGCCAGGTCCGGTGCCAAGGTGTGCGTACCTGCTTGAGCCAGGTTGATCGTGCCCGGGGACTGGCCCCGGCCGTAACCATTCTGACCGATGAACGGACTGCTGTAACGATCCATTTTCTATACCCTTGTGAAGAACGGACGAACCGCTGCTTACGCAGCAGCGGCCAGAGCGTCCATGCGGTAGGTTTCGAGTTCGAAGAACATCGTGGTACGCGGGTTGTTCGCGTACAGCTTAACCTTGCAGTGCCAGGTGAAGCCGTTGTTCTTGTCATCCGGTGTGAGGTAGGTTTCTGGGATGATCCGCACCCGGCCGGCGTAGCGACCCTCCACCAGTTTGGTGATCTCCTTGTTCGAGCGCTCGATCAGCTGCTCTGGGGAGATCTTCGCATTGCCTGCGAACTTCTTGTGAATCCGACGGATCAGACGCACGATGTCGCACGCGATGCTGGTGGTGATTGGCGACAGGAGGACCGAAGTCTCGTCCTGGTAAACCGACCGCACGCATGGGTAGTACTGAACGCGAGTGTCCGCGGTCAGCGAGTAGATGCCACCCGAATCCCAGGCAGTGGACTGAGCACGGGCCGGGAAGTACGGCACGTTCAGGTTCTTCACCAGGGATACTTCGTTGTTCGGGTCCTGGTCTGGGTCAGCCCCATCACGCAGGATACCGTCGCCCGAGCCTGCGAAGTTCGCCAGCTTGAACGCGTAGTCGATGATTTGCGGAACCTTCTTGCTGTAACCGCCATCCATCAGCTCGCCGGTCTGGTACACCACTTCGGCGCGGCAGATGCCGGTACCGTAGAGGGTCGATTCCGGGTAAGCCTTCAGACGGGTCATGATCACTTGACCACGGGACAGCTCTTCGGACAACGTTGGGTAACGGCCCTCGGCTTCCACGTAGGTGGTGAACACGCACTTCAGGTCACGGCGCTGGCCGAGCACGTTCATCATGGCGATCTTGCCATCCATCGACAAGCCAGTGTCGTAGATGTGCGAGAACGGATACAGAGCATCGTTCTCGTAGAGGTCGCCCAGCTGACCGAACGCGGTGTTTTCCACGGTCACCAGCTCTTCGTACTTGGCGTGGTTGATGGTACCGTCTTCACCACCAGTGGCGTAAACGGTGGTGCCATCGTTCAGCACGATGCCGCCGTTCAGTGCACCCAGCAGGTACAGGGACTGGTAAACGTCGCCGTCCATACCCATGCCGGTCAGGAAGTCGATCTGGCTCGACTGCTCGATGTGCTGTTCGATCGCCGGGTTAACGGCCAGCTCACGAGCATAGATCATGTCCTGAACTGCTTTGACCTGATCGCTGTAGACGTGGATCTCGGAGAACGGGCTGGTCAATGGAGCCAGGCCGGACTTGATACCGTCGTCTTCGAAAGCCTTGATCAGAACGTCGCCGATGTAGAACTCTTTATCGGTGGACGCGCTGTAAGCGCCTTCGGTGAAGCAGACGTCGACGTAGTCTTCGCCCATGGCGGTCAAAACGATCGCCGGGATGTTGGTGTTGGCCACCTTCTGCATGAACTGCATGCGGAACATGCGAGTCTTGAAAGCAGTGGCGGTTTCCTCGTCCCAGACCTCGTTGGTCTTTTCGTTCGGAGCCCACATGCGGATGCCGAGGTTGTTACCGGCGGCACCGAAGTACGACGCTGGCAGCTCGAACAGTGGGTAGATGGTGGACTGGGTACCATCGACCTCGGACAGCAAGGTACCCGGTACTGGTTCAGCGGTGCCGACGGCGCCAGTGGCAGGCATCAGCACGACACGGCCTTTATAGCCGTCGATTGGTGGCAGTTGTGCCGTTTGACCTGGGTTGATCTGGCCGTTGTAGTTGAAACCGGACAGACGCTCTTGTACGGCAGGGATCAGGTCACGGACCAGTTCCAAGCCGATGATCATGCGCGACTTCTTGGCGTCTTCAGGGATCAGACGTTTAACGAAGAAGCCGTTACCAGCACCCAAGAGGGTTTCCGCCAGCAACGATTGCAGGTTGAAGAACTTGCCACGGCGAGCGAGGGTTTCGCTGCCGAACATGCTGTTGAAGTCGCTGTTCTCGTTGCCGAGATAAACGGTCTTATCGGTACCGGTCTGGCCCCACAGACGCAGCAATGGAGCATGCTGCGGGTAGGTAACCGGTGCCCGAGTCGCAGTCCCGCGGGACTTGTCGTTGAAGCCACCGTAAACGATACGGGGCGTCGAGTTGACGTTCGACATCTTTACTATCTCCTAGGAGGACTTGGTGCACTGGTGACTCGATGTTATGAGCATTAACCCAATTCAATCCATAAATATTAAACAGCATTTGCGCTATTAAGCGACAAATGTATTTTTAATCGACACACAATGGAGTCGCCGCATGCTACTCATGCCATACGACACCACCCAAGGGCGCATGTACCAGGTGGACAAAATCGTCACAGAGATCAAACGCGCCCAAATCGAAGCACCTCTCCCTGAGGTGGAAACGCCGGCGGGCAATGTCCTCAAAAACATCTGCCTCATCACACCGAACGATGCGTATGAGGATGTCAAGCAGTTCACCCAATTTGTGAATATGGGAACTGATCAGGAACCCAAGTTGGTCATCGACGGTCGCCAATTTACGAAGTGGGATCGCCGTACAGACACATACCGTCTTACTGCTTCGAACGACTGGATGTTCCAGTGCGTCCGTCTGGCTCTGACCGCCCGTTGCTTGAAGGACGGTCCTGGTGAGATTCGTCGCTTTGGTGACATCCCGGCATTGACTTTCATCAAGTGGATTACCCGAGCGGTTGTCCCTAAGTACAGTCTCGATGAAGCGACTGAACTGAAGGTCATGGTGGTTTGTGCTTTCTATTACTACGGCATGATCGATCCAGACATTGCAACCGACAAAGACGCTCGTGCTGAGTTGGTGAACGTGGTGTACCGGCTGACTAAAGTGAGCCATCGTTCGATTCTTGAGATCTCCGATGGAATCAAGAGTCTCAAGACGTTTGATGATCTGGCCAAAACTATCACCAACGACATTGGTACCATCCGTCTGGGTGATATCAAAGGTGCCGACATCCTGGCATTGATTCAGGGTAGTTTCTTCGGCATCTACGCTCGTGAACACGTGGGTGTAGCGGTTGAACACTTGCCGACGTTCATTGCGATGGTCTACACCTGCATTCAGGATCGTTCCTATAAGCGCTACACACTGGCCACCCGAGCATTGAGCTCCGGTACCCAGAAGGAACAGAAAGATTTCGTGGATGCGGTCTATCGCCAAGTCGCTGGTGTATTCAAATAATTCTACTGAAATGCAGCATATAGCCCTCCCGCTTAGGGAGGGCCTTATGTCTTGGTTAGGAAACGCTCGATGTTATGAGCTTTAACTAAGCATGCCAGTAAAATTTGTCACCTCTGTTCACAGGTAGGCCTAAATGAACGAGTACCTTCTGCGCCATGCGATCAGTACGGTCTGGTGTAACCCATCGATGGATCGGCAGCACGTGTACAAACTCGTGCCGGTATCACCTCGGTTCGGGGTGCATACGTCCTACACGGTCGACTACATGCGGTACCAGATGCCGACTGAGCGCGATTACTACATGATCTACCAAATCGGCAAAGTCGAGCCGAAGCTCTTGGGTCTGCCCAAGCGCTATGCCAAGTGGATGAGTCTGGCGGAGATCGCTAACGAAACCGCACTGTACTCAGAACTGTATCTGAACAACGGCATTCAATTCCCACGTCACGAAGTCTACGTTCTGTTGACCGGTGGTAAGAACCTGATCATCGCCGTCAAGATGAATGAGCGGGTAGGGTCGCTGGACAAGCAAGACGTGTACATGCGTTTCTACAACAACTCCTATTTCGATTCGGTACGTTCGACGCAAGCGGCTCGCAAGACCGTGTTCGTCATGGGTGGTACACCTAAGACCAGTCAAGAGCTGGTGAACCTACAGATCGGCATGGCCACCGAATTGACAGCCCGACCCGGGCGTGTCCCGTACTACTTCGTTAACGGACGGTTCAGCAACACCCTGTCCTTGATGAACTGTACGCCGGGTGATGCCATGGAGATGGTCATTGACTCCTCCATCGACCGCTACATCGACTTCCCTATCTCGGCGCTGCCGACGTTCCAGTCCACGCTGGATAATGAGAACAAGTTCATGCTGCATTATAACGACCCGACTGAAAAGTCGATTCGTTTCTATGACGACTTGGACGTGTTCATTATTAAGGAAGGCGGTGGCAATGGTCGGTTCCTCGGTGCGACGTATCACCGCAACGAAGGCAACTGGATTCGTCAGCTGACCCACAAAGACTACAGTGTCCCGATCGAACGTTTGAATGCGTTCAAAGATGCGCACCCTACGGACCCACGCTTCATCCTGGACTCGGTGAAGTTTACCGAAGACAAATGGAACAGTCTGTCTGAACTCAAGCTGCGGGTGTATTTCCGTCAGTCTGGTTATGACCGTCCACTGCAACCTGAAGCCTCGCGCATCCATGAGCTCTACCGGATGTCTGACACTCGGGTCGTGCGCGCCATGACTGGGGTTGACTCCACACTGGACATTTGGAAAGCCGCCAACCTTGAGAAGGCTGCGTATCCAAAGTTCATGGGTGCACCGACTTCTATGGTTGTGCCGATCGGCTTCAATGATCCGGACGTAACCAGTGAAGCTAAAGAAGCAGCACAGGAGTTTGCTGGTCAAGTCTTCGGTTACCATGCTGCGGCCAGTTTGCTGGCAGCCACACCAACTGACGTGAAGAACGTCAATGGTCGTCGTGAGGCACTGCTCAACTACGCTTACTGGTACAACGCCACAGTGTTTGAGTTCGACGCTGCCGGTGTGTTGCTCGAATGGCACCCACATGCTGCCGGGCGACGCTACCCCGTCCGTAACGCAGCTACAGTGCGTGTGGAAGCCATCGTCGGTAAAGGCGGTAACTCGCTGAACACCGTTTACGATCGGGCACCGGTTCCATTGGATCTGCAATACAACTTCCGTGTCTACGTGGTTGAGATCTACGCTGGGGTTCAACGTGGCGGGTGGCGGGATATCACGGATCTGCCTAACCGGGCGGACTGGGGTTACCTCGATACCTCGGGTGCTACTCCACGCTGGGTATGGACTTACGATCAAACCAAGTGGTACGGCTGCGTGCGGCAGGACAATGCGTTCCTCTGCTATCCACTGACCATCAGTAAAGCAATGGGGACACTGCGCTTCAGCGTAGCGAGCTATGAGACCCATCAAGGACTCACCGACTATAAACTGTTGGAAGTGCCTTTCGCTCAACTGGATCTGTTCATGAACGGTCGGGCCTTGATTGAAGGTCTGGACTACACCGTGAAGTGGCCAGAAGTTGTGGTGCACAACATCGAGTACCTCGACCCCGGGGCAGCTCAGCTGTTCTTGGTACGTGGCCATGGGATGTGTGAAGGTGACTTGTCCCGTCCTGTGCAAACTGAGTTCGGCTTCATTGAGTACGGCTTGCTCTCTAACGACACGACCTACAACATCCATACGCACAAAGTGCAGCGGATGGTGATCGACGGCCACTACCGTGATCCTAAGTCCCTTCATTTCGAAGAAGACTGGGGCACGGCTGTGGTGACTGACGAACGCAACGGTGCGCCGTATTGCATTCAGACTCCGCCGATGGTGTTCCGTGATGTTTACGAATACGATCGCGTGGCCCGTGATGAAGACAATGCGCGTGACACTGCGGTCGCGACGTACATGGGCAACCTGTATCCAAAACGTCCACGTGGTCCGATCGACACGATCACTCACCAGTACGCTGTGGTCTCGTGCTTTGCTAACAAGCTGGTACATGACTTGGTTTCGGGTCTGTTGGCTCCGGCAGGTTTGCTGGATCGCTACAACGATGACGACATCCGTAAGTGGCTCAAGAGCTACGAGTGGTTGCTCGACTACGACCTGGCTAACACCTCCTACAACGAAACTCATGTGCAGGTCTATCCTCATTGGATCGGCGCGCCGGTGGGTCTCCCAATCGAACGTTACAACTTCCTGAAACGAGCACTGAAGACGTACCTGCGTACACCGCCGGATATCTCGGCGTTTGTCTTCGTTGACAATGGGATCTAAACCATGGCTTTTGATGACTCCAAATATCGCGACCCCGAGCGGGGCTTCCGCATCTGGCACCGCGATGAAATCGTGGCTGTAGGAAGCACCGGCAAATGGGTTCCCAACAAAAAGGACCGTGTGGTCGATGAAGTGAATGGCTGGCAGATCGTGGTCGACGTTGACCCATCTACTGGCTACTCGGTTCTGCATCCATGGAAGCTCCCTGTTGATACTGACGGGGATGCTGCGGCCAAACTGGTAGCGGTAGGTCCGGGCTACAGCTCGGAATCCTTCCGTATCTTCCTGGACACCAGCGTGACTCCACACACGTTGACGCCTGACTATCGCCTGCACAGCTACCACCGTGAGATGCAGTACTGGGTTGCGTTCCTCGGTGAAGACATCAGTGAGACCACAGGTACTGTGATCTCGCAAATGTACGACCCGTCCGGTACGTGGCTTGGGGTGGAAGTGCCGATCGAAGAGAGCTACGATCCGGCGACGTCCAAACCTGCCAAAGCGCCTGCCCCGGGTTACACCAACCATGAACTCGAAAACGGTGAGCTGGTGACCGTTGTGTTCTACGGTGAGCAGGGTACGCCTGTCAGTAAGGCACAGCTGCTGATCGTTAACTCGAAAGCAGTACGTCGTGCTGATGCCAGCAAGAAGTACGTACAGGGTATTCACCTCGACTCGCCGTTCATCTCGGCAGCCGATCCACAGGTGGTGGAGTTCCCGCTCAACGTCACGGTAGAGTCTTTGCCACTGACCGCGATTGTGTCCTACAGCGACGGTACACAAGACCGCCGTACGATCAATGGTACGCAGTTCAACCTGTTTGGTCTGCGCAACTATATCGCCACCGAAGTCGGCCAGCAATTCCCGATGGTGCTGAACTACATCTTGGCTGACGACGAAGTCAGTTTCAACATGGTACCGTCGATCAACCGCACCCTGTCGGTGGATTACATCGCCCGTACTGTAGCGGCGGATGGTGCCTACGAGATCAAGCTGTTTGCCTACCCTGTGTGGGTCAGTGCGGCTCTGGGTTACCGGATGGAATTCTGGATGTACAACCTGGATCGTCAGACGTACTACAACGTCACTCCATACGTGGAACTCGGTTCGGCCTCGAACGCTTTCGATCCGAAGGCTTACGGTGTCGTTCAGGAATGCACGTGGGCAGTCGACATCAACAAGGTCGATGGTCGCTTCGCGCAGTACCGTCACGTACAGACCTTCCGTATCGCTCTGCTCAACAGCGGCGATAACCAAGCGGCGAACTGGGAAATCCTGTTCACGCCGAACCAACCGAATGGCTACGGTCGTGGTCTGGTTGCCAACTGCCGTTACCTCAGCGTCAACAACTGGCGTCTGAACCTCGGCATGGGCAACACCACCATGAACAACTGGCTCAAGCAGATGTACCACTCGGCTGCGCCACTGTTCAACATCGAACTCGAAGAAGAAGCGCCACAGCCAACGCACTTCATCCTCCAATTCCTCAACAACGCCTACGAGATCCCTGTCGGGGATTGGAACGTAGATCAGATCGTGAACAACGACCTGAAGAACGGCGAGCTGTTGTACATCCGTTGGATTCGTCGTACCTACGACGCCGACCTGCACCTCGCCACTACCGCATTGGCTGTCCTGCGCAGCTAAAAAGAAAAACGGCATAGACCCCTCCCGCGAGGGAGGGGCTTATGTCCGTCTAGATCACCAGCGACCGGTCAGGAGATTAATCTTCTTTGCGGCTTCATACCAGTGGACAACGTCGTAGAAGAACTTGTGCCAGTGCGCGTCCATCTGCACATGCTGGTCATCAGGTCGCTCTACGCCATACCACCACTCATGGATACCTTCTATCAAACTTCCGTAGATAATGGTGAGGGTCTCCTCGCCATCGTCACGTTTGATGGTGAGTGTCAGACAAGTGTAGCGTTTTGGATCTGGGTCGTACGTCATGTTGCTAACGCTGTAGCAGCGCATGGACGTGTGGACACCGAATCCCTTAGCCTCATGAATCCCACCGAAGATCATCAGATCCGTAAACAACAGATGGATGAGTGCCTTCTCTACACTGAGGTGCTGCATCTCTTCATTAATAACACCCCAGGCATAAGCATCAGCCAAATGGTTAATCGCTGCCGTGTTTAGTGGGTTCATGTGAAAGTCCTTATCAGTAAGAAAGTCAGAGTGAATCTACAAGTCGGATGGTCTTGGCTAAAGCCAATTGCTTAGGTGTTAACAGCTTGTTGCGTGAAGCTTGTTTCGGTACCCCTTCTAGTGCATAGCGCTTGATGCTCTTTGCACTAATACCGGTAGCGGCAGCTGCGCGAGTGTAGTTGGCATAGACCACTCCATTCACGGACACCTTTTGACGGATAGTTGCCTCCCTTTGCAGGGAGGCTTGTCTCAGGTTGGCACGCTGCTCTGCTGTCCAGACATAACCTTCAGCGTTATGCTTGGTCACGATGTTACTTACTCCTGGTCGGCGTGGTTAAATGGCTCGATGGTGATAGCGGTGCTTTGCCGTACTTCAGCTTCGCCTGTAGCCTGAGCCAGCGATTCCTTCGGAACGATGCCGTTAGCGGTAATCACACCCCCTTCAGCGGCCACCTTGTCGTGGAACGCTTGAGACATCGGAGGGATCTCATCTTCAATGGTGTCTACTGAAGGCATCAAGAGAAAGCCGGAAGAACTCCCGTAGATATCGATAAGACCCCGACCGAGTTTCACTTCAGCCTCACCAATCGCCGAAGCAAGTGACTGTTTCGGCACCCGTAGTGGATCAACAGCGTCAAAGCCAGGGATGTTGTGGTGATTCATGAACCACTCAACCGCATCGAACTGTGCTGGGTGTGCTTCGGCCACTTTGCTTTGTACCAGCGCTTCAGCCATGTCCTGCGTCAGTGCACAGTGGATCTTGAACTGTTCAACCAACTCACGACGTTCAAGACGAAGGAACAGCTCACGCCAAGCCCGAGCGTTGTTCATTTGCTTGGTGGTATCACCGAAGTCCACCACCACATCGCCATCAGCAGGTTGCTGTTGATCCATACTGCCCTGAGCAATCACCTTCTGTACGTTGGTGGGTACTGGGGCGGCAAGGATGTCGCGCATCACCGATTCAGCATCGAAGGTTTCACCGTCCTCGAACAACAGAGGGAAGATCAACCGTACGTTGTCACCGATGTATTCCTTAGGATCATCGGCGTGACGCTGATCGGCATCAGGCATCGCCTTCAGCTTAGCCAGCAGTTCAGCTTCGTCAAGCACACCCACGAACTCGAAGCACCCGTGTGGATCTTCGTCCTGCTCCTGAATCAAGCAGATGGTGTCACGCCACCAGTTCGTCGGGCAAGTCCCTTCGTTGTAGTGGTAGTCGAGGTGACTGGAGAACCGTTCAGCTTTCTCCTTGTCCAGCGCATCCTTGTGGGTCCCGCCACGCACTACAGCGTAGATAGGACGCTCTTGGTTGTCACCAGTGTTGGAACGCAGCAGTACAACAGTAGGGAGGAAAGGATTCTCTTCCACGCCTGTCTGCGACATCTCGATGTGCTGGTCCGCGTACACACGAATGTCGAACTTGGCGCGACACTTGTCACAGCTCCAATAAACCGGGTAGAAGCCCTCCTTTTGCTTGGCAGCCGACTCGAACAGGTGGCTGACTGTCCACTCGTGCTTACCGCACAGTGGGCACTTGCATTTAACGGTGGTGATAGTGGTGGTGTCCACTTTTACGAATGGGGTGCTCATGCTTCTTCTTCCTTGTCGCGTTCGGTGAGGAGGATCATGGTTTCAGCGAGGTGTACGGCTTGCTCGCGAACCAGCTCTACTTGCAGACCCGAGTCATCCTCGTCGTTGGTCCACTTCATGTTGCTGTAGCCGACGTGGCTCAGATAGAACTTCGTCTGAGACGATGGCCACGACACGAGTTGGTTGGGGTTCTTGCTGTGCGACGCGTATAGGTGATACGTCGCTTGATCCATCACCAACGGCCAACGCTCTACCAACACATGACGGAATAGCTCATGGTCAGCACTGACGTGGAAATACGACGTATCAGTGACAATACCGACCTGAGCACAGGTGACCTTGGTGGTATCGAAACCAGGATAAAAATAAGCGCACACTACCTTGTCGTAATCTACCAAGGTGGAGAGGCCGAGTTGGGTAAGCATCACTTGAAGCTTAGCCGTATCGATCTCCGCATCTTCGTGATTAGCGTGGGTAGGTACGGGGTAATGAAAGAAAAGTGCGTTTTCGAGTTTATCGAGCGCGTGTTTAGGCAGTGTCATGTTTCACCTCAAAAGGTAAGTTGGGGAATAAGCCCCGACCGAAGTCGGGGCCTTGGGTTACGACAGGGTGATAGTGCCTTCACCGAACGGTGTGGTGAGGGTGATCAGCCAACCCCAGCGCGGTTGTGCCGAGGTAGGTTCTTGGCGCAGCATCTTCCAGTGCGTCTCGGCTTCTTTCATGCCGCCCTCGACCAGTGGCTTCAATACCGCATTCACCGCTTTGGTGATGAGGTCTTCGGCTTGTTCCATCGACTCGATCACCTGGTCTTCCATCGCGGTAGCAATCGAGTTATTGACGTCGGTGACGATCTTCGCCAATTGCAACTGCTTGAGAGCAGCCGGGTCGTTATCGTACTCAGCCAATACTGGCAGTTCGATAGGACCCGATTCTTCTTGCACCACCGCGTCAAGCATTTCCATGAACGCCAAGAAGTCATCACGATCAGCAATGATCATTGGCTTATCGGCTTCGTCGGAGTACACCCCGATACCATCGTCAGGCCTGAAACCTTCCTTTGGTGGCGAGAACCAAGCACCCCGGATAGAGGTACCCCATTCCAACAGGGGTTCGATGGCGGTGAAGTTGCAGACCATTAGATAGTCGATATAGTGTTGCTCCGACTGTTCGTGGTAGTCGTACGGCTTACCCCTGGCCACGGCCAACATCACAGGCAGAATGATGCGAGCGAAGTGGCATTCCATGTCGCTGTCGTAAGTGGTGATACCGAAGATCTGGGCAACAATCTCCAGAGCGGAAATGCCCTCGGCATGACACTCTTGGGTTTCCATGATGAATTTACGCTTGGTTTCAAACCACTTACGGTAGTAATCTTGCTTGGTCATTACATGACTCCAGTACGATTCGGAATAAAAGCCCACTATCCTAATAAGGCGAGTGGGTAGGTTTGTTAGTCTTCAGATGGCAACACGAAACGCAGTTCGCCGATGTAGCGATCGGAGATCCACTTCCAACCCGCCGCCTGGTAGGTTTCGATAACGGCGAGACGAATGTAGTCATCAGCATCAGTATCCACACTGATGTACTTGTCCATCCCGGCAACGCAGTCGTTGTGGGTAATACCCATGGCCAAAGCTTCTTCGCATTTCCTAACCAGCTCAATAAACGCGGGCTGACGGGCGATGTGTTCTTGCTGCCCAGTGACGGTAATTTGCATGGAGACACCTAGTATTTGTAAGCGACGCGGTCCAGACGGGCGATAGCTTCTACAAGCTGCGCCCGCAATGCATCGAACTGTGGTTTACACGACACCGGGATTTCTTTAGCGTCCTCGGTGCCTTCGTTATGAAACTCTAGCAGCTCGTCTACGGCGATCGGCAGGTCAACCAGCAGTGCCAGGTTGTGTTCTTTCACGCCTTCTTCGTTAACGACGTTACAGGCCCACTGGACGGCTTTGGTACTACAGTCGTCAGTACCCTCCAGCATATCGCTGACATAAACAAACAGTTGACCCTCACTGTCAATCTGAATGTTGGCCTGTGTTACAAACTCAGCCAGTTCTTTGGACATGTTGTACTCCTTAGAACCAGTTGTGTTTGATGACGCGAGGACCGTTGTCCCACTCGTAGACAGTGTAGTCCGCTTTGACGCGATCGCGGTTAGCACGATCGGACTCCCACCAGCTCACTTCCTTGGCCGAAGAGAAGTACTGGTGCTGGGTCTTGCCGAAGCCACGACCGTCGATGTCCAGACGGAAGCTGATCTTGAACTTGGCAAAGCTTGGCCAGTTCGCGTGATCGGCCGCGTCAGCGATGATGACGTCAACGAAGGGTTGGATGTCTTGGATGATGTTTTTACCGAGGTTCATAGTCTTACTCCTTATAGGGGTGGTGCGATGATTAGCAGTAGTTGTTTTCTTTGAGCCACGCCAAAGCATCTGGCGCTGTCTTTAACCAATGTTCCTGACGATCCGGTTTACCAGAAAGCCATTCGCCGACTTTACGTGCACGCACTGCCTCGGCTTCTTTGTTAGCCCACTGCCCGAGCATTGCGTTTTCCAACTCCTGTTTCCAGAAGGTGTGGTCGTCAGTCGAGATCCATACGTTGACGTTGGCAGCCACCTTCGACTGACCGTACTTGCGCTTGAGGTACACACTCACGTAACCCAGCGATACCTTACGCAGCAGCGGCCACGCCTTGTTGTTCTGGATGACCTCGTAGCCACCACCATCACGGTCTTGGATCAGAATGAAGTAGCGCAACCCAGTCAGCAGGTTACGCCGGTCATCACACCAGGCCTTGATCGACCCTTGAAGATCATTCAGGTCAACAGTCTGCCAATCCAGACCCAGGAACTTAGGTTTTTCATTCGCCACAGTATTACTCCTTAAAAGGGATAGCAATTCACTAACGTGATATAGTCCTAAGGAAACTTAGGACAGACTTTTAGGGAGGAACTTCTGGAACAGCAGAACCATGTTCTGGATATCCCAGTCCGAGAACACCGCGTACTCGTACTCGTGGTTTTCCTTACCAACGAAGTCTGTGTTATCAGGGTCTTCGTTGTAGTACTGGTTGAAGGCCATACCGGTGGCCGCAACATTGGGCTCGGTAATGTTCTTCAGGGTCTCGAAGTAGTCTTCGGTGTCATCCAGTTCGAAGTTGGCCGGAGCCACGATAAAGAACTGCCAGCTTTTAGGGCCAGTGTTCTCTAGCTTGATTTCGAACTCACCGAAGTTACCCGCGTGATGACGGGCATAAACGGTACCCTGTGGCAGTTCCATGAAAGCAGCATGGTTTACAATACGCATAATGATTTTCCTTAAAAGGATAAAGAGAGCCCTCCCCATAACGGGGAGGGTGTATGTCGTCAGCTACAAACCCACGTCTTAACGACGCAGGAGAGCAGCCATGCCAATACCCACAATGCGGGCAATGGTTTCACCCGCCGTAGCGTAGTTGGATTCCGATACGGACGGACGCCGTTGACGCGGGATGTTAGCCACTACATCCAGAACAGGAGCCCAGAACTCCAACTGACCCAGACGAGTTTTCACTCGCAGACTGCTGGCACTGCCCGTGCTCGCCAGATTGATCGCATCGTGGTAACCGATTTGACGGATCTCACTGAAGACACCGCCGGACTCGTAAGCAAACCCATCTGCCATCAGTTCGATGCAGTACAGCAGGTGTGCGAGGTCTTCGGTTTCCTTCGGTTCGCTGTGGCCTTGCACCACTTGCAGATCGACCTTGTGGGTATCGATACCGAACTTCAGCGAGGTCCACTTCTTGTTGGAAGCGAACAACGCCATGATACCTTCGTCTTGAGCCACACGGTAGTCAGGCCAGTTACGCAGTTCACTCGCCGAGACAGTGTGGCCATTCAGTTCACGAATTGCCCGGATTTCCAGGTGGTTGGTGAATGTGGTGGTGAAGTCGATCTGACGACCGTTGTACTCAGCGCGGTTGCTGCTAATCATCCGCAGGTTGGACAGTTTGCTGGAGTCGATGCGAGCGTGGATAGTAGTCATGGTTATTCTCCGAGAGATTGCTTATGGTGGGTGTTAGAAAGGAAAAGGTACAGAAAAGAAAGCCGGGGTTGTCAGCCCCGGTGTGTTCAGATCAGAAACTCAAGCATGGTCTGAAGATGATCGAGTTCTTCACGATAAGCTTCGTCAAAGTCATCGAGCTCTTCAGGGGCCAGATTACAGGTCCGGTGCTCGTTGATGCACGCCAACAGTGCAACGGGTGTGTAACCTTTGAACACCGCCAGTTCAAACAGGGCTGTGGTGCGTTTGGTCAGTGGTTCAGGACCCACGCCATCCTCAACACTGCCGTCGATCGCCAGCTTATAACCGGTGGCCTTAGCAAGGTTCGAACGCTTCACCGGAGTAAAGATGAAGATGTCGCCTGCCAGACCCGTGATCACGTAGCTTGGGTGAGCACCGATCTTGTCGATGCGCACCTCGTGACGTTGCATCACGTTGTACTCCACATGCTCCCGATGATTGTGTTCGATCATCGACATGTTGAAGAACTTGAGGCAGTCTTTCAGAGAGGCAAATTTCATGGTTTCTCCTTAAAGGGGAATTAGTTAAAGAACGACTTGGGGAACAAGTGCATCGCTTTGCTGAAGAGCCAACTGTACGCACTGGTCTCTGCACGTAGGATCTCCAGCTCGTGACGCTCACCGCGGTAGTTTACATGACCGAGGTAGTAAGCGATACGACGGATTGCGATGATGGGTTCGAACGACTTACCGGGCACGCGGTTTACAGCGGTGATGGTTTTGGTGGCTTCATCCACCAGCACCGTTGCACCTTCGAACAGATACACCCGAGTGCCGGCCGTCTTGAAGCTGTCGCCACGCATCTGCATGTGTTGTTGCTGATTGAACTGGTGTGCGGTCATTGTGTGTTTGATCGTCATGACGTTATTCCTTAAAGGGATAATTGAAAACAGGTTACTGTTTGTTGGTGGCGATGTCTGCAACGAGCACCACAATCGCAACCAGGATGATAACGCGGAAGAGACCTTGCATGACACTACTCCTTGGTTAAACCCTCCCCCGATTGAGGGAGGGGTGTACGGTTAACGGGTGCTGTAGTACTGATACAGCGCGGCGTAGTTGCCACCGTGCTGTACCGACTCAGCCTTCAGCGCATCACAGCAAGCCCGACCGGCCTTAAAGACCTGGAGGCTATCGCTGTAACCGTAGTACCAGTCAGCCTTCTTGCAGCGATCCCGGAAAGCTGCTTCAGCTTCCGTGAGTTCACCGAAGTCAGGCTCGACATGGGCCACAGGTTGCGCCACCGGTGCCGCTGGCTCAGGTTCAGCCAGCTTAGCTTGGAGCTGACCGATGTCGTAGGCAAACCGAGCATGCGAAGATGCAAACGGCTTTTCACCACGACCCATCAGCTCGTACCGTACACGCATCGCTTCCAGCGTGTACATCGGCACACCCTCCTGCCAAACGATGTCCGCATGCACGCCTTCAAGCAGCAGCAGACCGTCACGCAGGAACAACCCACGAACACCCAGATCGGTGGACACGAAGTTGCCAGTCCGCTGACGTGCGGTCTCGAACAACGTCGCACTCACCTCGAAGATAGCACTGTTAGCTGTCTTCACGATACCGTGAAAGAACAGCGCAGTGTTGTCAGCCAGTGCAACCTTGGCATCCGGAACGATAGCCTGTACTTCGTTGTACATAGCCAGCAGATCAGATTTCTTCAACATGGTGTTTCTCCTTAAAAGGGGAAGTTACGAAGATTATTCTTCATATTCGCAAGTACAATATAGGTTTTAAATACAGTGGAATCGAGTGTTTTTCCAATGGTATGGTGTATAACCGCCCTTTTTCTCTTTATTCCGTCTAGGGCATATCCGTAATTTACCGAGGATGACAACTTGGAAATGATTCTTTGGAAGCAGGACTGGGCTCGATTCCCGACTGCTGTAGTTGACTATAACACCAGCAATACATCCTTCCTCCGTCTGGTAAAACTTTACAAGCGGATGGGGATTGAGAACTGTGAGTTCCCGCTGGCGTTGCTCCAACCCGAACTGTCTGGCATTGATCCTTACGACGACGATCTGTCAGCTGAAATCAAAATGAAGATCGCCATGGAGTGTCGTTTCAACCCATGGTACTACTTCCGCGAAGTCGCAAGGCTTCCTTCTAACGCCGGTGACGTCCCCATTCGCTTTAAGGCAAACCGGGGTAACATCGCGTTGTACTGGAGCTTCTTTAACCACGTTGACTTTGCGCTGATCCAGCCACGTCAGACGGGTAAGTCCGGTTCCACTGACTCCTTGACTGTAGGTCTCACGTACATCTGGGCATCGAACACCACGATCAACCTGATTACGAAAGATACGAAACTGAAGAACTCCAACGTGGAGCGTCTGAAGGAAATTCGTAACCTGCTGCCTGACTACATCCACCCACACAACCCGAACGATGCTGACAACAGCGACCTGCTGACCTGTATCCGTCTGGGTAACAAGTACAAGACTGCTGTAGGTCGAAACGACAAGATCGCTGCCGACAAACTCGGCCGTGGTATGACTGTACCGATCATGCAGTTCGACGAAGTACCTTACATCAACTTGATCGGTGTGTCCTTGCCGGTAGCTCTGTCCTCGGCATCGGCTGCTCGTGATCAGGCTAAAGAAGCCAACCAGCCATATGGCAACATCTTCACAACGACTCCGGGTTCGATCCTGACTCGTGACGGCCGTTGGGCTCACCAGTTCCTGACCTCGGGTGCGGTGTGGTCTGAGCACTACTTTGACTTGCCGGGTGAAGAAGCCTTGCATGAAGTGGTGGACAAAGGTGCGACGGGGCTGAAGCCTCTGATCTACGGTGCGTTCAACCACCGGCAGCTCGGTAAGGACGATGCGTGGCTGTTGAGTAAGCTGCGTGACTCCGCATCCTCTGGTGAACTGGCTGACCGAGATTACTTCAACATCTGGACCGCTGACTCAACTGGCTCGCCGTTCGATGAAGAGACCCGTGCGAAGATCGCTCGCTCTGAGTGGGAACCACTCTACACCCAGATCAACGACTACCGCTACGTACTGCGCTGGTACGTCAAGCAAGAAGATCTGGCACTGCGTATGGCCAACAGTCGTACGGTGCTGGCACTCGACCCATCGGAAGGCTTGGGTGGCGACAACGACGCCATGGGTATGACGCTGTACGACGTCGAGACCGCCGAGATCCTGATGGCTTGCCGCGTCAACGAAACCAACATCGAGCAGTATGCGAACTTCATCGCAGACCTCTTGGTCAAATACCCGAACATCACGTTCATGTTCGAGCGTAAGTCTACTGGTCTGTCGATCCTCGATAGCCTGATCATCATCCTCAACACCATGGGTATCGATCCGTTTCGTCGGATCTACAACCGTATCGTGGATGAGCGTGACGAGTTCCAAGACGAATACCGTCGTCTACAAGTCCCAGTGGTGCAACGGCAGATCAGCTTCTACACGCCGTACAAGCGCTACTTCGGCTTCAACACCTCCAGCTCCGGTCGTCATTCTCGTGATAGCCTCTATGGCGAGACCATGATGTCGGCAGTACGTTACGGTGCTCATTGCGTCCGTGACAAAGAGCTCATCAACGAGTTCTTCACTCTGGTGGTTAAAGACGGCCGTGTGGATCACGCCAAAGGCGCACACGACGACTTGGTCATCTCCTACTTGCTGGCTCACTGGTTCGTTACCAAAGGCCAGAACCTCAACCACTACGGCATCGCCCCAGGCTCTGTACTGTGTCGTGCCCGTGTCGTCGATGAGACCACCAGCGCTAGCGATCGTCGCCGTATGGCACGTAACGCTGAACTGCGTGAAGTCTTCGACAACCTCTTGGAACTCCTGAAGACCACCAAGGACATGATGCAGACCAACCGCATCGAGATGCAACTGCGTCGTCTGTCTCAGGAAATCGACTTCGGTGAAGAATCTGGCGGTGTGGGTATCGACGCCATGATCAAACAAGCCACTGATGAACGTGCTCGCCAATCGCGGATGGCACGCTTCAACACCCCAACTTCGTACTCTAGCTTCCGCCGAGCGGCATAAGCAGGACATAAGGCCCCTCCCACCGCGGGAGGGGCTCTATGCCGTTAAAACGCGAACTTGGCTGGATCGTACAAGGCTTCCAGACGAACACGCTCAGGATTGCGTCTAGGCTGGCTTGGACGCATCACGAGGCGATAACCCGTAACACCGGTCATGATGGCAATACGGATGTAGCCAGGGACGTTGGTGACCTGCATCGATTCGTTCAAGATCGAGTCGATCTCTTTACGAGTGATAGCCACCTGCACCACCTGACCATTGCGCAGTACCGACTTCTGATACGTGTTGCACAGGTAGTCATGCAAGATGACGTTCTGTGCGTAGCTGCCCCATGGTGGAATCAAGGCGTTGACAGGGAACGGCACAGTAGCACCGTCCGACAGAATGCCTGCGGGTACGTCTACCCATTCATCAGAACCTTCAGCCCCGATGTAGTAGCGGAACGCCCCCACGTTACGCCAGTAATCACGCCCCAGTAACCCCGAGGCCTGTAGATCATAGACAATCGCGGCGTGTGCTTTAGTGAAGCTACTCATGTTTGCTCCTGAACCATTGTTGGAAGCAGAGACGGACCCCCTCTTTTGTCGTAATGTATTCAGAGGTGGTCAGCATCCACTTTGGCGACTGGATCGGAAACGGCAGGCTTGCATCGCCTTCTACCGGCAAATCAACCACAGTCAAATAAATCCGCTCGATCTGGGACTCGTAAGCCTTATAGACTTCACTGCCCCCGATGATAAAGACCCGGTCTTCAGTAAGGTTGGGTGGAATGATCGGCTCGTTCAGTAGAGCAACACCTACGATCGGTTCGGTTCGGCTGGTCAACACGTAGTTAGCACGGCCTGGCAACACCCGTCCAATGGACTCAAAGGTCTTACGACCCATGATTACAGGGCACCCCATGGTGACTCGCTTAAAATAAGCAAGGTCTTCTGGGATATACCACGGCAATCGGTTCTGATTACCGATAATCCCCTGTTTGTTGGCTGCCACGATCATGCAAATCTGCGTCAT